GTAACTTGCACACCTACGTGCCCGGCTGGCACAATAGTAAAAGATTCAAAGGCAATTACAACTGCAAGGAAAGCCAAGCCTAGTAAAATACCTGCCTTGCTTTTCTCAAACAGAACATAAACTCCGCCTGCAATGGCAAGAGCAACAAGTACCGCGATGATTAAAATATACATGATTTTTCCTTAATAAAAGATTACAAACAAAAGCATTGCGCCCATGGTAAGCATGGAGCAAATTATACTATAAGCCAGCATTTTAGTCAATGACCAACGTTGGCTTAGATCCGTATTTCGAAACGCAAAAGTGCTAACAACGAACAACACGAAAATAAACGCAAACGTCAGAAACATTCTCATGCAGTGTCTCCAAATTTAACTGTTGCTCCGCCCATTGTACCTGGCATGGCCATTTTAATGGGAAGGTTGTCGTAGTAAGTGTCAGCAATATCAGCCATGTACTTTAGCATCAAATCGCCATAGTCAACTACGCTGTACTTGACATCGTCCCATGCTAGATACGGGTCCACTTCTCGTTCGCGACATTCATCAAAGTATTGCTGAACATGCGAAGTGTTATTCCACAGGAACGTTTGGTCTTGTCCGGGAATCTCCATTGTAATTTGATATACTTCGTAGGTCTTTGTATCAAATACACAACTTGCAAAGCCCATGCCATCTGCATCGCAGAATTCCATGTACTGTGCATTAGGACCAAAACAATTCCAAAGATACGAGTCGCCGCCATTCACTCGGCCCTTTGCGGCCGTAATAACGTCAAGTAGTTTCATGTTAAGCCTTTTCAGGAACTTTGTCTGTTTCGATGATTACTTTAATAAAGCGAAGTGCTTTGCGTTGATTGTCAAAAACAAATTCGTCCTGACCCTCGTCTGTGTTTACAACGACGATGACGCCGTTCTTCGCTTTTCGTACTTCCAATGCTTCGAGCATAGTGATTCCTTTCGTAAGAAGTGATACTGTATTATAAATTAAAAGGAATTAAATGTCAATCGCCAGTAGACAGCGAAGTCATCAAATGCTCTTGTTCGGTCATGTGTGCTGTTACTGTAATGTAGCCTAGTTGGTGGTAGTACAGGATTTGGTCTTTAATGTGGGGAGGACAGTTTTTGGATATTTCAATGCTAGCCCTGGGCGTAATTGAAATGCCGTCTGAAAAGGTAAAGCCTTTGTCACCGGGTCGGAGACTTACTGTTTTGGTTTTTGGGAATATAAACTTTAACAAATCCATACCTGCATTATATAACAGGTATGGATTAATGTCAATTACTTTAGCTTGCGAGTCATTGCGACTGGCGCTTTTTTGGTTTTGGCCGCTGTAGTTTGCGCTAATTCTGGAGCCAAATCTTGCGCTACGCTACCGGTGTCTGCCTTTTTGGACTTTTTCTTCTTGTCTCGGATTTCTTTACCGTAGGTAATTTTTGGAGCAACACTTTGAGTATCTGTCCAATTGTATAAGGTGCTGTTAAGTTCAAAATCGCCCCACTGTTCACTCATTGCATCGGGACCTTTGATATAAGAGTAAGTGAACGTAGGCTGGTGAATGAACAAGATACCATCGTATGTTTGTCCTGTTTCGTCGCGACTTGTTTCCATGTAGTACTTGTAAGTCATTAGGAACCATTGCTTGCGGAATTCTTCTACATCAAAACTACAAGACCTGTCAATTGTTTTTAGCAAGTCATTGTACATCGACTTATCCATTTTAGGATAAACGTGCATGATCATACCATGAAACATATCCTTAACTGTATTAGGTGTTGCTCCGTTTTTCTTTGCAAATAACTTTAGTGCTTGTGACAATGCATTTAAGTTAGCTAGACCAAAGTGCAGTGGACTCTTTCCGTTGTTCCAACCTAAACTTGGTTTAGCTCCTTTAGTAGGCGGAGTTGCTTGTGTTAGCCAATCGCTACCTTCTTTACCGATGATGTTAAACAACTGTTGGTTAAAGTCTTTATAATATGTTGCTCCATCTCCGTATGTACCTTTGCCACCGAAGCCTTTAAGTCGAGCACCTTGAGCTTTAACTTCAACTTCCTTGCCGTTAATTTCCATTGGGCTAGGGTTATGCAGTTTATCTTTCTTTGTTACGCCAGCATTGCCAACGTTCAAGTCGCCCTTACCACGCTTAGTAATGCCTGCTCCTAAGATTAAGAAGAACGCTTCGCCATCACCTGTAGCCGCAGATGTTGTACTAGGATAAACACGCATAGTAATCAAACGTGTCTTAATAAAGTCAACAACTGGATTCTTCTTGATCATAATCAAATCATCAATACTACCCTTACCTTGTGTTGTAAGTTTCTTAGTGTTAATAATGCCACCACCAGTGTTTGGACGTTCACCAGTAGTGTCTAAACGCATAGCAATAGCTAACTTGTCTTCTAGTGTACCCGGGGCTTCTACAAACAAGTTAATGATACGCTGATGGTCGTCTGGGCGGTTTACGTCTTTTTCTAGTAGGGCAGGAACAATGTATTCTTCCAACATCTTCTTGTTATAGAACGCCCATACTTGGTCAGCACGTTCTGGGTTTACTTGTTTAAGCAAACTTAGCAACTGTAGCTCGTCGGCATTAATAGCTTCGCCGACTGGAGGCTGTTCAGTTGGCTCTGCCACTGGGGCAGGTTGTACTTGTGCTTGCGGCTCTTGTGCGGCTTGTTGATCTGTTTGTGCTAGCTGTGTTAAAAACTGGACCATGCTAGCCATAACATTTTGGCTAACATCTCCTGCTTTAACGTCCGTAGCAATTTCTTGTAATTCAGGCTCTAATGCTTGAATTTCTGCATCTGGCTTAGATGCTTCTGAAATGATGTTAATATATTTTCTAAGACTCATGGAAAACCCCGTAATCAACTATTTAGTTAACCCAGGGTTGCATCTTCCATGCCAGCCACGCGGAGTTTGACAATATTGGTAATTTGCCATTGCTTAGTGTCCAAGCCTTTGATTACGCCCAGGAACTTGTTACGCAATAGTGCAAATTCGTTTATTAGCTTGCTCAAGCTAACAACTTCCGAGTCGCCGTCTACGTATCTATCCGCATCACGTGAACTTAGTGCCCTGTTGTAGTGTTCAATGAATTTCTTGAACTTGTCGCTACGCAATTTACGTAGGTCAATGTTAAGGTGCTCCAGGATAGCTTCAATGTCCTGTAGCTGATTAAATCTATGCTCAAAAATGCCGGGCATTTCCCGGCTTGCAATTTCAACGTTACCACGAAGCCTAATATCAGATTTTGCGTCTGCAATCTCAGCTTCGTAGTACTCTATGCAATTTGCTATTTGAGTTAAGTCCTGTGTGACTGTATTAAACCAAGTCATTATTCTTCGTCATCGTAGTCGTCATAGTCTAGCGTATCGCTTTCGAAAGCTTCGTCATCCTCATATTCCGAATCCGATTCGCTGTACTCATATAGCTCGTTAAGAGCAGAATCCAAAGTATTGTCTTGGCCGCGCATATCTGCAGAAATGCTTTCTACGTCGCCGAATTCTTCTGCTGTTCTAAGCATAGACACTGCGGCTTCGAGAGCTTCTTTCTTTTGAATATACGGCTTTAGGGTAAGCCAAAGGTTTACTAAAAATTCTGGATCATGCATGTTATTCTTCCTCAGTTGAAATTTCCTCGGTATTTATTGCCGGTGCATTTAAATTTCTTAGTGTAAAGTCTGCCATAACTTTGTCAAGACTTCCGTTGTCGTTACGTTCCCATGCCTTGCGGAATTGTTTAATAATTTCGCCGTCAATGGTTGTGTAAACCAAACTGTTGCCTTCTTTCTTTAATAGCTCTTTACCTTCGAACATGTCAACTAAGCCGCTGTAAGGACTCATACCAGTTTCATAAGGAATCTTTACCTGCACACTTTCAAAAGGTTTGGCATAACGTGTCTTCATGATTTTACATGCTGAACGAATACCTTTAACATCGCTGACTTTGTTACCTTCGTCGTCTTCTTTCAACTTCAGTTTACGCATTGCAACAACGATTGAGCTTGCATAGATAAAGCCCTGTCCACCAGAAATTTTATCGTCTGGATCAAACATGTCTTGACTTGCGTATGTGTGGTTAGTTGCAACTAGACCCAAATTCAAACTACCAAACATGTTAACACAGTTACGAACAAGTGCTGTAAGTGCTTTAGGCTTGCGACCCATGTCACCTTTCATGTCACCTGCTTCAAACTGATTAACGTCAGTTGGTGTCAACAACATACCCAAGCTGTCCAGTACGAATAGTACTTTTGGCCTATCTGCTTCTGGTAGTGTTTTGTATTCCTTAACGAACTCACTAATCATTTTAGCGACATCGTCAATCATAGCCATGTTAAGTTTTAGCAACTTAGATTCGCTAGTGTCAACGCCAAGTGCATGTAGCCATGCTTCGTCAAGGGCGTTTTCAGTGTCAACTAGAACAACATAAATGCCTTGTTCTTGTGCGTGACGAACTAAATTACCGCTGGCAATAAAACTCTTGCCTGCTCCAGATTCACCTGCTAGTACAGTTACTTTGCCTAGTGGTACTCCGCGATTGAAGTCGCCGCTAATCAAATAGTTCAGTGCATAGTTGCCTGTACTGATCCAATCTGTAGGATCGTTAAACCCAATACTAAGTCCGTCAATTGACTTAGTCAAGGTTTTGCGAAATTTGCTCGCGTCAAATGGTTTTGTCATATTTCTTCCTATTAGATTAAACAGAATAGCAGGGGTTTCCCCCTGCTAGCAATTAAGCCTGTTTACGATTACGAATCATGCTCAGCAAGTCGTCTACGCTGGGCTTACCAGCGCCACTAGCTGTTACACTAGGTGCTTCAGCTTGCGCTGGAGCGGCAGGTGCCGGAGTTGGTGCGGCCACTGGGGCTGGGCGACTTACAACTGCTGGGGTATCTTCATCCATGTCGTCAGTGGAAGCAGTAGTACCGCTACCAGAGCTAAAGCCAGCTGGCTTGTAGAAGTTTGCCCAACGAGCTGGATCATACAACTCACCGTCAACGCTAGCTTCGAACATTTCGTAGATGGCGTTTAGTTCTTCAGCATTAGGCTTCTTAGGCATAAAGTCGTTTAAGTTGTACAAACCAAACTGAGCGATAGCGCCAAGTTCTTGTTCGTTCAAGCTACGTTCTTTACGTGCCCATGAGCTAGTGCTGTAGTCAGCGTATTGACCTTTAGTGGTCTTTGCAAGGCGGAAGTCTGTACCTTGCATGTAATCGGTTGGAAGTTCAACCATTTCAGGATCCATCAATGCTGTCTTGATGATGTTGAAAATGCTTGAGTTGATAACAAAGCGACGGATCGCATTTTCAGGAAGTGCGTCTTCTTGAAGTGGGCTGTTAACAACAAAGCCTTGGAACAAGTAACTACGCTTTTTCCAGTACTTACGTGCTGTTTCTTCCATGCGCTTGTCTTTGAACCATGGGCGAATTGCCGCATGGACTGGACATGTTTCATTCCACATTTCAACGCAAGGAACTGTTACTGTTACCTTCTTGTTTGTTTCTCCGCCTTTAATGCCAGCGAAGTCAATACGAATCATTTGACGTTCACGCCAAAAGAATGTGTTGCTTTCATCTGCGTCTGGGAGGAATCGTAGTGTTGCGGTGCTACCTTCTGGGATGTTCCAGAACGGATAAATTGCATTATCCATACCGCCTCGGCTGTTGCCTTTAGATTTGTTTTCTTCTTGAAGAAGTCTTGCGCGAATATCTGCCAATGATGCCATAATTTTTCTCCTTAATGTGCCATTGTTTGCCTAGAGAGGCTTACTATATGTAAGTCTCACGATTATAACTGTACTACTCAGTGTAAGTCAAGTTATTATTTTTGTTTGGTTAAAACAGATTTTACCGAATACTTTTGGCTTACGCCACGTACTAGATCAAATACTGATTCATCCAAACTACGTGTTTCCACGTGTTCAGTATTTACGCTTTTAGATTTCCTGATCAGATTTCTAATTGCGCTGTTAAATGAATTTTTACCTTCTACGTCCATTGTACCGTAATGCTCAGCCGCAGTGTCAATGACGTCTTTGTGCTGGGGATTAGTTAAATGGTCGCTGATGTAACGTGCTAAGTGTTTAAGTTTAGCATCGTGATCGTCGAATGTCAAGTTAATAGGATTGTCTGGATCATTTTCATCCAGGTCGCTGATATCAAATTTCGGTTGTGCATCAACTAAGCTAACCAAATCACGTAAGGCTTTTTGGCTGGACTCTAGTTGCTCGCGTTCTTTAACCATGCTATACAAGAATGGTGCGGCGCTTTCGACTGCTTGGTTTAGTGTATGGCGTGTGAACTTAGCTGTAATAGGACTAATGTCATCGTCTTCACTTAATGTTACTGGTCGATACTTGATAGATTCAAATTTGTTGGTACGCACTGCACGTAGAATTTCTTCGCTACGTGTGTTGGCCATTTCAACTAAGTCGCTAGTTTCTTCATTAATGAAACCTTGACCGTTAGCGTGACGTACAAACTTACGTAGACTTGCGTACTGTTCGCACAAGCCTAAAATCATTTGGCCGCGTTCATCGTATGGGTAGCCGCCTTCTGCAATGTGACGTGCCATACTACGTGCGCCTGTTAGCCAACGCATTGGGAACTGGAAACGTTCGCCTTGGGCGTTTTCAATGTAAATGGACTTGATGCTACGGCTACGGGCGCCGCGGATCTCTTCGTTAACAGGCTTGCTGTGGCGAATGATTAAACGAGCATTACCTGTACTTTGGTAGCTACTGCGTGTTGAGCCCGACATTGGACTAAAACTTTCATCAACATGTTCTACGTTCATAAATGCAAAATTCTTAGGTTCTAGTTTCTTGCCAAAGTTCTTTACTGTGAACTTTAGCATATAGTGTTCTGCTGTATTTTTAACTGCGTTTTTCAATAACTCAATATCGTCGGGATCTGCTTGGTTGCTTACGTTCAAACTGACTTCGCCGTTTTTGTCATCAATGAAAACTAGTGAGTGCAAGTCTTCAATAAAGAATCGTACTGCTTCATTAGGGTCCAAGGTTTTCTTAGCTTCCTCGTCGCCCATGATAAATTTACGATTTGTACCAGTTAACAAATCAAATATTCTTTTACTAACGTTTTTGTAATTGACAGTCATGCTTTTATTTATCTTATAGTACACCAATTGGCATTGGCATTATCAAGTCAGGATTGTGCCCAGATTTGTCTGTTAACGCTTCAAATAAACGCTCATCGTAGTTACTTAGGTACTGAATAACCCTTGTAGCTAATAGTAGCGCACTAACCAAGTCGTCAGTTTCACCTTCTTTAGCTTCAAAACTTACACCCTTGGCCACAAACGTTTTTAGCTCTCGTACCAAGTTCTTGCTCTTAGGAACAAGTTTATCTGTCTCAATCCAATGCTTTAACTTAGCACAGGCTGCAATCTTACTCTTGTTAGTAGTTGTGAAACCCCTGCGTTTATTACCTGGTTCACTTACAAAACTTCCTGCAATGTTTTCTTCACCAAATTCACTAATAGCCATTAGTGCGGCTTCCCCTAGTGTGTTGTTTTCTACACTCCAGAACAGCTCGGATTTTTTACTGCCCTTTTTAACTTCATGATCAATGTATGCTAGTATACTTTGTACAATTCTTAATTGACCTCTGATGTCTGTTTTATTATGTTGCCATTCTGCTATTTGGAACATACTAGGTAATTCAATAACTTGAATAGCGGCATTGTCGCCACCTGTACCCAAGCTAGGATCCCAGCCTAGGATATAACTGCTGTTAGGGTCAACGTGTTTATAGTAACGAACTTGTCCTGCTTTGAGCAAGGGATCGTCTCCGTGCATAGTAAACAGTTTAAGACTGTTAATTAATGTTTCATCGTATACAACGAATTCACATAAGTGCTCGCGACGGAATCGTTCTTCGCCAATCTTGTTACGTTCTGCATCTGCCCATACTTGGTCGCGTTCTGGGTGTGCATCCCATATAAACTTAATGCTCTTAAATCCGTTAACACCAATACCAGTGTCGTTACCGTACTCGTCAGTGGTCTTACATGCCTGGCGCCAAATTTGAGCAAACTGGTCATCATCTTGGTTAGGTGTGCTTGTAATAATACACTTACCACCTGTAGACAGTGTCGGGCTCAATGACGTCCAGAATTCGCTGGCAATGCGTGGCGGAACGAACGCAAATTCGTCCAAGTAAACTAATGTTAACGACATACCACGACCAGTGTTTTCTGTTGTTGTAGCACTTACAATACGCGATCCGTTATCAAATTCGATACTACCCTTGTTGTAGCTAGTTACACCTGCACGTAAAAAGTTAGGTAAACTTTCATACATGAAACGAATACGTTGCATAATTTCCTGGCTACCAGTATGCTTGTGCGCGGCAATAAGAATAGTACTGTCCGGTTTAAACATTGCAAACCATAACAAGTATCCGCCTGCACATGTGGACTTACCCATCTGACGTCCTAGCATGTTAATGCTATAACGGTTTTCATGGTAACATTTTAACAAGTCGATTTGATAGTCAAACAAATCAAACTTAACACGGCCTTTAGTAGGGTGTTGAATATATGCATGTGTGGTTAAAAAGTAAACAGGGTCGTCTGCACATCTAACAAGTTCTTCAATTTGTTCGTGTGTATATTGTTCCTGTTGATAGGGCTTTTTAACTAATACGTTTTCTTGAGGTTGTGCCATTATGTAAGTATTTAACCTTTTTCACAGATAAGAAAAGGTGCCAAGCACCTTTTCCATGTTTTAAAAAATTACTTTAAACCTGCTAGTTTACGCATGTATGCCAATTGTTCTGCTGATTCGTTAGTCTTAGATTTCTTGTCTTTGATAGCTTTCTTCATAGGTTCTTTCTTGTCTCCGTCTTTATCAACGTCAAGGAAGTCTGGTTTAGATTTAGCTTCTTTTACTTTATCTTTGCTTTCTGGTTTCTTACCTGTTTGCGGTACGCCTGATTTCTTTTGTAGGTCTTTGATTAATTCTTCATCGTCGCCATGGCCTAGTGTATCTAAAGCCTTTTTACCAAATGCTTTAACTTTGTCCATAACGCCTTCGTTGGCCTTAAATTTCTTATAGCTTTCCATCATTGATTCAAAGGCCAATGGGTTGTCTCCTTGGCCTGGAGCTTTGTTTTGTCCGTAGTTCTTATTGCCTTCGCCTGTGCCAGCGGCACTTTGGTCAGCAATGTCACCATGACTACGAGCTTGTCCGTCAGAACCTGCAGGAGTGTTACCCCAGTCGCCAGATTCTTCAACTTCGTCGTCTTCTTCGTCTTGGTCATCGTGCTCGGCTGCTTCTTCGTCATCAGTTTCGTGTTCTTCGTGGTCGTCGCCCATTTCAACATCGCCAGCATCAATAGTACCTAGTACTTCAACACCCACTGGTTCGTCGTGTGCAGGTTCGCCGCCCATACCAGGCAGGCCCAGACCCGTCAATTCGCCACTACCGTAACCAATGTCAGTAGCTGGCTCAACAGAGTGTGAACCAACTTCAACGCCGCCCAACTTCATCATATGAATAATGTCTTCAGGGTTAGTTGTACTAACTGTAACTGTTTTGTCGTTAGTTGTGATTGTTAAGTTATAACGATCTTCTTGTTGTTGCTGTAAAGGAGCTTGCCAATCCATTCCGCACTCTTTAAGAGCAGATTCGTTGATTTTAACTTTAGCGTTGCGTAAGATGCTAGTTACTTCTTCGCCTACTGTTTTGTTGTCTTTAAATGCCATATTATCTTCCTAGTTTCATTGGATCAGGGATTGTATTTCTACCGCTGATTGGACTTAATGATTTCTCTTGCTTTTGAGGCTTAGAAGGTTTAACTTCAGACTTCTTAGCAAACTCTTGCTTGCGCTTCTGTCCAGCTAAGTCCTTTAAGAAGCTTGCATTAAAGTCATCACCAAATGCAGGCTTTGTTTTTGTTTTTTCGATTTCAGAGTAGTCCTCGTCTGTTAAACGTGCTACATACTCTTCTTCTGCTTCTTCTTGTTGATCCACTTCGTCTTCACGTGGAACATCTGGGTTACGTACTCGAACTAGGCTAGGATCCGCACATAACAAATCACATAGTTCTTGCTTAATAGTTTCGTAACTTACAGGAAGTGCTGTTACAGCATCAATCAAGTAAATCTCATATCCCTTGTATTCTGGGAAATCTGTAGGTTGGCTTTGTAGCATTAAACGTGCTACATCGCTTACATCCTTTACATCATACTTCTTAAGGTGACGTTCTAGCGTTGCCATTTGGTCTTTGCTAGGTTCAAACGCCAGTTTGATGCGGATTTTATAATCTTTTTGGTTAGCTTCAATGTATTCTAATAGGGTCTTCATTGCATAATCTCCGATGTATTATTTATCGTTTTTGATTTGATTGACAATACCTTGAAGAAGCGCATTACGGTCCGTAACAATATAGCCTTCTCCTTCAACGATCCCAGCTGGGGTATCGGGTGCTTTGCCGCTTTGGAACTTGTCTTTGTCTAGCTGTAGCTTGCTGGCTTTAAGTTGAAGTTCAATCCTACGTAGTTTTGCATCTAGTTTGCTGTTCTTTGCAGATATGGCGTTGCTCATCATTTTACTGGCTACGTCAAATATCATACCAGCATTTCTATCGTCTACGTTCATACCTAAGTCTACCAAGCGGTCATATGTTTCCATGGCTTTCTTGGCATACTCGTCTAAGTCTGCATCTGTACTGTCTACATCTTTAACTTGAGGCAATGCACGTTCAATCTTTTCAGCTAAGTCTAAGGTTGCTTTCAATTGTTCCTGGGGTACGATGTCGGTACCAGTTGTAATTTCTTCTTCAACATCTGCATCCTGCTTGGCAAGATCCCAGTCGGGGTCTTGTGTGTTAATCGTTGCATCATTTGGAGGGAGTCCAAATAACTCTTCAAGTTTGCGTGTCATTTTTTCTTCTGTCCCATTCTGTTGTAAATGTCTTCCTCAGTGACTACCCTGAACACTGCGCCGTGTTTGCGGCACCATGCTTTACAGGCTTCCCACTTTGCCATATTTAAGACCACTGCCGCCTTTTGTTGTTGACTACGTGCTTCTTCTAATCTAGCTTGGCCGCGTGGCTTAATTTCAATTACTTCTGTTGTTTTTTGGCCTTGTGGATTTTGATACATGATGACAAAATCTGGAACATAGAATGTTGGTTTGCCAGTAAAAGGATTAATATAAGGTATACGTAAACTTTCGCTGGCCCAGTTGATAATACCAGGATGGTTATCGCAGAAACGCATAAAAGTTAATTCCCATCCACTGCGATATTTAGGCGTGCTGTTGCCTATGTATTTGTCTGGGTTTTGTACTGTGTATCTACCCTGTCTGTAATTTGCTGCCATTAAACTATTGCACGAGAAATGAACTTATTAGTCTTAGCCAAATTCTCGACTCCTAATTTGTTGCCTGCTCCACGCAATAAATTCAACTGGTCTATTAATTGTTGGTCAATGTTTAATCCGTTAGCAGAAATCTTTGCAAGGATAGCATTGTATGGTTGTTGTGTAATATTTGCAATCAACAATACTTCATAGGCTAGAACACGAGCAATGTTAGGTGTAATACCTTTACGCTCTAAGTTAGCTGTTACAATATCGTATGTTTGTTGATTGATAGCATAATTTAAAGGGCTATCACCGGTAATAGTTGACGCTACCATATTAACCCAATCTTATAAATTTTTGCAATGAACTCATGTTTGCCAAGTTAGTAACAGAGCCAACGTCTACACCGTTAGCGGCTGCTTTGTCTAATGTTGCTTGTTCGTATTGGCTAGCTTGTTGATTAATTTTACTGTCAGATGTTTCGCTACCAAATGCTTTACCGCCAAGGCCACTAATAGGAGGTAATTGCTTGGCTAAGGTAACTGCAACGCCTGCGGCTGCAATAGGATTCTTTAACAGTCCGCCAACACCTTGTTGTTTAACCATAGATGCTACGCTCAGTGCTGCCGCAATAGTTGTAGGGTTAATAGCTTTGCCTACCCCAATGTTGCCGCCGCCTAACTTGTCGATGGCCGAACTACCTGCACTAACGATGTTATTCTTTAAGTTGCTAATCTTATCACCAATTTGTTCTGCTAGGTTAGCAGGAGGTTTGTTACCTGGGCCAGTAATAGCATCACCAGACGCTCCAGTCGTCCAACCTGGTTCTTGTTCGTCCATGCCAGCTTCGCCCTGTGCATCCCAACGTTCTTCAGGAGGAAAACCTGCAAGTTCGTCACTGCTTGCATTGGGACTGTCGCCACCAAACTCATTGGCTGCACTGTTTGAGTTAGCATACTGTGCTTGATCTTCGTGCATAGTAGTTGGACGAAATACTACGCTTTCATACTGAATTGTAATAGTCCATGTTACTGGGCTACCGGTGTCAGTATAATCTAATGTATCGTGCTGTACTGCGGTAATCTTAGGGTTGATTAATAATGTCTGGTCAACCCAGCCGCCGTACTCCCTATTAACAACCATAGTGATGAAGAAATTGTTATTTGCATCATCGACACTAGCATAGCCGTATTCGCCCTTAAACTCCAAACTCAATTGGTCAGGGTTCATGGCATTAAAGCCAGTATCGTTAAAGTTGTTAGGGAAATAATATTCCATGTACGCCATTAACAATGCTTGGAATGCATTGTCAATAGTGTCAAAGAATTTAACTTGAACTTGTTGCCACTCTACTTTAGTGTGGACTAATCTATGCTTATTGTATTGATTTAAACTTTGTGTACTAACGTTCCATGTTGGCAAGTCTACGCTTTGCGCTCTAAGGGTTAGTTCACTTAATAATTCACTGACTTTGTCTGATCCTATTTTATTAGCCAATAGGTCAGTAGCACCTGGACTTAGCTCAAAGCCAACAGTCCAGTTGTGTTTAAGTCTTGGGATCCTACCGAATTTGATCCAGTTAGTGCTAGACAGATCTTTATCACGAGATTCCGGGGTTTGGTTATTCCCCGGAACATAGTAACCAAATGCGTAGTGAGGATCTTGTTTAAGCTCGTAATCAGCCATTTGTTGCAGACGAACCTGTAGTACGTAGTGATGGGCCTAAACCTAGTTCGCCCAATTGGCCTGGTAGGTTTGGAACAACTGCGTTACCAATTTGGTAATCAGCCGCATCGTACTGTACAGTCATCTGAATTGTAACGGCGTCGCTTGCGCTATAATCCATGTCGCCGAACTGAACGTCTTGCAAGAAGCAACCATTCAAGCTCCATGTATCGATAACACCAGTAACATCATCTTGACTTCCATCAAGAGTTTGAATTAGCATACCGAACTTATAGTTAGCGCCAGCTAATGGACCGCTTTGGTTAGCGTGATCCATTTGACGACCTAGTTGTGCAGAAATCAAACTTGTTACACTGTTGCTTACATCGTCACGAACTGTGATGCTAATTGGGCTCCAGCTGTGCTTACCTGCAACATAGATTTTACTGTTGTAAACGTCTAGTTCAACTGCTTGGTGTTGTAGTTGTGGACGACCAACACTTACAATTTGACTTGTGAATGTATTTGCGCCTGGCATTAAGCCGTTACCTGCACCAATAAAGACTACACGAAATCTATATTTTAGTTTAGGCATTAGGAGAGGTGTATCGCCACCTGGAACTCCGAATTTTGATAATTGTGCCATGTTATAATAACTCCTTTACGGACATACATCTATTTAGCCAAAAAGCCAGTAGAAAATTAAGTACATATAGAAAAAGCCAGGATTTCTCCTGGCTTTTAATGCCTATTACTAGGCGCTTCCCATCCCACGGGTTGTTTTTATTGTAATGCCCCTGTATTAACGATACGTACTGGGATATAGATAAATTCAGCGGCCTTTGTTGGCTCGATTGCAATATCAATCCATAGTTCGTTAGCATCAATACGTGATGGTGTATTGTTTGTAGTATCGCAAACTACTAAGAAGTCATAGATACCACGTTTCTGCATGATGTCTCCTAGGAAACCATCAAACAATGTCTTAACGTTAGCTCTTGTTGCTGTATCGTTTGGTTCAAAGATGAACGGACGAGCTAGCGGATCAAAACGCTCACGCAAGTAAGCAACTAGACGTGCTACGTTTACACGGTCTAATGCGCTGGCAATTGGACTCAATGTCTTCTGACCGAATACTACTAAACCAGTACCAGGGAAGTTGACCAATGGGTTCATCTTGTTAGCATATAATGTATCACGTTGGCCGTTGTTTAGTGCCAATGGCATAAACTCGCCTTCGCCGTTAACATAACCAAAGTTAGAACAGTTAGTTACAACACCACGTGTTAAACCAGCTGGGGCAAACCATGGGTAGCTGATGCTGTCATTGTAAGCATAGGTACGCAACACTGCATAGCTAGCTGGGGCAACTACGTCATAACCGTTTAAGTCTGTAGTCAATACGCTTGGGTAGTACACAGCGGCTTCGCTGGACTTAGTAACAATTCCGTCTTCGCCGTTTGTACCAGCGTTAACACCTGTTACCCACTCAACCCAACCCTGTGCATCTGGTGCTAAACGTAATGGGCTGTCAACGATAACAAACGCTGTTTCCTTGCGGTCAACGTTTAGAGTTAACATTTCGTCAATTAGTTCAGGATATCCAGGAGCCGCAATCAATGTAAATGCCATTGTTTCTTCACGGATTTGTTGATTCTCAGTTACAGCCTTTTGCATTGCACGTACAATAACTTGACGTTGTGCTTTGCGGCCCATGTAAGGGGCGCCTGCATTTGGGCCAGCACTGATGTTACCGCTGATTGTATGCCATGCACCTTCAGTCGCATTGTACTGCTTAACGTTGTAAGTAGATACCATGCTGTTCCATAGCAACATACCATCTGGATGTGTTAATGGATCTGGTGTATCTACTTCGCTGTAAGGAGTTGCGCCATAACCGTTGTATGACTCATCCGCGGCTGTTGCTGTTAAGTCAGCAAATACCACACCCTCGGGAGTTGTTTGGTCAGCATTGTTACGTAGTTGCCATGCGCTACCATCGTAAACTTTAATTACTGGATAGTTTTCCAAGTCGTTAGTGTCAACCCAAACGTCAGCGATTTGAGCACCTTCTGGCTCTGCTGTATCGATTGTAACACTATTACCGTTCTGAACTACGCTTCTCCACAAACCGTTAGACTTAACGTAAATGTCTGCTTGTAGTTCAGTGTTGTACCATAATGTACCGTCTGCTGTTGGGCCAGTTGGTTCTGTAGCTTTAGCTTCATAAACTAATGTGTCCCATACACCTGCACTGTAACGGCGTAGTTCAAACTGTGCATTGCCTGATGTAGACATTGCATAGATACTGCCTGTTACTAAACCTGCGCCAAACGCTGTTTCTGCTTCAGCATCGTTGGCATATACGCTAACTGGCAAGCTGGCAAATTGTCCAGTTGTACTGCTGTAACGCTTAACTGCTGGCATGAAGCCTTTGTTAGGAGTTGTAGTTTTGAACCATACATCACCGTTGTTGCCTGTGTTTGGAACTTGGTAGTGTGGTGCTACAGTAACGTTTGTATAGTAACCTGTTGCGGTAGTTAAGCTGCCGCTGTTTACATCAAACCATTGTCCGTTGATTTTCTTGAAATAGTTGTTTGCTGTTGTGCTTACTACTACTGCGTACTCGCCGTTGGCACCGATGTTGCTCAATGGGAAACCGTTGTTTGTTGTTTCAGTAGTAACTACTGTTACGTCTTGTGCAATCCACTTACCGTCGATAGCTTCAAAGACGCCCCATACTGTTTCCGCTGTATCTAACCAGTATGTACCGTTAGCAGGTAAACCAGCTGGTTCAATTGCTGTTGCTTCTAATTGTGCTACGTCTACATCAGCACGTAATACATACGCACGATTTGCTAGGCCTAAGTAGCTGTATGCTGTTAATAAACCGTATTCGTTTAGTTCGCTTCCGTGTAGCGGTGTACCATTCAAGCTCTTAAATTCAGGAGCTCCGAAAAGTTGTGCTAGTTCACGTTGGCTTGTTAATAGTACCGGTTGTGCGGCCGCAGACTTAAGAGTCTTTGATGCTAAACCTGTTCCGCCAGGTACTGTCTTATTTTCTGCTGTTGCCAGGATAATAAGTGGCACTGTGCCTTGACCTGCGCTTGCATACGCACTTTCGTCAATAACACTTACCGCTACGCCTGGAGAAACTAATGTTGCCATGATGTCTTCCTCTAAAATGTCCAAATACTTGGATGTCCAAATATTTATCGATACTTAGCGGAAAACCGGGGTATTTAGCTGAACTTGTGTTTTTTGAGTTTAGGCGTGCATCGTGTCTAGCACTAGTTCTACTTGCGAATATAAGTCTTCAATGCTGTTGTCGTTGTTTAGAACAAAGTCAAACTGTGTACCTACCCATGAAGTTTCGCTGGCGTGTATATTTAACCTTCTTAGCTTATCTCTGCTGGTTGCCCACGTCATATTGCCCCACTCGCCTGCATTGGCACTAACTGCGGCATCGTACCATTCTGGCTCTGGTCCGCGCTTAACTCTTAGTACTGCGCCGCCGGCATTTTTAATTGCTTTGATTTCGTTAGGAAAGCGGCAATCACTAATAACAATATTGTCTTTACTAGTACGCAATTTGTTTTCTAAGCTAGCAATCCAGATATCATCATGAAAGCCTTTGCGGCAAACTTCTGTACCCCATTGCTGTAGTATGTAACGTGGAGTAATTGTCATACCTAAACGTTTACTCCACCATTCGTCGGGCTGTTCTCTCCACTCTCTAGCTTCTTTTGTGCGGCCTTCTATCATAGTCCTGTCCCAACTGAACACAGAACTAACTGCATCCTTTAGTGTGTTGGCGAAACTTTCTCGCCTAAATTCATGTGTGTTAACTAGATAATCAGCTATTGTATCTTTACCGCTACCAATGAATCCGCAAATACCTATAATCATAAAAATGCCCCAGTGTGTAATATATTTTAGCACTGGGGTCAGATTATTTCAACTGCAATTTAACCAATAACAAACGTATATGGGGTGCCGCCTTCTATGTATTGTGTTAATTCTGTTTCTAGCTTTTCAATTTCAGCTTGAGCTTCGGATTTTAAAGCATCGCCGTTAAGTGTGGTGCCGCCGCCAGGTCCAGCTACTTGGCTGAACTTGCTACGAGCTTGGCCTAGCATCATCTTACATTGTGCTAGTGCATAGTCACGTAACCATGGGCCACCGTATGGATCATCTAACAAGAACTCTTCTGGGCGGTGCATGTAAACGTGCAAAATAACACTGTCTGCGGCACGAATATTACGGTGCAATAACAGTGTATGACGCTGTGGGTACCAATTAAAAATCATGTGAGCGCCAAACATACGGCCAACTAATTCTCTGTATTGACTGTACAATTCGAATGTCAGCAAGCCGCCTGCTCGTGCGCTGTTAAGCAAATATGTGTTAAGGAAACCTGCTTCAAACGGCTCGATATCTTGACCTGCTGTAGAAAGGCCGCCTGCTACCCTGCGGTAAACAACACGAACTTCCATTACTTCTGCAGGAAGTACATATTCGTTTTTACCTTCTTCTACTTCTAATACTAGAAACGCTTCTTCTACGCTTCTGCTACTACGCTGACGGAATTTTTGCAAGGATTTATCTATGCACAAGTCATAGTCCTCGCGGTCCAATTCAACATCAACCATACTGCCGCCTAGGCGGCGTTCTAGTTCACTAATAATTTTATCTCTTTGAGCCATAAAATCGTCCTTATCGACTATTTATGGCTCTTGGAGTTATTACTTGAAGGCCCTGAGGATTAGAATGTCTTCGCTCAGTCGGCCGTTGAGCTTAGTATCAACACTGCGTACACCTTTAAGCCACTTGCGAGCTCCGGCTTTGGTCATGCCCATGAACTCTTTAACTTGCTCTGCTGGCTTACGCATAGTCTTTTGGATACTAGCAACTGCGTCAAAGCCTGTAATGCTAGTGCCTTTGATGCCCAATGGGCCCAATTGGCTGTCTGCAATATAGCAACCCAACTTGCGGGTCTTAGTGTTAAACACCCATACTTCGCTAGCGCCAACGATTTGTGCTGGTTGGGCAGATACAACTTTAAGGGCAGTGTCCTCTTTCTTGAACTTGACCTTAGCTGTAATCTTTTCCACACTCTTGGGCTTTGCCAAGCGGGGTTTACGTGCAACCTTTTTAGTGTTAACGTAACTTTCCAAGTCTTTTACAATAAGTCCATAAGCCTTAATAAGTGCTTTCATTTGAACTTTATTCAAGAAGCTGTAGCCCTCTTTAAGCTGTGCATCTTTGCCTTCCAATGCTTCTGTTACTTCGGCAATGCGCGGAGTAAACATAGCAATCATCTTACTTGCTTGGACTTGTGGCAGGTTGTGCTGTTTAAGAATAGTAAACGCACCAATTTTATCTTCTTTGCAACCACTAGTAACAAAGTCGTCGATACCGCCTTCAATATCGCCGGCACATTCATGCATCATTTCACGCAAGCGGTCCTGGATGTTAGGCTTCCACACTGCGGGCTCGTCGCTTTTCTCTGCCTTAACTACTACTTTTTCTACTGGCACTGCGTCAAGGATACGGATAACGTGTCGCATTTCACTAAGCGATGCTTTCCAGCCCATACGAAGCATACGGCACACCCAGCCAATTGTAGTTGTAATAGAGTCTGGATTACTTTTTACTGCCTGTACCAGCTTTTTACGCTTGGGCATAGTTTCAAGATACTGCACTACAAACTCAACTGCCTGCTTGCTGTCACAATTATAGTTGTACCAGTTTAAGGAGCGCATCAATGCCGCACGACGATTGTCTGGCATAGTGTCCCAAACGGGTTCTTCACCTACAAACTTGCCATCGCCGGCTCGGGCATGGATTTGTTTTGGACGTGCGGTAGGGTCAGCGGGTTTGCGAGTTGCCATTTAAATCTCCAGTAAAAGTAGTATTATATAGCCAAATTGAATTGTTGTCAACTATTTGCCCAAAGCGGCTATCATCAAGTGCATTTCCAGCTCTGTAATACTTTCGTTTATCCTGGCAACCAGTTCCCTGTACTGTATACCAGGGGGACGCTTCATGCGCCTACAGTCTACTTCCATATTACCCAACTTTTTTACTTGGCTATCTATAGTTGACAAATACTTACTAAGGTGTGTGGGATTAGTTGACGCTTTTCTGCCAATTTGGCGTAGTTGGGAGCTTACATCTCCCCAATCAAGACTAGAATGTATTTCCATTTGTGTATTATAACACCAAATTCTTTTACTGTCAATTTAGGTAAATATTGCTATTAGGACACGAAATGGCACGTTTATCGCTTTGGAGAAACCACAAAAGTAAGGACTATTATTTTATTGATAGTGCTGTAAAGAACCAATTTGAAATTGGCGGTACCGGCGTCTATGTACACAAATACCTAGGTCCAGACGTAAGTGATCAAAAAGTTAAAAATAAAGACATTCCTGAAATAACTATCCAAGACGTTGTTTTCATGGAAAACAGGGATCGTAAATATGAAACTGATGTTTATGAGCTTCGTGGTGTTTATCAAGTAAGCGATGCCGACTTTGATCTAAGTCAGTTTGGACTATTTTTACAAACTGATACAATTTTTATTACATTCCATATCAATGACATGATTGCAAGAATGGGACGTAAGCTAATGGCCGGTGACGTATTAGAGTTGCCGCACCAAATCGACGACACTGCACTAGACACTACTAAAGCTCCGGTTAAGAAGTTTTATGTTGTACAAGATGCTAGCAAAGGACAAGAAGGTTATAGCCCTACATGGTGGCCGCATATTTGGCGTGTTAAATGTGTGCCGTTAACTGACAGTCAAGAATACAAGCAGATTCTCGGAGATCCTAATGATCCTAACAGTATCAGCGCACAACAAAGTACATTGAATACACTGTTAGATATCACCGATGCTATTGTAGCAGAAGCAGAATCTAATAGCCCAACAGTTACTCCATTGACACAACACCTAGTTAACTATGCAGATGAAACTCCGGGATGGGAACCAGGACAGGCGGTGCCAATTGGAGATTCATTCCCAATGGAACCTAATCAAGGAGACTTGTACATTCGTAGCGACTTTAAACCGCATCGTTTATTCCAGTATCGCGGTAAACGCTGGCACAGAATGTACGATAACGTTGACACTAGCACATGGACTAGCAAAACAATCAACGCTGGTGGCTTTATCAATAACGAAAACGTTACGGCCATTGGCAAGCGCGAATTTGATGAACGTCAAGCTCTTAGCAAAATTGTTACTAACAGAAAACCTAAGGCGGACAATTAATGCAACAATTCTTTTATGACCAACAAGTTAAACGCTATCTAGAGCAATTCATGCGCCTGTTCGCAGGCCTTAGTGTTCGCATGGGCGTAGACAAAGACGGAACTGAAATATTCCAACGTGTGCCTATTCGTTATGGCGATACTAGCCGTATGGTTGCACATATTTTGGCTAACAACAGTGAAAATGCTCTGAACACTGTGCCAATGATTAGTGTACACATTCAAGCATTTAACATGAATGCCGCACGTAGAAACAATCCTACGTTCCAAGACAAAGTACAAGTATATGAAAAACGATACAACAAAGACTTGGGCGTATATGAAAACAACACTGGCGATACTTACACTGTCGAACGTTACATGCCTGTGCCTTATGACTTAGAAGTAGTATGTGACATTTGTACTAGCAACACTGACCAGAAGATGCAAATCTTAGAGCAGCTGGCTGTGGCTTTTAACCCTGGTGTTAACATTCGCAGTAGCGGTAACGTATTCGATTGGAGTGCGTTAACTTACGTAGAAATGACTAATGTACAGTGGAGTAACCGTAGCTTGCCAGTGGGCAATGACGAGCAATTAGACTTTGCCACTGTTACATTCTTAATGCCAATATGGATCAACCCTCCTGCTAAGGTCAAGCGTCAGGTTCTTATCTATAACATCATTGGGAGTATTCAAACTGCTTCAAGTAGTTTTGATTTAAGTACTTTCCCAGAAACGTTTACTACCGATGAGCCAACCACTAAACAATACTTGGTACTTACATTTGAGAACTATAAGATTGATGTAGAAGGTGATAAAGTTTACTTGCTTAACAGTATAGGACAAAACGTTGGTGCAGATTGGTTAAATGAAATCAAGCCTTATGGCGAACTGCGTCCGGGTGTTAGTCAGTTACGTTTACGTCCTAGCGAAGCAGTGAATCCTGGATTCAAAGACGATGACATCATTGGTACTATTGTCTATGACGAAGATCCTAATCGCTTACACTTTACTATTGACAGAAATACATTACCGGCCGATACTTTAAGTATGGTTAACGGTATTATTGACCCTAGCAAGAACGCACCAGGACAAGGTAACTTGCCACATGCCGCTGTTGGTCAGAGATATTTGTTAATTGCAGAAACTCCTGACATTCCTGAATGGAATAATGTAGGTGGTAAGCCTAACGACATTATTCAGTTTAACGGAACAAACTGGTACATCGCATTTAATAGTGCAACAGAGCAGGAACTAAATATTGTAACTAATGCTAACACTATGTTAAAATACAAGTGGGTAGACGGAGAATGGATAGACGTTTACCAAGGCATATACAAAGAAGGTTACTGGAGATTATATCTGTGAAGACTGTTAGCGCAACTGGAGCAATATTTTATAGTATAAACACTAACAGAGTGTTAATGCAGTTGCGTAGCACAGAATGTAGTTTTCCACTTACATGGAGTTTATGGGGTGGCAAACGTGAACACGATGAGCGCCCTGTGCAAACTTTACTGCGTGAAATTCAAGAAGAAATTGGCTTTGTACCTGAGCTAATTAAAGTATATCCCTTACATCAATATCAAAGCAGAGACGGTGGCTTTGTATATGATAGTTTTTGTTGTGTCGTGCAAGACGAATTCATCCCAAACATTAATCACGAAAGTGCAGGATACTGCTGGATTAATTTAGGCCATTGGCCTAAGCCGTTGCATCAAGGTGCTAAGAGTCTGTTGCTTAGTAAAAGTTTCCGTAACAAACTAGATGCGATGATTAAACATATAAGAACAAAAGATCATGACAGCGAAAGTAATACCATTTCCTATTACACAGCCCGCACAGCCGCAGTATAAGTTAGTAGAGTTCAGAAGTATAGACTTACTACATTGTTGGTCTAAACAATTTTTCAATCCGTATCTCAATCGTCTTTATCAAGACAACATCAGTTATGTGCAACGTTGGTATTTTGAAGTTGCACACTGTTTCAATTTAGAAAATACCACAGCCGTATCAAAACAATTAATTTACGACCATGAATTTAGAGAAGGGCTCATTAAGGCCTGTGATTTAGATTTTGACCGTTGTCAGCATTATGCACAGTACGCCGAGTATGAAGCGGCCGCACTGTACTGGATGCCAAAGTTAAAACGCTGGAAAGGCAAGTTTGTTGCTTGCCGTTCACTTGCCGCGTAGTTCAATCAATTCTGCTTTTACAGCATCTAGCTCTGCTTTTAAGTCTTTGATACTTTCAATCAATAGACCCACCATGCTGCCGTAGTTAACAGATAGGATGTCGCCTTCATGTCCTGCTTTAACTGCTTCTGGTAATACCTTTTGTACTTCCTGAGCAATTACACCAGTACCATGAGTCTTGGTATCGATACGTGTAAATGTTACACCACGTAGTTGTAATACTTTTCCTAACGCATCTGGAATAACTTGTACATTCTCTTTTAGTCTAGCGTCAGAGTAAGCTGTAACTTCACCCGTTGCAGTAATGTCGCCGCGACAGTCTAATGCGCCATGACGCATACCAGTGTAGCCTGTGCCTGCACTCCAGCCGTATGTGCTGAATACGTTATCGGTATCTAAACCAAAGTGAGCGCCGTATACACCTTCTCTGTGGAAGCTGATGTTACATGCACCGCTACCTGCGTTGTTGATTTCCAATTGGCTGCTGTTACCTGTTGCCAACGTTACGCCAGTCATACGTGGAGTAATTTTAGCAGTAGTTTGTAAACCAGCAAACCAACTGTAGCCAGCGCCGATGCCGCCACTTACAACTAATGCACCACTAGCAGTGCTAGAACTTCCAGTTGTATTAGTAATGCTGATTGCGCTACCTGTACTGCTTCCGCGGCCGGTTACACTACTTAATGTGTCTGCTTCAGTTGCAGTTACAGTTACAGTCTTGTTTGTGCTGTTAAAGCTAACGCTGGCAATACCTGCGCCAGCAAAACGTAAACTGTCAGTATTTGAACCTGCACTGAATTGGGTAGTACCTGCACTGTCTGCAATGTTCTTGAAGATATTTTGTGCAGAACCTTTATCAGTGTTAGTTACACGCAATGCCACGTTAGTAGTATCAACGTCAACATCAACACCGGCGCCACTTACTACACGTAAGTTTGTACCAACTGCACTTGTACCAGTTGCGCTCCATATAAATCCGCTGTCCGAATCAACTGCCTGGACTGTTTGTAGTGCGCTTAGTGTTGTTGTGCTTAGACTTGTAATGTGGCCAGATGCGTTGACAGCAATAACCGGAATAGCATTACTTGCACCGTATGTACCACTTGTAACACCGCTGTTAGCGTGAGTCAATGTTACTGAACCTGTGCTTGCACTTGCTACAATTGGAGTTGTAGCTGTGATGCTAGTTACACCAGTGTTAGTGATTGTAACTGCACCAGTGGCGCCACTTACACTAATACCTGTGCCGGCCACGTTGCTTGTTACACCTGTGTTAGTTACTGTAACTGCGGCGTTGTTAGTTCCACTACCACTAATACTAATACCAGTGCCTGCACCAACTGTAGCGACATAGTTGCCAGAAGTTTCTGTACTTAAACTGATTGTAGCTGAACCAAAACGGATATCATAGTAGTTAGTTCCGTCATTGGTAATTTGCCATTTGCCGCTAGATCCGTTTTCTAACCAACGTAGTGCCGTTGTAGCTTGTGCTCCGCGGCGCACTTCGATACCTGCGTTCTCTGTCGGAGTACCGCTAGTATAGTCACTATTCAATGTAACGATATTATCTGCTACGCTTAATGTAGCAGTGTTGATTGTTGTAGTTGTACCTGCAACAGTTAAGTTTCCGCCTACGTACAAGTTCTTAGCAATACCAACACCACCTGTTACTATTACAGAACCAGTTGTTGCACTAGTAGAATCTGTTGCGTCAGAGAATGTACTTGGCACTACATGACTTACAGAACTTGCCGTTATAGTCATAGCGTTGTTAATGTTTAAGCTAGATGTATTTGAGTTAAACGCAATACCTGTGCTGGCAACACCTATCGTCTTATTGCCTGAACCAGTTGTTGTAACCCAAGTTGGATACAATACTGTGTTAGTGCTGTAGTCACTGACTGCTACTGTGCTTGCATTTACACTAGTTAAACCAGATCCGTTGCCTGTCACAGTTCCGCCAACTTGCAAGTTGCCGCCGATACCTACACCGCCTGTTACAACTACTGCACCAGTCGATGTGGTTGTACTAGCAGTTGCATTGGTAAATGTTACTGCTGTACTTGTTGTTGCTCCGCGGCTTGTAACAGTTGCCAGTGTATCTGTTTCGGCGAATGATGTCACGCTACCGCTTATTACACGACCTTTGGCATCAACTGTTACAGTGTTGTATGTGCCTGCTGTGACGCCAGTGTTAGAAAGAGTTGCTGTAATACTTGTGCTACCCGATCCACTAACGTCGCCGCTAATGCTAATAGTTTGGTTGCCTGTCAGGTAAGCAGTATTTGAACCTGCTGTTACACGACCTTTAGTGTCTACAGTTACAGTGTTGTATGTACCTGCACCGACTCCGCTAGTTGCTAAGGTTGCTGTATTTGAACCAGCGTTAATTGTAATATCACCGCTAATAGCTGGTTGAATGATTTGCCATGTGCTACCTGTGTCGCGATATAATGTGTTAACTGTAGTATCAATATACATACGGCCAACTGTACCTGCCGCTGGGCGGTTTACAGTTGTATCAACTTGTACGCTTACTGCATTACCCGCATTGATAACTTGCAAGCTGTTGGCAACGTTTGCCAAGCCCACATCCGTTTTGGTCAATGAAACTGCGCCTGTCTTACCAGCTACGCTAGAAACAGGATATACAATGCTTAGGTTACCTACTTGAGTAACTTGGCCTTTGCTGTTAACTGTTAACTGTGGCACTGCTGTAGTAGTACCGTACTGGCCGATGGTTGCGTTTACATCTGCCAATGTTAAGTTAATGCTAGTAGTTCCAGAACCAGTTGCATCTCCACTTACTGTAATAGTCTGGTTACCTGTAATATATGATGCGTTGCTGCCGCTAGTTACACGACCTTTGGCGTCAACTGTAACAGTGTTATATGTACCTGCGCTTACGCCTGTAGTTGCCAATGTTGCTGTTGTACCGCCGGCACTGATTGCAATATCACCTGTAATTGCAGGAGTTTGTAATTCCCAACCAGTACCAGAATCTCTATAAATGCTTCTTGTATCTGTACTAATCCAAATACGGCCAGCAGTACCGAACAATGGTCTTGTGCTAGCAATACCTTGTGCAATGCTAGGCGTGTTGCCTGCATTAATAACTTGTAAACTGTTTACAACGTTGTTTAATCCAACATCAGTATTAGTTAAAGTAACTGCACCTGTCTTACCAGCTACACTAGACACTGCATTGACTACGGCATTTGTTGTTACGCTAGTAATACGACCTTTGGCATCAACAGTAAAGCTAGGAATCGACGATCCAGTACCATATGTACCAGCAGTAACACCGGTTACCATCAATGATGTAGATATACTAGTTGTACCAGAACCTGTTACGTCACCGTTAAGTGTAATCGTTTGATTACCGGTTAGATATGCGGTATTTAAACCAGTTGTTACACGACCATATGCATCTACAGAAACTGTGTTATATGTGCCTGCGGTGACACCAGTAGTAGCTAAGTCAATGTTGTCTGCGTTAACAACAATGCGACTTGTACTTGCTGTACCAATATCAAGCTGGCTGTAAGTTTTGTACAGGCCGGCACCGGCTGTCACTTGCGGAGCACTTAAGAATACACCAAATGTTAGTGGAGTAACGTCTAGTGTAATCGGAGCAGGAGTTGTTAATACAAAACTGTAAGCGGCAAAAGTATCACCGTATAGAACAGGCATATAAACGCCGGTTTGCATTTCAGCTGAAGAATTCAAGTCTACGCTACGAGCCCATGGGCCAGCGGCTGCAACATATACACCGTTTTGACTAGCTGTGTTTTGTGCTTTAACTAAAACTCTATCACCTGCAACAAGTTGATAGTTGTCAATCATTGGCAAGCCCGACAACGTAATGTCAGCAGTCGTTGCCACTGCCACTGGATCTTTGGCAGAAATGTTTGATAATCCGTAAAGAGCTTGATCTACGTATGCTTTGCTTGCGGCGTGTGCTGGTAAATCTGGAGTCAATACAGACAAGTAACCAGCCATAGAATCACCTGCTCGGTTAACAGGAGTATATCCAAGAGTAGTTGTAATGTCGCTATCAGTTAATGGCACATTACTTGCACTAGTAATACGGCCTTTACCGTCGATAACCAATTGCGGGAAAGTCACGCCGCCGCCATATGTGCCCGATGTAACACCCGTTGATGCTAATGTTAAACCTGCACTTACGTTACCAGATCCATTGAAGTTTACGGTCCAGCTAGCATCGCCTGTAGCAGTAATACTACGAGTTGTTTGTAGTGTGCCAGCTGTGCTTGCATTGCCGCTTAAACTAGCAGTGATAGTTCCTGCGCTAAAGTTACCGACTGCATCCCTGTAAACAATAGTACTTGGAGTATTTGCATTGGTTGCATTGCTGGTAATAATACCAGTCAACGAATCGTAACTTAATCCGTTACCACTTACGCTGATAGCACTTCTTGCTCTTGCATTAGTAAAGAATAGCTTGCTTATACCTTCTATAATACCGTCGGTATTTGGTGTTGTATAACTCATTACACCTGTTGCACTGTTGTACGACAAGTTTCCGCTTGCACTAATGCTACTACGAGCTCGTAGCGTTGTAAAGTATAAGTTGTTGTAACCTTCTAAAATTTCATCGGTAGTGTCTTTAGTAGCAACAGCGTCGTCTACATATTGTTTTGTTGCCAATTGGTTTGGCATAGTAGGGGCATTGGCGCTAACTGTTCCGTTAACTTGTAGAGCATCGATGCCATTATCAAAAGAATTAATCAATACACGGCCAGCGCCGTTGACTTTAAGCCTATCGTTGCCAGCGGTAACAATACTAATCTCGTTGGCTGCTGGGCTAAACAATCCTGCCGATGTAGTCGTGCCAAAGTACAAGCCAGGGTCAGTTACAGTACCAATAGCAAGTCCAAGTGCTCCGGACATTACGTCTCCTGCACGGTTAACTGGAGTGTAACCCAGGTAATTCTTAATGTCTAAACTGGTTAATTGGCTACCTGCAAATGCGCGGCCTTTACTATCTACACTTAGCTTTGTGTATGTACCGCTGGTAATACCAGTTGTGCTCAGCGTACTGTTTCCTGCGTTTGCAGGAATAATAACATCACCAGTTACAGCTGGTCGTAAAATTTCCCATGCACCACCGTTGTCACGAGCAATACTTAATGTATCTGTAGCAATATACAAACGTCCGACTACACTGGCAGCAGGACGGTTAGCAGTTAAGCCTGCAAGTACACCAGGAACGTTACCATAGTTAACTACTTGGACTTGGTTAGTAACGTTACTCAAACTAACATCGCTAGGTGTTAGCACAATAGCACCGTAACGTCCTGCTACACTAGTAACAGGGAAAGCAATAGGATTATCCTGTGCTGTGATAATTCTACCTTTGCTATCGACAATAGCAGAGAATGAACTTGTTGTGCTACCGTATGTTCCAGCAGATACGCCAGTGTCTGCTAATGTAGTAGTAATGTTTGTTGTACCAGTACCAGTTACATCTCCGTTGATAGTAATCGATTCGTTGGCTGTTAGGAATACTTCGCTGCCTAATGCAGTAATGCGGCCTTTAGTGTCAATAGTTAAACCATTCCATGTACCCGCAGTAACGCCTGTGTCAGCAAGAGTAATAGCAATGTCAGTTTTACCTGTACCGGTTGCATCACCGGTAAAGTTTAATGTTTGGTTTTCAGTTAGATAATTATTTTCTACTGCCCCAACAACACGGCCGTATTCGTCGATGGTTAAACCATTATATGTACCTTGTAGTACATCTACAATGGCCAAGTCTAAGCCGGCCGCATTGGCAGTAATTCTACTTGCATTACCTAGTTTGGCGCTTAATGTATTTCCGGAAAACTCAATGCCTGGGCCAGCTACTAAACTACCTACGCCAGTGAACTGCACAAAGTCCAATGGAGTTACATCAAGTTCCACTGTTTCTTTAGTAGTTAAAATCCAACCAGTTCTAGCCCATTGCTGGCCTTCTGTAACAAGGGCATACATACCAGATGTAATGTCAGAGCTAGTGTTTGCATCCTCTGCTCGTGTTAACGGTACACCAGCGCCGTTATATGTATAGATACCGTTTTGGGGTCTAAATGTTTGTCCTACTAGGAAAATTCTATCGCCGGCTTGCGGATCATGTCCGTCAATTTCAGCAGGTGCTATAGCAATGTTAATATTGTTGCGAGCAAGTAAATGACAGTTAGCTTTTACGTCTAAGCCTTGGGCAACACTGTCCACATAGGCTTTAGTTACAGCATGATTTAAGTCTGTAGGAGGTTGTTGTAGCACTAAGTGGCCACGGATTACTTCTAAATCACCTACTTCGTTAACTAGAATTTGATCCTGGTTATCAGTGTTTAAGATGTACTTACTTTGAGCTTTGGTTTTTAGCATTTGAATTCCAAACGGTTATATCCTAATATTTATTCAAAAAAATAGCGGCCGAAGCCGCTATACTAAAAACTAAGCAAATTATTCTAAGTTAGGCTCTACTAAGTCGGTAGTGTAAGCAAAACTGCCCACATGCTGTAGCTTAGTGCTTAACTCATTGTCGACTTGCACCGTATATCCCGCAGATTTCAATGCCCTACAGTGATACATGTCTTCGCCCATGTGATCATCGCTTTTAGCTTGATACTCTAAGGCGAACCATGGCTTAGGAAGTACTTTATAAACGTCAGTGCGTTCTAACATACAGCCCATGCCAATACCTTCTACTTCAGTAAGTCCTTTTGTATTTTTATCATGAACAAGATAACTGCGCCAATCTAAAATTCTCTTATAAGCTACAGTTTTAAAAGGTGTTCTGCGAGTAGCATAATTACCTGCAACAACTGCCTTATCATGAGCTAGTAGTCGTTCCACTGTGTCTTTAGGGAATCCCATGTCGCTGTCAATCCACATAATATGTGTAGCTCCAACATCTAAGGCTTGCTGAACTAGTGTTTCTCTCTGATTTACTACCAGGGTACCCATGTTAAAATGTACGCTGGTTCTAATACCTTTTTGTGCGTTATAGTTCATTAGTTCTGCTAGGCCAAAAGCAAAAACAGTATGTACCATATCCCTACTAGGAACACAAATTGCCACGCTAACATTTTCTAAAGATTGCTCTTTAGACTGTGATTGCAATGGCTTTTGTAATGCGTTTTTAAGTAAACTCATCCTTGGATATCGCTACCAGTACCTAGGCCTTCTGCTTCGCTACCAAACGCTTCTTGTTCGATACGGGCAGTGGTACTACGGATATATTCCATGATTCTGTTTGTAATGATTACACTATTCTTAAAGTCTTCGATTGGCAATAGTGCTAGCTTGTCTAATGTTGCTGGACTAGGGCGATCCATTGTTAGACTTTCAATTGCGGCTACTTTACCTAAGTAAGCGGCCCAATATTGTCCTTCTTCTGCTTCAAAGTTAGCCAGTGTTGCTTCGATTTGTTCTTCAGTAAAGCTGTCCAATACTGTGTTAACTTGTGCTAGTTCTTTTTGATATCTATCATTAAGTCTAAACTCGCCAGCACTTTCCTGAACTGCATGTTCTAATTGTTCTTTTTCAACAAGTAAGTCTCTTACGTAACGTGCTTCAGAATTTGCGCCGCCGGTGACAAAATTATCAAATTCGTATTGGCTACGACCGATTGGCACATTAGCCAATAATTTCTTAACATCCATGTGTGTCTCCTAGTGTGTTTAAATTTAGTATGTGCCTGGGTAAGTTTGGCCACCCATCTTAGAACTGAATGCCCAAGGCGATGATGTTGTGTCAGCACCAGGGTAAGCTCTTTTGGCACCTAAGCCGGCACGCAATGTGATAGTTCCCGAAAGGTTATAAGCATTTCGGGTTCTGCCCATTGTAATTGTAGTGCCAGTTGCTGGTAATGTTCCTGCCATAGTTAAATTCTCGTGTTATTTAGTACTTAGCAATTCTTTAACCAGAGCTTTTAGCTCGGCGATTTCTTTTGCCTGTGCTTCAATCTTATCATTCAAATCTTTGGTAGATTCGATTAATGCACCAACCATTGCACCGTGATTAACGTGCAGGGTCTTCATTTCATCATTGGCTTCACCAACAACTTCTGGGAATACTTCTCTGATTTCTTGTGCAATTACACCAATTTGGCGTTTGCCGTCTTTGTCAAAGTATACACCACGTAATTTTACAACCTTGTCTAGTGCCTTGTCAATGGTTACAATGTTTGTTTTCAAACGTGCGTCTGAGTAAGCGGTAACTTCGCCGGCAAATGTTGCGTTACCTGTGTTAGAGATAGATGCTTTGTTACCGTTGGTTGTATCACGGAAAATCCAACCGCGGTTAGCAGTTGAGTCCATTGTAAAGTATGTTGCCCAATCTGCTGTTACGTTACCGTGTGTACCCCACGACGCAGTTTGTCCAAAGAATATACCGTATGTTGGTTGACCTGCTACTGCACCGTTGTACAACGATAAACCATAACCTGTGCCGCCACTTGTGTTTTGTACACCTAAATAGTTACCGTTAACTGTACCGCCGCTGGTGTTTGTAGCTGTAGTAGCAGTAGACGAGTTGCCGGAGCAACTTGTAGAGCTACCGCTAATGTTCATTGATTGGCCAGAAAGAAACGCGGCCACTTTGGCGGCGCTGGCACTTCTATGGTAGTTGTCGCCAAACTTAGCCATTATGTAAGTAACACTACCAGTATTAACATCATCAGATGTATTCAAGTAACCGTAGAAACCGTAGTTACCAGTAATGTGACCGCTGCCGTCGCGATATACAATAGTATTTGCTGTAGCCGCAGTAGTTGGGTTGTTATATCCGCTAATAGAGCCAGCTGTACCTGTTACGTTAATGCCCCATGTGCCGCTGGCTCCAGTACCAGTTAGTGTTGGACTGTAGCTGTTGTAGTTGGCCGCTGTTAGCACTTCATAGAAGCTGTTCCATGTGCTATCAATACCGTTACGAATTCTCAGTCTTGGTGTGCCAGAACCGTTAGTTGCCGTTGAACCAAATGCCAGCTGATAAGATGCATCACCAGTACTTGCACTAGTTCCAGTATATGGTGCAAATGTCATTACACCACCATAGTTACCACTTGTACCAATTGCACTAGCGTTAACAAAGTCAAAACGTACACTTTGTCCGAATGTTGTTGGCAATGTGCTGGCTAAGGATCTATCTCTGTCGTAGCTAGGAATTGCAGTTGCGCTAGCAACCGTACCAGTAACGTTAACGGTTACTGCGCCAGTTGAGCCGCTCAGTGATATATTTGTACCAGCAGCCAAACTAGTTACACCAGTGTTAGTAATAGTCAATGGATTAGTACCGCTTACACTAATACCAGTACCTGCACTTGCTGTAATAATACCAGTGTTTGTAACTGTTGTACCACTTACACTAATACCTGTGCCTGCTGTATGCACTGTCACGTCTGCACTACCGTTGAATGATACGCCGTTAATTAAGCGAGCTGTTTGCAATGTTGTGGCTGTGGTTGCGTTACCGCTTACCGCACCAGTATGGGTTCCTTCTGTGTTTGCTTTTAATGTATCTATTGCAAACGTAGGATCAGTTAACGTAATAGTACCAGCAGTCTGCGGTTCAGTTGTCACACCGCTGAATAATCTCCATTTTCCGTCTGCCGCAGAACGGGCTAAACCAGTATGTTGATATGTACCGTTGTTAAAATGGCCTACAAAACCAATGTCATTGGAGTTACCACTATTACCAGAAGCCAAATAAATTAGCGCATCACTAATGCTCAAATTTGTTGCACTAATTGTTGTACTAGTACCGTTAACTGTTAAGTTGCCGGTAACTGTTAAATCTCCGGGCACGGTTACTGCACTTGGCAAGCTCAATGTTACGCCACCAGTGCTAGCACTGGCTGTGATTTGGTTTGCTGTACCTGCAATACTTGTTACACCTGTGTTAGTTACTGTAACTGCACCAGTTGCGCCGCTTACACTAATACCTGTGCCAGCTACAGCACTAGTTACACCAGCGTTAGTTACTGTAGTGCCGCTAATACTAATGCCAGTGCCAGCAGTGTGTACAGTTACATCAGCACTGCCGTTAAACGACACGCCGTTAATTAAGCGAGCAGTTTGTAATGTAGTGGCTGTACTAGCGTTACCGGTAACGTTACCTGTTAGTGCACCAGTAAACGCTGTACTTGTTACACTGGTTAATCCGGCCAATGTAGTAGAACTCGCGCCTAGGCTAATAGCAGTTGTACCAATAGTAACTGCGCTGTTTGATAGTTTTGCATTAGAAATGCTACCAGCCAACATTGTATTAGTTACTGTACCACTGTCGCCAGTTGTTACCACTGTGCCAGTCGTTGCCGGTAGTGTTAATACAGTACCAGTCCCTGCTGTGGCTGCTGGAATAACTTGTACCGATCCACTGCTACTACCAGGAAGTGTAACACTGCTAATACCAGTTAATGCCAGGTTAGCACTTGCACGGTTTAATGCAACAGATGTTGTACCAATGAAATGTGCATCAGCTTTTAATGCTACAGTGCTATCAATGCCTACGGTAATAGCCGCTGTTTCGCTACCGCTACCACTAACAGTAATTCCAGATCCGGCGGTTACAGTAGCAATATAGTTACCGGTTGTATCTGTTCCTAAGACTACAGTGTTTGCACCAATTGTAGTTGAAATAGTAGCGTTTGACGAACCGTCGAAACTTACACTACCTGTTACATCACCTGTTAAAGCAATTGTTCTAGGAGTTAGTAATTTGTTAGCAATCGTATATGTACCAGCAATACCGTCTTCTGCGTCTGTTAAAAACGCGGCTGCGGCCAAGACTGTAATATTCTTTTCAACAGCATCTAGTCGATCACTGATGTTGGATTTTTTACCGATGATAACAATGTCGCTAGTTGTAACGGACGCATCGTCTGTAAACGTATCGTATGCGCCAGTTGTTCTATTCAACTTATAGTTGTTTGTTCCGCTGGTAAGGTCAGCGCCTACACCTGCGTTTCTAATTTGATATTTTCTAGAGTTTGACATCTGTTATCCTATTTAAATGTATGTAAATGTAGAGATTTCTAATTCATCGCCTACATCTAGCACGCCTGAACCAAAGGTAATTGTACCGTTTGAATTCACTGTATACTCTGCCCCGCGCATTTTCAATCTGTTAAAGAACACCGTAACGTTATCTGGGTTAACTGCAATTGGTGTTGTGTTCAATGTAAATGTATATGTTAACGTAGATGCGTTAGTGACTGTAATTACATCGCTATGCACTGTACCAATGTGAACTTCTGTGATACCGGTTACACGACCTTTGGCATCAACAATTACAGTACCAACTGTTCTTGAATTTGCTGTACCATATGTGCCTGCTGTAACACCACTGTTAGACAATGTTACGCTAATGTTCGTTCCGCCCGAACCTGTTGCGTCGCCACTTAGGTTAACAGTTTGGTTAGTTGTTAAGTAACCTACGGTGCTTGCCGCTGTAACACGGCCGTTTATGTCAACTGTTACGCTGTTATATGTTCCTGCCGCAACACCAGTGTTAGTTAATTCTAACGACAGCTTGTTTGTGTTGTCATAATAAATTGTACTAATACCAACGTGTGTAGCATTAGTAATCATTGCACTAGCACTATCTTGAACTGCTTCAGTCCAATCAGTAACTTGTGTGCTTGGGATAGCAATGTCTTGCTGTGCGGCACTAGTTAAACGGCCTTTAGCATCAACTGTATATGTTGTTGTTTTGGTTGCACTACCGTATGTACCAGCAGTAACACCAGTAGTTGACAGCGATGTGCTAATTGTTGCGTTAGCGGTGCCGTTAAATGTTGTTGTGCCGGTTACATCACCGCTAACTGCTAATGATCTAGATGTTTGCAGTGCTGTAGCTGTACTTGCGTTACCTGTTAACGCACCCTCTACGTTGGCCACTAGTGTATCTGTAGTCCATGTTGTAAAATCAACAGTGTTGGTTACTTCCGGGACCACTCCGCTAAACAATTTCCACTTACCATCAGTTGCATCTTTTACTAAACCTGTATGTTGGTATATGCCTGGGTTAAAGTGTCCTACAAAACCAATGTCATTGACGTTGCCGCTATTTCCTGTTGCAAGGTAGATAATTGGATCACTTAATTCCAAGTTAGTAGAACTAATTGTAGTTGTTGTGCCGCTAATAGTTAAGTTGCCGCCCACTGTTATGTTACCAGTTGTAGTAACTGTTCCGAATGTTACATCACTAGTTGTTGCAACTGCTTGGCCAATACTAAAAGTCACGTTGCCTGTTGCGCCACTTACGCTTACGCCTGTGCCTGCTACTGCACTTAACACACCAGTGTTAGATACAGTAATAGCCGCAGTTTCTGAACCAGAACCGCTAATACTAATACCAGAACCTGCTGTAGCTGTAGCAACATAGTTACCAGTTGTATCTGTACCAAGTGCAACACTGTCCGGTTGGATAGTTGCCGTAATTGTTGCATTAGCACTGCCGTTAAATGATACGCTGCCTACAACGTCGCCTGATAAGGCGATTGTTCTTGCTGTTTGTAATGTTGTGGCTGTACTTGCGTTACCTGTCAGTGCTCCAACAAACGATGTTGCGGTTACAGTTGTTAGCCCGCCCAATGTAGTAGAACTTGCGCCCAATGCAATACTTGTTGTACCAACTGTAACAGTGCTGTTAGCTAGTTTTGAGTTGGCGATTGCCGCTGATGCGCTGATATCTCCGTTAACAATACTAGAAGTTAAGTTTAGCTTACTATAGGCAATTGCCGCAGAACTATTAATATCAGTGTTTACAATCGTATCGTTGGCAATCATTGTACTTGTGACTGTACCGCTATCGCCAGTGGTTACCACTGTACCAGTGGTTGCTGGCAAAGTAATTGTAACTGTAGATCCTGTTGCGCTAGGAATTAGCAATACACTGCCACTTGTACTGCCCGGTAATGTAACACTACTAATACCTGTTAAAGCCAAGTTACCGCTTAGTCTATTTAAAGCAACGCTAGTTGTACCGATATAATGAGTATTATCAGTAAAAGCGATTGTTTTCCTATCAAATCCTGGGGTAAAGAATAAGTCAGTCCCGTCGAATTCCATTGCACCTTGGTAGGGCGTAGTTAATGTATCACCGTCTGCAAATAGCAACGGCGCCGCGGTAGTTGTACCTGCGGGTAAAGTAATGGTGCTAGTGAACGTTGCACTACTTGGGGTGATTACGCCAGTTAATAAACTTGCTCTTACTCTTGTTAAACTCATGTTAGGATCCTATATCCAAATATTTATCAAATACTCTACCGAAGTATTTTGAATTCATTTACTTTACGGTTTTTCGGGCCAAATTATAGCGTTAGGAAAACCTTCTTGATTTGTAATATCTCTTAATGCTTGTCTGTACTCAGTCCACTGCGATGATACTGCATCCGGAATGTCTTTTGCTTGGGTCCAGTCACATTCTTCTAATAACCTGTTTCTGCGATTTCTTGCAAATCCAGCGGCAGCATTAGTATCTAATAACTGTTGATAATCGTCAAGCAAAATCCACGACGCTGTGTATTCCCCTGATTCGGACTTAGACACTGCTAGTACAGAGTCTGCAGGCTGTTGCTCTATAGGTTCTTCTACAGCAATATAGCCTGCGGCGCTGATTTGTTCTGCGGTTGTACTTTCAGAAAATCCCAGCCATGTCATGTTTTGTATACTCTCAGCCGACAATACCTCTGTTGTCGGAAATACTGTTAAGTTAGGTTTAATATATATTGTCATTTTAATAATTTCCAAAGTAATAACCGTTCACGCCATATGATCCAGTAAACCCGGCCAATGAACCAATTGGCGGGTTGCCTATTGAATTATTCCAGAACGATGCAGGAACTTTAATAAAAGTAAACCCGGCCATAGAATCATAATATGCTGTCACGCCTGCGGCTGCTTGAAAATTGTTCATGTCGTAGCCACCGCCGCCGCCTTGCAAGTATAATATACCGTAAAAATAATTTGTAGTTGACCAATATTGGTTGCCGTATTGTTGCGGTGCATTAAACATCGAAAAGTTACCGTCCGGGCTATATAAGCCAGCACCACCGTTGAAACAGGCCATTGTCGATGGATCAGTTGTGCTATCTAAAACCCATCCTAATATATCCATGCTACCGGAACCGCCGTTTGCATAGTTAGTGCTAACATGCACCGTTGTGCCTGATGCGATCGACTGAGACGAATACCATGGATATTGCTGGCCGCTTGGACCGTAATACGGAGCGTTGAGTAGTTGATTGAAAGGACCTAAACCAGGTCCTCCTACTGACATAATCGACTCATTAAATGACATTGGTTGCACTAACAGTTTACCTGTGACTGGCATAGTAAATGTGGCGTCACCGTTTGTGTATGCCACACTAGATGGACCCATTTTTGTAACAAAAGGAGGAACATTACTGCCTCCGCCACTACTGCCTCCGCCACCTGTTGAGCTAATAGTAATAGTTCTTGATCCTGAGTTAGATGTTAATGTTACATTTGACCCTGCCGCAAAGTTAACATAGTCGCTCCCTGACGCCATCATCGATGGTGAACCGTTGACATATATTTGTGTATAAGCGTCTGTCATACCAGCACTTGGTAAGGTAAAGCCATTTTTCGTTACTGCTACCACTCTGCCGTATTCGTCAACTTGTAATGTTGGTAGTTCTACATAGTTGTTAGAGTTGTTATAACTTCCGTATAAGCCAGGAATAACAGATGTTTGCGACAATCCAATAGTTGTTGCTGTGTTGCCATTAAATGCTAGCGAACTGAAATTGTATAATACAACCATGCCGCCGCCTTGGTTTTGCCAGCCAGACCCGCCGCCACTGCTTAATTCTCCAGGGGCGCCGATGGCAGCTGACGTTCCAGACAAAGATACTGCACCACCAAATGAATCTCGCTGGTAGTTACCTTCTGCACCAATGGGGTTAGGTGAGTAGATTGTTTTTATTAATGTACCTGTGTTTAAGTCGTATAAGTGAGCCGCACCTGGTGTGTCGTTACTGTCGCTGAAACTTTCACCTACTAATAGTTGAGTACCTGATATCGATATAGATCCACCAAACCATTGGCCACCGTTTATAACCGGTGCAGGAGAATATATTGTGTACAGCAATGCATTGTTGTCTAATGTATTGAATACGTACACTGCTCCGACTTGTTGTTTGCCGCCTGATGTCGGAGGTACGTTTCCTCCTATCCATGGTGCGCCGACTGCAATATAAATGCCGTTGGTTGCAACAGAGAAACCAAAGTATGCGGCTGCGTTGTTTGGGTTCGGTCTATTGATAGTAACACCGTACGATGACCAGTTAGACGAACTTACTGTACTTCCTTGCGGAGCAAAGTTAGCTAAGTCAATCTTATATGCTTTACCGTTGGAGTTATTATAGCTATCGCCTTCGATATACGCACCCATAACTACCATATTACCAGATATTGCCACAGAACATCCAAAGAAGTCACCTGTGCCGTTAGACGAATATGCATTAGGATTAGTAATAGTCCAACGTAATACGTTATCGGCTAGTGTGTAAATGTACACTGCCCCAGCCTGGCTATTATTCCCTTGCGCTCCTACTACTAATCTTGTTGTGGACATGGCAATAGCTGATCCAAATCCGGCACCTGTGGGTGCCGCTACTGGATTAGAAATCGTAGCAGTTGCAGATGTAATAGTTATAGTAGAGCCAGAATATGTTGTCCATGTTGACATGTCAAATAAACAAACCCTGCCAGCAGTTGACCAATTGTCTCCGATGGCAATAATATTATTTGAGTTAATACATACTGCGCCATTCAAATAATAGTTTGTCATCTGAATTTTATACAAGCACTTACCTGTTGCATTTGAAAATACATAAGCGTAGAATGCCGAACCGCCTCCTGCTACAACTGTATAAGTTCCGTTAGTAGAAACTTTACCACCAAAATATGTGTTTTCTACAACTGGCGAGTATAAGATTTGCGATAGTTCATTACTAGTTGTCAATCCGTTACCAATTGTAAGTGCATTTGTAGTTGTTCCGCTACTACCACCTCCGCCGGCAACTGTGCCCCAGCTTAGTGTAGTACCGTCTGTAGTCAAGTATTTGCCAGTGTTACCAGTTTGCGATGGTAATGATGTTCCGCCACCAGTAGACGAAATAATGCCATTACTAATAGTAATCGTAGAACCGTCTACTTTTACGCCGCCCAATGTGCTAGTACTTGCTGTTGGCAATGTATATGGTGCTGGCGGCGTAAATGTAAATGCTCCGCCGCTGTAGCTCAATCCGCCATTACCGCTAGCAGACGCTGTACTTACGCTAATGTTACTAGCAGTAATAAATCCTGCACCGTTAGTCAATTGGCTAGTATTAGACGGGATAGAAATAATACCAGTTAGTGGGTTAAAGCCTGCGGTACCAGCCGTAACACTAATTAAATTTCGAGCTGTAGCATCTGCAGAGTTATCTGCACTGTATGTTCTATCAACTCTGGTTTTTATGGTTGCTGCCATGTTACAATATTCCCTTTATTATATTAATTTAAATGCTGTGGCTCTAACTTTAAACTTAGTGTTTGCGTTTGTTGGTGTAACTAATAGTTTCAAATTTCCACCAGTGACTGTTGCATCGTAAGTAGCTTGGAAAGGTGTTACAGTTGAAATTAATGTCACTGTGTTGATGTACGGTGTTGTACCGCTGTAGGTTAGTGATATTTCTACTAGTTCTGTACCTGTTGAATTAATTGCTTCTACAATATACTTTACTGATGTATAGCTAGCAACTGCTAGTGTATCTAAGACTTGGTTCGCTGTAGTTGTTGATGCGTTCAAATACACTACATATTCGTCCGCAACACTAGTGCTACCAGTTTTCATTACAGTAGCGCCTGTGATAGTAGGTGTTGTTATTGCAGGACTCGATCCAGTTATAAAACTAGAATCGTTAGTTAATTGACTAACTGCTGTTGGTATTGTTGGCTTATTAGTTAAGTCAGTATAGCTACCGCTTGTCGACACTGTAGCTAGTCCCAAGTTAGTCACTGCGTTAGCTTTTTGCTGTGTAGTTAAACTTTGTGTGTTTATATCCACACGCAATCTGTTACCCAACGCTGTGCTAACTGTTGTAGAATAGTTTGCGTCACTGCCTAATGCTTGTGCTAGTTCGTTTAAGGTGTTTAATGCACTTGGAGCACTGGCCACCAAATCACTTACTGCTGTGTTAACATAGGTTTCTGTAGCGTAACCAGTCAAACTAGGAATTGTCGGTTTGTTTGTTAAGTCGTTATAGTCGCCGCTAAAGCTAGATGGATTTATTCCTCCACCACTTGCTCCTGCTGTATAATCTGCACTAAAATTCCAAGCATCGTCTGTATAAATGCCTGTAACGACTACTGGGAATTGGCTTACGTTTCCAAAAGGTTTATATGTTGCATTCGTACTAACTGTGGACTCTCCTAGTACTACGGTACGCAAGCGAGATACTGTAATATCTATGTCCGATACTGTTCCTGCGCCCGGTACAAACTGAATAATCTGGCCTTCTATTCCAGGATCTAATGTATACGCATACGAGCCAGTCCAACTAAGTTTATGAACTTGCTTGCTTAAATCAATAGGTGTATCTACGCCGATGCCGTCATTATTTTCTGCGATTGTAGTTGCCGCAGTAGTCGATGTAGTTGCATCAATCGGGCTTCCAGTTATAAGTGTAAGTTCTAACCAATCACCTGCGGGAATAGACTCGCTTAGTGTCAGCGTATAATCTAATGTAGTGTATGCATCAGTGTGTTGATATAAGCCGTTCCATACTACCTTACACAAGTCGCCAGCTTGTAAACTATATCCCATGTTAAACACGGCAGTTGTGCTAGTGGCCAGCAACGTCATTTTTTTAATGTTTAGTGTTGGGCTATACGTTAGTATTTCTATTAGGCTTCCAGATTCTGGTGCTTCTGACAAAATAAGCTGACTTTTCTTGTCGATAATGACGATTTCTATTAGTGTATCTGTAGGAATTGCTTCGGAGAAAGAAACAGTATCATCTGTTAATGTATATGCCGAAGTGTCTTTTTGTAATAAGCCTTGCAAGTATACTTCAATGTAAGATGCATCGACTGGCGTAACTGTTAGTACGAAATCTGTTTGAATGCCGTTACCAGTAAATGTGTTCTTAATACCTGTACCTGATCCAGCTGTAAACGAATCTTTCTTTTGGTACACACCATCGATGTACAAGTCTACATAGTCAGGTGCTTTTGGAGCAACGTCTAAAATGTATGTTAATGTGCTTCCGTTGCCAATGATTTCTTGTCTATTAATTGTATAAGCGGCTGTACCTGCGCTGATAACACCTGTTTGACTAACGGTAATCGATGTACCGTCAACTTTAACACCGCCCAATACACTAGTAGTTGCAACTGGCAAGCTATAGCCGGCGCTAACGTCGACGATAGTGTCATTGCCTGCGGCAGAGCGTCTTAGGTATAATTTACCGTCGTAGGTATTAATTGCAAGTTCGCCAAGCTCCAAGTCTTGGACTACCGGAACGCGACCCGGTACCGCTGAACGTTTCAGCTTAATATTAGAAGCCATATGGCAGTAATCCTTTTTCTATATAGAAAAGCAAAACAGGATAGTATGTAACTATCCTGTTTATGGTATATAACATACTCTGTTATTTAGTATGTGCCGCCATCAATTTCATTGCTAAAATATGGAGCGCCCGAAGCATCTTGACGTAAGAAGCTACCTGCTACTGTAGCAACTGCTGTAACTTGTAATGCACCAGTGCCGTTGCCGTAGATTACACCATTGCTTGTGAATGTTGTAGCACCAGTACCACCTTGTGCTACGGCGACAGTAGTAAAACCTGTACCTAAAGCACCGCTAGTTAATGTGCCAACAGTAACAATGCTGTTTTGACCAGCGTATGTGCTAGCAATGTCAATACTATCAGCGTTAACTGTGATACGGTTTGCAGTACCAACTACGTCTAATACGCCGCTTGTGTAAGTTAAACCAGCACCAGCTACTGTAGTTGCAAGAGCAACGTCGTTGGCGTTAACTGTAATACCTAAGCCTGCACCAACGTCAATTTGGTTACCAGTCTTAGTTAAACCAGCACCAGCAATTAACTGGCCTGCACCGCTGAACTGTGCAAATGTTAGGGCTGTTGTACCTAATGTTACTGTACCGTCGTTGGTCAATACCCAACCAGAGTCAGCGTTTGTTGTACCTTCTTCAACGAAAGTAAACATACCTGGGTTAACTTCGTTGCTTCCGTTGCCTGCATCTGCGCTGTTATTAGCATCCAATGCACGAGTCCATGCACCACCGCTTACAACAACGTAAATACCGTTTTGGCTAGCAGTTGTTTGATCTTTAACAAGAACACGGTCACCAGCGGCTAGTGCAATACTGTCAACCGTTTGAGTGTTGCTTAGTGTAATGTTGGCTGTTGTAGCAACACGTACACTTTGTTTTACGTCCAAACCGTTACGGCTTGCATCAACGTAGGCTTTTGTAGCGGCATCTTGTGGGTTAACCGGATCAGCCAAGCCAGTGATGTAGTTGCTACCCATTGCAATGTTTGCACTGTGAGTAGTAACCCCAGTTACTGCCAATGTACCACTTAATGTTGTGTTACCAGTTACTGCCAATGTACCAGCTACGCTAGTGTTACCACTGGCTGCTACTACTGTAAACTTGTTTGTATTAACTGCAAAGTCGCCTGCAACGCCTGCTGTACCAGCAATAACAGTGTTACCGCTAGCGGCAGCTACAGTAAACTTGTTTGTATTAATAGCTACATCACCAGCAACACCTAAAGTACCAGCAATCGCTGTGTTACCACTTGCGGCTGTTACTGTAAACTTGTTTGTGTTAACTGACAAATCGCCAGTAATACCAACTGTACCACCAAATGTAGCATTACCAGTGTGAGCACTTGTACCAGTTACGCTGAATGTACCTGCAACTGCTGTGTTACCTGAACTAGCGGCTACTGTAAACTTGTTTGTGTTTACACTGAAATCGCCAACTACGTTTGCAGTACCACTTAGTGTTGTGTTACCAGTTACACCCAATGTACCTGCTACAGTAGCGTTATTCTTAATAGCTGTTGTACCTGTTGCGGCGCCGATGTTAACTGTTGTGCCAGCGCCAGCAAAGTTAACTGTAGTTGCTGTAGAGTTTACTAAGTTAAATGTTGTTGCTGTTGTAGTGATGTCGCCACCGTTAACTGCTAAATCGCCAGTTAATGTAGTATCGCCAGTGATACCAACTGTACCACCAAATGTAGCATTACCAGTGTGGGCACTTGTACCAGTTACGCTGAATGTACCTGCAATGGTAGTGTTACCGCTAGCAGTGTCTACTTGGAACTTAGTTACGCCTGATGCGTTGTTTAATGTTAAGTATTCTGTTGCGGCAGTATCTGAACCAGATAATGTCAAACCGTTGTTAAAAGTAACGCTACCGATAGCTGTTTCAGTTCCAGTTAGAACTAAGTTACCACCAACATACAAGTTACCAGCAATACCAGCACCGCCAGCAACTACAAGGGCACCTGTTGTTGTGCTAGAACTTGCTGTTGTTTGTAGTAAATTTAACTTTGTTGTGTTTAATTGAGCGACTTCAACGGCTGTAGTGTTATTACTTGCATAGAAGTGGATAATGTCATCGCTAGCACCTGGGCTACTTTCAGCAATAACATAAGTTAAACCGTCGACGCTACGCACGCCGCCCAAGCTACTCCAGTTAGTACCACTATAGCCTTCAAATTGGCTAATAGTTGTGTTGTAACGGATAGCACCCTGGATCGCAGGACCTTGTTGTGCTGTTGTGCCTACTGGAATTACTAAGCCGTTTGTACCAGATATAGAAACGTAACCAGTGCCGTTTGGTGTTAATACGATGTTACCGTTGGCGTTTGTTGCGCTAATTGTGTTGGTACTACCAGTTGTAGTTAAGTTACCAACGTTAATAACATCAATCTTGTTATTTGAATCAGTGATAAGCGCACTGTCAGCAGTTAATGTACCATGTACATGGTCCATCATATCTGTAAAGTACTTACCGCCAATTACATAGTGGTTGGCAGCATTACCAGAGGATTCAGTACCGAAACCAATGTATAATCTGTCGCCGCCGTTTGCCTGCGTTCCTGCTAATGCAGAATAGGCTAGTTCGCCTGCCAACAAGGCTGCTGGATTGCCATTGGTAGACGAACGTTTAATTCTAATTGTTGATGCCATTTATAATTTCTCCATTAAAATTCGCCTGCATCCATGACTTGTTGATACAGGTAATTTGAAACTAACCACTTGTCGATATCCGCCGCGTAAATTAATACGTCACCTGATCTTAAACCATCTCCTGGCGTTGGATCTTGCACGTTAGATAATTGTTGTAACTTTAAATTAGCAATGTAGTTGTTAACTTGTGCTATAGCAGAGTCTAAATCGTCTTTGATTGGAATCTGCTTAACTACTAATTGCCCTGAATCATTCAGAGCGGACATTTTAATGTGCTTATCAGTAGTATTGTACCAAACTCTTCCAGATACTGTGAGTGATGGGTCTGTGCTTACACGCTCAACGTTCAGGTTTTCCACCATTGTACTTTGAAAGTTCAATGTTTCGTTAGAAGTTGTTAGTGCATTGTCTTGATGGTTGAGATTAATGGCCATGTTTATTCAGTTACTAATATTGTTATATTTATACCAAAAATGTTTTTTATTTTTGAAACTTCCTGATTTGCTCAACAAAAAAGCGCCTTGCGGCGCTTTTTTGATTTTGCTAAAGCAATCCTTGGATTACTGGAAGCTGATGTTAGCCATTGCAATTTTTGCAACGTAGTCAGCAGCGTTACCAAGAGAGCTTGCAGTGTTTGTAAGCTCAACATAGCCATAACGTGTCATGAACGAAACAACTGGTTCGAATGTTGTTGGGTCAAGAACAACACCAGAGCTCATCAATGGAATGTATGGGCAGTAGAAAGCAGCCGCATCCATCTCGTTAGGACCTTTGTAACCAACTAGAACTGGGCTAGTTTCGTTAGCATAGCTGTTTACGTAAACACGCATAGAGCTATTCAATGTACCAACGAACTTAGTGTTTGTTGGAGCTTCGAATGTACCTTCAGTTGTACGTGCGAATGCAGATGTAGTAGCACTTTGTAGTACTGTCAATGCTGTTGGGCTAACAACAACATAGTTACCTGCGCCACGACGTGTACGCTGAGCGATCAAGTTAGCGGCGTTGTTGATAAGGATAGCAAGAACGGCATGACGATCACCAACGTATGTAGGTGTACCAGTGAAAGCACCAGTGTTGTTCATGTCGAATGTGCTTACTGGAGTACCAGCTAGGCTCAATAACGAACCGATAACTTCTTGGTCGATTTCAGCAGTGATTTCTTGTGCTAGAGCAGCCATGATTTCTGCTTCAACGTCCAAACCGTGCATAGCTTGAGCATCTTGAGCAGCTTCGAAAGTCCAGCGAGCGCTTAACTTACGAGTTTTAGCTTCAACAGTTTGCTTCAATACTTGAATGCTTAGTTTGTTACCAGCTTCAGCTTCTAGTGCGCTTGTAGCGGCAGCTTTACCTGTGCTAGCACCAGAGTAGGCTTCAGCGATTTTGAATGGGCTTAGAGCTTCTTCACCAGCAGTTGCGCCGTTAGCAGTTTGTGCATAACGTACACGCAATGTGTGGATTTGACCAACTGGGCCAGTCATTGGCTGAACACCAACGATTTCGTTAGCGATAACAGTAGGCATAACACGACGGATAACTGGCAGAATTACTTTGTTTAAAACTGCAACGTTACCGCTAGATGTAGCACCAGCTGAAACAGATTCGCTCAAATACTTACGTGTATTTTCTAATGTTGTTTCCATTACGGCCTTCTTGTTGCCGTCGAGTCCTTCTAGCAGAGCTTCTTTAGTAGCTGACCAGTTTTGTGACTCAAAAAGTTGACTTGACATTTAATGTCTCCTTACTTTTATAATCCTGCAAGTTTGCGTAGTGCAACAATCTCAGCTTTACCTGTGGATTGATCTGCGCTAACAGACTTGTTACCAGTAAACACAGTACTCTGTGCTTTGGCGCTCTCAACTAGCGTGGATTTAGCTGTCTTGCTAACTGCTTCGTTAAGAACTGCTGGTAGATATTTTTCAAAAGATTCCTTAAGATTTGTTGTCTTTACTGTTTGCAGTAAATCTTCCATAATCTCACGCTTCTCTTTGGACAATGGAGCTACCAGCTCCTGCATTACACGGGTACGTTTTGCTACGTCTTCTGCGACTGTGGCCTTACGTACAGCTTCTGCAATCATATTGTCTTTTTGTGCTAGTCGTTGAGCGGACTCATCCAACTTAGCTTGAAGTTCGGCAACTTGTTTGCCCATCTTCTTAACTTCAGTTCCATCTGCAAAGTGGCTTGCCATGAATTCTGCGGCGAATGTTTCCATGATCTTACGACCAAACGCATTTTCACGAGCAACCTTGATGTCTTCTTTAAGCTGAGTTAGCTCAGTCTTCATAGCACTAGAAATAATGCCTTCAACTTTGCCAGCGGCTTCTTTAACAAACTTAGCCTTTGCATCTGCAATAATCTTTTTACCCTCTTGAACCATACGAACACGAGCTGTGCGTAGAGCCTGCTCATCTTCATGTAATTCATTAAGTTCACCGGTTAGACGTTGTAACACAAATTCTTCTAACTTAGCAAAGTTAGTTTCATGTGCTTGGCGGTCTTTTCTCAATTCACCGATTTCACGTGCAAGAGCTTCCATAACAAACTTGTTTAAAAGTTCATTGTGTTCAGCAACTTTCTTTTTGTAAGCTACACGAGCTTCAACTAGAGCGTCTTTATCTTGCTTGAATTCTACGATTTCTTGTTTAATTGCTTCTTCAATCATTTGATTCATTGATTCAACAATTAGACCCTTATCGTGCTCATAACGCTGAGCAAATTCTTCGCGAAGGTTGGCTGTCATTTCTGCCTTAGCTTCATTTACTTTCTGTTCGAAAGCTTCAGCTAATTTAGATTTAACGTCTTCTGAGAGTACCTCTGAACCGAGTAGTTCCGAAAAAACTGTCATTATACCTTCTCCTTAGACTTTAAGGTTTTGGATAAACTTCAGAACCTCTTCCTGGAGGTATTTCTGTGCTTTAGAGTCATACTTTACAGCCTCTGCGACTTCCATGATTTGTCTCTGACGAGAGCTCATCATTACTCGTTCGTAAATAGCCTTAGGATACGCCTCTGGCGCACTAGGGTTCGCAACAATATCAACCGTAACGATTTCAAAGTCTTTGACTTCGCCGCTTTCGTTGACATTACCTGAACCTCTAGAACTTACACCCAATTTTACACCGCTTTCTAACAATGTTTTCACAATGTTGCCCATCGGTGTTGGTAGGATCTTTAGCTTGCCCAAACCATTACCACCATCCATGTAGATGTCAGTAATCATGTGGCTTACACGATCCAAATTCACTTGTAAATCATCTGGGTGATCTGCCTCACCCAATACACTATATCCCGAATTAATGCGTTCTTTTATACTCTTGACGGCACGACCAATTTCGTTTACAGGGTAAACTCGTTGGTTTTGATTTTTAACGCCGCCTTGTATAAAAATACCACTCATAAACAAGTCCTTAGACTTGCCGTCTTGGCCTTCACGGCTTTCCACGACAAGCTGGGCTTGATCGAAAGTCAGTGCTTCTTTAAGTGGTACGTATTTCATCATTAACGTCCTGCAACTGGAGAGCGTGTGTTACCAGCAGCTTCGCCTTTAGCAGGCTTAGCAACTGCACTTAAACTAGGAGCTTTTTTGTTGCCAGTAGTGTTTACGTTACCAGCATTGTCTTCCTTAGTAGATGGGTTTAAAAGTCCACCTTGTGTACCGCCTTTGTTGCTTTCACTTCCGCCTAGCTTGAATGGCTTAGCAGCCATACCTTTTGCACCACTGTTAGCGGCTACTGGGCTCTTAGTGTTATTACCGTTGTCGCCGTGTGATGGCTTTGCAACTGCAATAAGGTCAGCGCTTTCGTCTAGTTCGTCAGCATCTTCGAACTGGAAACTTTCTTCTGTTTCTTCTTCATCACCGAAGTCGTCACCAAGATCGTCACCGCCCAAGTCGTCGCCTAGATCGTCGCCTGTACCGTTTTCGTCTTTTAATTGAGCAAATAAGCTCTTTAGCTCGTCTAAAGCATCTTCAACGTCCATAACAGCGTCGTCGATTTGGTCTTCAGTGTCACCACCTGCATCATCACCAAACTCGTCGCCCATGTCTTCGTCGCCACCTAGCTCTTCGCTATCGTCGCCGAATTCTAGTTCGTCTTCGTCTTCTTCGCTAAACATTTCTTCGCTAGCGATGTCTTCTTTAGCGGCGCTAATATCGTCGCCGAAGTCATCTTGCATGTCGCCGTCTAATTCTTCAGTTTCTAAAACTTCTTCCTCAGACACGTCATCGCTCTCGATTAAGCCTTCATAAATGCTACGACCTTTCTCTACGAAGAAAGAGTGTAGTAAATCTTGAGCTTTGTCTTCTTCCTTATTCAGGATGTGCTCTAGCACTTGTTCTAATATCTTTTTTGACATTCCTATATCTCCTTTGGCCAAAGATAGTTTATTATCGTAACAATATTTAAATGATGGGAGTAAAATACCCTTAGAAAAGGCCTAAAAAACGTAGTTTTTTGATTCTAGGCCTTGGCATAAGTATGCCTAGGGTATTATTGTGCTGATGCTCTAGCGTAAATTACGCCAAGTTTTTGCGCTTTTTTATTGACTTCTGCTTTACGTAGCTCTTTCATCTTACGCAATTTATTCAAGTGCATAAGCGTTAAACGGCTTCTACGTGTGTCCGTTTTACGTAATTGATCCAATTGTCCTTTGAAAATATCATTGGACGTTTGCTCTTGTTGCTCTTCTGCACTTTCACGCAATTCTAGGAATTTCATTGTGGGGCTCCTTCTGGAGGTGCTTCGCCTCCCATATCGCCGCCTTCTGGAGGTGCTTCTTCGCCGCCTTCAGCCGGAGGCTGTACGCCAACTGCGCCTAGTTCGTTGGTACCAATGCCGCCTGCTGTGCCTGCGCTCATCATGTCGTCCGAACCTACACCAGCATCTTCGTGCTTGTCTGGGTTCTCTTCTAACCACAACTCTTCGTTTTCTACAATCTCGTCTTCTTCTAAGCCTAGATATTTCTGTAGTACAAAGCGTCTGCTTAGGAATGGTACCTCTGCTAGCTGTGTAAACACGCTGGCTCTGCTTGCATTTAGTTCGGTTTCTCTGTATGCCGCAAAGTTTTGTGGCGGTAGGAAACGCAAATCAAATGTACTTGCATCAATCTCGATGCCTTTGAACTTTAAGAATAGTTTAAATTCTTCGTCAAAACGTGGGGCAATTAAACCCTGAATACGTTGGCAATACTTGTTAAAGCGGAACTCTTGAATAAACGCTGTTCCTACTTTACCGTCTTGATATGCGGCTGTTCCGTCGTCTGGTCCAGTAGGCAAATAGCTACTAGGAATACGCAATGCTCGCATCATTTTGTTAGTAAAGAACTTCAAGTCATCAATTTGACCTAAGTTTTCACCGCCTGGAAGTGTTTCTACTTTACTGCCACGGCCGTCTGCTGTTGTGGCAAAGAAGTAGTCTTCCATCATAGATAGCGGATTGTAACCAGCATCCATAACTGTTTGTCCCCCGCCGTTACGGCTAGGAATACGGCGTTGGTGAATTTCGTTTTTAACACGTTCAACAAAAGCCATGGCCATGTGCGCTGGCATGTTACCTGTGTCAATATAGAATACACGACGTTCTGGCGCACGTTGTACGCGGTAGATAATAATAGCGTCTTCTAATAATTCTTTTTGCTTGTAAATCTTAAAAATACTATCAAGGATACTTGTACCAAAAGGCCAGTTGTTGTCCATACCTTCAGTCATTGACAAATGTACAACGTGGTCACTGTCAATACCAAATTCTTCAATTTGTCCTTGATTGCTTTTGCTACCATAGTTCATAGCTTGACCAGGTTGAATGTTACCTAGTCTGCTCATTGCACTCATGGCCATAAACTGTGTATCGTGCTTGATAACATCAGTTGCTGTTTTGTCCATAATATCTAACGACAAATTCTTAACAACGTATTGCTCAGGTTTCTTGCCTTTAGTTTGGTTAATAATAATCTTTGTCAGTGCAGTTGGGTCTAACCAAATCCACTCAAACGTTTCTGGATCACGAATGAAAAAGTTGTCGCCATACTTTAGTACGCTACGCACTGCTCTGAATAATCGCTTGTCCCATTCATTAATACGGCACCATTGCTGTAGTGCTTTACGCAATACTTTAACTTCACTGTCAGTTGGTGTATCGTTAAAATGTACGTCAAATGGAACGTTTGTCTTGGCATCGAACTGTGTACAAAACTCAGCAATAGTGTCTAGGGCCGCATTGATTTCACTGTCCATGTCCATTTGGTCATATTGCATATAACGGTCAACACGGTTTGGTGTACCAGTGTACACTTCATTAAGATAACTAGAAAATTTGCTAGTAGTGACGCTTCTGGAATTGGAGCTTTGTGGCTGATTTCCAGTATTAAACGACGATTTTTGAACGTTAAAGTATTTTTTCCAAGACATAGTTGTATATTTAGTTAACCGTAAGCCCCTGCCTGTTCAACAGCTTTGCCAGTTCTTTCAGTATTATCTGCAATAACTTTCTGTTGGGCAACACCGGCTTTAGTAGCATCTGCCATATCCTGCATTAATTGCATTTGCGCTTTTTGTACGTCTGCTTGGGTTCCATATGAATATGATTCACGTTTAGTTGCGGCTGCAACCACTGAACTACTAGCATCACTTACTTCGCTACCCATAACAGGATTGCCCATAGCATCTGTCTGCGAAGGACCTGACGCCATATCGTCTTTACTAATACCTAGAACTTTACGGCCTAGCCATGAGCTCTTTAGCCAATCCCATAATAGTGTAAATGGTTGCATTGCAAACTCGCCAACTTTGGCTAACATCTTAAATGGCAAAGATATAACATCAAATAATACTGATGCCAAGCCCTTTGCAAGATCCCACAATAGGCCAGGTACATTACCTAGTCCTGTTGCTAGTGAATCCCAAATCTTTTCAAAGTTTAATTCAACTAGACCTTCTACTACACCCGACAGAGTATCAAATAAATTCTTAAAGATTGCCCACACTGGTTTAATTACTTTAAAGGTTTCTCCAATTACCCATCCCAGTGATTTGAAAACTGGCATTAACAACGATTTAGTAATATTAATTAACGACCCTAATACATCAACGGCGATAGACAATGTATCAGATAAGCCATCGATCATTTCTTCCGGGATTAAGTCGATAAATCCAAACAGTTTGCTACTTAATTTTTCAAATGTAGCACCCATCTTTTCGCTGATGCTTTTTAATTTTTCTTCTGCACGGCCTTTGGCTTTCATTGCTTCAAGCTCTTCGGTACTCATTTCTGTATATTTTTTAGCACTATTATACATATCAAGCAGTCGCTTGGCGCTAGCATCGCCTTGTTGTGCTAACAACTGCAAGGTAGGAATGTTAGGTGCCATACTGCTGACCATGGCTTGTGCGCTGGCACCAAATTCACCTGCGCTAACTGTATTGTCTTTTAATTTCTTTTGGAAGTTGTCTAATACTTGAATATCAGCAAACGGTGCAATTTCTTGACCTAGCTTGGTGTTAATAATACTCAAACCTGCGCTTTGTGCTTCTGCAACTTGATTGAATAGTTCTTTACCTATCTGACCAAAAACTGCTTCAAAGCCGCTTGCACCACGTGCTAGTGCTTCTACTGCTTCGCCTGTGCTACGACCAAATGCACGTAGACCGTTAATAATAACTGGACTCTTTAACAAGTCACCTAGGCTCTTTTTCATTGCATTCATATCAGCACCTGTTGCAATGCTAACTTTACGCAATGTTTCTAAACTTTTACCGTATGCATGTGCGGCGCCGCTTACTGCATCGGCACCTTTAGCGCCTGTTGCGGCAAATACATTAATAAAGTCTGCACTGCCCTTGGCTAAGTCTGAGGCACTCATACCAAACGTGCCATAAGTGTCTCTTACTTGTGTTTGTAAGTCACCAAACGCACGGGCAGCATCCATACCATTTGAGCCTAGTGCTCTGTATGCTTGACCTGTTTCTTTTAATGCACCATAAAAACTCTTTAATGCTAGTCCGCTGTTAGCGGCAATTTCTGCACTTTCGCCTAATTTGCTACTATAACCCAAGCCAGCATTAACCATGTCTTCCATGCTGTCAAGGTATTCTTTAGTTTTATTGGCCAGCATCATTAAGCCTTGTGCGCCTACTTGTAATGCTAGTCCCCATGGACCGCCCATCATTGATCCAATGGCAGACATACCACTACTCATGGTGCCCATTGCACCGGCAAAGCTATTACTACTACCAGCTATTTTGTATAATTCTTTAGAACCTTGGAATGCAGCGGTGCCTAGCATACCTAGTGTACTGCTGTGACGCAGAGCGTTTGTGCCCATATCGCCAAAATTCTTTTTAAGTGTCTTGGCTGTTTCGCCTAAATCATCTAATTGTTCTGCTGGATTTTTAGTAGCAGGTGCGCCGCCGCCTGCTTTTCCTGCACTTGCACCAGTGGCGCCGGCACTACCACCGCCAAACTTATCTAGCAGTTTAAGTAGCGTTTCTTCTGTTGCCCATTGCGGTCTACTCGACCCGTCGGGTAAGTTAATATCCTGTGGTGGTTTAGCCATTATCTATGTATATAAATACTCCAGTACACTATTATTTATCGGAGTAAAAACCATGGAAAACACACGCACAAACCCACTGATTCAATACAATCGCAGGCCAGCCAGATATGTTAAGTTGCCTAGCATGGGCAAATGCTATCTTAAAGGGATCGACTTAACAGATACTAACGAAGTAGCTGTGTATCCAATGACTGCCAAAGACGAACTATTATTGAAAAGCCCAGATGCATTGCTTAACGGCGAGTCTATCAAGCAAGTATTCAAGGCTTGTGTACCTGGCATTGTAGATCCAAACGAAATCCCTATTATCGACCAAGATGCTATTATGGTTGGTATTCGCATGGCCACGTATGGCGACCATATGGAATTAGACTTTACTCATGATTGTGAACCTGATGCTGTTACACAAGTTAACGTTAACTTGGGTTCTATTTTAGATAGCACTACATTCTACGGCGGTGATGTTGAAGTTGTATTACCTAGCAGTGGTATGCGAGTATTCGTTAAGCCTTATACACTAGTGGAACAAAACAAAGTTAATATTGCTGGATTTGAAGAAATGGCTAAAAGCCAACAAGTTGAAGCAGAAGTCAAAGAACAGTTACAAAAGCTAAAAATGGCAGGCAAGAGCTTTACCCGCTTGCTAGATGCAACACTAGACTTGATTACTGCCAGCATTGACAAAGTTATCACGCCCGACAATCAAGAGTTCATCGACAAGCGCATGATCCGCGAATGGGTTACTACTATTAGTAAACCGGAATTTGACTTAATAGATCGCGCTCTTAAAAGCATTACCGAAGTAGGCGTTAATAGTAAAATCACAGTTAAGTGCGCCAAATGCGGACAAGACTATGAAGCTGAGCTAACTTTCAACCCTAGCGATTTTTTCGGTTAAGGCTTTCTCAATTACTGAAAGAGCCCGCTAAACTAATGCAATTCGTTAGCTCTTTCGAAAAAGACCAGAAGGCCATACAAAAAGATTTAATGCTATTAGCCATATACAGCGGAATGCCTTACAGCGAAATCTATAACTTATGCCCAGAAGAACGCAATGCTCTTTCCGAGGCATTACAGTATAAAGCTGAACAAGAAGAAAGAGCAATGAAAGAATCGACAAGAAGATAATAGCTGTGTAAACACAGCTTATTCTTCACTTTACTGCGTAAAGCTCGAATAATTTATTGTTTAATAATTGTTGAATGATTAAGTATTATCCTGAGTTCAGTCACACTTAGCCTTAAGCAAAGGCCAAGTATTCGAGACATTATCCTTCATCCATATGTCACACTCTAAATAAGCAACTTGTTTTGACCAAGTAAGGGCGGTTCCGCTGTACCCTTTTACGCTAGACTTAAACGCAACTACACAACACTTTTAGAGCAGTTTGTGTAACCTGTGAGTTGTAATTGTCAACAGAGCTCACTCTTTTCAGCTTTACATATACTAAACCCAGTTCTTTTCAAGCAATTGAACTTCGTCCTGTTAAGGATAGTGGTTTTAGTCTCTGCTACGGCGCAGAAGTTCCATCCCTGTGCTCACGCTTGGCCAGGTATAGGATCCCTTAATATGCGGCCGGGACTGGGCCTTTCCGTAGTTGTTATTAGAGTTTGTTTATAATGTGGGAGCCATGGACGCGAACTTGAATGTGCCCGTTGTAATAATCTGCTGATTCCAGTACTCTGTGAGTAAACTGTTCTCTAGCTTCTATGTACGAGCATTGAGCCTTAGATGTACAGTAAAATAAGATTTCTCTAGTAAAATTATCTTTACCTAGGGTCTCTACGTCCTTGTTGAGTTCAATGTTTGAGCCAAAATATTCGCGCCAATCAGAATCGATTTTGCTACGAATTTTCTTTTTCTTTTTTGTGCCGTTTTTGAGTTTAACTGTTTTGTATGTGGTTTTAGAGAATTTTGCTAATTTCTTGCCGATGTATTTGCGGCCTGTTGCATTATTTGTGATAATGTAAACAAACCCAATACAATCTTCCGGAAGTGCTTCCACTTCAACTCCCTGATATAGCCAAGTCATAGCTTACTATATAGTCGTCATGCTTGATTTGTATCACTTTCAGGCGAAAAACCTAGCACCATGGGAAGTTTAGATAGTTGTATTCTATTAGAGTTTATAAGTTGAGCCGTTGCGTCTTGATAATATTGTTCTACTAATTCTATGGTTTCTGCTGTTTGGATTTTGTTATTAAATGTGTATCTTAAGGATTCTAGTTGAAAAACAGATGTTTCGTATTCTTCTTGTTTAAATTTTAAAAGTTTTTGTGCGCTATCTGCAGAGCAGTTATGTACGTGCTGGAACACATCGACCCACTGATCTATAGATTTTAAATTATTGTAAAATTGATGATTGCTGTAATTGTATTTTTCAAATTGAAAGTCTACTGCACTGTTTACATAATTGATAGCCAGTGCTTTAGCCCGCATGAACTGCAACTGCTTGAATTCTGTGGGATTAGTAGTCTTTGCTTTTTTGTATAGTATACGTTTTCCGTTGTCGTAAAACAACTGGTATGTGCAGTAAAGATGCCAAACAGACAACTTAGTTTCACCGTTAAACACATTGTAGCTAAGATTGCTTTCAAAGTTAGGAGGCTGATTATCGATGTAATAACTCAGCCAAACTACTTGGTCAGTAATTTGATCGACTAACATTTTAAATCGATGAATAGCCATCTATACTCCTTACATTGGAAAACTTTATTACTCCATCTTCTTCGTAAATTTGTGTCTTGTATGTTTGTCGCAATGACATGCGTTGACTAAATGCCTTTTGTTTATTCATGTAACTAACATCATTAGTTGCATTAACAATATATCGTTTAGGCCATAGCTTGTTGTCTATGTAGTTGTGGTATTCTGGATTAGTGCTCATGTACTCAAAACTAAACGTCATTACGTCGTCATCGTAGAAGAAACGGAATATTTTGTTTTGTGTAGCAATGTCGCTAAGGTCACCGGTCGTACTCCAGTACCATGGACGTATTAAGTCGTCTTGGTGATCCAATGCATTTGCCCACCACCAACTTAGTTGGTTAATAGACTTAATTTCAAAAGGAGCTTGTCTTGCTAGTTTGATAATTATATCCTGATACAGTGTCGAGTTATCAATCCTAGTAATGTATGGCAGTAAGTTAATCCACGGATCCATTAAATCTAAGTCGCTGACATTGCCTTTAGAAAATTTTAAAATATCTGTAGACCCTATGACATGGTCGCCCATGTCTCCCGTTACTAATAATACATTAGGGTCACTCATTAGCTTGGGATAGTTTAATGGAACGATAGGAATGTTTGGTAGTATGTCTCTGTAAAATAGTTCAGGATACTCGCCAATACTATATGATGTCATGGCAAGATTAAATTTGCCTGCTTCTAAAAATTCTTTAAATTTAGGATGCTTACGTAATGATACCAATGCACATACGCTATCGATACCACCACTGTACATTAATGTTATAGTTCTATTGCCCGCAGTGGTATAAATCTTATCAGCAACAGAATCTAGTATACTGTAGTATCTATCTTCCCAGTCATTGGTTAAGTTCTCTAATTTATACTTGGGGTCTTTAACTATACTGTAGCAAGGAAGTTCGATAGTATCTTTTAATAAGTTAAACCGATCCACAGGGAATTCAAAGTTACCCACAACATTACGAAAGCTAGCCCGGTAAGGCAGCTTATCATATGGCATGCTACTCCAATTGACCCACAAGTATTGCTTCATGCATTTGGTCCGCTGAGTTTTCTAGTAGCCACTAAGTTGTGCGTATGCGGCGTAGTAAGGTATGTAATTAAGTCAGCAATAGGAGTTGCGATTACTTGCCCGCTACTAATACCACCGGCAGCTTCATCGACATACGCTTGATATAGCATTTCTTTGCCTGAGTTAAAGTTTTTTCCTTGTAGCTGTTCAAAGCCTGTGTATTTTCTAGCAGGTAACATTTCTGGCCATTCACGCTGAGTCATCAACGGCTTGAACAACATATGGAAACAACGCCACCACATTCTGGGATGTGGTAACCAGCGTATAAACACTTCGTAGATAACATCTTGTGTGTTTAAAAAGTCTTTTACAGCAGGATCAGTTAAGTATGCAACAATTAGCTCAGGGGTGTAAAGATAAAATTTACTAGTACCCTCGTAACCCATGGCCATCATGTGTTGCATAATTGGCAAAGGGGTTTGCCACCAAACTGGCTTTGCAACTCCGGGCACGTTATCTAGTTCGGGTAAATCTAAATCAGGAGTTAATGTTTTCTTATAAGGTGCAAATACAATGTCTCCGCCTGCCATAATATAACAGTAGTCGGGACAAATAAAATCCATAGTAGCACATTGCAACAAAACGTGAACACCAGTGAATCCATACTTTGCCGCGTACTCTTTGCCCTTAGTTGCATAAAATTCATCAGGATTAATTTTAAAATCGATGTATTCTATGTTGTACTTTTCGCAAAAAGCATAAGCATTTTTAATGTCATGGTCGTTGAGTATGCGCCCGTCGGCATCAACCATACTAACGATAACAGTTTTAAAAGGAATGTCGGCTTGCATAAAACTCAAACATGCCATTTGACTATCACTGCCGCCACTGAGTCCTACACAAATAGGCTTAGTAGCTTTACTGGCAATTAGTCTAGCAGTGTTAATACATTCCTGTCTGAATGATTGTATAGGCCTGGTTGTATGGCCTAACTGTATTTGATATTGTTTAGTGGGATCGGGCTTGTTGTACCACTCGCCGCCAAATCCCCATTTAAAATGGTTGTTTTCTGTGTATTCAAACTTTAAGTCCATAATGTTCATTCCACCACTGTGTGTTTTTAAATCCAACGGATCTAATAGGTCTCTTAAACGGCAACTTTAGTTTCCAAATCAAGTAAGAACTAAATGTGTTGCAGTTTGCTTTTAATAAATTAAACTCTGTAATAGGATAGCTTTTTGTTGCATACAATATGTCACTAAAGTCTACAGCAGGACAGCTATCAATGATTTTTACTTTGTGGCCAAACCAACGAGCATTGTATACTCTGTTAGTGATATAAGGAGCACGTTCATAATAGTCCATGGTACCTGCATAGATAGCATTGCATTTTTGCACATCTAGCGTTTCTCGGTCTGTAACTTCCGCAACAAACCAAACCCCGCGAGATTTATCATAGCAGGCTATAAACGAATGGGTACCGCCCAGCAACCCTTTAAGGTGCCAGGCAGTAGCGTGTAGATAATATGTTTTCTCTGTGTCTAATATTAAATCAAAGTCTTGACTAATATCGCACTGTTTCCAATCTTTAAACAGCATGATCAAATTTTGTATAAGGGCTTGCTGGACTTTGTTCCATTTTGTAGTAGTTATCGTGCTGTCTGTCGTAAGCGGCTTTCCAGTTAACTACGTCGGTGTCCCAATCACCTGTTGGTGCAGGATCATGTTGCATATAGTTGTTCTTGTCTTCACCTGCAACCATTACAGTTGATTCTGGTGCAATGTTTAAGATAGGCTTACATTCGGTACTTGCAAGAATCATGCCCATAGCAACACGAGGAGTGCTAGCCATATTAGGACCAGAACCGTGAATAATATAAGGGCTGTGTAACAATACACTTCCTGCAGGTACTACAGTTTTAACACGCTCCTTAGGTAGATCTTCGTCTACAGTTTGGCCACGCATTAGTAAGTTAGTATCTGTTTTAACGTCTTTGTGCTTACGCTGGAATACGCGATGACTACCTTGTACATATTCAATGCTACCGTGTTCTTCTGTAACATCGTCGAAAGCAAACCATGCGGTAACTGCTAGGTGTTTATTATCAAAGTTCCAGTAAGTAGCGTCTTGATGGAAGCTGACGTCTTTGCCGTCGCCAGGCTTCTTAACCCAAAACAATGTGTCCCAACAATGAATGTTAGGACCGATGAGTTGTGTTAATGCTTCTATAAGTTTAGGACTGCGGCTAATTTTATCAACGAACGGAAATAGTACATTACTCTTACAACGATAATCGCTGTTCATAAGATGTAGTTGTTCTTCGGCTTCTAATACTAGCTTTTTAAGTTCCAGGGCTTCTTCCCTGGACATAATTTCGATGGGCCCAACCCAACCATTGTTTTCAAATTGTTCTTTTAATGTCATAATGTTTTTTCCATCCTAATAAAATCGGGCTTCATACCAACCGATGCACAACTGGCTTGACGCACTTTGTTGTCTACATGTACATGACTGGCAATACGTTTGCTGCCTGCATTGCGTACGATTTGCTCAAAGTGTCTATGCATGATGTTATATAGGCCGCGACGTCGGAACCCGTCTTCTACACAACTGAATACAATCCATGCAGTTTTGTAATTGTCTTCTAAAATGTCGTATACAATGTGCCCTGCTACTTGGCCGTTGATTTCTATATAAACAGCTTTGCTTTTGTTAGTGCCAAACATAAACGGATTTGAATGGCCTGCATCAATTAGCCCGGCATAATTACGCAAGAAAAACGGCATTACTGGACTGCCGCCAATTTGTTGTGCCATTTTAATAGTCACATCTTGTCCAGTTTTGTCTTTTTCCGTTGCAATAGTTATGTCTGCCATGTTATACCTCAATCATATCTACGTCCAGACCAAATGTAGTAAACCCATTCTCTTTGGTAACTTGTAGGATTGTATTTACACGACTGACCAGTTCGTCTCTGTGACTGATTAAGAATATGTTTTTGCTTTGTTCACGTGCCATTTTCTTAAGGATGCCTAACGCACTGTCCACGCCGTTTGGATCCATACCGCTGTCAATCATTTCGTCGATGAACAAAATGTTAATAGGTGTGTTTAGACTTTCATAAACATCGCGGAAGCTCCAGCTTAGTCCCAAGATTAAACGATTACGCTCGCCACGTGACAAATTGTCAAAGTCGAACTCTTGGCCCAGCTGACTAATAGTAACCGACAAGTCACTTTGGAACTTAACTTCATGTGGCAGTGCTAGTTTTTCTAAATAGTATTCTAGCCTATGGTTCAAGTAGCTTAAATTCTGCTCGATAATTTTACGGCGAATAAAGCTGTCTTTGTTTGTTAACAGTTTAAGCAAGAACTCTTGGTGTTCAATTAGTCTTGTCAGTTCGTTAACTCTAGTCCAGTCTAGTTCAGACAATGCTGTTGCCTTAAGGTGATTAATTTGTTCATCGTAAGGATCGGTTTCTAACAGTTTGTTTTCTAACTGATTGTATGTATTGTCTAATGTAGTTTTGTGATTAATTGCATCGTCCAAACTAGCATACTTTAGAACAGGACATGCACCTAAGTCGCCCAGTGCAAGAATTGCATCGCTGGCTTCTTTTTCTAATGCTTGCTCTTTAGTTAGGTCTGTTTGGATCAAACTAACTGCTTCTTTAATTTCGTTAAGCATCGACTCTTGCTTTGAATCGTGGATGTCTTGCCCGCAAGCATGGCACTTGTGATCCTCAGCTTTAACTAATGCGTTGGTCAATTCGGTTAGTTGAATGGTTAAACGTTTTACTGCACTTTGGTGTGTGCTTAGGTCTTTGTTAAATCGCTTTAATTTGTTTTCTTTTTCGCGCCATGCTGTTACTAATTGGTGATTAGCAAGTTCAGCGTTAATGTCAATGTTTTCTAACTCTTCGATTACACGTTGCAACATAACAATGTCGTCTTCGTGCTTCTTAAGCCATACGCCACTGCGACGCTCTAAGTCTTCGATTGAAGTCTTAATCTTGTTATTGCTTTCTTGTTGAGCTTTGATGCGGAACTCTTCTTCTTTCAAAGAATCTCTGCTACCTTTAGTAAGCTCTTTAAGTATGTCAGCCTTTTCACTTAACAGTGTAATGCCCAACAACTGCTCGATAATGGCACGTTGGTCGTTGCTCTTCATACTCAGGAACGGCTCAGTAAAAGTATTAAGAGCTAGAATATGCTTAAACATATCATAGCTCATACCTAATACTTGTTCGATATGTTCCTGAGTTAGTCTGTTCTCACCCTGTCCCTCGTCGCTAGCGTTACCAGCAATCTCGCTTTCGTTGACAATGAATTTGAAAATGTTAGGCTTGCGACCTCTTTCGATTCTGTACGTTGATCCGTTCTTTTCGAAGTCGATAGTAACCAGCATATTTTTGGCATTGGTTTTGTTAACAAGATTGTCTTTCCTAATGTTAGTAATAGCTTGACCATACAAGCCATAGCACAGTGCATTAACTAAAGTAGTTTTTCCTGTTCCGTTACGACTACCGTCGCCGCCAAGGTCCATGTTATTACCTAGCACCAACGTTAGTCCGTGTTGATCCAATTGAACAGCTTGGGTCACATTGCCCACGCTCATAAAGTTTTTGATTGTTAGATTTTTAACTGTAATCATGTCTTATAGTTTACTGCAATCCGTTGTAAATGTCAACGAGCAACTGTTTATCAATTACTTTGCTTTCAATTGCTGTCAATTGGCCTAGCACAATAGTATCAACACTTTCGAAATGTATATCCCCGCCTTCCCATTCTGTTGCGTGGTCTTCTTTCTTACCTGGAATAAAACTAATTTCCCTCAGCTTGTATGTGTCCATAAAGTTTTCTTTAAGGAACGTACTTTCTTCGTAGCTAATGTCAACGTCAACAGTTACACGAATGAATGTGTTGTTGTTAAGATAGTAGTCGGGATTTTCAATTAGCTGTGTTAGTGTAACGTTTCTAAATCTAGGCTGCTGATCCCACGTTATGTATTCAGGCTTGCCGCCCCATTCCAATAACATCATACCGCGGTCATCGTCGCCAGCATCTGCATAGTTGTGCGGGAACGCATTACCAATGTAATGAATGTTACCGCGACTTTGACGTTTGTGGAAATGTCCACTAAACACATATTCTTGATTAGGGAAATGTCCGCTGTTAAGTCCGCCATGATCCGGCATAGCAACCATGGCGTTCATGTAAAAGTTAGGAAGTTCAAAATGTCCAAACACATAACGTTCTTTCAAGTTACGCATCTTTGTCCATTCATCTTCTACAAGCCAAGGAATGATAGCAACATCACCTAACTGTAGTACTTCGTCTACCATAATAATGTTGTCAATGTTCTTGGCAAACGGCAAACTGTTAAGCTCTCGCTTTTCCCTATAGTACAAATCGTGGTTACCGGTTATAAAGTAAACCTTTTCAAAGTTTTTGCTTAATGTTTCCAGGTTGTTAACAGTATAGTTTAAGGTACTAACGTTAACAGTGGCACGGTGATGATGCCAGTCACCTAAGAAGATACAAGTTTCTGCACCAGCTGCCTTGGCAGTTTCGCAAAACCAATTGATAAAGTTTTCACAGTCTTGGTTGTGTGCCCTGCTGTTTTGTCGCATACCAAAGTGTATGTCTGTAAAACACGCTACCTTTTTAAACAGTTGATCCATTATACTAGTTCCTCTAGAATGCCTAAACATTCGGCAAGCATTAAGAATCCAGCTGTAACTTTAAGCCAAGAGGTCATTAGTTCTGGATTAGCGCCTGCTAAGAATAGTGTAACGCCTCCTGAAATACGTAGAAAACTTTTTAACAAACTAACATAAAAATGTCCGCGACTTGTATCTTTAGGTTGTACTTCAATCATTTACTTCTCCCTCCGCTGCCTCAGTTTCGCCTTCAGTGGCTTCTGCTACAGCTTCTTCAGCTTCACGCAACGCATTATTGCGTTCACGTTCTTGTGACATTAGTGCTTCGTACTCTAGCTGTCTAGTATAGCTAGGCAGTTGTCCGCTGTCAATTAACAAGTCATCGCGGATAACTTGGTTTTTCTTTTCGATATTAAGAATACGTGTAAATGAGTTTGTAATCGCCGCAGTGTAGTAAGCAAACGGGTTTTCTGATTTTGATTCGTCAAACTGTAAACCAATTTGACTTAACTGTAGTAATGCTTGACCGCGCATTTCTTCTACGTAAGTGTAACCGCGCCAGTTGCTACGCATACTATAACGTTCGCAAAGTTTGATATACATTTGGGCTAAACCACGTGTAGTTTGTCCATGGTCAACACTAAATGATCCTGTAGCCAAATCGCCCTTCCAGTGACTGCGGGCAACTTCTTCCCATGCACCGTTAATTTTAGCAAAGTGCTTGTATGGTGGGAAATTTACTTTGCTGTGATAGTCAGATGTAATCTTAGGCTTGTTTTTGCGCCCAGGCTCTTCGGGAATATGCCCAAACGTCATTAGTCTAATAACTAAGTCGTCGGCATTAATAGTTTCTGGATCTACTTTGTGCTGAATAGCTTTTGGCCTTTCGCCCTTGCTGTTGCGTACTTCTTCCCATTCTTTAAGAGCGGCTTCGTGTGCTTTTACGCTGAGTACACTGGCTCTGTTAGCTTTTGCTTCAGCAATAACGCCGTTAGGGAATTTTTCAGTGGGAGTATCGTTAAAATCATTTAAATCACGTACAATAATGTCATATTGAAAGTATTCTGGGGCTTTGAGCCAGGAGTAAGTCATCTTACTTTTGTGAATTTCTTTAAGCAATTCTTTGTTGCTTAGATATATTTTAGGTGCGGTCATAAGGCTATTGTAACAGTTATGCAGTACAAGAGTCAACTCTTGTCAACGTCAAAAACACCGTTTTTACTTGCCATAAATATTAGATAAGGATCCGTAATATGAGATTTAGTCAAATTAGCAAAAACTTTGTAGTAGTATATCCAGGCCGTTTTCAGCCTTTCCACTTAGGGCACAGGGGTGTTTACGACCATTTAGTGCATCAGTTTGGTGCAAGTGCTGTGAGTATTGCTACCAGCGATAAAGTTGAATTGCCTAAAAGTCCGTTTAGTTTTGCGGAAAAGAAAGCATTAATGATGCTTACTGGTGTACCGGGCAATGCAATCGTACAGACTAAAAACCCATATCAAGCTCAAGAAATTACAGCACAGCACAATCCTGCAAAAGACGTTCTAGTATTTGCAGTGAGCCAAAAAGATATGGACGAAGATCCTAGGTTTAAGTTTGGCACTAAAAAGGACGGAAGTCCAAGCTATTTACAGCCTTTTAAGAAAGATTTCGATTTCGCAACGTTTGACAAGCATGGCTACGTTTATGTTGCGCCTACGGTACAATTTAAGATTCTGGGACAGGAAATTCAAAGCGCCAGTGAGATTAGACGCATGTTTGCAGAATCAGATACAGAAACAAAAATGAAGTTGTTTACTGAGTTGTTTGGGAAGTTTGACCAGCAGTTGTTTAATATGGTTGATGCTAAACTAGGAGCAATCCAGCATGATTGATTATACAAAAAGAGTAGCATTGGCCAGCAAGAAAGGTGTTGCTGATCCATTGTTTACTAGTCCTATGCTTGCACCGCTAAAGCAGTTTGGCGGCGTAATGTTTCCTTACATGCCCGACATTCAATACGATGTGCGAGCAGTATGGGACCCACAGCCGTTAACACATACAAACTACGCACCTAACATTTATCAAAGAACAGAAAACCCAAAGATAAGTATTAACAATGCTAAGTTTACAGCCAGTACAAAAGAAGAAGCAGAGTACATGGTTGCAGTTATGCATTTCTTTAAAACTGTAACTAAGATGCACTTTGGTGTAAACGACAGTTTACGTGGCAGTCCTCCTCCTGTACTAGAGTTTAGTGCGTATGGTCCTGCTATATTCCAAAGCGTTCCGGTAGTAATCAGTTCTGTAAACTACAGATACCCTAGTGATGTAGACTACACTCCAGTAGATACCCCAATCGGGCAAGTGGTTGTTCCTGTAGTGCTAGAAATGACTATCGACTTAACAACACAATACAATACTAACCCTATTAAAAACCAGTTTAGTATTAAGGATTTTGCAGACGGCAAGTTAGCTAAGAAAGGATACATTTAATGGCATCAACATACGCAACAAGTAGTCCATACGCAAATACTCGCGTTAACAGATTCTATTTGGACTTAGCCAAGTTACCTGCTATCGCCCTAGACGGTACAGAAGTAGAAGTAACCATTGAACCAAAGTACAATCACAGGCCAGACTTATTGGCCTACGAAGCCTATGGGTCTAGTAAACTGTGGTGGATATTTAGAGCAGTGAACCCCGACGAACTAAGTGACCCAGTGTTTGATTTTAAAGCTGGCAAGAAGATTAAATTATTAAGTAAAGACAGAGCAAAGACATACTTGTAATATGGCAGACAAAAAACCCCCAATGAGTTCGGCTGAAACAGCCGCCTATGATGAAGGCAGAGCTAATGCAGCCAATAATATCAACGCACGAGTAGAGGCACTAAAGAAGTCCGAAACTATCAAGGATGTAAATCAAGCCGATAAAACAGTAACGCCTATCCAAGTTGATATTGCCAAAAGTGCAGAAGCTATGGGTAGCTTTAGACCTAACGTATTAAACGATTATCAAAACATTGCTTACTACCTACGCCTAACAATGATTCACCCACAGTTACTACAAGACTGGAATCCAGCGCAGGGTGTTGTTATTGCAGAAACTGCAACAACCAGTGATATGGTTATTAGCGAAACTAACATTAAGACTGTTTGTAACTGGGATAGTAAAACTCAAAACGTAGTAGCAACAACTGGTGAAATGACTATTGTAGAACCACTAGGTGTTCGCTTCTTAGATAAACTAGTACGTACAGCTAACGCATTGCGTATTTCAAATCATACACAAGCCCAGTATTATCTAGAAATTACATTTAAAGGTACAGATCCTACTAGCGGCGAGGAAGTATTCATTCCTGGCTTGTATTACATTTGGCCTATTGTATTCCGTAAAGTAGACATGGACATTACTGAACGTGGCGGGCAGTATAAGATTCAATTTGTTCACTTGGAAGTAAGCGCACAAGAACTAGTTGTCGAAAACTTAAAAGATATTGTTAACGTGTCTAGTACTAGTGTAGGCGAATACTTTGAAGGATTGCAAACGGCGCTTAACAACAAAGAAAAGCAAAAGGTATACGTTAGTAAAATCATACCTAACGAGTACGAATTTATTGTAGATCCTGAAATTGCCAAATACAAGTTTGCTAACTTTAATCCAGGTAAAATTGCAACAACAAAAAGCTCACAAACAAGCCCAGACGGCAAAGGCAAACAAGTATTCCGAGAAGGCTCTGGCATATTAGGTTTGATTAACGTTATCCTTGCTGGTACAGATGAAATGCAACAAATGCAACGTGTAGAACGTAAAGGTTCGGCTGGCAATGAAAAAGGTTTGCCTAGCAAAGTAACACCAGACGAAGCCGCAGACCCATATAAGTTCTTCCGTGTACAAACTTATACACAGGCAATTGAATTTGATAGTTACACAAAAGACTACGCAAAGAAAATTACTTACAAGATTATGCCATTCATCACGCCACAGGTGGTAACACCGGCTGACCAAGATTCACAACAGGGCGGAGATGATGCAGTTAACAAAGAAACAGTTAAGAAGCGTTACGAAAAGTTAAAAGTTCTTAACATGTTAAACAAGCGTTACGATTATTTTTACACTGGCTTGAACACTGAAGTAAGAAATTTCAAAATTACTTTGAACAATGCGTTCTTCCAACCAGTGCCAACTAACGGAACAGCATTTGCCGACACTAGCCAACACGGTCCTAAGATTAAAGGTAGTCCCGAAGGCGAACGTGCAGAAATTGATAAAGCACGTAAAGAGTGGAAAGATAACGCACAAAAGCTAAAAGACAATAGAGAAGGTAAAGGCTTTTATCTATTCAATAACAGGGAAAAAGAAGAAGCTCGCTTGATGCAAGAACAGGCAAATAATCCTGTAATGAAAGCTAAACAAGAAGCCGCAACTACATTGCTAGGCCCTATTAAAAGGTTTGGTCAAAATGCACCTAAAGCCGATCCACACCAGTTGCGTATATCTGGGTTAACATATCAGGACAGCGACGGTGTTGTTGATGATAACAGTGTTAACGCAGGATGGTTATTGAACCGTTTCTTAGAAGACGATACTGACAAAGAAAGCACTGAAGGTGTGGAAAGTCCGTTTAGTAACAACCGCGGCAGCTTTGGCTATATCTTCAACCAGCTACGTGCCAGTGCAGACTTATGTGCTATCGACATTGAGATTGTTGGTGATCCATTTTGGTTCGGTACACCTAACAGTATTTTGTTAGAAAAGCTAGCAGGTAATGCAGATATGAAAAACTCTGATATGACGCTAGCAGACTACAACAAAGGCGGAAACTATTTCTACTTAACTGTGCAAACTCCTAGTGACTATGATCCTGCCGATGGCTTGATGAAGTTCGACCAGAACCAAATGATTTCGGGATTGTATCTAGCAACTACAGTTGAACACACGTTTAAAGGACAATTTGTACAAAAGATTCACGGTGTTCGTGATGCTAACATTATTGCTAGTTACTTAGGTGTTAGTAAAGAAGCGGTTGAAAAACAACAAGCAGATGCAAAGAAAGCATCGGATGCTACTAAGAGTGCAGTACAACAACAAGCAGACACGGCAGGAGCCAAAGTACCATCAGCGAAGAAATAACAAATGGCAATTAGTAACGCGGCCAGTAAAGTAAGGCCACAATCAAGAGACGATACCGCTAGTAGAATTAATATGCCCATGGGCATATACATAGCCATTGTTAAAGACAATGCTGACGATAAAGGCATGGGTAGACTGCGTGTTTGGATTCCTGAGTTCAAAAGCGACCCTGCTGACAGTTCGGCATGGACTACAGTAAGTTATGCTAGCCCGTTTGCAGGCGCCAGCGATCCACATGCAACAGGTTCTAATCCAAAGAGCAGTACAGAAACTCAACGTGCATATGGTATGTGGTTTGTACCGCCTGATGTAAACAACGAAGTTCTAGTATGTTTCCCTAACGGAGACATTACTAAAGGTGTTTGGTTTGCGTGTTTGTACCAAGAAGCTAATACGTTTACAGTGCCTGGTATACCATTTGGTAAGACTTACGGTGACACTACTAACGCAGAAACTTATCCTAGTGCAGAAAAGAATAAACGTGACTTAGACAACGATGCTAGCTTACGTCCACGCCATCCTACGCTAGCCGATGCATTAGATGACCAAGGTTTAACCACAGACTTCTTGCGTGGTAACAGTACCAGCGGCGCCCAACGTGATGATATTAGTAAAGTATACGGCATTTTAACTCCGGGCCAACATCAGTTTGTCATGGACGACGATAGCAAAAATGCTTACATTAGATTACGTACACAAAACGGCGCACAGATTTTTATCAATGATACCTTTGGTATGATTTACTTGATCAACCGTGACGGCACAGCGTGGTTCGAGTTAAGTGCAGATGGACACATTGATGCATACGCAGAAGGCGGTATTAACATGCATACCTTAGGCGACATTAACTTCCGTGCTGGCAAAGATATTAACTTAGAAGCCGCAGGTAAAATTCAAATGAACAGCGGCTCAGACTTAAAAGTTAGTGTCTCTGGTAATGGTAACTTAATTGTAGGCGGCGATTTGCGTATAGGTGCAATGGGCGCAACACACTTAGGCGCCGGTGGCAACCTAGTATTAGGCGGCGCACAGTTGCACTTAAACGGCCCAGCACCAGAAAGTCCAGAAGGCCCAGATGAAAACGGCCTGGCAGTTAACACTGGTATTCGTAGCAGTATTGCAAGCCGTGTTCCAGAACATGAACCATGGCGCGGCCACGTTAACTTACCTAACCCAGGTTTAACTAGTAAGACTCGTAGCGAACAACAAACTGCCGCCGATGGCGGCCCTGGATTACCTGCAGATCCAAACGCTAGCTCTACCCCATTGGACACAACAGGCATTGAACCTAATGCCAACGTAGATACAAAAAATGCAGTGGACGTGGCAGGATTACATTTAAGCAAGCCTGGAGCAGACTTCATCTTGGGCATGGAACGTTTCAGGCCAGTTGAGTACTGGGACTTTAGAGCGCACAGTATTGGATTCGGACACTTACAAGACGGAAAGAAATACGACAAGCCTAGTGACTTCGACAATGGTATGACTTACGATGCCGCTTATAATAAGTTCCTGGTTGATGTGCAACAATTTGAAAATTCTATCAAGTCAGCTTTCAAAGGATGTAAGATGACCCAGAACCATTTTGATGCATTAGTAAGTTGTGCATATAATATGGGCGCCGGTGGCATGGGCAAGCTAAGTTACCAAAGTAAGAACATCAAAGACTGGGGTCGAGAAGGTAACTGGGATAACGTTGCTAACTGTATTAGTAGTTGTCCGCACGAAAATGCACGCCGCTTGAAAGAAGCCCAAGTCATGAAGTCAGGTAACTACCCACAAGGCTTGACGCGAGTACAGTTGGAAAAAGAAGGCTATAAAGTAGCTAAAGGGCAAATAGAAAACAGTAAGGCGCAGATTAAAGGCCCTGAACTTGGCCCTGGACGATACAAGCCTATATTTGGTACACCAACAGAAGTACAGAAGCGCCAGTGGGCGGGCGTTAAAGGCAATGCAGTAACATGATTTACGAACTCAAAGGAATCAGCTTTCCTAATAGATGGAAAGAAGATAATTTAAAGTGGATCAACTGGGACAGGATACATATTGCCCAACACAAGAAGTCAGTAACGCCTATCGGCGAGCATAAACAGGAATTTCTACAATGTATTCCTGCTAGTGTAAAAAGCATTGCCATAGAACCAAGCTATAGTATGTATGGTCCCACACTTCGTGAACACTACGGAAAAAGCATTTGGTTTACTTGCATGATTATGCACTTGCATACAGCAGGCGAGCAATACTACTGCACCCAAAACAATGAGCGAGTATTACTTGAACAAGGCAAAGTGTATTTTGTAGATATACAAACTGACCCAATGCTTTGGGATGTGAAAAATACTGGCATGGTGTATGCCAGTATTAAATTTAAAATACCTACAAGTGAAGTGTTGGAAATACTAAAAGCAGATCCAACAATAGAAGTTATTTCTTAAGATTTTCCATGACCATATCTTTTGCTTTGTCTTCGATAGCAGTATCTTCGGCAATAAGCATTTGAGTGGTCATTAGTTTGACAAATTCTTTTACTTCGTGTTCGCCATTCTCGGTCCACTTACTGTACTCGTGCTGTCGTCCGATATCGCTTTTACGAAAGTATTTGTGGTTGTTGGCTAACTCTTTTAAGCCTCCATATAGCATTGCTTTTACTGTGTCTGGTGTCATAATTACCTTATTAGATTTTCTCGCCAGCCTTGAAGCCTCGGAAACGTAAGAACCGTGGAAACCTGAGCGAATAAGAACCATCCTGATTCTGTGTGACTGCGTCTGCGCGAACTTCGACAACTTGTCCCAGTAAGCGATTTTTATCAGCCCAATAGTCATCGCGGTTAGCGTCAGTAAAGCCACTGCCGACATTGACGGTGATAAATTTTCCGTCATCATCACCTTCGCAAATAATTGCACCAAGTCGTCCTTCATTGCGTCCCGTTCCTTCTTCAACCCCGATTACAGTCAAGCTAACTTCAATAAACGGCTTGAGCTTGAGCCAAGCTACACTGCGTTTACATTCGTATCCAGCCATTGGATCTTTAAGCATGATACCTTCGTATCCGCCGGCAATGGCTTGTGCATTAATTTCTTTATATCGCTTTTGCCCTTCGGGCTTGTCCAAGTCAACAAGCTCGTGTCCCACAACCTGCACGTTGGGCAATTCTGCTTGATACTTGTTAATCCATTCTGCTAGATTTTGACTACGGATAAGTTGATAGGTATCGTACTTGCCGCTTTCAAAGTTAGACAACGGCATCATGTCAAACAGATTAAGGACTGCGTCATTGCTTTGCACATCGCTTTTACGATGCACTTGTTTCATCAAATCTTGGAAGCTAGAGCTCATAATCTCGCCGTCAAAGACATAGGGCTCCGACAAGTTATGAGCTACCTTGGCAAACTGTTCTGTAACGTGCGGGAAGTTTACCAGCTCTTTACCATTACGACTAAACTGATCAACGCGACCATCAGGGTAAGCGATAGTAATGACCCGGACACCATCCAGTTTGACTTCGATGAGTTTCTGTCCAACCACTTTGGACTCATGATTAGTGCTATCGTGAGCAAGCTGACAACTAAAGACAGGAACTGCGTAAGATCCATATTTTTTCCCTACTACGTTATTAATTGTTTTTTCGCTAACGCCGCAACGCAGGTCCTTAATAAGGATTCGGCGATACCAAAAATTCCATTCGTCTTGCTTTGCGGCACTTAGGCAAAGCTCAATGGCGCTACGTGCATCGTTACCAGTAAGGGCACGAGTGCGAAGATTTTCTGCAAGCTCGACAAACGCATCCCATGGCAGGCCTTGCCCGTCTGGCCCACCGTGTGTGGGAACTTGCTTGACACCAAAGGTAACCATGGCGTCTAGCGCCATCCGGCAACCATCAAAGAATACAGTGTTGCCTTCTTTTGCAGTTGCTTCAATGACACCTTCTTTGAACAGTCGGCTATTGTCAGATTCTAGTTGTTGGATAATTTCAAAAGGTTGACGCATTTATTTTTCCTATTAGGCGACTTGATAAGGCTTGTTCCAAGAACCAATGTTAACATCAACGTACCAACCCACATCAAAGTAATCAGTTTGAATGTCCGAGTTGTCGTGATTACCCTTGTTCATAGCGGTCAACACTTCAGTAAGGAATTGTTTTGCATCGCCGGAGAAGTGGTCCTGATACCAGTAAGGGTTAACGTCGAGGGTTTTGTTTTTACGGATGTATGCAACTTGGTCGTCTGACATGTACTTAGCATAAGGCTTTTCCTTGTCAGTTGCAATGAAGTTTTCAATGAAGTCGATGGAACCTGACTTAATGTTCAAAACAAAAGTGCTGTGGTTACGCACAGCCAGCGAACCTTTGATGCCGTACTTTTTAAGGATGGCTTTGATAACTGGGGTACGTTCCGCCTTGCGCTCTTGATTGAAATAAGCCATTTAAAACTCCTGTTTTGTTAACGTATGCATGTATTATACAATTAATTGGATTTATTGTCAACTAATTACTTGCACTTTAAAAGCAGAAATAGAGCCGTTGTCGCCTGGAATGTTAACAGTAGTAGAAAACTTAACACCTTTTTGTACAGGAATTCGCAGGGTGAGCCAAGTGTTAAGGAAGCCAGGCTTGGCAGTGGGGCCAACTTTAATGTTTTCAATGATAGCAGAACGAGTGCCAGCGGCGCTGGTGTAACGAATTTCAGTACCAATTGCGAGTTCCATTTAGTGCTCCTTGTTTTGTTGCGCTATGATGTTATTATACAATTAATTGGATTTATTGTCAATTGGAAACTTAACCCTGCCCAAACAGGCCATCATTAGCTGTCCATCAAAATCAGCAGGTAGTACTTCAGTACTACATTTTCTGTAGCCCGAACGTTCCTTTTTATCTGCTATCCGCCCAGCGTCCCATGCATTTTCGTGTTGTTTAAATGCAACACTTTTGCCACGTTTGCCCCAGAAGCTAAAAAGCCCTTGACTAGTTTTTACTAGTCCCCAAATCTTGTCGTGTCCTTCTGTGTTGTTCCACCCTAAGAACAGGAAGTCATCTACAGCAAATTCCATAGCACCTCAAATTTGTTAACTATTTCGCTATTATACAATTAATTGGATTTATTGTCAATAGCCCATTTCCCTTCAGGGCATCGGGTCTTTTTGAAGCTGGCTTTAGCAGGCAAGTAGCACCAGCACTTTTTACAAGTCCATGCAGCCTGCACAAAGAACGGACATGCAGTACACACATCCAAACGTCTTTGTTTTTCGGTAGCAGGGACTCTTTCAAGCATACACTATTTAATTGCTCGAAATTCATTTCGGTGTTATACTAGCGTTTTGACCACCCGCTTAAATATTACTATGAGCAACGACACACTTGTATTGAACGCAGACTATCAACCTCTGTGCTTGGTTCCACTGAGCACTGTTGATTGGCAAACTGCTATTAAGGCCGTCTTCTCAGAGAAGGCTATTGTAATTAAAAACTATGACGACTGGGAAGTGCATAGTCAGCATCTGACGATTCCTGTCCCCAGCATCATTGTGGCTACAAAGTATGTCAACCCTAGCTTTGGCGTAGCGTTCAACCGTAAAATGGTTTACATGCGTGACGGCTACCGTTGCCAGTACTGCGGCGATGAGTTCCATGCCGACGACCTGACTTTTGACCACGTGATTCCGCGTAGCCAAGGCGGCGAAACTAACTGGGACAACATTGTAACGGCTTGCCGTACATGTAACTTCGTTAAAGGTACTGACCCAATGGAACCTTTGGTTGCACCACGTGCGCCAACGTATTGGGAAATGGCTAAACTTGCTCGTAAACAAACAATTTACATCAGGGACGAAGCGTGGAAGGAATACATCCACTGGCCTGATGAGCTAGTAAGGGCCGCATGACAGTAGACGGAAAAGGTATAAGCCATAGTAGGAGTGCAGTAGATCCGGCAATTAGCAATTACGACAAACTAGTTGCGGAAACTGCGCTTCTTGGTATAGGCGATTTCGAACCGTTAGACTTCTTAGTTAACACTGCCCAGCTTGAACAAGAGCTGGCAGTGTTTTCTACTGACTGGGTCGATTACTTGCCGCGCACTGATAGGCCAAACAATCGCAAAGGCCTTAGCTTAACTACATTGGACATCGAAGGATGGGATCATCGTAGCTTGCCCAGCTTGCCTGAAGCCGCACAGGCCTTGGGTCGACCTGTTGGAGACAGTGCATTTACTAAACCCACTGCTCTATATGATGCTTGTGCTAGCTTGCACCCATTGTTTGAAGAGTTCGCTCCCATTGGGCGTAGCTTTTTTGTTAAGTGTGGTACTGGTGGCTACTTTGTTCCCCATAGGGATAGCCCGGGATTCCCACGTAGAGAATTTAGATTAGTATGCTTTGTTAAGAATGTTGCACCGTTACAGTATGACTGGTTAATGGATGATAGAAAAATTAACATTGAACAAGGCCGTGTATACTATGTGAACACGAAAAAGACGCATAGAACGATTAGCTGGACAGATGATAGCATCCACTTAATCATGAACATACCATTTACAGTTGCCAACGTCAATAAGGTTATTGCCCATTTGCAACACAGACATTAATGCTTATTACATGCGGACCTGCCAACGACCGTAGGACGTTTAATATATACATTCCTGAGTGGCCAAAGAAGATTGGTGTAACAGTTAGTGGCGGCATGGACAGTGCAATACTGTTATACCTTGTAGCAAAACTAAACAAAGAGTCGGCACACCCTAAGGAATTAATTCCTTTTACAGTACCTCGTACGGACGGTGCTTACCGTTACAGTCCTGATATTGTGCAATATGTTAATAGGGTGTTAGATTTAAACTTACCTGCACCTATCGCCATCGGCGATCCAACAGTACATCACAGCAAGCAGGTGGAAACAGGTACAGTGGCCATGCTAGACAATGGCATTGTGGATTATATATTTTACGGTAGCCAACAAACTCCGCCAAAGACTTGGCCCATGCCCGGGCTATATCCAGAACGCCCTACACACAACAAGTATAAACGTGCCCAAGTGCCCTTTGTGGACTTAGACAAGCGTCATACTACCGAGTTGTACTATCAGTTCGGGCAAGAAGATTTATTGGAACTTAGTCACAGTTGTACAGAGAAACAAGTGGGCAGATGCGGACAATGCTTTCAATGTGCAGAACGTCATTGGGCTTTTACACAATTAACCAAACGAGATCCAGGTATACAGTAATGGCTTACTTTTTAGAAAATGCTGTAGATTTATATACTCGCACCCAGTTGCTAATGGAGCACAGGGCCGCAGGATATAAAGAAGAACTAAAAGACTACGACCCTAACAGCTATGCACAGTACAAGGGCAGGTACTTTAGTAACTTAACACCTAAGGTGCTGGAGATTATCACGCCTATTATTGATAAAGAGTTAGGCGAAGGCACTTGGAAGATAGACAGCGGCAACTTCTTCGACACTAAAGTGCCGTATAGAATACACACTGACACAGGATTGCCTGATGTAAGTCCATGGAAAACGTTTGTATTCCCACTTAAAGTATTTGCTGGCACTGACTATGACCCAAGTAAAAATGCTTTGTACGTACTAAACCAACGTTGGTATGGACCTGCGGCATTCTTTGTTAAAGGTAGCACAGATGTTGAAGAAGAATACAACAAAGTGGTAACTGATTACCGGGATGTTGCAGAACTATGTACGGGATTCGACGAAGACTTAGTTGCAGATTGCAGTCACTTGCCTCGTAGTAACTTTGAAGGCCTTACAGTCAAACAACGTTTTGATTGGAAACCAGGAAATGTATTAGTGTTTGACCGCAGGCACTTGCATGTTGCTAGTAACTTTTTACGAGCTGGCGCTCATGGTAAGATTGGGCTCAGCGTGTTTACTAGTGCGATAGAATAACATTACTTTAACATTTTGTTAAGTTGCGGAGTGGCACCGACGAGTTCTTGACATACATTTAGATACGCTATTTCCTGTGGTTTGTGTGTAGTTGACGGCATGTCATATTCTTTGCCACATACCGTTACTTTAACTGTGGTAATTTCGCACGGCTTTGCCCAAAGGCTAACTTCGGCACCGCCTAATATTGCTTCTCTTAGAGAATCGCGGATAACAACGTCGGTGTCGTCGCGTTGTCCGTTTGGTCTTGCTTTTCTACCATGCGAAGATAATCGACCAAACCTAGACTCTGTGCCCGTGCCTGGCTGATCATTGAATGCCGTTTGTTTCCTACGAACTCCCAATGGCTTTTCCGTTTCGCCAATTTTAACAACAGCTCCGTTAACTACAATAAAATACACCCACGATGTATGAGAAGAAAACATTGAATTGAAGTTAATGTTAATATATCTCCAAAAGTTTTTAGTTAGATCTTTAATTTTAACATTACAGATATGTTTGAACCCATCTGGAATAAAATAGTCTATGTGTACATTAAGTTTGTTAGGATTTAGGTATTTCCCGCAAATTGCAGAATCGAGTAATGTAGTAACCGAAGTCACCGCCTCGCTCGGTTCTTTTTCGATAATATCAAATAACCTATTGAACGACATATTAACCTCTCCGCATACGGCTGATTTCTACAGCCTCTTCATCACTGAACACAGGAACTGCATTGCTCTTGTGCATGGTCGCGATACCTTTAACTTTGGTACCGGTATAGACTTTTGGCGCGGCCATAGTAGCTACACCGTTGTCTTGCCCCAAACTTTTGATGTGTTGGGTAGTTTCTCGGCCTGGCGGCGGCTTGAGTGAATAAGTGCTAGTCAGAGGAGCCGCTTCCATTGCACGTTTGCGCCGTTTATCTTCTGCCGTAATGCCGTAAGACTTTTTAAGTTCGGTCCAGCTAGCATCAAGTGCTTCTGCTCTGCGCTTGGCTTCTGCGCTTGCAAACTTACGTTTACCTTTTTTCTTGCCAGTGGTACTGAGACTGGGGTGTGCAAGGTGCATGGTCATAAAAATCTCCAGAAAATTGCCAAATAAATACTATTTTACAATAAATCATTATTCATGTCAACCGATTTAAACAAAGGATATCAATGCGGACCCAAGGACTGCGCCATTATTATTAAAGAAAATGGCCAGCTAGATTTTATCTACCCTAGCCTAACAAACAGCATTGAGTTGCCGAAAAATGTAGAGTTCTTCAAAGAGGTTATTAAGCTAATTAATACCCAAATGCTCAACGACGACAACATTTCGGATTTACTTGACAAGATTGAAGTACAACGAGCAAAGCCTACTTTGCATTAAGTATGTAGTTTATTTTACTGGTAAATATTAGTATGGCAACATTAACATATAAAGGCTTTACAACACAAAATGACGCACTAAAAGCGTATGATGTTGACCTAGCCAAGCAGGACTTAATGAATCATTTCATGACTCGCAAAGGCGAGCGTGTTATGGCTCCTGAATTTGGTACGAACATTTGGGAACTGTTATTTGATCCGTTAACTCCAGAATTACAAAACTACATTAAACGTGAGTGCGAAATGATTGTTGCACAGGATATTAGATTTCAGTACATGGGTACAGAAGTAATTCAAATGCCCAGCGGTTTCACACTAGTAATAAGATTGATATATTTGCCAGATAACTTAGTAACAGATTTACAAGTAGAATTTGATGCTAATTCGGCAATACAATAAGGTTAAGCAATGACTCAAACTATCAGACAAGAAAATTTATTTGCCGCAGAGAACTGGCAAAGTGTATATCAGAGTTTTAGAAACGCTGATTTCAAAGCCTACGATTTCGACACATTGCGTTCGGCAATGATTGATTATATTCGTACCAACTATCCAGAAGATTTCAACGACTGGATCCAGTCCAGCGAATTTGTTGCCCTTATTGACTTAGTTGCCTTCTTAGGACAAAACTTAGGTTTTCGTATTGACTTAAACAGTCGTGAAAACTTCATCGACACAGCAGAGCGTAAGGAAAACGTATTACGTCTTGCTCGTTTCTTAAGCTACAACCCTAAGCGTAACATTGCCGCACAGGGTTTGATGAAAATTAAAGCCATTAAGACTACAGAAAACGTCTTGGATAACACAGGCAATAACTTAGCTAACAAAACAATTCAATGGGCAGGTGTAAACGACCCTGATAGCTTTGAAAAGTTTATTACTATTATGAATAGTGCGTTCAGCACTAACCATTTGTTTGGCAATCCCATTAAAGCAGGTACAGTCGGTGGCGTGACTAGCCACTTGTACAGTTTAAACAGTATTCCAGACCAGCAAGTTGCAATCAGCTACACTGCATCTGTTGCAGGTGTTAGCAGTAACTTTGAAATTTGTAACAGTGACTTTGCCGACTTGGGTTACTATGAAGAAGCAACACCAGATCCAATGTCTGCGTTTAACTTGTTGTACCGCAATGACGGAACAGGTAATACTAGCGCCAACACTGGCTTCTTTGTTACATTCAAACAAGGCCAATTAAACAAAAACGATTACCAACTTAACGATTACATTGAAAACCGTGTGTTAGACATTGACATTGAAAACATCAATGAGCAAGACGTTTACGTACAAACAATTAACGAAGATGGTAGCGTTGTAACTAACTGGAAAAATGTGCCTAACCTAGTAGGCAACAACGTAATTTATAACAGTTACAGTCTTGGTGAGCGTAAGATTTGTAGCATTATTACTCGCGACAGTGATAAGATTAGTATTAAGTTTGGTGATGGCTACTTCAGTGATGTACCGCGTGGTATTATCCGTGTTTGGAGTCGTACTAGCAATGGCTTAACATATACAATTCGTCCCGATGACATGAAAAACATCACTTGGGATATTGCATACTACGACAAAGTTGGTAAGAAGCAGTTCTTGACATTGATTGCTGACTTAGAATATAACGTAAACAATAGCACACCGTCCGAAAGCATTGACAGTGTTCGTGCTAACGCACCTAGTGCATACTACAGCCAGGACCGCATGGTCACAGGCCAAGACTATAGCGTATATCCATTAACACAAAGCTCTAACATCTTAAAGATTAAAGCGGTTAATAGGATTCACAGCGGCTTTAGCAGATATACTAACGTAACTGATCCAACTGGAACTAACCAAAGTTTGGATATCTTCAGCGATGATGGTTATGTTTACAAAGACGAGTTCTATACAACCAATTACTATACAGTTAGCAACAATTACTTTTTGCGTAACTTAATCACCGAACACATCTCTGGGGCATTTACACAACCTGAAGTTGTTAACATGTTCTACAGCATCTTCCCTGCAATCACATACAGTGAAATTACAGGAAGCCCTACTTCTGTGGCATGGAACCGTGCCACAATTAACAGCGGCACAAGTACTGGTTACTTTACGGGAATCCCACAAAGTGGCACAACTGCCGAAGTTATTAAAGTAGGATCGGCTACTACTGGTCTATTGCGTTTATTGCAACAAGGATCCTTGATAGAGTTTGACAGTGCAGGCACAAAAACATGGGCCGCAATTACTAACGTATATGGCAATGGCCTGGGCGAACAGGATTTAAACGGCGTCGACACTGGCAAAAAGCTAGACGGCTCAGGCACTGTAGCACTAAGCAAAAACATCAAGTCTGCTAGCACTATTTCTAGAATCATTCCTAGATTTAAGCAAGAGTTCAGTGCAACTGAGTACGGATTAATCTTCGACTTGCTAGTGGCCAAAAACACTTTTGGTATCCGTTACGATTACCTAACACAAACTTACAAAATTGTAAGCCAAAACAACTTAGGATCTAGTACATTTTACAGCACTGAGTTTGCCGGAGACACTAGTGAGCTAAACAAAGACAACAGCTGGCTGATTAAAGTAACTTACGAAAACGGACAGTATGTAGTAGTTAATAAAGCTATTCGTTACATTGTCGGTAGCGAAAACAAAGTACGTTTCTTCAATGAAAACTTTAAGAAGGCACTTAACAACGAAACAACTAAAGTAGAACGCGACAGTATCTACTTCTTGCAAACAAACACCAATGCTGAAGGCACAGGTATTCTAGGCAAGAAGGCAGAGTTCAAGAGCGACAAGTATTTCATTGGCGCAGACAGTTATACAGACAACACCAAGTTGGTAGTAGCAGTGTCTGACGACAACAGTGACTTCTTACCCGACGATCCATATGTATTTGAACGCCTAGTAGGCTCTAACCAAATTAAAGTTGACTACACAACAGTTAACGGAATTACATTCCAACAAGCATATGGCGACGATTATGAAGACACTGCAACAACACAATATGTAACTGGACGTAAAGACTTGTACATGCAATGGCATCATGTTGCTGAAAGCAATCAGCGTATTGATCCAAGTACAATTAACATTATCGACTTGTTTGTACTGACTAGCGACTACGATTTAACATATCGTCGTTGGTTAAAGAACGGCGGCAAAATACAGGACATGCCGCTTCCTCCAACACCGCAGGAATTGTATCAAAACTTTGCCGCGTTGGAAGAAGTTAAGACTAGTAGCGATACTATTGTATATCGTCCTGCCAAGTACAAGTTGCTATTTGGAAATCATGCAGACAAAGAACTAGTTGGCAAATTTAAAGTTATTAAGATGCCAGGTACAGCAATGACAGACAACGAAATAAAGAGTAAAGTACTAACAGCCATTGATGAATTTTTCTCTATTATCAACTGGACATTTGGTGAGACATTTTATTTCACTGAACTTGCGGCTTACATTCACACTAAGCTGGCAGGATCAATTAGCTCTGTGGTATTAGTACCACAAGGCACAAGTACAACATTTGGCGACCTGTTCCAAGTTAGCAGTGGCGCAAATGAATTGTTCATAAGTAGTGCAACAGTAGATGACATTGATATTATCACTCAACTAACTGATGTTAATTTAAAACAGATTAAGGGTTAAGATGGCAGAAAAAAAGAATTTCTCCGCACAGCCAGTAGTAGCTAGCAAGAACACAGTACCTGGGGAAGCATCAGGTAATGAAATATTACAAACAAGTAATTTCTTGCCCGGCTATTTCCGTACGGATACTAACGTAAAGTTTTTATCTACTACACTAGACAAGCTAGTAAGCAAAGGCACGCCTGAAGATATTAACTTGTATGTAGGTAAGAAGAGTGGTACAGTATATCGTCCTACTAAAGACTTTTACTTAGAAGAAAACAGATCCATTAGAGCAGACTATCAGTTAGAGCCAGGTGTTGTGTTTAAAGACATTGACGGCACTATCACTAACGCACTGGCCTATGACGATTTTATGGATCAGTTAAAACTTAACTGGTCGAAGACTAAACCCGACTACTTGGACAGCGAGTACTACATTTGGAATCCTCCAATTGATACTGACATGTTTACTAACTTTACTAGTTACTACTGGTTAAAGTTTGATCCATTACCTATTCAGTTAGAAGGCACAATTAACGTAACTACCGATATCATTGGCAAGTTGCAGTACACTACTCCTGTACAACCAAACGGAAAAACACTTACATTCCATAACGGCATGAAAGTGTACTTTATTAACAAGAACGCTATCACTAGTTTTAGTGGCCAAAACCCAGGTACGGGTTACACTAATGGCTACTATGCAGGTGTAACACTAGTTGGACAAACTGAAGATGTCACTGGCGCAGGTGTTAAGGTTAACTTAACAGTTGCAGGCGGAGCAGTAACCGAAGTTGAATTAGTAGAAGGTGGCCAAGGATATAAAGTTGGCGACATGCTACGTTGTGGCCCAAATATTATAGGTGCAGGAACTAACTTCTCTGTAACAGTAACAGCAATTACAGCACCGACAGTGACTCCAAGTGAATATGTTAGCGATCCTGATCCGCTAGCTGATCCAACTTACTTTATTGTTAGTGGCGTTGGTGACAGCATCAAACTAGTACCTAGCGCACATTTAGATGCACGTACTCCTTATACCATGTTGGCTTATGTACCATGGGATGGAGTAAACTGGGATCGTAAAAAGTGGGACACTAGCGAGCCAGCACCGATTCAAAAAGAATATATTGTAATGGAACGCGGCGCCAAGGATCAAAACCCATGGAGCAGAACTAACAAGTGGTATCATGTAGATGCAGTTAAGGCAGTGTGTGAGTTCTTGGATGTTAACAGTGCTGACTACTTAAAGATTGACCAACGTGCTGCCCGCCCTATTGTACAATTTAATTGCAACATTGAATTGTTTAACTACGGTAAGAACCCTATTACACCTGTTGACTTAGTTATTGATGGTATTGCACCTAGCACAATTACTAGCGAAACCGCATACACTGTTGACGGTATAACTCTTAAGAATGATTACAGAGTGGTGTTTATCAACGGCAACAATACTTACAACAATAAGATTTTCCGTGTTACTGGTGTAGGTACTGGCATCAGCTTTATTGCAGAACCGGACAACATTCCTAGTGCAGACGACAAAGTATTTGTACTTCGTGGTAGCACATACATCTATAGAGAAATGTGGTTTGACGGATTCAATTGGCTATTGGGACAAAACAAAACTAAGCGTGACCAATTCCCGCTATTCACATTGTATGACAAAAATGCTGTGGGCATTGGCAATACAGCAGAGTATCCAGATAGCGACTTTGCCGGAAATACATTGTTCCAGTATCAAATTGGTACAGTCTACGACAACGAGTTAGGCTTTAACATTGCCTACGAAAGCACAAACTTTGACATCATTGATAATGCTAGTCCGTTTGCAAAAACATTTACTAACATTGTATTTGACGTAACACAACACAACCCTATCTATTATAAAGATACATTGGGTTTACGTAGTCAAATTGCTGGCAACTACTACTACCAGTACTGGGATGAAAAATTAGGACGTTACAACCAAAGCAATGGTTGGGTTAAGAACAGTGAGCCTCCAAAGACTTACCAACGTATCAGTAAAACAGTTAACAACAAGTTAACAGACAACGTTGTTACAATTCCATTAGACAGCACACCTAGCTATAGCTTTATGTTAACACAAGAGTACGGCCAAGCTGTATTTTGGTGCCTAAGTAAAAATGGCGAATGGGAAAGATTCGACCCAGTTACTAACACGCTAGTAGTGCCACACATGGACACAGCAACAGTGCTTAACATGTCGGGTCTACCGTTGACATTTGTCGACGACGATAACAATCCTGATTTAACTATTGTAACTAACAACGGCGCATCGTCCGGGGTGATTGAAATTACTTGTTTAGATAAAGTCAACTTGCGTTACACATTTAACGGCCAAGTTGGACAAGTAATTGTCACTGATACGTATAACGATCCTCGCAGTTTCCTTGTACGTATTAATGGTTACGACAAAACAGTTGGATTTACCTACGATGTAAACAACGGTGCAATCGACGTTACGGTTGACAGCACAGTGTTAAAAACCGGCGACATCATCGAGATTTTATTTGAAAGCTCGTTAGAGTGGGGCACGTATGCAGTACACAATACTATAGAAGCAAACGCAAACAACGAAACGTTTATGAGCGTGGGCTACAACCAAGTATTCAACCACTTCAAGAGCAAACTACTAAGCACATATGGCTTAGAAGGGGAAGGCTATGGTAAAAACAACTACTACAACATTCACAAAAATGCTGGCGCTGGTTGGGTAATCCAACAACAAGAAAACAGCTCATTGAAGTTGGCCGCACTATTGCGCTTGAATGAAACTAACCCTATCAACGTATTGCGTTTTGGTGCAGAACAGTCTAAGATTTTTAGACAAAAGTTCCTACAAAAGATTTCTGTATTAGTAACAGAAGTGGACGTTGTTGAGTTAACTACAGCAGAGTTATTAGATAAAGCGTTGACAGATATCAACGTAGGTAAGAGTCACGACTTTACTCATGCATACAGTGACATGTTGTACTATGGTCCAGTAAAGAGTTCAGTTAGCTATGTTATCAATGATTTGGCACCAGCCACTGTGACCTACGCATTACCAATCGCCGTTGACACTACAGATCCGTACCGTAATCATGTTTACGTTTACGTTGACAATGTAATTAAAACACAAGGTGTGGATTATATCTTAAATGCAACAACAGTAGAATTCACACAACTAACAGGCCCATGCACAATTAAGATTGTTGTATACGAAACAAAAGATAATTGCTTCGTACCAACATCATTGAGCAAGCTAGGTATGGCACCTGTATATTGCCCACAAGTTATCGTAGACAGTACTTACCCTACACCAACTAGCTTTATACAATGCCACGATGGTAGCATGATTGTAGCGTACAACGATTACCGTGATGCAATCATTTACGAATTTGAAACAAGAATTTACAACAATATTTGCGACAAGTTTAAGGAAAAGCGTTTCCCATGGGCAAACGCTGAGCCAGGCGTGTTTAGAGCTACCCGTGTTACTAGAGAAGACAAAGCCAATTATCTAGGTGATTTGTTTAGACTATGGAAAACAACTAACGGTGTTAACGATTTAGATAACAGCCAGTTCTACCAACAACCTAATAAGTTTACATGGAACTACTCTACTGTTAGTAGCGGCCTGGGCGGCAGTTGGAGAAGCATTTATAAAGCGTTATACGACACTGACCGTCCGCATAGCCATCCATGGGAAATGGTGGGCTACAGTATTAAACCAACTTGGTGGGACACATACTACAGCTGGACCGATCCATACAAGCGTCAGCCATTGATTGATGCATTACAAGCAGGTAATGTGGCTTGCCCACCTAGCATGGTAATCGACCATAAATTTGCTCGCCCTACAATGACTTTCCCTGTGGATTATGCAGGACAGTTGCAAGATCCAGTTACAGCGGGATTGTTGTCCGCACCTACACAAGAAAACGCACAGTTGAATTGGGTTGCAGGTGATATTGGTAACCAAGAACTTGCATGGGTTCGCAGTGAAGAATATCCATGGGCAATGGCCCAATGGTACTATACTGTAGCACCTAACAAGTACATCGAAAAGTCATGGCAACCAGAATATGCAGGTACTGACTTTTACAATACGCAATACTCTGTTAGCCAATTGCAAAATGCTAGACCAATGGTAGGCGACTACTTGTTCCATAGAGAACTATTTGACGGCAACGTTACAGTTCGCTATGGTTTAGAAAACGTTATTGCCGAAAGTTTAATCAGCGATAGCAAAACATTGGCTGATTACTTCTACGACCTGATTCGTTATGCAACAGTGCAGAACATCTTTAAGGTTGGCGGTTTTGCTGACAAGCGTAACTTAACGTTCCTTGCAGATAGCTTGAAGACACAAAGCGGTGGCAACTTCATCCCTGAAGAAAATTACAACTTAACCTTCTACAAAGGTACTCCATACAAAGAGTTCTTCTACAGTGGTGTTAAGGTAGTTTACAACGGCACTGGATATGAAGTACAAGGTTATGACTTTGTAAATCCATACTTTACAGTATACAAGCCAAAGAACTCTAGCCGTGTAACAGAATTTACATACGGTAACATTACAGTTAAAGAAGCACTAGACTGGGAAACAACTGCTAGTACAGTTGACTACGGCACTACATTTAACAGCAGAGAAGGCGTTGTTAACTTCCTATTAGGATTACAACGTTGGATCTTGGAACAAGGCGTTGTGTTCACCGATTATGACAGCAACATGAACAGCATTAAAGACTTCCGTCAAAGTGCTCAACAGTTCTTGTTCTGGAGCGAAACAAAGTGGACAGATGGATACTATATTGCCCTAAGCCCATGTGCCAACAAGTTAGTAATTCAAAACCCACAAGGTTTCGTAGAAGACTTTAATCAATTAAGCAGAGGCTTTGCTCCTCTAATTGATAAGGACAAAGTGCCATTGGATGTTAGCAACGTTCGTGTAACTCGTGCAGACGACGGCGTAACAACAGTTACAACAAAGAGCGACCAAACTGGTTTGTTTGGTGTTCGTATCCGTATTATCGACATTGAACATGCTGTAGTATTCGATAACATTACTGCGTTTAACGACATTGTATACGATCCTATCCTACGACTAAAACAGTACCGCTTGAAGTTTATCGGACAGCGTACTGCTGATTGGATGGGTCGTCCAAGTGCTCCTGGTTACTTGATTAACGGTAGCACAGTGATTGCTAACTACGATAGAACAATTAGCGATATGGAAACCAGATACTTCAACGTTGAAGGTAGTACATTGAACACACGTTTAGTTGAAACTGCACGTCACAACTTGGGTATCAACACTACGAGCTACTTAGATAACTTGTTACTGAACCCAAGCGTGGCGTTTGAATTCCAACGCGGCATGATTCGTCAGCAAGGTACTCCTGCGGTATACAACAAGCTATTGCGTAACACAAACGTTGAAGGCACAATTAGCACATTACAAGAACTTCAAGTAGATGAAGAATGGATGTTTAAGCTAGGTGAGTTTGGTGCAAACGAAACACAAACGTCGTGGGAATTGCAATTAAGACAACGTGAATTTAAAGACAATAAACAGTTGTTTAGATTCCTACCTGACTATGACCCTAATACTGAACGTAGTAATGTTGACAGAAGCACTGATAGAGTTATTGATGTTATGTCGTCCGACAATCGTTGGATTGATAGACCTGGTACAAGTAATTTAGAATTCCCTGTTCGTAAGAAAACAGAGATGACCGACGACCAAAACGAAATCGTATTTGATACAGACTTGCCTAACGCTGGCTTTATTAACTTTGATGATGTAGACTTTGTAACCAGTGACGCTACTACTGTTGTAGATTTATACGACAGTATAGATGTTTCTACTAAGCCTACTATTTGGTTAGGTAACTATAAAGAAGGTAACTGGAGTGTAATTGCACAACAGAATTCATACACTATTGTTGAAATCGTAAAAGCAGATGCTAGCCCAACCGGTGCAACAAACGTAGTGTTCGATACAGCTCATAGCTTTGTTGTTGGTGATGTGTTATACATTACTGGTAGCGACAGTAGTGCAATCATTGATGGCATAGTAACAGTGGCTAAAGTAGTAGACACCTTAACCGTTCAAATTTCTACTATTATCACTGACGCAGGTACAACGGGTACTGCATACTTGTATGCTCCGGTGGTATTTGAAACTAAAGCAGAACTTGAAGCTACCCTAGACAATACTCGTTACAATTGGATTGACAACGAACTAGCCTATGTAAAAGAAGACGCAGGTTACACAGTATATCAGTGGCAAAGCGAATATCGTACTGGCGACGATATCACTATGATTCCTGTACTATATCAAGCGTTTGATCAGTACAGCAAAGAAACTCCTTTAGTGGATACTTACAAGATTCACGAAGCTAACATATATGACCACAAGTTAGACAGAATTTTAGTTGACTTAGAACTGTTTGATCCATACAAGGGCGTTATCCCAAGCGTAGCAGATATTGAAATTGACCACAAAGGCAGTGTAGATCCTGCACAATACGAATTCAGTACTGATGACAATGTTACAGTTAACAGCGATAGTCCATGGGGCGAACGCCAAGTTGGTACAGTATGGTGGGATACCGGCAACGTCAAGTATGTTGAGTACGAACAAGGTACACTAGACTACAGAAGTAAAAATTGGGGCAAGTTGTTTACTGGAAGTACTATTGATATATACGAATGGATCGAAACCTCAGTTGATCCAGTGGCATACAATGATGCAGTAAGTAAAGGTACTCCGGTCGACGGACAAGTTCCTAGCGGAACAGCAAAAGTAACACCAACGGCAGATATTAGCAACACTAGCTATTCTACTAAAGTGTATACTACTGAAACGGGTGCAGATGCAACCAAGTATTATTTCTGGGTGAAGAACAAAACTACATTGCCTGGCAATCGTAGAGAACGTCGTATACCTGTAGCTAGCTTGGCTAGCATAATTACTGACCCAACTAACAACGGTATCAGTTGGTTTGCTCCTATTAGCAAAGACTCGTTCATTGTTGCTAACGTATCACAGTTCTTAAACGACACTACGACTAGTTTGCAAATCAAGTTCAAGTCAGATGAAACAAACGTACACAGCCAATGGATGATCCTGCGCGAAAACGATGGCACTGTTGGTATTCCTGAATGGCTACACATCAGACTGCGTGACAGTTTAGTTGGTTACGACAGTACGACTTATGTGGCAGACTACACTACATACCAAGCTAATACAGCGTATGTGTTTGGTTCGATTGTTAAACAAAACAACAGCTTCTATAGAGCTTATAGAACATTCACAGACGATGATGTTACAAAAGCGTTTGGACAACAGCCGTTCTATAAGTTGTATGAGTACACATTGCTGGCTAACAATACAATTAGAATGCCATTGCCAAATGACGTACCTGATCCAAGATTGAATCAGTTTAATCGTTACGGTAACCGTATTCGTCCTACACAACAAAGCTGGATTAGAAACCGTAGTGAAGCTCGCAGAAACTTTGTAGAAGTTGCTAACCAGTTGTTGGCAAAGATTGACCTAGTAAACACAGTAGCTAATTGGGATGACCATTTGCATGATTTTACTAAAGGCGAGTACGACTATCAATTGACTAAGTTCTGGGATTACATTGATTATGTAGATCCTGCTTACGACGATACAATTCCATATAGCTATGAAGTTGAAACTGAACAACAAATTTATCAGTTAACTGCAACGCTAAACAATGGCGACTATGTTTTAGTTAAGAACGATGCCATTGGTAAGTTTGCAGTATATGAATATGTCGATGAGCAACAAGTTCTTCGTTACAGAAAGAACGGAACCATTGCTTTCAAAGAGATTTTATTCAATAGTCAAAAGCAACAAGATACATGGGATGCAGGTCCATGGGACTTTAAACAATGGGACCCAGAGCCAAGCCAAGAGTTTTATGAAATCTTAACTGCATTGCGCGAAGATATCTTCATCAATCAGTATGCAACATACTATAACAAACTATTCTTTGCTATGGTACGTTATGTATACAGTGAACACAACCGTGTTGAATGGATTGCAAAGAGTACTTACTTACACGTTGATAACTTGGCGGTAAAAGGCTTGGAGCAAAAGCCATTCTACGAAAAAGATACAGTAGAACAGTTTGTTGACTATATTGACCAAACTAAGCCGTATCGTAGCAAGTTGCGCGAAGTACTAGATACACGTAACGTAGACGACAGCGGTGACGTAACTGCTGAAGATTATGTATACCCGCACGTTACATTGAGATTTAACAGAACAGGACAAGGTCCAAGTTTAGTTAACACAATTAACGCTAACGTAGATGTTGAAGCGGGTATATTAACTACCATGGACTTCAACACATACGAGCCAGGACAAAACCGTCGTCCATGGGACTTCCCAGGTGTTGGTTTAGATCCAACCCGCGAACAGTTAGAAGCATTATTAGATGCAGTATACAATGGCGGTGATTTTGGTATTTTACCAGAACAGCTACAAATTGCCATCGACGGTGCACCATTCAATATCCAACGTTTGGAACAAAACCCAGACGAAGAATTGGCTATTTTACGTGCCGGCGACGCATTAGAAATTCTAGTAGAAACACGCTACTTAAAAGATACGCCTCCTGCCCCAGGAGAAAGCGAATACGAAACTTACAGTTTCCGTATGCTTAAAGCGTTAAATAATGAGTGGTCCTACAGTAGAATTGCTAACGATGCTAAGACAACATTAGTAACAGCAATAACTCCAGAAAGCGAGTACATTGAAGTTGCAGATGCTACCCGACTAAGCGGCGTTGATATTACGTTTAGACGCCCAGGTATTATATTCATTGGCGGCGAGCGTATTGAATACTATGAAGCTAACGGAAATGTGCTAGGTAAACTAGTACGTGGAACACTAGGTACAGGTGCTGCCAACCACAGCGCAGGTGCTATTGTAATGGATGCAGATCCATTACAAACAATTCCTGTAGAAAGAGAACGTACAGGGGCTATTATTTTCAACAAGCCTACTGTGATTTTCAACGAACTAGGAAAAACTATGAAAGAAAGCCGCACGTTGGCTACTATTTTCATCACTGAAAAACAGGGTGATTTAAATAGGTAAATATGTAAAATAAAAGGCAAAACCATGTTACCAAATGAAAATGCAAATCTAAAAATAGAAGGACATTTGAAAGTATTTGACCCAGCAACGGGTCAAGTATTTGTGAATCAGCGCAATGCAATTAACCCAGAAAACCTGAGTATTGCACTGGCACAGAGCCTAGCTTATGCTCACACAAGTCCAACAACACGAATCGGTCCTATCTTTGAAATGCACTTCGGCAACGGCGGAACTGTTATTGACTCTATGGGCGTTATTACGTACAAGGGCTCTAATGTTAGCGGCCAAAACGAAGATTTATACAGTCCTACATTTTTTAAAGTAGTTGACGGCAACGATACTGTTAATAACACAGATACTACTAGCAATTTTATTACGTTTGAGCACATTAATGGCTTAACTTACAGTGATATTGTTGTTAACTGTGTTATTGACTATAACGAACCTGCTGTGGGAGACACTACTTTTAACTTGGCAGGACAGTCGCAAGATGCTTTAGATAATGCTAGTACATTTGATGGCTCATTTGTATTTGACGAGATTGGCTTAAAAAGCAAAGGAACAACACTGAACGGTGGCTTATTGTTAACTCACGTTACATTCCACCCAGTACAAAAGTCCGCAAATAGACTCTTGCAAGTACGTTACACTATACGAATTAGAGTGGCCTAAGGTTGGTTAAATATAATATAACGAGGAATTAAGATGGCATATGATGTCAATAAAACAGATGGTACGCTACTGACAAGTATTGCTGATGGCACCTTGGATGTTAGCACCAGCATTAGGCTAGTAGGTAAAAACTACGCAGGCTATGGCGAAGTAATGGCTGAAAACCTAGTAGCAATGCTAGAAAACTTTTCATACCCTACGGCTCCTGCTAATCCTGTTGTCGGACAACTTTGGTTCAACAAAGGCAACAAGGCATTAAGCGTATTTGATACTAGTGGTGCATGGAAAGAAATTGCCAACAGATATATCAGAGATTCTGAGCCAATCGTCGACGGTAACAGAACTGGTGACTTTTGGTTTAATCCTACTACAAAGACATTGTACGTTTGGGACGGATCTAAGTGGGTAATGTTAGGATTCCCTGACAGTAACACTATTGTATATTCTAGTATTCGTGACGTTAACGGTTTATACCATGATGTTATTATTCACTATAATACTGAAAAAGTTCCAGCTGATCCGTTATACCCAACAGTAAACATTACAGCTACTAAGTTGATTATGGCAATTATGAGTGCAGACGAGTTTACTCCTGCTACTACAGAAACAGCCATTATCGGCGAGTTCCCAACGATCGGCAAAGGTATGAACTTACCAATCCGCACAGGAGTTAAGTTCCGCGGTGTTGCTGTACAAGCAGAATTTGCTGACGTTGCAGAATATTATGAATCAGATGTTCCTTATAGTCCAGGAACAGTGGTTAAATTGGGCGGAGAAAAAGAAGTCACACAAACACAAAGCGAAGCAGACGACCAAGTGTTTGGTGTTGTTTCTACTGACCCAGCGTTTATACTTAACGGTGCTGGCTTGCGTAAAGGTGCGGCACTTCCAGTAGCATTAACAGGTCGTGTACCAGTGCAAGTAATTGGCCCAGTATGGAAAGGCGCTAGATTAGTTTCTAGCCATATCCCAGGCGTTGCAAAAGCAGTTGAGCGACCAGACCCCTACACAGTAATTGGTCGATCACTTGCAAATTCAGATGATCAAGGAATACGATCAATCGAGGCTGTTGTAGGAGTACGTTAAAGTGTCAGATTTTATCCAAGGTCAAATAATAACAGCGGCTCAGTGGAATGAGCTAGCTCAGGCCGTGAATAAAATCTGGGGTGACGATATGGCCGGCGGCGGCCCAACCGCTGATCCGGTACTTAAAGAAGCATTAAAGTATGGCTGGGGACAAAGTCCGTTGGCCCAACAAGCAGTAGCAGGTAATACTATTGATCATACATTATGGAATAGTACAATTGATATTGTTAACATTTCTGCACATAATACAGGCGCCCTGGCATTAGGAACGAACTTAGCTAGAACAGCAACAGGACAAAAGATTACAGCAGCACAAGCTCAAGTGCTTAACGTCCTTAACTCACTAGTCGATGCAAATCGCAATAATTTAGTAGCGGCAAGAAAACAATTTGCCACACTAGGAACTAACTCTAGAACTGCTCCATGGAAAAATAAAATTTCCGCTGAAGTACATTATCAATTTGGTAGCTTTGACAACGCACGTTATTTCTTTAATAGTGGCGGACAGTTACGACTACATATGACGGCTAGCGGCGGATCAACCCGCGGATACCAGTCATGGCAACAAGTATACGGAAAGCTAGGTACATTTGTTTTAGATATCAACTCTTGCACTAACACCGGCACTTATGCTGTAAGTGAAAGCAAAGGCTTCTACGAATTGTCGGCCACAGAAACATTACTAATGACAGCTACCAGTTCGGGTAGCGGCAGTGGGTATGGCGGCTACGGCGGCTACGGCGGCTATGGGGGATACGGCTGTTATGGCGGCTACGGTGGCTACGGCGGCTATGGCGGCTACGGCGGATACGGAAGCTACTGTACATTCAGATTGAAAGTATACGGAAGATTGGTTGACAACGGCACAGTTGCTATTAGATTTGAAATGGATAGTACTGCATTTAGGATCAATGTTGACGGCACACATGTATTAACCGCCAACGTATTATATGCGGCCCCAGATACATACGGTGATGCACAATTCAATATTCCAGCTCCAAATTATTATTTGGCAGATGGATTTGACACAGCCGGCTTAGACAACTAAAATAATTGCGATAAATAACTGCGTACTTAATACACAGAGAGAATCGCAATGGATAAACGTCTTCAGGAAGCGTTAGACTTTAGTAACTATAGACTAACGCTATCTAATCAAAAAAACAATCTTAAACAACGAGCAGAAGTTCAAAAGCTCGTAAACCACAATAATGGAATCTTCACAGCTCGTGTAGAACAAATGGGCTACATAAGCTATTTGATTTCCAGCGGCGCAGAGCAACAGGTGTTCATGGACAACAACGATATACCTGTGCTAGTTAAAGACTTGCCTGTATTTTTAGAAAAACTTAACAGTGCATACACTATGGCTATGAATGAGTTCTTTGTGGAAAACGAAAAGCTCAAGCGCCTGCGTAATGTAAAAAGTTTGGTTAACTTAAATGAGTAACGGTGTAGTTCTTTTTGCCTACACTAACGATACTATCGATTACACTAAACTAGCTGTAATGACAGCGTTGTCTGTAAAGGCAAATTTAAAAAACAATAATGTAGCATTGCTAACAGATGTAAAAACACAGGATCATTTGTTGGCAACACATCCTGCTGATTTGATTAGATATTGCTTCGACAAAATTATAGTCGAAGATTTAACACACGATGAGAATACTCGTGTACACAACGACAGTCCGTGGCATTCTTTTAGAACACAGTTTAGCAACGGTAACAAACATAACGTTTACAATTTGAGTCCATGGGATAAGAGTTTACTAATAGACGTTGATTACATTGTAAACAGTAACGCACTAGACAGTCTGTTTGATTCTGATTATGAACTTGCACTGTTCAGAAATGCAAGAGGCTTACGATGGGAATTACCACACCACGAAGAACAACGTTTACATCCTGACGGAATCGACATGTGGTGGAGCACAGTTGTATATTGGCAACGTAGTGAACCTAGTACACAGTTCTTTAATATGTGGCACCATGTTAAAGAGAACTACGACTATTACAAGTTCCTTTATAAGTTCCCTGGTAAGATGTTTAGAACAGATTATGCGTCCAGCATAGCCATACATTTGTTAAACGGACAGCGAGAAGGTAACTGGGTTAAAGAAATTCCGCCTGGCACCATGCGTTACATGGATCAAAAAGATGAAATGGTAAGCATCAACGGCAAGAATGATTTTACTTTCCTCAGTAACTTCCATCATGAACCATGGCGAAATTTGCCAGTGAGGCTAGTCAATGAAGATATCCATATGATGAACAAGCTGGCGTTACTAAGGCACTATGATAAGTTTGTAAAGGAATACTATGTCTAAGGGAATTATAACTTATGCAAACAATGAGCAGTACATCAAGCAAGCGGTAATACTAGCAGTAACAGCACGTAAAAATAGTAACTTGCCGGTATCGCTAGTCGTTCCTGAATCCGTAGTAGTTGACGATTCATTTAGAAACTACTTTGATACAGTAATTTCGCTAGAGCTTAGTGTTGGGCCTGACAGGGGCTTATTAGATACTTTGACTAATAGTCCTTACGAAAATACACTGTTCTTGTATAGTGACTCTTTAGTATTGTCTGATATTAATGATATCTATGCACAGCTAGACTTTTATGACATTGTCATGAATGATCAGTTGCTCGACTTTAAAGGCAGCAACATTACTAGACAGTTATATGAGCAACGTAAAATTATAGTCAAGAACAATTTAACTGATGTATGGAGCAATGCTATCTTGTATAAGAAAACGGATAACTTGTTGGAATGGACCAAGTTGGCACACCGCATTATTACATTTTGGCAATTTTTCAGGGATCAACACTTAACTGAGTACGGTATAGACGATAAGCTACGTTTAAAGTTTAACACTGCATTATGTCTAGCTATGAAATTAGCAGACACTACTGTGGCCCGAGGATTTCCGCTTACAACATTATCCATGCAAGAAGAAAACACTGCAAGTTTAGCATGGGCCAACTTGGACTGGTTTGTATTTTTAAATGCATGGATATTAGACAACGGGCAAGTTAAAGTTGAAAACTATGTTCAGTCAGGAATACTTCATTACGGCAAGAGTTGGATGAACGATGATATTTACAATAGACTACTAAAAGTATATGCATGATAGTTTAAAACAATTTGCAGAATTTTTTGAAGTAGTCAAACAGCCGCCGGTACAGTACTACGTTTACTACAATCCAGAAAACGGGTCGATAGATAAAATACAAACACATCAGCAAGCCACCGGTGAGTATATAGTGTTAGATGACGCAAACAGTTATATACAAAGTATCCTAACTGCGAAGTCTAGTGAAAACGATTACATTGTTGCATTTGACAAGGAACAAGATACAAAAGGTCTTTTTAAGAAAGACACTTTCCTTAGAAAGCTACATTCTAATAATGACAACCTGTATGGTATACCGTTCAAAGCTGAAGCAGACTTTAAAGATCAAATCAATTTAAATTTTCATCTGAGTACACAACGACTGGAAATAGCAGTCAATAGGTCAGCGTTGGAAAACTTATTAAAGGCAGTACACACTGAAAAGATACATTTGCAGACTTCTGAAAAGATTGTGTTTTATATAACTGACAAATACGATCCAAACCTTATACACGATACGATTGTTTGCGACCCAGATGCATTATTAAATAGTAGACTAAATTTTAAGTTAGATTGGCTAACAGAAGAAAAGCTAAACAGAATAATAATTTGGACAAAGCGTTTCTTCCATTCGTATTCTTGGAGTTGGCAGGCAGTTCAATATGTTACCCCAGTGGCCAACGGCGACATATACAGCATCAATAATGGACATTGTTCCGCATCACCTGACTGCCACTTACGGTTGCAATTTACTAACAATGGTGTTATTATTACTAGTAACCTTAAAGATCCTGCCAACGTTAAATTTTATGATGAACTGGCATGCCATGTTATAAAAGGCAATGACCCTAGTCAGTACTATGGTACGTTTAGTATACCTCCTGATAAAGTTGCTAACGGCCAAACATACACAATCGATTATGTAAAGCCAATAGATGACTTAGGCATTATTTTTAATAACACGAATATACGATTACACTGGACAACAGAATGATAGTACCTATTACAGAATTTGATGTAGTTTTTATGAGCTACGATGAACCCAATGCAGATGAAAACTATGCAGACTTGCTAACTAAAATTCCATGGGCACTACGAAGCCACGGTGTTAAAGGTAGCGATGCTTGCCATAAGGCCGCGGCCGCGCTATGCTCTACAGACAGATTCATTACTATTGACGCTGATAACATTGTTAGAGAAGATTTCATGAACATTCAGATTGACATTAACAAAATTGACCGCAGTGATGTTATTAGCTGGGCTGGTAAGAATGTAGTTAACGGTTTAGTCTACGGCAACGGTGGGATTAAGTGCTGGCCAAGACATGTGGTAGAGCAAATGAAAAGCCATGAAGCATCGGATACACCCGAAAGCCAAGTTGATTTTTGCTGGAACATTAATTACATTCAAATGAATAATGTGTATAGCGATGTGCTTAATAACGCAACTCCCTATCAGGCATATCGTGCAGGATTCCGTGAAGGTGTAAAGCTAGGATTGGAGCGTGGCGTAACAGTTGATCCTAGAAAATTTAAACAAGCAGTTCACTATAAAAATTATCAACGTTTGCTAGTATGGGCTAGTGTTGGAGCAGATGTACCCAATGGCGAATGGGCAGTATATGGTACTCGTCTTGGATGTTACTTGACTAACATGAAACGAGATGAGTTTGATTTTGTCAATGTCAGAGACTTTGAGTGGCATGACGAATTTTGGGCCAAAGAAGTTGCACCTAAATTCTCTGGCAATGGCAAAACTTGTCCTCGTAGCGGATACAGCTGGGACCCGCAAGCATTACAACAGGAAACATTAAGACTGGGTGTAATATTAAAACAAGAATTAGGACTAGAGTTAGCAGACTTAGACGCCGAAGCAAGCAAATTCTTTAAAGCAACCTATGTAAACCCTAATAGGCTCGGACCAATGATTCGAGAGGACTCAGTACTCAAGGGAGTGGGATCAGACAATGAGTGATTATAGTTACTTTAATCAAAGATTAGGACACATTAAACAGGTTATCGATAATGTAAGTCCTAGCTTCTGTGCGGCTAAATGGACGCAAGTAACTATTCATTTACAAACAGGAATGACGCATAGTTGCCACCATCCTATGCAACATAAGATTCCGTTAGAAGAAATTAAATCTAATCCTAGCGCCCTGCACAATACTGCGTACAAAAAGAACCAACGTGCTCAAATGTTAAACGGCGAGCGGCCACGTGAGTGTGACTATTGCTGGAGAGTGGAAGATACAGAAGGTACTCACTTTAGCGACAGGATATTAAAGACTGCCGAAGAGTGGAGCTACCCATACATGCATAAGATTGTCAATGCACCGTGGGACGATAACACTATACCAAGCTATGTTGAAGTTAGTTTTGGTAACGGTTGTAATTTTAAATGTGCATATTGCAGTCCTGATATTAGTAGCAAGTGGATGGAGGAGTCCACTAAGTATGGCCCGTACAATTTGGAACATACTGTATTCAATAACGTTGAGCGTCTTAAAGAGCTGGATAGAATGCCTATACCTGACAGAGAAGACAATCCTTATGTAGATGCCTGGTGGGCTTGGTGGCCAGAGTTGTATCCTAACTTACACACATTCCGTATTACGGGCGGTGAGCCACTGATGAATAAAAATACATTTAGGACATTGGATTACATAGAAGCTAATCCTAACCCTAATTTGAATTTTGCAATTAACACTAACTTGTGTTTGCCTGACAGCATCATCGATAAGACTATTGCTCAATTGAATAGGATTACTTCTAATAAGGCTGTAAAGAAACTACACATCTATACTAGTGCTGACACTTATGGTCCACATGCAGAGTACATTCGCAATGGCATGGATTATAGACAGTGGTACAAGAACATGCAACGCATTATCAAAGAATGTCCGGATGTAAGCGTTACAATTATGGTTACGTTTAACGTAATGAGCTTGCCTATGTTTAAGTATTTCTTAGAAGATGTGGCAGCAATTAAGAACGATACAACAATTTTACGCACAGAAGAACGTAAGCATCCGTTGTACGTAGACTTTCCATATTTAAGACATCCTGAGTTTTTAAGTAGTTTGATTGCTAGTGATAGTATGAAGGCCAGCTTTAACGAATGTGTGGATTACATTAAAGAAAACTTAGGGCACGGTCACAAGCACCCGGATCACTTTGGGTTCTATCAGCATGAGCTACATGCCGCAGAGCGTATACAGCATTTGTTAGCCAATCATAAACTAAGTGAAGAACAATTAAAAAAGAATCGTAGAAGTTTTGCATTGTTTATTGAAGAGCATGACAAGCGCCGCGGCACAAACTTTAAGGTAACGTTCCCAGAGCTTATCCCATTCCTTAAGGAGTGTAGAAATGCTTGATGTTATCTTCTTAAGCTACAACGAACAATATGCAGACCGTAACTATGAACGTCTGCTAGAAATTGCTCCACATGCAAAGCGAGTACACGGTGTTAAGGGTATATTAAACGCACACCAAGCTGCCGCACGTAAGAGCATGACTAACAACTTTTACATCGTTGATGCAGATGCGTATATAGTTGACGAGTTTGATTTTAGTTACACACCTACACAAAAGGAATTGATATACGGAAGAATCCCGTCAACTGATTGTGTATTCTGCTGGGCAAGCAAAAATCCAATCAATGGATTAGAATACGGCTACGGCGGCGTTAAGTTGTTCCGTAAAGATTTATTGTTAGCTGTCACTGACTGGAGAGTTGACTTAGCAACCAGCATGGGTGCAGAGTTTGTTAGCAAGCCCGAAGTAAGTAACATCACGGCATTTAACACAGACGCTTATAGTACTTGGCGTAGTGCGTTTAGAGAATGTACTAAACTGGCTAGCGGTATAATTAGTGATGATGCTGTTACTGCTAGTAGACTCGATACGTGGTGCTCAGTAGGAGCAGACGCTCAATGTGGATCGTATGCTATTGCAGGTGCAATAGCAGGCAAAGACTACGGAACTTTGAATAAAGATAACGTAGAAGCACTTAAATTAATTAACGACTTTGATTGGTTATATGATAGATTTAAACAACATTACCCAAACGTCTAAGTTCAATGTAATATTTGTTAATCAGCCGTACACAGACATAGAGCTAGCCGAAATGTGTAATGGCAAAACAACATGGTTTGTTAACGGTGAAATACAAGACGCAGAAGTATTTGACGGATTTGACTGGGGGTTCACACCAGTGGGCTACGAGTCAAAAAACTTGCACATGTGGGTATGGCCAGACAGGAGCTTTTGGTTAGCTAAATTGATTCCTGCCAGATGGGACCTAGGTTATGTGCAATATATTACCGAACCAAAACGTAGAGTTACAGTTAGTACATATTACAACGGTGATGCACAATCTATGCTAGAGTATTTGCCGCCTACATACGATTTGAAATACGAACATGTTTGGTTATTTGACGTTACAACAACAGACGGCAATGACATAGAGGCAGTTAGAATATCTTATGTTTCCGAGCCACAAGGCTTAAAAATCGTAGATAAAACTACAAAAAATGTCTTTAATTTAGTTAAAAATCCTGCCCTGCCTGACAGGGCATACGTAGGCATAGACACCAGCAACAAATTCCACTATAGTCAAGGAAAGTATAGACATGTATGGAACTTGGGCGGAGATGTTACCCTGCCTAATTATGACGTATGGGCTTATAGTTTAGAACCTGCTACATTTGTGGGTACAGTAGTAGAAGGCAAATTGGAAGTAACTGATTTTTACAAAGATATGACATGGGAAGTCAATCCGTTATTTGAAAATATTAAGTTTGCCGATTTCAATTTTGACTACAAGCCCTTGGCAGACAAAATGAATCTAGTACATACGTGGTACCTAGACTCTAGCTACACACCTCCAGGCGAACGTATATGGGCAGTTAGATTAACTCCTACTAACAGTTGCATGGGAGAGCTGGACATGGGCCAACTTAGTTTAAACTTAACACCTAAAGTCATAGTGAACCCAGACTTCCAGTTGTATGATTGGAACAACGTTGTTAGCAAGTTCACACCCAGCTACGATAGTTTGCAGTTTTTACATGTATGGTATTGCGAAGGAACAGATAAGAAGTACGGCGTTAAGATATCCTTTACAGATACAACAACAGGATACAAAGAGCATGGCTATGCTCGCCCATTTATGACAGAATGGAGCATGGGCCCGGGCGACACCAAACTGTATTGGCATTTTGATAAAGACTGTTACCCTGTTCCGCAGTGGAACAGAAAGTTTATGCCAGCTAGAGGTAATGAGTCTAAGGTGCATGTGTTTACGATGACTAATCCCAAGACTGGCCGTGTAACAGATTGGACAGGATGTTACCTTGTACCTAACGGTGTAGTACTTACAGACAAACTACGTAAGTCAGCAGTTAAGTGCTTTGAGCATGGCTGCACCGAGCAAGAGTTTGATATTGTGTTTTTAAGCAATGGCGAACCATATGCAGACGCAAACTTTGCCAAGCTAGAAAAGTTAGTACATGATAAGTCTAAGCTACACAGGGTAGATAGAGTTAAAGGTATCCTGGAAGCACACAAGGCCGCCGCCGATATTGTTACTACGGAAATGTTTTACCTAGTAGATGCAGACTGCGTCATTGAGGGTAGCTTTGCATTTGACTTATATCCTAAATCCCATGACCGGGACACTGTATATGTTTGGCATGTACGTAACCCTGTCAACGGTTTAACATATGGATATGGTGGCGTAAAATTATTCCCCACACAGTTATTAAGAGACACTAAAGAATGGAAAATAGACTTAGCTACAAGCATTGGGGCAAAGTTTAAAGTATTGCCTAGAACAATAGGCTCTACAGAGTTTAACTGCGATCCGGAAACAGCATGGCGTAGTGGATTTAGAGAAGCAGCTAAACTTGCCAGCAAGATTATTAAAAATCAAGTTGATGCAGAAACAGATCGTCGACTTGAAACATGGTGTACAGTTGATTTAGGTGTACCCAACGGAGAACATGCTATGCAAGGAGCACAGTGTGGCCGCACATGGGCACAAAACCATCCTAGTTTAATTGATAAAATTAACGACTTCGAATGGTTACACAAACAATGGTTAAATTATGTTACTACAGAGTAAAGACTTATTATACGGACTAGACGAGTACATTACAGTACAAACAAATCCTAAGTTGTTCAGAGCAATCTACAACTACATACATCATAAAAGTACAGAAAACAGGAATGCTATAGCAGATGGCGTTCCGTACATGTTACGCACTAAAACTTTAGCGACCTTGGATAGACTTGATAACAATGATACAGACGTAGACGTACTAATTGATTTGTTTTTAACTTGTCATGCAGTTGATGCAAAGTTTATTAGTAACCTGCGTACAGCAGTAAAAGAATTTCCAGAAGTTAATTGGCGCGATGGCCTGAGCAGATTCCAAATGCAAAGTAAGGTATGGGCCGCAAACATCTTAAAGAGCTATGACTTGGGTAATGTATATTTGTGTGGCGGCTGGATAGGGACACTAGCCCGTGTAATATTTGATGTATCTAAGTCAACTGCTACTATTACTAGCTTTGACATAGACGATGTTGCCAATAAAGCTAGCATGATACTAAATCTAGAATTAGCTAGTTCGGGTAAGTATGCGGCAGTAAATCAAGACATATACACTTTAGATTACACAGTTCCTGACACAGTAGTAAACACTATCTGTGAACATGTACCAGACTTCCAGCGCTGGCTGGATATGATTCCTAGCGGCAAGTTAGTGTTATTGCAAACAAACAATATGTTTGAAATGACAGACCATGTAAATTGTGTAGAAACTTTAGAAGAATTTAAAACGCAATGCCAGGACGTTGACATTGCGTATTCGAATACAATCAGTTATGCTGGGTGGCACAGATTTATGATTGTTGGAGTTAAACGTTAACCAATGTAAACGTCAAACTGGCAGTTGTTAGTAGTACACCACTCGTCCATTAACATACCGCGTTGAATCATCAAGTCTTCGTTAACGTTAACAAAGTCTCGCAGGTCGTTGTCATTTGTAAACTCTAAAGTAACTGTACTAGTTAACCTATCCTCGCTTACTTCAACTCGTGTACCTACGAACCCGTCGTGCTCCATGGCCCGATTACGCATCTGTTCCATAATGGGATGATCCCTGTATTCTGCGAAAAAGAACTCAACATCTGGACTAGGTCTTTTCATAATAGTAATGATTTTAATGCTCATTGCTGTCTCCTAATGTGTTATTTAGTTTATCAAATGTTCGGCATCTTTTAAGACGGATACTTCGGGATCGTGTTCGGACTTTAGTGTGTAGCTTTTTATAATAACTGGGGTAGGATTTCTGCCCTCTAGAATCCCTAAAATATTACTGCCGAATTCATACTTTGCCCTGCTATACGGTGGTACGATTTCTACAATTTTTACATCGTATAAATGATTTCTACTTTCGGGCCCAAGTCGATGTATACCTTTTACTGTACTTTTTGTGTGCTGGTAGTCTCTTGCCATGTAGCATACCTTCCGTCCAAAGTTATTTGCACTGTCCAGGAATACTGGAGTTAGAAACTCGTTAATTACATGCAAGTTTTCTTTTAGCATAGAAAACTTATGCCTGTCGGCAAACACATTGCCTATAGTAGCGTAAGGCATACTAGACCAATGAGACCTGGTAACAAACATAGACATTTCTTCCTGCTCATTAAACCAACCCCATGCGCTATGTCCCAGCTCATTATTAGCACTGATGTTAAATGATTTTCTAAAGTATTGGTCAATAGCAGTAGTAATCTTAACTTTCATGTTAGACCCGTGCGCTTGATATATTTCAAGCATACGTGGCAAGTCGGCACTAGTGAGTTTGCGTACACTCATAGATAGTCGGTGATGTTAATATTGTCAACAAATTCAAACTTGTCAGTAATAAAGTTATGGACACGGCGATATCTAAACACACCTGGCAAGCTAGGGAATTTAGTCTTACGTGCAAGATAGTCTTCGTCTTTAGACAATTTGTAAATTAGTTCTTTAGCAGGGAATTTGTAACTAACCCATGTATCTTTGATTTTACTATTGGGATTGTTCAAACTCCATTGTTGCCATTCTTCGCCTGCCCAAAAGTGACATACATGCCTATCCATCCATGCATCGTCAATATTCTGCGAATCGTTCTTGTGACTTAAAATACGGAACTCTACTGCCTGCCACTTCATTGCAAAGTTCTGATACCACAAGTAGTCACTCCATGTTTTAATTTCCCAGGGGCAGTTTTTAATGAGCAGTTCCATTTGATCCAAGAACCACTTAGTGCGCTCTTCGTTACCAATCCTGGCATTAAAGAAATCAAAGGCAAACACTTTATAGTTGCTGTTGATTACAGATTCTGTGCCAAAGAAGTCGATGCTAGACTTTAATGTTAAGCTACCAAATACGTTATCTGCAAACTCACCAGTGATAACATAGTTGAAGCTGTTGAAGTAATTCTCAAAGCTATTGGAACTTTCTGTCTTGTAGTTACGCTTAATAACAGTTTCGTACAAGGTAGGATTTTCCTGTATACTATTGCTGTTTAAGATAATTAGCAATCGTTCTTTGAATTCTTTACTAGCATAGGTATGCATTATGTTTACAATTAGCGTACTATCGATGCCCCCGCTATACATAATAACAGGTCTTAGATGTGTAGTCCTAACGTGTTGTTCAATCTTTTGCCATGTTAAGTAACATAGTTCTTCGAACGTGTGCGTAAACGTTCTTACTTGAGGCATGGGATGCCTGTTAACTAGGTTAACAGGAAACTTAATAGTATTAGTTCTATCTACTAAGCTGATGCCACTGTTAAATGCTTTACTGAATACACTGTACTTGTCTAAAGCAGGGTATTGTTTACACCATTCTGGCTTGTATAAATCTAACTGGTTGTAATAAAGTAGTGCGCTCATAGTAAAATATTCAAAAATGTCTCTTTGTGTAAGTTATCCATAACTTGTTTAACTTCGTTGGCAGTAGTTGCAGCCTTTAACAGTCTTAGGTATTTGATTCTAAACCATTCAGTCTTTGTCATCATTTCCAAGTGCATGGTATACTGTAAAATGATTTGGTCAGCCGCTTGCTCTGCGGTGCAGTTGTCTAGCTCTGCATAGTCTAATACTAATTGTACATTACTCAAGCCGACTAAGTTTGCATCATAGCCGTGTGTCCTGAGTAGTACAGCCTGGTCGTATTTCATTTTGTATACTTCGTCTTGGCCGGCACATACTTCTATTTCCTTAACTCTAGCTAGATTAATCTTAGTAAGGATATCATAGTAGCTCCATTGCTTGTACTCGACGAACTTGCGATATTCGTCGATGTTTTCGCCCGGACTGTATACTATTTTAGATCCACGTAAAATAAAATCACTAGGGTTAGATTTAAATTGCTGTTCTAGTGACTTATCTAAGTCTCCTGTATATACGTGCGTATCAAAGAAACATTCGTTAACAAAATATAAATGTTTCTTCTCTGGTGTAGAAAGCAAAACCCGATTAAGGCTGTTAGTTAATATGTGTACCCACATGTCTGTCTCTCTTATAAATTTAAAAGTCTGTTTTTATAAAGCTGGAACCATTCTGCTTTTTTGTCTTTAAGGAAGTCTGCACTAACGTTTTTAACGCTCACGCCTGCTAAGTCGTCGGCAGTAAGTCCAGTACCGTTCATCCACATAAACTGGAAGAACCCTGCAGGCTTAATACGACCGCTACGATATCCGCGCATAATATATTCGTCTGCAATAGCCCATGCCTTAGGTAAAGTCATATGCGGATTGCTCCACATGCTCCATCTAAAGAAGCTGTTGTTAGCAACACCTTTGTTGACGATGTTATATCCGTAAGATTCGGGATCAGCTTCGAACTTGCTAGGCCAGATTTTCTTTTCGTTAATGTTGAAGCCCAAAGGTTCAACTGTATATCCGTCTAGTGGACAGTTTTCGTCTTCGACCCACTTCATCCATTCGCGGAATGTTTCTTCCGTTTCGTGCGGCAAGCCTACAATAAACCCACTGCTCATTGTAATGTCTTTGCCCCATGCTTCGTCTCGCAACCAGTGTAATAGTTCTTTGCTTTTCTCTGGGTGCAGTCCTTTGCCAATGGCTAACGCACTCTTATGGTTTAAACTTTCTAATCCAAATACACAGGTTTTAAGTCCGCTTTCTTTTAGCAGGGGTGCCATGTCCCTATTAGCATGGATTAAATCATGTCTTAGGTATGCACTAAACTGTATCTTAAAAGGAAGTTGTGAAAAGACTTCGTTGTATAGCTTTTCTACTTTATAGATGCTGTCGTTGTATGTATCGTCTGCAAAGATATAGTTAGTAATGCCCCACTTTTCGTAGTTACGAATGAACTCTTCTTTTAACGGCGCACTATCCTTGATGTAGTCGAACTTGTCTTTGCCGTTCATAGGAAAACTACAAAAGTCGCATCTAAAGATACATCCACGACTAATTTCAATGGGCAACACTTCGTTTTCGTAGATTAAGTCATTGTCTTCCCATAGTACTTGACTGGTTTGAAAATTCCACTCAGGGTCTTTAATCCAATCGACTTCAACTTGATGCTCGTTGATAGGAACCATTTTAAGTACAGTTTCGTCGTAAGGCTTACCTGCCAAGAAGTTAGCGTACTCTACTGTAGTATGGTCAGCATAGCCATGAATGAAGCAGTCTACTAGTTTACTGTTCTTGTATTGGCTACGTTGCCCGCCTAGTACAATTTTTGTCTTGGGATTTACTTGTTTGATATGATTAATAAACGCATAACTGACTTCAGGCTTAAACGGAAAGTCTTCAGTATATCTTAATTCGCGCCTATAGTGGTTAGGCCTACTTTTATCGCTTAGTGCTTGGTCTCTGATAGCATACAAGGTGCTACTGAATCCAACGAATAATGTGTTAGGACCTACAAACTTGTCTACAATTTGTTTAAGCTCGTCCAAGCTCCATTCGGTTAAGTAGTCGACAACTTGTACTGTATAACCGTTCTTTCTTAATTCCGTAGCAATGCGATAAGCACCTAGTAGGCGCTGAAAAACCGTAGTGCTAGTGAACTCCGTAAAAATTACAATGTCTGCTGTCATTAAAGTCTTTTAAGTATAGGTAAGAAAATCATACACGGATCTAGTTCCCACCATTTTTCACCGAAGTTATAGTTAGCAGGATGCTTGTGATGGTTATTGTGCCAACCTTGTCCCCAAGCAAAGTATCCTAATAGCGGCACGTTGCGGCTATTATCGTCGATTTCATGATTCCTATATCCAAAGCCTTTAAGGTGGCAGAATAAGTTGATGCAAGCCTCTTGGTGTATGCCAGTAATCATGGGCAACAAGATTAAGCCAACTGCAAGTTGCCAGTTGAGTAATGCTGTAGCAATGATGATACCCCATACTATCTTATAGTAGTTAGTATGTACCCATACTTGGAATTTGTCACGTAATAAGTCTACGGCATATTTCAAGTTAACATCGGTTGGTGCAATTTTCCAACTCCAGCTAAGGTAAGCATGGAACTTGCCATGAATAGGACTGTGTATGTCTCTTGGTTTGTCAGAATGACTATGATGATATCCTCTGTGTAAAGCTACCCAGAAAATAGGACTGCCTTGTCCAGCCATGCATCCAAGTATAGTAATAACTTTTCTTGTAAACGCACTCATCTCTGGAATACACTTGTGACTAAGCACACGGTGTAATCCAATGGCACTACCTAAACCACTAATTAAAACCCAGCCAACGGGCCAAAACCATAGGTACGACAAATCGCCCCATAGTACTAGTGCTGTTGCACCTAGCAAGGCCGCTAAGTGTACAGGCCAAAATAATTTAATGCTGTGTCCGGTAGTTTTCATATGCGTATTTATTATTCTATCTCTTTGCGAAACTCTGGCTTTAAGTACTGCATAGTAACAACTAAGTCAGTGGGCCATAGTGCGCTGTTCATTAACCACATCCATTGGTCCAGGAACGGCGGCCTTGTGTTAGCGGGAATTACATTCATTACTACGCTATCATAACGTTCCTGGCGTTGCTTAACATACTTGGGCCAAATGCGTTTGTGTGCAAGGTAGTAACGCTTAGGGTATGCCATAATGTACTGAAAGCAATCACGCTTTTCTGCAAAGTCAATGGCGTGTTGCATTACTTCTACGAGTCCATTACGGTTACCTAAACTGGGCACACGTTCTGTTCTGCGAGTAATAGCTTTTTGTATGTACCACATGTTAACGTCAGGATTGAAGTACTGGGTCATGGCCGCATACAATTTGTTATCGTTAGTTTCGTCTACATATCCCCACATCATGAACTGGGGATTATCTTCGCCTAAATATAAATTGGCAAGATTATTGTGCTTGTTCATGGACATGTCTGCCCTATAATAAGGAACACTGCTTACGTCAACACCAGCAAAGGTATTGTAGTCTCGCTGTATCTCATCGATTTGGTCAAAGTAACTAAGGTCAAGTTTTACGATTTTCATTCTAGTGTCTTAATAAAGTCTGTGGCTAACATTTCAAACCTATGGTCGTTATAAGGTATGTACTGTAGCATTTCTTGCTGAGCCTGTACGTTTAACAACTTCAATGTTTCGTACCCATGATACTTCTTTCTAGGTTTCAAGAAGAAGTACTTATTATATATGGAATACTTGCTACTTGCAATACTTAATTTACCAACTAGTTTATCTGCTAGCAAATCTTGTACAATCGAATCGTTAACATAGGCTTTCATAATCTCAGGGGTGTAACTAAAGAACTCACTGATAACAGGGCGTTGGTTGAGTACACTGTACTTTGGTACACTCAAGTCATTATTTTCCCTAACATAATAAACCCAATTGTATTCTTGCTTTGGTTCATCAGCTAGCCACGATTTCCAGTTGAATACTTTTTCAAAGAATACTTCGCCTGTGCCTAGTACGGGAATATCGTCTTGGATTTTGTCTAGTGCCCACAAACATTGTATTTGTGCAAGTTGAATACTTTGATACTTCATACCAATTGGTATGTACTCTTTACTACGATAAAACTCAACAATGTCTATCTCTAGGATTTTGTATTCTACGTTGTAGTAGTTACAAAAGTCTATGGCATACTTAATGTCGTGGTCATTGTATCCGTCCTTGAACCGAATAATAGTGGCACGAACACGTCGCTTTAGTCCTGCCCAAATAAATGCTTGAAGTACAAGTTCGCTGTCAATGCCGCCACTGAAGAATACATTAAACTTTTGCCCAGGGTATTTGTCTGCAAGCATTTTGCATACGTTAAGGCTTTCTTGTTTAAAATCTCCAACGGGACGGCTTGGTTTGCCCCAATGCATTTTAAATGTGCTGTAAGGATTCTTACGTAATGCAAAAGGAACGTTGTCGTAAGTCCAATGGAAGTGGTTGTTTTCTGTGTACTGGATCATTGTGTAAATGGAGGCATCTTATCAAATTCGTGGTCAATGCTGATACGTATAAAACTTCTACGCCCTTCACTGCCTTCTAAGATTTCCATATCTCCGCGTCTGTGTATTGTAGCCCAATTGTCAAATACTAGCACGTCATTGATTTCCCATTTGTGTTCTAGGAAGTCAGTTGCTTCGATTTGACTAGTGCTTAACTCTCTCATGAATTCGTTTGAAAGGCGTAGTTCGCCTTCTTCTTTGTCTATGACTGTTCGTAAGATCCATGCGCCGTCATTGCCAAATGCATTATAACGTATAAACTCTTCGCCTGTCCATGGATGCTTGTCTAGTGCCGGATACCATTTTTGATTAGTAAAGTTTTTCTGCCAGCTATTGTACAAGAACTTTAAGTTGTCCAAGTTAATGTTATGCTTGTCCTTTTCAGTCCATTCTCGTCTAATGATACCTAAGTCTGCAACATCAGTGCTACCGCCAGTCATGTTAGTAGGTAAATCCTTACAGTACAACAATCGGAATGGGAACGGCTCCAGGCCACGCTCATTGGCAATGTCACAGTGCCATGTAAGGCTCTTGTATAGTCTAGGATAGCTTTTATCATCGTATTCTGTATATGCGACACCGTTGCTGGCAACCTTAAAATGTTCTTTAGTATGATTCTGATACATATCCGCAGTCCATGGGCGCCCGAACTTCTTACTAAATGCAGCCATTTCATCTGCACTTACATCTATGTTTTTAAACACTAAAGCCTTACGACGGTAAATTAATTCACGCAGTTCGATGTCGTCAAAAGCCATAATCTCGTCGAAGGTACCTTCTACAATGCTACCAACATCTTTTGTTATAGGAGTATGTTTAATCATATTAGTAATCGTAAAATCTAGGGTTGTGGGCAACGTCGAAAATAATGTGCAGTCTATCCGTAGTGCCATTATTTCCACCCCAGTGTTTAGCTCTATTGTTAAAGCGCCACAGTTCGCCAGGTTTACATTTAATGCTTTCAGTTTCGGTTATGAACTCAACATCAGGATTAGTAGCCAGCACAATATGATACCTATTATGAATAGCAAAATACAGTCCGGGATCAACGTGCGGGTATATCTTACCGCCAGGCACTAGCTTTGAAACGTATGCTCTACCCAAATGGCCAGCTGGTATTAAAGTCATTGCATGTTCAATTAATTTTCTAACTTCGGGCAATTGCGTATAGTGTTCTGAGTCTACGATACTAATTGCATGTTGGTCTGCTAGGTCTTTTGCATCCCAGTGTTCCCCTTGATTCCTGCTTAAAATTTCCGCAGGAGGATGAATACGCAAATGAATACTTTCGACTTCCTCTAACGCAGGGCTAATGGCTTTCACTTTGGTATGACTAGCAAACCAATCACTGTGTGCTAATACTTCTTCTAGCGCGGCTGTAACATCTATGTTAGATGCAATGTGGTCAAAATATATCATTTGTTGTAAGTAGAAAACACAAGATGCACTCTAGGTTTGAAACTGGCATTCAATGCAGTGTGCCAAACAGTGCTTACTAATGTATATAGTCTACCTTCCTCTTCCATTCTGTACAAGCCCTTCTCCGTGGCTATAAAATTATTAGGATTGGTGCTAATAGGGATATGATACCTAACTGCATCGCTGTCCTTGTGCCAACTATAACAAGTCTTTGGCCTTAATAACATAAGCCTAATCCTACCAAGTGGCAACGGACTAACTTCTTGTACCTTGTTAATTACTTCTTCCCAATATCTTCCTTTTACATAAGAAGATATGTGAGTATAGTTTTCTTCTTGGTCTAGCTCTATGTTATTTTGTCTATCGTATAAGCTGCCAACACCGTCATACATTTGTTCTTTTATGGTATCAAATTTGCCGCTGTGACTTAAGGCAATTTGATTAGCATCCTTGTGGAAAGGATATTGACGATACAGCACGTCTAGTTCTAGTTTTAACCGTATAGGGTCGAATTTAACGTCTAACTTTTGTACGTCTAGTGTATCGCTCATATAGTACTCGTATCGCCTTTGTATGTTACATTACTTATGTAACTCTTCTCATCGGCGATGTCCACCGCAAAAGCAATTACTTTAACTAATTGACTTACAGACATAATACTGTTAGGCTGTCTAATTTGTGCGTAGGTATAAGTGCTAGTGTCTGTCAAGAAATCTGTTTTAACGTGTCCTGGCTTTACATTAATGATTTTACACTTGCAGCCAGCAGCCATATTCATTTGATAGCCTGCATCGTCTAATGCTTTCTTGTGTAGTCCGTAAGGGTATACTTTGCCCATGTGCATACATGCATCTCCTGCTAGACTACTGACATTGACAATCATGTAGTTGGGTTTCTTTTGATGAAAGCCGTACCAACGTTGTAGCAAGTCTACTTGTGCATACCTAAAGTACGCATTGTTGATAAACAAGTCGCAGTCCAGAGTTTCGTTTATAATACGCTCTTGGTCGTCACCCTTACTGATATCATAGCCATTGGATCTACTGAACCCAATAACTTCAATACCTAGGCCTGTATAGTAGTCATATAGCGCCTTACCGATGCCTTTTGTGTGTCCCGTTATTGCTATCTTATTTGGAGTCATTGCATTGCTCGCATGTTATTTCTTTTAAGTATCCGATAAAGTCTAAATCGGAACCAGGTTTGAGTGGCATAGTTGCAACCCATTGGCAACATTCTTGTGGCATATATCCGGGCGGCAATGGCCCGCATACACCTAACTTAGTGTCGTGCATTTTAAAGTTGTAGCCACCGTTGGCATTAACTAAGTCTATAAACTTACTGAAACTTCTTTGTTTGTCTTCCCTGCTAATGAACACGCAATCTAAATTTAAACTGCGGGCAACAGCTATTTGTCTAGGAATCAAATACGCACTATTAACGTATCTGTCACTAGGTTCGAACTTCTGTAAATGTGTATGACGATACTTTGGTGGGATGTAAAATCTAGCACTAACTCTAGCTTTACCTGGACCCCATCTGTCCTGTTGAATTTGCATACCGCTAAAAGCTAAAACCTCACTACCGCGCAAGGCAACAGTGAGGCTGGCAAAGTCTTTAGGCTGGATTCCAACGTAATTGGCTTTTAGTTCATCATCTCCCAGTTGAATTTCTTCTACTACTTGATTGAACAATGCCAAATACGTTGTGTCTCTGCATAAGTCAGTTACAATTACTTGTTCAGCCATTTCTCAGTGAACTCTCGAATCTCTCGTTGACCCATACCGTACTGCTTGGCAATACCGTTAACATCACGGAAGTCTTCTAGTAGGTTCAGCCACTTTTCTTCGCTAAGTAGACGTTTAATCAAATCAACCTCCATGCGACTGCATGTTACACTGTGTTGTTCGTAATCTTCGAAGGCCTCGCACACTTGAGGGAATAGTGCCTTAACCAAGTTGTACATAGCATTGGCAAGTTCTCTAATCTCCCATTGGGCATGAGGATCAGCACGTAGGCGAACCATATGCAAGAAGTTCTTCATGTTAGCTTTCCAGTATAGCTCGGTATATCCGCCAACTGGTAATACCATACGACTAAGTTCACGGGCAACACCGTCACCGTCTTTACCTAGTAGGTATTCGTAGTCCTTGAAGCTATTGTTGTAAGCTCTCATGAACGCATGTTGATAGTCCTGACGTTGTGCTGTGTCCCACCCGTCGAACTCTTCGCGTCCTTGCTTGTTTAATGTGCTTTGTGGTGCAATTTGATTAAGTTCGGGAATGTAAAACTCATCGGTCATTACGCTGTAACGTGCGCTGTATTCGTTAATACTAGCAGTACGATGACGTACAAGTTGGCGCATAACAAAGATAGGTACCTTAATGTGGAATTTAACTTCGCACATTTCAAACGGTGTAGTGTGCTTGTGACGCATCAAGTAACGAATCAAGTTTCTATCATCGCTTACTTGCTTAGTGCCTTCGCCGTAACTTACTCGTGCGGCTTGTACTACTGCCGCATCGTTGCCCATATGGTCAACAAGTCCTACAAAGCCATGGTCCAATAAAGGAACATACGTTTTGTCATTTTCAAAATCAATATCACTTCTTAGTGTCATCTGTGTCTCCGCCGCCTTCAAAATGTTTTGCTAGCAATGTGCTAACATACTTTTTCATGTGTTTCTTAATCCTAGTCAAGTCCATGGTAATCTCTACGTCGGTAACCATGTCCTTGGTCTCGATAAGACCTTCTTCTTGTAGTTTGTCTGGTAAGCTGTCTAGCTTTGCTATTTCTTTTCCAGTGAACCTAATAGTTTGTCCAGTAACTAAGTGAACTAGCACTTCTTCGATGTACTCGGCAGGTACATGATTCATAACAACATCATCTAGGATGTCGTCAAAGCCACGATCTTTTCTTCTAATAGCCATGTTATTCTTTTATGTGACCTTTTCGAACTAGGTTCTCTTCATACTCTAGTGCCGCTACAATTACTGCCGCCGCTTTTACTAAACTACTGTGAAAATCTTGTCTTGTAGGTTTAATACCTTTGCGAGTACAGTCTTGTGTTAAGTAATGACTGGCTATTGTCAACCAGTCATTAACCCCATTAACAAGATCATATTCGCTACCTGGCAAATCTATTTGCCGTTGTCGCTCTATTTTAACTTCTTCTAAAATTTTGTCAAGCAACGACATTAGATTTTTTAGATGCTTTTTTAGCTTTAGGTGGATCTAACTCATCCGCCTGTTTGCGTAACTCGCTGGCTTGTTGGTCAAACATATCTGCTTGCCGGCGCAAGTCAGATGCTAGCTTGCCATTATCAAGAACGCCTTCTGAAGTTACAGGCTCGTCTCCGTTCATTGCGGAAATTTGATTGTTAAGGTCTAACAAACTAATTTCAATGTCTGGGCGTGGTCGCATAACAACTGCATCAGTTTTAACTTTCATCATCCAACCTTTTTGGTGCATGGTTGTTAGCATGTTAGTGCCATCGCTAAAGAACTGACGGTTAGCATATTCATAAAAATCCAATGCTTCCTGGGCTGTAATAGTTTCAACTGCATCCATTAAGTCGTCGTGGTACTTGTCAGGTAATGCGTCTGTGTCAACGACCAAACAGTTAGTTGGTTCGTTTGGGATTTGTCTAAAAACAACAAGTGCGCGATGTCCTGTTGCTTTTAATACTCCCACGTGTCTGAGAAATTTCATAGTGGTCTCCGTTTATTGCACTTTGGCATCTGCTGGGACTTCGCCTTGCGATGCTTCTGCTTGTCCAGCGGCCTCTGCTTCAGCGGCCTTTTGTGCTTCTTGTTGTTTAGCTACTTCGCCCAAGAAAGCGTTAATCTTTTCAAAGCACTCGCCAACGGCTTTTGCTTCTGCGGCACGGAAAGCGCCACGTTGTACAGCCAAATCAATGATTTGAGCCGCTACTTGAATGTCGGAAATTTGAAGTTCCATTTGTTTCTCCTTGTTAGTGTGTCTTGCTATTAAAGCTAGCTATAATATTTAGCTCTGATGGAGGCTGTGTCGATTGTTCTAACAATTCGCTCCATGCGCTAAGTTGCAGTAAGAAGCTGTCTTCAGCTTCCTGTAGTTCAATTACTGCTTTTCCGTTCAACACAAAAACGGAAAAAGGCCCTGTGGCATTCAGGGCCAGATAGTCTTTAGCGATCCAGACTATATTGCTGAGATGGTTCTCATCGTGAGCACTTATCGTAAAGCGCCAGCTCATTAACCATGTTCATACTGTACCGTTACTCCGAACGGCGCAGTGATGTCTCTGCCAGAATTGATAACCCAAAGGGTATCACAGAAGTCCTTGTCGCCCCATTCACCGTAGGGATAACCGTCAGTGAACACGACAAGTTGTTTGGGTTCCATGTCTTCTTGTTTCATGTATTCCCAATTGACCATAAAGTCAGTACCACCACCGCCACCTGGTTGGTATGTACGGATATCGTCACCTTGGTCAGAACTAAAGTTAGCGTCTGCGTGGATAGCAGTGTCGAAACACCACACTCGAATATTCCAAGCATCGTAATTGTCCATAATGCCCTTAACTTCGCTAAGGAATTCACGAACCATTGCTTCGCTAATAGAACCCGAAGTGTCAATTGCAACGTGTACGTTAACTTCTTCACCAGGCAACATGCCGGGCAGTACTGCACCAGTATGCCATGCCTTACGGCTAGGACGAGTAAACGAATAGTCGTTACGGATCATACTTTCCAGTTGGATACGCAACAGGTCTTTCCAGTTCAACTTAGGTGCAGTAAGTTCTTGGATCATACGTGCAACAGCGGCCGGAACTTTACCAGCACCTGCGGCTTGTGCCGCTTGCAAAACAGCGTTTTTAATTTCGTCTTGCAAAGCCTTGCGTTCTTCTTCAGACATTTTGCCGCCGCCTGGGACAAGAACTTCAACACCTTGACCTTCGCCATCGCCGTCACTATCACCGGAACCAGTCAAGTCCATGTGAACGTCCAAAGGCATTTTAATAGTAACAGCATCTTCCATGAGCTGGTCATAGACTTGCTCGGTAGTCATGTCTGCAAACTTACGGTCCAACAGGATGTCAACTTTCTTAATGACATCGCCGATGCGGTCACGTTCCAGTAACAGGTTAATAACGTAGTCACCTGCCATGTTCCACACTTGAGGATTTCTGTCACCGCGGCGCAACATGTGTTCAAAGACGCAGTGCATAACTTCGTGGCCGATAAGGAACATTAGTTCGCCATCAGACAGTGCATGAACAAAGTCTCGGTTAATAAACAAGTTGCGACCATCTACAGCCGCAGTGGGCAGTCGGTCAGTGGCATCGATAATCTTCAGACGAGTTGCAAGGTTGCCGAAGAAAGGATGTTGGAGCAAGAGTTTGACACGTGCCTTGGTAACACGGTCCTTAATTTTTTCCCAAGGAAGATTGCACTTAGGAAAAGTTTGCGATGTTTTGTGCTCTGATTGTGTAGCCATTGTATAGTGCTCCTAACTATTTAATATGTATTATACACTAATTCTGAATTAATGTCAATATCGAAAAAAAGGACGGGCACCGAAGTGCCACGTCCAGGAGCAACCATTAGTTACCGATATCGATAACAAGGTGTGCATACTTCTTGAAGAACTCTGGGAAGTTCTTCAGCTTCTTGTGCTCGAAAGGCAGTGCATGTGTCTTCAGAGCAGTATGAGCACCCATAATAACCATTTCAGGTTCGAAGTTATCCATCATGTATTGGATAAAGTTTTCGCACATTGGATGCCAGTTAGTCAGGTCACCTGCCTTCTTAGCATTTTGGTATGCGTCGACCAGTTCGTAGCACAAGCTGGCAGTCAGCGAGTACATTGCGGACACTTCTTTGACCTTCAAGTCCTTGACCTTACCTGCAAGAATGTCAGTAGGGTTAGGCAGTTTGCTGGCAATCTTACGATGTGCCATAAACTTAATTGCAAGGCCTTCACCAACGCAACCTGCAACGATGTCAGTTTGCGTAGATTCGCTCAGTGAGCTATCCAGCAAGTCGCTAACAAACGCCCAAGAACGAGGAGTTGCAAAACTACGGTCATGCTGTGCAGGATCGAAGTTGTACAGGTCGCCTTTAGCAAAGCTCAGGTAACCAACCACGTCGGAGTCGATGCGGTTTGCAAGTGCCCACTTTTGCCAATCTTCAAAGTCCACACGGAGTTCCAAGTGAACAAAACGGTTAGCCAGTGGGCTAGGCATACGATAAGTAACACCCTTGTCAGACATGCGGTTACCTGCGGCAACGATGCCAACACCCTTAGGCAAGTTGTAAGTACCAACCTTCTTGTTCAGCACAAGTTGATAAGCGGCGGCTTGAACAGCAGGCGCGGCGCTAACAAGTTCGTCCAAGAACAGAATGTTGTCTGCATCTTCGTTAACAGGCAGTTCAGCAGGCGGAGCCCACTTCATAGTGTTTTCGGTGGAGTTGTAGTAAGGGATACCTTTAATGTCAGTAGGTTCCCACAGGTTAAGACGAACGTCAGTAACAGGACGGTTGTCTTCAGTTGCAAGTTCCGCAATCAGGTCGGACTTACCGATACCGGGCGGACCCCAAACCATAACGGGGCGACCCTTCTGAAGGGCTTTGCGAATGATAACTTTAGCTTCGCTAATCTTAACTGTGCGGGACTCTGCCATTTGTTGCTCCTAAAAATTGCAGTTGAAAAGTGTTTGTTGAAGTGTTTATTATACAATAAATTGTATTTTCTGTCAATTCATTTTTTGCGTAAACTGACAGAAAATACAAGGGCATTGCGCCCTTGTATGTTAGGCGCTAGCCGCGTCTTTTTCTGCCTCGGTTGCATTAGGCATGACCTTGTCGAGGTGGCCCTCGGCGCGGATTTCTGCTTTGGTCATTGCACGGGGCAACTCAACAAAGTTAACATCCGTATGGCCGTTCTTCATAAGAACTTTGATGCGAGTTGCATCATTAGTAAAGCGAGCCTTTACCTTGCCTTTAAGAGTTGAAACACCAACGTAAGTAAAAGTTTTATCAGACATACATGACTCCTGTCATTAGTTTAAAAAATGTAGCACTGCGCTACAGCCATTATGTTACTACGAATTCGAATTCTTGTCAATATGTTTTGGAAGAATTGAATTTGCGATAACATAAATTCCCTACTAAGCCATTATTATACAATAAATGGATTTAATTGTCAACCAAAAAACAAGCCCTACGACAGCCCATTCTACAAGAGTAAAATTAGTACTAATGTACGCATTGTACACTGTACGCAGGAGCTTGTTTTTATACCACATGATGTATTATACAATAAATTGGATTTATTGTCAATCAGATGGCCATTTGGACCATCATTGCGTCTTCGGCGTAGCACCCAATCCAGTAAGGTCTAGACATACCACTTGGCGCATGTCCGAACTTAGTAGTCCACCGACCTTGCTGACGACTGGTACACCAATTGTCTCTACTGTACTGAGATCCAATTACACGTTCGAACGCACGACTTACGTCTTGTGCTTCCTTACCGTAACTGTTAAACCGAAACGCATGTGAGTATCCTTGATGATATAGGCTATGTGTCTTGTTCAGCTTCACTAGCCTCATTGAACTTTTTTGCACCTAAATAATCCTTGTTCTTCATAGTTTTAATTCTATGGCATCTGCAACACCTAGTAACAATATTACCTTTTGTGTCACTGCCGCCATCGCTTTTTAAATGTTGATGGTCGCCTTCAAGTGTGGCTCGCATACATGCAAGTTTATGAAACGGGTCTTCAATGTCATCAAATGCAGAATCTGTCCTAGGATCATATCCGCAGTCGTTGCAAACCCAATCACGATAAAATGTATGCGGACGATCCGCCTTACCCATGCCACCATATTCCGTAAGCATCAATTGATGTTCGCGGCAGTAACTATCACTACCTGGTCCTTCAAAATCAGTTAACGCAAGGTCGCAATCTTCTAATCGACACACGGGAACATACCGCACTTGACTCTTCAGAAGGCTAAAACTCTTACGCTTGTCCTTTATGGGATCACGCAGTTTAGACATTACCACAGTTCCTTCTTAGAAGGAACAAACTCGCCATCGCTATCTACAGCAGGCACTTTGAGTTTGGTGCTTTTACGCAGTTGCGCTAGCAGAAACGGACCACCGCACTTCCACTCCTTATTAAAGCCTTTAACTTTAATTTCGCCTTCGTCGTCTCGTTCGGCGTCAGGATTGTTAGCATTAGCCGCGCGGTACCACGCACTATAGACCATCTTACACTTACTCCAAAACGGCCCGCTTGGGCTAAAGTCTGCATCAAAATAGTCCAACGTAAACTGTGCAAATACCTTAAGGTATTCTGAATCTACTTCAATACCTGCTTTGTAGCAAGCATCGAAAAACTCAAACAATTGGCGTGCTTCCTTGCCTGCTACTGGACGTTGTTGATTAATCAATACCCAATATTCGGCAAACATCCTTGTGACTTCGGGATCTTTGATATTCGTTTCGCTCTTACTCATGATAGTATCAGCCAGCAAAGTAAACGCACCTACTTCATTTTCGTCTCCGAACTTTTCGTGTGTAACAAAAATACCTGCGGACTCGAGATAACTTTGCTTGAGTTCTGTAGAAATCCAAAGCGGATCATCTGCACCATCGACTCGTACGCCCGACACCATTTGACGCCACAAGTCAATAAAGTCCAATGGCTCTTTAGCGTCGCCGTTGAGCAAAATAAAGTTACGACGAATTTCTGCTTTTTGCTTGACGTTGTACACTACAACCGGCACCATCAATTCGGCAATGCGTTCTCCAAATGCCTTAGTTGCAAGTGCATAGAGCACAATCGCAGTATGTTGTCCGTCCCATGCAATGTAATAGCCAGGCTTCTCGGGGTCTTTGTAGACCTGAATAGCCATAACCATCGTTTCCTTAAAGTAAGAAATAATATTAAGGATATGATTCAAGTTGACTTGTCGTTGCATAGTGGTGTCAATAAGGATCTTGTCCATTGGCACTTGAATGGCTTGACAAAGTTGCATATCCGCAAACTTCTTCCATTCTTTATGTCGACGCTTAAATTCTTCAATCATTCGATCCAGCAAAGGTTCGAAAGAGTCGCCGAGGCTTTCTACAAGGCGTTCCCGCAAAGAAACAAAATGACTTTCTTTTTGATTATAAAAATTGTTTACCTTTGTTGCGTAAGCACTCATACGACTTCCTTTTCATTTTCCAAAATAATGTTACTAATTGTATTCAGCACAACCATCATGCCAGTGTATGCATGGGGGTTGCCCATCATAAGTTCCATGGCATAATTGTATGCTTCGTTGAGGTCAGTGCCACGGTCAGCAAACATGCCATTTCGAATACCCTTAGCCAGTTCAATGTTAGTCATTATACAGTCTCCTTAACAGCTTCTAATGCTTCGGACAATACAACCAGTTTCTTGTAAAACTTAGTATCACGTTGATATACGTTGCCCACATACCACACACCATCCTTCATGATGTAGTACCATTCGCCACAGCAGTCTTCAACACGCTCAACGAACGCTTCGAAGGTACCGTCAGTTTTGAACTCGCCGTCACTCTCGCCACGATCCCGTCCGTAAAACACAGTGATGCCTTCGGCGGGCTTTTCAAACGAGTGTTCAACACCGTCGGGGATTTCAATTTTGGTTCCCAGGCTAGACATGTCGCCTAGTGCTACAAGATGATTGGCTTTGGCGCTGTCGTAATTCTCTTGCAGAATACGACCATTGTGCTCCAGATAGCCATCCCAATGGCAATAAACAGATTTACAGTTGTCACCGTGCATGACAGCAATGCGTGAACGAGTACCCATGTTAACTCCTAGTTGAATTCGTTATTATACAATAAAATGATTTTTGGATCAACCCTCGACGTCGAACTGGTCAGCATCCATAACTTTTGCAAGACGCTGTGCCAGTAGCATAGCATGAGAATAGTCGTCGGACTCGATTTCGTAGGTCATCTTTGCTTGGAAGTCAGTGTACAAACTGTTATCCAAGTTTGTAAACAGAAGTGTTACTTGATATTTGTGCATAATTAAGCAGCCTGCTTGGCTTCCATCATTTCGGACAGGATGAACTTAGCGATGTTGATTTGTTTACGAGCGGCTTCGGTGCGACCCATAGCCATCAGTTCTTGTGCATCGGACAGTACACCCATTGCAACCATTTCCAGGCCTGTGAACTTAGCTGTAATGCTTTCCATGTACTGTTCGCGGATATCCGATGCAGACATACCGTAGCAGTTAGTTTCGAATTCAGTCATTTAATTCTCCTGTTTGCGTTACAATACAAGTATTATACAATAAATTGGATTTATTGTCAATCCAATTAACGGGTTGCAAGCCTTGTCAGTACAGCCATCATTTCTGGAGTTTCCAGACGTTCTTTAAGACTTTCCAGGGCCAAACTCTGTTGTGTAAAAACAACACCGCCGTATGCTTGCTGATACGTGTCTGCGAGCGCTTTGATGTAGAATGTGTAAACTTTGCCTTTTTTGGTAATCAGTGTGTACTGCATTCTATGTCCTGTTTTGCTTGCTATGAAATAATTATACAATAAATTGGATTTCTAGTCAACCAAAATTTGTAGTACTATTGTTTAAGTCTTGCGTTCTTAAAACCTTGCATGGTAAATGCAAGCCGTTCTAATTGAATTACATGCTTGGGACAAATAAATCGATATATTACATATAAACTGGCAAACTCTTTAGTAATAATATCAACAGGATATACAGACGGAACTAGATACGGTTGGTTAATATCCAAAGATAAAATAGTATCGCCGATTAATTCCTTTTTAAATGAATATGTTTTATCGTTGATAATGTTATCGGGATATTGCTTAAAATTAATAGTAACTTGACCGCTGATAGGAACAATAATAGAATATGGTGCTACTATTTTGTTTCCTGCTTCGGTGGTTTTAAGGAACTCATTAAAGTCATCCCAATTAGTTTGTTGTTCTGTACCTATTAACAATTCTGTGCCCCACGTAGTATGTCTTTGTTGGCCTACTAAATCAACGACATTGGGCGCAATATTATTTTCTAAACAGAATATTGTTGAATAATAATTTTCATTAGGAGGTAATCCTAATACATTAACTGACTTGTTGGATTTAATTGTTTTGTCCAACCATGCAGAAGTACAATACTGTTTAAAGTCAGAATAGTTATTATCAAAACTTAATTCAAAAACAGGTACATGCATTATACTATGTATACTTGCTCTAGGAATACCTTAAGTAAATCAGCAGGCATGTTGTTTTCATTTTTCCATGCCAGTCTGTTTTTCATTGCCGTAAACCAGAACATACTATTATTAGATTCACCGTCTAGTTTTCTATTATAAAAGTAATCGTCGGTCCATTTGTCGCTAGGACGCATCACCTCAGGTAAATGTTCTCGTATTCTTTGATACTCGTTATATAGAATATCTGTGCTATTAGTGCCAACACTTGCCCCCGAGAACTTGCCAACTAATGCCAATGCAGTAGTATAAGTCATGGCAATATCATGCCATACTACCCACTTGTCATTTACTTGTACAGGCCGTTTAGATAATGTGCTTATCAGTTTAGCCTGATTAAAATCGTCAATATGTAGCACTTTCATCTTTAACAGTCCAGTCGAGGTCGGGTTGATTTAGGAAAGAATGAAGTTCTTCCGCAGGCATTTTATATCCGTAGATATTATACTTGATAAAGCGAGTGATAAATCCCTCTGCTAGGTATTTTGTACAGCGCAAACGTCCGTGAGCTAAATCTTCTAGGGCTTGGTCGCCGAAAATAAATGTACCTTGTCCGTCAGTGGCAATTTTGCAAACACTAAAATCAAAGTCATTAAAAATTTCTGTTAATGAAGAATAAAACTTCTTGCGGATTAACTGTACTTTGTATTCAGAGCTTTGTTTACTACTCTTACTGAACATTGATAGTTCGAGTTTATCAATTAAACCGGGCTCTTTATACACACCTGTAGTTGTTTCTGGTTCCCAGTCTACATTAATATTAACTGTAACAGCATTATCAGTTGTATACGGGCTAGATATTCTGTGTTGGTTAACTCTGTTGGATGCTTCGGACCATTTACCAACATTACTGTACCACACATCGACGTCATTGAGTGGACTGCCTAGGAATAAACACCTTGCGGCACCACCGGCAATCCATGCACCGTCACCAATGCCACAGGCTGATAATAGTTTTGGCGGCAAATGTTTTGATTTATCGGAAATAAAGATAGTTTGCATAATGCAAGTATAGCATTATTGTTCATTATCGTCAAGGTTGACTCCAACCGTTTGTCCTAAATGCTCAATGTCGCCACCATTTAACTTGAGCATAAAGGCATCCTGTTCACTGAATAGCCAAATAGCACTGCCAGTTATGTAATATGGAAAGGTCATTGCTCTTTCCAATATAATTAAGTGCTTGTTTCGTATTCTATGTTCTTTGTCTAATTGGATTTTGTAACTAGTGAATATAGGTTGGAGTAACATAAACCCTTGTTTGGTTAGTCTAGTACCACTACCTTTATTGTAGTTGTAAAAGACATGCCATGGATTTACTTTATCTAGTTTGTGGAACTTTTTAATCTCTTCGGTGATGACTTCACTTAGATTCATCTGATAGAGGCTTACCTTGTGTTAACTCAAACACTTGGAATTTATCAGTTTTAAAAAGTTTATTAAGTCTTTCAGCTAGGTTAAATGCGTGTCCGCTATTGCTGAATGAAACTTTCTTGTACTTAGGGCCAGGATAGTTAACTAGACTGTTTAGTGTGCGAAGATTAATCGGATTACCGTCGTAGAATACTGCAAAGATGGCATCTGCTTCTAGGATTTGTTCGCTTTTGTATGTTTTAGGGTTAGTGTAATCTAACAGTATCTGTGGTTTAGGTCTCGCCATCGTAACTTCCTTTGTATGGATATTTATCCATTAAAGTAAGTTTTTATTGGCTTTAGATTACTTAAAAGAGCCGCCGTCTGTAACTTGTGGCTTGTGTATTACCTGTGGTTTTTCTATAGCTTTTACGCTTAGATTAGTAATAACTGCAAGTAAAGATACAGCATCGGCGGTAGAAAGGCGTACTTCTTTGCTATGTGTGCGTGTAGCAGTCTCAACAATGTCGCTGAGCTTTTTTACTACTGCAAAGTTAATTTCTTTCATTTTTCTTTCTTTGAATGGCCAGCAACATGTCTTCTTGTGTTTTAAACGGACCAATATATGTGTAGCCTTTGAGCGTTGTTAGCCTTGGGCAAAAGCTAGTAGTCCAGCCATTGGGGAATTGAATTCCATAATAGCCTGCGGCATGAAAGCTCTTGGACTTTTCTGTCTTAGTAAAGATAGGCAATCCGTCTTCTTCTTGCTTGTTAAAGATTTGTGGCCATGCGGTAGGATAATCTAGGACAAAGTCGTTGCTATTTTTGATACTAACTTCTTGGGCACTGGCACCTAGGCTAATTTCCAATTCGTCTTCTAATACTTTAACATCAGTGTAACGTCTCATTCCGCCTTTAAAGCTCAAAGTAAAGACGTTATCACCGTTATGTATAGTACCAATCTTCTGCCCGCTTTCTTCTAGGATCCAAAACTTACCGGGCATAATAGTTTTGGCTAACATTTTAGTACTTTGCATTCAAATAACTCACATGGTCGTCGGGTCGCTTGGCAATTTCTTGCAAGTCCCACTTACCACAAAATCGCAAGAATTCCACACCTACTTGCTTCTTGGGTTCCTTTTGCAGATTATCTGCAATGGTTGTGTCTAGCGCAAGTTTAATATCATCAGGCTGTTGTGTCAAGTCAATGATATGTTTATTTTCTTCGTACCTGTCACGTACTCTGTGTTCAACTCCATCGTGGTCAGTCCAACGTTGAAGCATGAGATTGTTCCAAGAATATCCTTTGTCATTTCTATCAGCAAAGGCTTCTTGCAAACCTACTTTATTCTTAGTGCCTTTGGTACGAACACCCGGATAAGCACTGAAGACGTTATCGCTAGTATCGCCACGCATACATTTCTCAAACAGTAGCCATTGTGGATCAGGGACAACCTTAGGCAGTTTAGTTTTCTTATCAATAACTGGCTTGCCCTTGTCGTCAAAGATACCTGTAGTGGTAATTGTTTCTTTAGTAATACCGTTGTACTGTTTCACATTAGCGCCGAGCAATTGGTAAAAGTCGCTGTCGCTTGAAACAATTACATGCTCCGACTCTGGATGTGTTTGAATCCAACGTGCAATGAAGTCATCTGCTTCGCAACGTTCATGTCGCAGTGTAGTACAGTTAGTCTTGTTAGTAAGGAATTCTTTGAAATAATCAAATGCCTCCCAAAACATCTTGTCTTCTTCTGCTTCTTTCTCAGTAAGTGCGGCACGTGCCGCGGCACGATTAGCTTTATACGGAGGGTAAACATCTTTGCGCCAGCTACGACCTTCGAAACAGAAGATTACGTGCTTGCCCTGAAAGTCACGCCACACCTTGTTGATACTGTTAAACATAATGTGGTAAGCCATACCCACTTTAGTTTCCGCATCGTCGCCACGAACAACGTGACGAGCACGGAAAAACATATTACTTGCATCAACTAGAATATAACTCATTATTAACCTTTGCGTTTTTGCAGAACATCTGCGTCAGCGATAAATTTCTCTTCTTCAATTTGACTACGAGCAATGCTATTGCACAAGTCATTGAACCATTGGTCTACGATTGCATCTGGTGTGCCACCTTGATAACCTGCACGACTTAGCATAGTTACAAAGTGGTCATTCCAGTCTAGCTCAAAGTAACCTTGATTAGGACTTTCTGGATCTACATCTACTTTAACTACTTTGACCCATGGCTCACCGTTTAGTGTAGCTTGGTCCTTTTCGCTTTTTGTTTCTTCTTTCTTTTTAAAGAAACGTTTAATTTTATCAATGAATGCCATTTTTAATCCTTCCGTAATTGTAACATAAAGAACATATTGTGTCAAACATGTTCTTTACCCCATTCGATTTTAAGCCAAACTCTTTCCATAACATAATGGATAAGGGTAAGAATGATATGGATAACAATAGCAGTGCCCAAACCTGTAATAAGGGCAGTGATCAGTGTTGCAACAATCCTATAGGAAATTGCCCTAGCTAATGTTCTGCTATGTGTTTCTGTCATTTGCCCCATCCATTGCCCCACAAGTCTACGTGTAGACGCGGGCTATAGTTCCAACCTTGCTCTGCACAGATGTTTGCAATTCGAACCTTATTAGCATCGTAAGGAGCAACAACGCCGCCCTGTGGCATCAAGTATACAGAGCCCTTAAAGCCACCGGCTCTAAACTCTGCAACTGCACGTCGAGCCTCTTCAATGTGTTCATCTGTTTCTACAACAAACTTCAAGTAGGTATGTCCAACTTCTTGATAGCTAGCAACAATGTCTGGACAAATAGCTTCTTCCCATTTCTCGCCACTAGCACTTAGTTTAGCACTAACACTGAATGTCACAAAGCGACTTTGCTTTTCGCCTAGTGCAGGTTGTTGCCAAGCATTTAAGAAGTCGCGGAATCCTGGCTGTAGCTTTTGAGTGCCGTTAGTTTCAAAAGTAATGTTTCTAAGATTGTGCATCTTAGGATTGCTAATTAGTTCTTCGTACGCACGTTGCCAACCTAGTAACGGTTCGCCACCTGTAATAACTAGATGCACATCATTGCCGTTGTCCTGTAGCCAATCGCCACTAGGGCAAATTGCTCGCATAGAATCAACTAGCTCTTCTGTAGTGTATGTTGGACTTAGTTCTTTAAATGCAGGATGCCAACTTGCATAACTGTCACAACCAGTATTAACTAGTGGTAGCTCTTCAAATGTGTTGTACATGTGTACGACTTGTGCTACATCGTCTGCTTCGGTACTCTTCTCGCCTGGCTTGCATCCAAACCCTGCACAAGTAAAGTTACAACCAAATGTACGCAAGAACACACTAGGTACACCAACAAAGCGACCCTCGCCTTGCAAACTATAAAATTTCTCAGATACCTTGATCTTCATAATACTTCCATTTCCATCCTAATCGTTTCAAATCGTTTTCGATTTCTTCTTTAACTTGACCTTCGTTGGCAAACGTTCTGCCTTCGTCGCCCATTTCGTCGCCGTCATGATCCGCATCACGAATGCCACTACAGTAATAGTCTAAGTAGTCTTCGTCGCGCTTGCCCAGACCCGCAACAAAGCCACCTGCCCAACGCCAACTGCAACTCCATTCGTTGTTACCAGTTAATACAGGCAGGAATTCTGTTTCTTTGTACCAAATAATGTTGCACAATGCCGCATATAAGTTTTGTGCATATATCCTGTCGTGAATTATTTTACCAACAACAACGGGGTCGTTGGTAATGTCGTCGCTTAAACTAACGTGTTCTTCAAGGTCCATGTCGTATTATAACTTATAATGTCTTTTGCGTCAAGTCCACATTTTCTTACAAGCATCGATGATTTGTTGGTTCCGGATAAAAGCCCTATCCACTAATCCAATTTGTTTATCAAACCATTCTGCGCCAACACTAGCACTAGTAGGCGTAGGAATACTGATTTTGGCAGTACTGTCGGGACCTTCTCTTACGATACCAATGTTATGCTTGTGCAATAGCCTGACCATTTTGTCGTTGTAGCTCAAGCAATGCATATAGACCCAATTGTAATTTCTATTCTGGCACCAGCGTAAAGCAAACAGTAACAAGTCACTGCCAGCGCCGTGTCGCTGATACTTCTTATCGATGCTTAGGCCAATCTCGGCTTCTTCGTCGTTGTTAATTGCAATGTGACAAATACCAGCAATGTTGCCTTCAATGTCTTTAACTGCAATAATTGTGTCAACGTCTTTGGCCGCCCACTCATCAATCATTTTGTCAATCATGTATTCGGTAGCATGGTAACTAAAGCGACATGTTAGACTATCTGGATCTAAGCTCTTTAAATGCTTGCGATAAATTTCCCACTTGTCTGTTGTTAAGACAAATGGGTGTGTTAAGTTAGGCATTGGCTAGTACCGAGGCAACTGACTTCATTTCTTCTGGGTTTAGAAAAAACTCGTAAGTGCTTTCGTTGATTTGTTCGCCTTTGTCGTTAAACTCTTCGCGAACAAAGTAAACAGCTTTAAGGTTAGATGGACGTAGTACGTCATTGACCTTAACAGTCATTTTGAAACTAGGTGTGTCAGTAATAACTGCTTGTCTTGTGTTTAGGTTAAAAGTTGTCATTTCTCTGCCTTCTTGTAATTTCCTTTTGACGGGATTACATGTCTAACGCCGCCAGTAGGATCCTCCATATCACCGTGATATCTAGGAATAAGGTGTACGTGAGGCCAATCAACAGTTTGGCCCGCCGCCTTACCGTAGTTAAGTCCAATGTTAAAGCCGTCCCATTCGCCGTTCTTAACACGTTCTTTACCGTGGTCGATTGCATCTTCAAATGCATTGTTTAAAACTCTTGTGTTGTTATATTTTGGGACAAACAACAAATGTCCGTAGTTAACAGGGTACTTGTCTCTGTATACAGCAACGTGAAAGTCTTCCCACACTAACTCTGTCCATGGTGCGGTGCTATCTTCTTTACTGTCTGGTATCCCTGGAAAAATCTTTTCGTCACGCATTTTTAATTTCTCTAAATCTTTCAAGAAACGCATCGATTAAACATTCATACATTTTTTCAGTGCGTTCGTTGGAGTAGGTTACCCATACTCCTGCATCATTTTCGTAGACCATTTCAACTTTGAACGACTCAAAGTTTGATCCTGACCATCTACTACCTGGATTTACTCTATTCATTATTCCCACCAATTTTCCCAAGGGAAGACTAACCACTTGTCTTCTTCTGCCTTGTTAACATAGCTAGCGGCGTAGTCAACACGTTTAAATTCGCTAGCTTCGTTGTTAATTAAAACAGCAAAGCGAACATTTTCATGCCATACACCATTCCACGCTACATCATGTGGGAAACAGCCACTAGGCCAATCATTTTTAATCCATTCTAATGTTGCGCCACTATCATTAATATCGTCAACAATAAGAATATTCTTTCCTGCCAATGCATCTTCGGCCATCCATAAGTTTGACTCTGGACCAAGTTCACTGCCATCGCGCAAACTAACGTTCAGTGTATGCATGGGAACCTGTAACCAATGACTTAACATAGTAGCAGGTACAAGCCCGCCGCGAGTTAAGCCAACAACATAGTCTGGACGCCATCTGGCAATGGTAATTTGTCTAGCAATGTTTGACACATAGCTTTTCAAAAGTTTATCGTCAATATATACTTTGTTCATTTAAGTCCTCTTAACATCCATTCGGCCAACATGTCTCGAATCTCGGGATATTTGTTCATTAAGTCTTCGTTGTTTGACATTGTCATAAACGCACGTTTAATTGCGTAAATGTCTTCCACCAATCTGTCCCAGTTAACAGTATGTTCTTTTGTTTTAAAAATAACCTGTTCGTCTTCTACATCTATTTGTAACTTGGCTTCCATATTAGTAAAGGTACCATTCCAACCAGCATTACTGCCTACAGCGCCAATGCCTACGTTGTAATTACTGCTCAATGTAGCAGTAGTAGTACCGCTGGCACCAATGCTAATGTAGGACGGAACTGTAACAGTGCCACTAGCCATGGTTGAATTTGTAATAGTAGAATTCAAAATGGCATCAATGTCTGCGCTATTAATTGTAATTGTATCCGTACTATTAATAGTGTACTCAGACTCGTCCTTCCAATCAAACTCCAAAGGAGTTAAATCATCTAATGGATGAGTCATAGTTACCTCGGTGCAAACTCTTGTTGGAGTTTAATGTTATCAAAAAACTCTTTCTTTGTACCTTGGTCAGTGTTAAATGCACCTTTAAGCACAGTAGTCTGGGTTAACGAACTATGTGCCATAATGCCGCGATTCTCACAGCAACCGTGTGTAGCTTGAATGTAAACGGCTACATTTTCCGAGTCTGTTGCTTTGGATATTTCTCGTGCAATGTCATTACAAAGTTCCTCTTGAAGAGTACCACGACGAGCACACCACTGAGCAATACGAGTATACTTACTAAGGCCAATAAGTTTGTTGGCAGCAATAATGCCAATATAAGCGACACCACTAACAGGCTGGTGGTGATGGCTACACATAGAACGTAGTTCACTACGAACAACCAACATGCCTTCGTATCTATCTTCGCTATCATTCGGGAAAGCAGTCGCGTCTGGTGCTGGTTCATATCTACCTGCCATAATTTCGTTAAAGTACATTTTAGCTAGACGCTTCGCCGTACCGTGCGAGTTAGGATCGGTTTCGCGGTCAATAAGCAATGAGTCTAAGACTTGTTCAAATGCTTGAGTAGCTTCACTGATTAATGCTTCTTTTTGTTCCTCGTCAACATAATCGCTGATGTTGTCGCCTGCCCAGAAGCGTTTGCCCTGAGACTTCATTTGTTCTCTAATTACTTGCGATAAATTCTTTTCACTCATTGTTATTGTCCTTCAAAATGTTCTTTAAATTTTCAGCTTCGGCTACACGCTTACGTAAACTACTAGAGCTAAAGCTATGATCTCTACTGTTAAAAACTAACTGGATGTTCCTGGAGTGACACTCTACTCGTCCAGTAAAGTTTTTATCTTCGTACTCGACTCCTAGTATTCTAACATCAATAGGCAGAATAAGCAAGAGGTCAACTAAGTCTTGCTCTGTGTTATACACTACAATTTCGTCCACATAACGAACAGCGGCCAATTGGATTTGTCGTTCGACAATACTTTGGATTGGTGCGTTCTTCTCTGGACGATCCCATTGTGCATTATTTTGGAGTCCTGCAATTAAGTAGTCACAATGATTCTTAGCTTCGGCCAGCATAGCAATGTGTCCGGCATGTAACATGTCAAACTGACTAAAGGTAATACCAATCTTTAGTCCTTTATCTTTAAGCTCTCTGACCTTGCTAAAAATCATTTAATGTTCCTTAATATACCTTCGGCAGTAAAGAAGTTGCTCTTAACAAGATCTTTAGTTTGTACAATAGTTTCGTAATGACCTTGATTCTTCAAAGCAGTCATTGTTGCTCTAATGTATTCGATCATACGATCCTTGTAAGTTAGATAACTGTCAAAACTTTCTGTCCAACGAGAATCATACTTAAAGTCTTGCGGGTACATTTCTGTATAGCTAAGTCTGTTTGGCATCATAGGAAATGCGTTAACACACAATGCTTCGTAACAGCTAATGCCTAGAGTTTCTTGTAAGTTTGCACTAAACACAATTCTACTGCGACCAAGTAGTTCATGATATTCTTTCTTGGTCAATTGTTGTTCTTGTGCTACTACCCATTGGTACTCTGGCATTGCCGCCGCTAAGTCTTTAAAGATATCTAATTGTTTCTCTGGAGCAATACGATGTGGGAACAGTATAATGTCTTCCTTAGGAATGTCTTTAAACGGAACTAACGTTTCGTCTAAGTATTCCATTGGCCAACCACTGCGTACAATTTTACCTGTGTGCAGTTGTTCCTTAACCCACCACTCTGCACCATCTGCAAAAACTTCTGCAAACAGTTTGATATGGAAGTCTGTAGCAAAGTAGTTATGGTCAACAGCACTAAAGAAACTGATCTCTGCATGACGTACCCACTTGGCATCGCCGATTAAGCGTCCTAAGAAGTCTTGTGGGTCATAGCTACCAGCGTGCCACAATGCGTGAATAGTTACAGGAATCTGCAACAGTTCACTCATGTACTTTAAGTTTATGATACCAGGGTGCCAAGCATCAGTAAAGATAAAGTGATCGCCGGCACGAACGGCTCCGTCACAAAATAACCTGCCCATTTGCTCAACTTGAGCAGACTTATAGATATTAGTCCCGCCAAAATTAAGAAAGGCGCCAGGAGTAGTGGCACTAGGAATGTCCGTAGGACCAGAGATAATTTGAACATTGTGACCTGCCTTTTGTAAGAGATCAGGTACATGGGTCTTCCATTGGCCCGTGTACCTTGTTTCAACGCTTTCTAAATCAACTAGAAAAACGTTCGCCATTACTTCTTCCACGAATCAGGAACTGCCACATGTGGTCGATTCCATGCACTCTTGTAAACACCAACGTGGATCTTGAGCTTCTTAGGACTGCGATCCTCGGTTAGTTGAATCACTGCATCAAATGTTACAGAGTTCTCTTTGTATTGTTCTTCTGGCAGGTCATAACCGTAAATCAAACGGTCTTTCTGCAAGTCACGCAAGTATGCGTGGAACAAGTCTGCTACAAGGTAACCACTACCTTCGTACATGATACCATCGTATGGCTCTGCAATTTTAAGTAGGTCATACTTAATATTGTCCATGCTCATCATGGGTCTAATCATTGGCTTAGTATTCTGTATATGCGCCATTTTCGTCGTCCTCGGAAATATCGATCCGGACACTGCGTCCTGGATACTTGGATGAAATTTGTTTGTACAAGTCTTCTGACATCATTTCGCAACTCTTAAAGTCTAGTTGCAATGTGCCATCTTTGTATAAGTTCTCTAGCCAGCGTTTAAACTGGATGAACTCAATATCCCTGTCATCGTGCGTTACACTAATGTAAACTTTGAAATGGAAGATATGACGATGTGGGTAGCCAAGAAAGCTAACATCGTATTCGTCTCCTGTTGCAAGGTTAGGGTCCGTTAGTGCCGCTGGGTATTTGTGAATACCTTCTTTTTGAAATTTTACGTAAATCCACTTTTGCATGGTTACTCCTTAATTGGCGTGTCGCCAACATAATCTTTCCAGTCAGTGTAGACTGCTCTGGACTTTAGTGTTTCCAATGGATGGCACCAAACACCTGGGTTACTGTGTCCCCAAGTAGTGTCATCAATCTTCAACGTTGCGTTGTAATTGTACAATTTAATGTAAGGCAACTTAACGCTAATCATAGGAATGAATGTAAAGAATTCATTCCAACCTTCTTCATGAATGTCGTTGGCAAACTCAACGCCAAAGTCCAATGTAACCCAATAGCCCTTTTGTAGAAGTGGAGTGATCATAGCATCCCATTTGCGCCAATCTTCTTGACTCTTGGGTTGAAAACTTTGACTAGTTCCAAAATACAAATGTCTTAGGTTGTTGTCTGTGGCGTGCTTGATAATTTCTTCAATTGGTTGAACACCCACAACGAATAAAGTCTTTTCATCCTTCATTGCTGTGTGTTCGACTTCTGTACCAACAAAGTAAATTACTTGCTGACGACCTTGTGTATCAAGTTCAAGCATTGTTGTTCCATTTAATGTACCCTCTGGAATATCCAGCGGGACGATTTAATCCGTCAGTAAAAGCCTGTTGCCACTCTGTATCTCTATTATACTCCTTAGACCAGAAACTGTCAACACTAATGTCGCCATTAGTTATCCAGTACTCTGCATCCTTCATACACTGATAAAACTTATCAGTTCTAGGACTAGGAAATATAATAGTGCAAGCCTTCCACAACAATGATGCAAATGTAGTTTCGATTTTCTTTTCTACGCCCATAACAACTAATGCTTCGTTGGCAAGCATAGCGTTAACAAACACATCGTCATGTGGACTCAAATCAATTACAACATCAAATAATCCGTCGTATTGTGGACTGAGTGCATTGCCCCATAGTTCTTTGTTACTGTTACCGCATACAGTGATTTCAAAATCCAAATGATTCAACAGTATAGTATTGTAAGCTACCCAAGCTAAAAAGCCACTGCCTAGAATTAAGAGTCTTTTTCCGGGGCCGCTTCGTTCGGCAATTTCGCGTATGGGTTGTTGTACCACGTTAATGCCGCAAGCCACTGGCTCCAAAATATATCGTGGTAAAGGCTCTGGAACCTTAACATACTCTCTAGAACGAACATTGTATTCGTCTGCGTATCCTGGTTCTCCTCTTGTTGCGACATAGTCACCTACCTTTACATCGTTAACGAATTCACCAACTTCGAATACTTGACCCAAGCCTTCATGTCCGTGCATGTGTTCAGGAAGTGGACCAAATCCACCTGTCATCATATCAATGTCACTGCGACATACGCCGGTCATTACAGACCGTACGGCAATCTCATCTGGTTTACACAAAGGCCTTTCGTAAGTTGTTTCAATAAACTCTCCGTTGCCTTTGGTAACTAAATGCCTTGTAATCATAAATCTTCTATTTGTTGGTGAATCCAAATGTCCTGTGTCAGTTGATTCTGCCAGAACGTGTCATTGTCTTTGTTTGTAATAGCATGTGACACCATGGCCTTATATGCACTTTCAGGACACAAGCCTAACGAATGTTTTACAGCACTGAATTTCATTCCAAAGCTAATATAAACATCGTCGGCTAAATCGTCTTTCCAGTTAGCACTTAAGATCCATTTAGTGTTGCCATTTTGATACTCTAACGTGCAGTAATCATCTACATTGTAAATGCCTTGCTTGTTTACAGTACCATAATCAGTATCAACAATACTATTTAGGTCATGGCGTTGTTCTGCCACTTTTGTTAGTGTAGTACCTTTAGTGATATCTGTCAATGCACAATAGTAACTTAACATGTGAGGAATTAAGTCTCTACTAACGCCACCAAATGCTTGCTCTTTATTTGTAAACCAACTACCCGGATTGGGTACTCTGTTTTTGCTATTCCAAACTACTCTGACAACTTCACATTGGTCTGCTAGTTGTTTAAAGTGGGTAATAGTGTCTCTATATTGATTATTCTTAACCATCATGAATCTAGTATTGGGAAAGTCTGCAACTAACTTAGCCCAAACATTATGATCCTTGACTCCGGGTTTCTCTACAAATACAATGCCTGCATGTGGTGCAACTTCTCTGGCAATTTGTTCGTGTGTATAATTTGGAGTACAAATATTCACAGTATCAAAATAACCATGGGCGGCAACAGCGTATCCGATATGTGTAAAGTCAGCATCACGAACTGGGTCAACGGTTACTACTTGATGACCCAGTTGTTCTAATACTGTGCGATAGACAGCGTTACCAAAGCCCATGCCCACTATTAAACTTTTCATTACAGCATACCTTCTAACATTTGTTCGCCCTGTTCAACAGTTTCAGGATCGTCAAACATGTTACTGTCATTGTCCTTACCTGCATCTTCAGTTTCAAACAAACTGTTAAATCCTGCAACAGTACTCTTAAGAGTCTTAGTGCCGTTAAAGTTAGCTAACAAATCTTGTGCTTTGTCTAACTCAGTAAACGGAGTTTGACTTGTAAACACACGATTAACAAGTTCGTTCATGTAAATTACATTACGTGGAACCCACTCGCTAAACTCATCTGCACCTTTCTTAACCTTGTGCCATGCACTTGGATCTGGTTGATGCATTGCACAAGCCGCATCGTTTAATGCGTTAGCACGTTGTACACTTTCAATGTGTTGGTAAACGTTGTGACCCATCATTAGGAAGTAAGAGAAACTATCCCAAGATGTTCGACCTTCTTTACCTAACTTGTTTAGCATACCAGGAGCATACCAACACAAGTCACCCATTGTCATACGTTCGCCCACTGGACTGTTCCATGGCCAAGCAACTTTACTACCGCTCAATTTCTTATTATCGATAGCCTTAGTCATCAAGTAACTAAAACGATCATTTTGATGAACGTGTTGTGTGTATACTTGTCCGTATGCAGTTGCCAAGAATGGACTTGCACAGTCAAATGTAACTTTCATGTTAGGGTTAACATGTTCACGGATGTTACGTTGAACGGCCGTTAACAAGCAGGCAAGTTCAAGTTTACTAGTTCCCAGGAAGTGGATTACGTCTCGTCCAGGTTCTAGTAGTTTTTCGTCACGTAGTTTAATTAGGCGTCGCAACATAAGGTCTACGTCCTTCATGTTGTTACCCCCCATGGCCCAACCTTCGAATGGATAATGCTTAACTGCATCATACCAAATTTCTGCGTCAACGTTGTTACCGCCTTGTAGAACGTTTAGGAACTTAGTCTTGCCTTGGCGATGCTTTAAGAAGAAATCGTTGTTAAACAATGTTCCTTTTAAACAGTCGTTAAAGTCTTTAAGTCCTGTACGTGGTTGGTTAATAGGATTACTTGCCCATGTAGGTAAGTCAAGCACCATACTATAATCAGCAGTAAACTCTAACCAGTTAAGGATAGCCATACGAGTTTTATCTGCTTCGCCGATGTAGCCAGCATCGCCTTGCTTTTCCCAGAAGTGCTTCCAGTCAAAGTTAATAACACCTTTACCAATCTGGAATCCACCAGAGTCTCCTAAGATAAAAGTATTAGGCTTGTCACGTTGTTGTACCATGCTTTCTTGCACCCAAGACTTTTTCAAATCTAATTGTGCATGTCCGGCCGAGTACAGTGCGTGACTATAATGAAAGTATGCCTTTTCCTTATTAAGGAAGTTCATACCTTCGATACCATTCTCAAACTCAGAAGGAATACGACTAGCTTCAATGTATTCACCTTCTTGTTGTTTAGAGATAAAGGTATTGTAGAATCCGCTAATACTAGGCAAGAATATTGCATAGTCTTTATTGCGCGGATCTAAGTCCACTGTTGTTTTACTCATTTATCGTCTTTCGTCCTCGTCCCAATGATCAAGCGATTCTCGATCATGATCGTGTTGTAGTCGCTGTAGCCTAGCGATTTCGTCTTTAAGCATTAGCTTTTGTTTTTTCATCTCATGTAGTTTCTTTTCTTCTACATGAGGATGATTACGTTCCATGTCTGCAATTTGCTTATCTAATAGATGATGGGATTCTGTTAGATGTTTGATGCGGTTCTCGTACATGGAAGCTCCTTATTAACGAGTCATTGCTGGAAGGATGTAATCGTATGTACCAATGCCACTATCGACGCGGATCATACATGCACCCTGGTTGCTGAAGTTAACAGCACAAATACCACCCATGCCCAACTTAAGAATGTTTAGGAACTGTGTAAGTGGGAAGCTAAGGTCACCTTTGATAGTGCCGCCTACATTGTTTGCAAATGTACGCTTACCAAAGTGACTGCCGCCGTTGGCGCTACCTAGTTCAAACACTAAGTTACCATTGTCTGTGCGAACAGTAAATGTTGGCTCAATGCTAGAATAAATGCTAGCAGCCTGTGCCAAGTCTTGTACTTTGGCTTTTGTAGGTTCAAATGTCACGTCCCATGTAGCACCTTTGAACTTAACAGTTTGGATCTGTGTATCGATAACTTCTTTGCTCATCAATCGATACTTGTCCGAGTTACCGTCTGGGTCTTTGAACACTAGTGTTTCAGGCAAGTCTACACCATTGCGGTTAGTCTTAACTACTTCTACAGTTGTACCATCTTTGGCATACAAGTTACAAACACCGTTCAAGAAGCCTAGGTTACCCATACCAAATTCGCCGACAAAGTCGCCTTCTGGTTTGTGTAGTTTGGCATTCAGGATAACAGTCTTGTCCTGGTCAATGGCCGCAATTTGTGTTTCTTCTGCGGTTCCTGTTACCTTAAGACTGTCAATAATGCCAAGTCCGCTGGTATGTCTAACGATATCTAATACGATGTCTTTCATCTGTGTATCTCCTTTGTGTGAGTATATAGGTTTATTTAGGTCATGTCAACTATTATTCAAATAATAGGTTGAATGTGTTTTTCATTTTTGTTGACTGTAAGTCCCATCCTAGAACGCCTAGTAGGTTGTCAATCTTGTTATCAATAATAGTTTCTTCCATTGCGTCTTCATCAAACGGAAGTTCTTTGAACCACATTGGAAGTCTCTGTTCGTCGGTTGGATAAGCGATACTGGTCATGTTTAATGGATTGCTTTTCAATTTGCAAACAACAACTTTCATACCGTCAACTGCATCCATACTAAATTGGTCGCCGTGCATCTTTTTAATGCGATTCCAATTGATAGCCGCCATGGCATGTCCAACTCCACATTTACCAGTTTTGTTAAACACAGCAGTATGTTGAGTCAAATTGTTAACACGCTTCGGTGTACCTTTTTCCCAAGCAGCCTTGGCTTTAAAGCCTTTTCTAAAGTCCAAGATTCTGTCTAGGATCTTTTGACGTTCTTCTCCAGTTAGCAACATAAGCAAAATCTCTTCAAGAAACTTTTGCATAAATTCTGGAGTGTCTGCTCGCTTAAGGTCGAGACCCATAGCTTTAACTTCGCCCGGCTCTCCGTCCAAGTCCTTGCGCTTGCCTTCCTTATCATAGATAAGAACAGCATAACGCTTCTTGGTCATGTAAATGCCTTTACTAGCAACAACTTCTCGACCAGCTTTAATAGGAGCCGCATATACGCCTGGCACATTAAACGCACGATTCATAAATGAAGGGAATGTATCGTTAACTTCGTTACTTACAGTATCGTATAGTTCAACAATCTTGTCCTTACTCCATTCAATCTCGCCACGTTCGGCTTCGCCTTTAAACACCGGCCATGCGCTAAAGTAAACAGAGTCAGTATCACCGTAGATAATAGTTTCACCTACGTGATTGTATTCTCCTGTAAACATAGCATTAACTTGTGCCGCCATGTGTCTAGCAATGCAACGACCTGTAAGAGTAGTTGATTGTCCTAGTCGTTGGTCGAAGAACCTGCTACCTGCGTTAAGCAAAGCGCCGTATGCAGAGTTCAAGTTAATCTTCTTAACTAGCTGTCGCTTGTCCCAGAACTCAAACTCTTTTTCGTTGTCAATACATGCCTTGGCTTTCTTCTGCAAGTCTTTACGCTCACTGTACCAACGCTCTAACAAGCCTGGAATAACACCCTTCTCGGTAAAGTTAAAGATAGTACCGTTGGCACTAATCATTAAGTTTTGTCCGCTAAGGAAAATCATTTCATACGCTTGCTTTCCGCTAACTTGTTCACTGCGACCATTTTCCCAGTCAATGATAACGTCTGTGCCAACATCTTGGTTCATTACAACTTCGTATTCCATTGTGGCAAATCTGCCGTCCCAACAGTCAGCAAAGCTCTTGCCAGCATCCATTCCATCGCGGATCATTTTCTTTGTCATATCAAGACGCAGTTGTCCTACGATGGTTTCTGGACTCATGTTAAGCGCACGAATAACAGAAGGATACAGTGAGTTCAAGTCCATTGAGCCAATCCATTCGTGAATACCTTTTTTGGGGTAAGCAACGTATGCACCAGCGGCCTGTGTTTCTGCGTGATCCCTTGTACGGTCCGGAACAATAAGTCCACGATTGTGTGCTTCTCTGATAACAGCTTGGTCAGTTACAGCAACAGCGCCCATGGTAGTTTGGAACAATACACAGTTAGCATGAGCCAACACGTTTACTAAGTCAATGTACTGTAGCTTTTTATCCAGCTTGACTAACAGCATAACGTCTTGCCTGTTATACGCAATAAACTTTTCAAAGTCATTGTTGTATAACTGATCTAGTGTACCTTCGTAGTGAACTTTAGTTTCACCTAGTTCATATTCTCCCACATAGTCTAGGCGGTATGTATGAAGTTCATGATAAGTGTACTTGCGGTATAGTTCAAGATAGTCTAAGTGTACACGACCGATTAAGTCGTAGGTAACAGCAGTCTTGCCGTACTTTTCAAATTCACGTGCCTTAGGCTTTTGTCCCCACAAGCAGAAACGCTTGCAGTGGTCCTGCCCCATTACTCGAGCAATACGATTAAACGTATATGGAATGTCAAAGCCTTCACTGTTCCAGCCGCTAAGAATGTCAGCATCGTCGACTAGTTGAATAAACATATCCAACATTTCTTCTTCTGTGCTACACAGAACTGTATTGTCGAATCTGCTACATATATCTTCGGCTTGTGCCACAGACAATGTGTCTGGCTTTAAACAAAGAGTAATAAGTCTATCTAACCAGCTTAGATATAATGTGATACTGGTAATGTTGTTAAAAGGATCGCTGGGATCAGCAAAACCTTTTTCTTTATCGAAGTTAACTTCAATGTCGAAGAAGCATACGTTTAGTTCAGGAGTATCACCGTTTGGATACTCATCTTCTAAACAACGGAACACAGGCTTGATATCGCTTTCATACAGTTTCTTACCACTGTAGATGCGCTTCTCTTTGTCAAAGGCCTTGTGATTGTTAACAGCTACTTTGCTCAGTGGCTGTCCATAGATGCTTTTGTATTTGCCCTTGGCGTCAGGATAATAAAATACATACTTGGCAGGAATGTCTTTGAACTTCCTTTGTCCGTTAATACGCTCGACAACTTGAATTAAGTCTTTTTGTTTATTGTAGAATGCGTCTACATAACTCATTTAATAATCATCCTAATTAGCCCAATAGAATCTATTGTAGTTAGTAGCAAGTAATTTGCTAGCATACCGAAACTACCTCTAGTCCAAGCCGCCCACGCATATAACGCACAACCACATATCCATATTGGATACAGTATTATAAGCGGTGGGTTGGGTACTGTCAACATCATTACAATGCTATTGCCAATACTAATGGTCCAGGCCAGAACTTCGATGTAAAATCGAAATGGCCATTCATGGTAGTCCTCTTTGATCCACGCCCATGTGGGCGCGAACCAAGATTTCAGTTTATTGATCAAAGGGTAAAGCCTGAAGCTTCGAGCACTTCTTCGACTTCGCTAAATGCTTCTTGCTCGTCTTTAAGTGCGTTTTTGTGTGCGATTTTTAAAGCCTTATTAAGCACTGCTGGCTTCATATCCATTTCTTCCGCAATGGACTTAACAGTGTCTTTAAGACCTTCACGAAGATCCTCCATCTCGCGCATTACACGCATACCTTCGTTGAATAGTTTCTTGAGTTTTGCAATATCTTCTGAATTGAATGAACGACCTGACATAGGTTCTCCTAAAAAATTTATAATGTATTATAATTTAGTAGACCTATGTCAGTCAAGTCACATCTTAGATATTGGTGTTATTTCTTCGGGTGCTTGCCACCGCAGATTGGACAATCGTCATGCATATTATTGATCCGGTGTTTCAAATAAGTCAGCTTCTGCGACTCTACGCTTAGTCAAACCAGGAAGTTCTTTTCCTCCTGCTTTGTTCCAACGCATAAACTGTTCGCGGCATCCTGCAAAGTTACCTGCGTTTACAGTCTTAAGCAAAGTGCTGGCACGTAAGTTACCTACACCTGCATTGTAAGCAAAGCTAACTAGCGCATCAAACATGTTTTGGGTGACGTGCGGGTTAGTTACCAATTTGTCCACATTGTGGGCAAACTCGTCTACTTCAGTTTCAAATAACTCGTTAGCATCAGCTAGCGAACATTCGTCACCGTCTGCTACTGGTGTATCGTCTGCCCAACGTGTATTGCCCCAACCAATGGTTGCAACGTTGGCACTACAGCGGTAGCTATATACTGTCTGTTCTGTGTTGATTAGGTTTGTTACTGGTTTTGGTTTGATCTTACCTAGTGCGGCAGATCCTGGGATTGAACTATAGCATCCTTCAAAATGCTTAATTAAATCTAATCCATGTTGACCTATTGTTCTAGCCATATGTGTGCTCCTGTATATCCTTATATTTACCAAATATAGGGAAACAGTTGCTGGCTGTTTGTTTTCCTGATTGCGTCTAAGTCCGTTAAGTACTTACGGGTAGATTCTATTCCATTGCTGTGAGTTTTAAGCAAATTATCCACTAAATCAGGCATTTCAGAAGTTAAATTATGCTCTTTGAGCCATTGTCTGTGGAACTGAGTCATACGCCTTGCTTCGTCTCTATGTTCCATGGGCAGTAAATCAGCTTTTAAATTCTCTGGGAAACTGATAGTGTTGTATTGATAATTGTGTATGCCCGTAGCGGTGTAGATAGCACGTTCAATCTTGTCCAGGTCCAGGATGTTTAATATGCTAATGCTAGGGGTAATTTTAATGTCAATGTGTGGGCATTGGTTCTTAACCTGTGTTAAGTTTTCTAGTATTTGCTTCCAGCTGGCACCCCGACGAATGTAATCAAATCGGTCCCAGACGTTGTCTATGCTAACTAGCATACTGATATTGCTAAAGTTATTCCATAAGTCCAAGACATTCTTTTTCTTGTAGTTCAAGTTGGTTAAGTTTGTTATATAGGATATGTTAACTTGCTTTTTGTTTGCGGCAAAGTATTCTAGAATTTCATAGTGCTGATCCGTTACTAGTGGTTCCCCTCCGGCAAAGGTAACGTTTTCTACGTCATCTAAATACTCTTCTTTTAACTGTTCCATAATGTCTAAACTTAATATTCTATCATGTCCGCTACTGCGTCCTAATTTAATCCAATCGCTATGCCATGTGCTACTAAACGTTGGGCCACAACTTACACAGGCCAAATTGCAAACGTTACTGAATCTAATGTCAAGATATTTAAGTTTAAAATCAGTAAAGTCTGTGGGGTGATATTTAAAGCTATTGATACGCATACTGTCCATACCAACAGCTTCTTGCTCATAGCATTTATAGCAAGTGTCTACAAGCTCACCCGCCAGCATTTTTTGTTTTATTTCTTTGAACTTGTCACCATTAACTATGTCTATGATTTTAGTTTGGTTTAAGTTACCAATGGGTTTAAGCGGATCACTCAAGCAACAAGGAAACGCTTTACCGTCGGGCCATGCATGTAAATGAACCCATGGTAAAGTGCAGATGCTTTTATTTGTAGTAGGATCTAAGGATCTCGTACCACTCGGGGAAAGTGTCTTTAAAGCTCTGTTTACGATATTCATCTTGTTCTTCGTTACGCTTCATAAACAAGCGCATCTTTTCTGGGTCTGGTTCACTGGCCATGAAGTTTAATATTGGCAGTATCTCTGGCTGGTACTCTTGTAAAGGACTTAACTTCTTAACTAGAATTTCTTTAATAGCAGGATCTAATGCCGCAATGCTTTGGTCATAAGGTGCATGTAATATATTGTACCAAACGCTGGTACCAATGTTTTTTACAATCTCATTGGTAATTTCATCTAAGTAAAATATATTGTAGTTACTTATAGTTGCGTTAGTACTTAATCTAATCCATGAATGTTCTTTGAACTGTAGTACATGGTCACGTACTCGTGCCCATTGGCTAGGATAACGTTGGTAATGATGTCTATCGCCAATATCATCAACACTTACTTGTACATCTACCAGTTTAAACTGTTTCCACAATTCAATTTGTTCATCACTAGGCATGATACTGCCGTTGGTATTGTAGTGTATAGTTTGGCGTTTACTGTATCCTTTTTCCGCACTGTGCTCGAGTATGGTCCACATGTTTTCAATTAGCAATGGTTCACCGCCATATAAGTCCATGTGTTCAATGTTAGGTAATGCTTGTTCTAAATTGTCCCAAATGTTTTGATCCTTTTTCCAAGCATCACGCATTTCCTTAAAGCTACGATGAAACTCTACTTTACTTTCAGTAGGTTTACGCAAGTCATACCATTCGTCAATCCACTGACTGCTATTCATAGGATTACATATACGACATTTTAAGTTGCACAAGTTACCCATCTTCAAGTCAACAATTTTAATAACATGTTCGCCGGGCATGATTGTTTTCTTGCCGTCTAGGTATTCTTTGCTGTCGCGCATACGCTTACTGTTTTGGCCAGCACGTTCTTCATCCCAACAACGTTTGCAGTTAGGATGCTTAAAGCCAATGTTCAAGTCTCTGCGTAGCTCGCTCATCCACTTACTGTCAAAGGCTTCCTGCATGTTGTCTATGCTGGGCTTAAATGGCGTACCGTCATCTTTTCTAATAGCCAGCTCGCTCATACAACATGTTTTGTAATGTCCGTCTGGCGTAGTGCTAATAGCCGCATTAGGATGAATACAGAATGTTTGTTTATTAATATACATCGTACCATTCCTTAAACCATGGATGCAAGTCTAGTAAGTTTTGACGTCTATGTGAATCCATAAACTTCATACGCTTGATAAAGTCTTGCTTGTCTTGTTCACTGGGACTAGGTAGTGCGGCAATCTTTTCCAAACTCTTTACCATGTTAGATAAAGCATAGTGTTCGCCGAACTTACTGTTAATGTGTTTGGCAGCATCTAAAGCAATACTAGCTCTAACTGAATCTGGTAGCACTTCGGGTCTCATACAAGTTGGATGATCCACGTTGATGACAAATATGTTAAAGTCTAGTTCGCCTACTAAAATGTCAGCAACCTTTTTCATGCTGGGCATAGTTAAGTTGCTTAGTGTAGTATGTATGCAAGTCTTGTTATTAGGACGTTGCTTAGACCAGTACTTTAGTTCTTGTAAGTTACTGTAAATCTTATCCCACTTAGCTGGCCAACGCACATACTCGTAGTATTCTTCCACACCGTCTATGCTGGCGTTTAAGTTTACTTCTTTAAAGTGGCTCCACTTGTCGTACCACTTGCTACCAATAGTAGTAATGTTACTGTTATACTCGAGCGAAATGTTTTTAGCAAAGTCTAGTTCAATTAGCAAGTCCAGAAACTCTTCTTGCTCGTCCATGATTAAAGGTTCGCCGCCAATGATGTATACGCTTTTTAAATCGTGCCCTTGTTCACGGACAACATCAAATAGTCTGCTACGCTTAACCCAACTAGTCTTCTCCAAGAAGTCCATGTCAACTTGTGTGTATGCATTGGCTGGGTCTTTGTTAATTTCCTGTGCTAGCAAACTGCTACTATACGGATGGCACATTCTACAAGCTAAGTTACATTTGTTACCAAAGTCTAGTTCTAAACGTTCCAGCTTTACAGTGGCATCGCCTTGTAATAACTTATTGTAAGTCTCTGGGAATCTATATGTATTATTAATTTGTCTGTAGCTTTCAGCTTTGATGTCCTCTAGCTTCCAGCAACGTTCGCATTGTGCTGGTTTGTATCCTGCTAGCATAGTACTGCGTACTCGTTGCAATGCAGAATTGTGTTGCCATGTTAATTCAACTCGTTGCGTAACAGGAGCAGGCATATCGCTATTGCTAAGTCCACCATTGAGTGCATTACAACATAAACGCTGATGCCCACTTTGCCCAATACTCAACGTATTAAAGGGCAGTACGCACAACGTATCATTTAACGTATTTTTCACAATCTTTTAAAAACTTTTCGTATTCTGGAAATGTAGACAAGAAATCGGTTCCTCGTCTGCGGTCATGCTCCATGAAGAATCTGTAGAAGTCTGCCTTGGCGTTTATTTCTCTAACCAATGACAATGTGTGTTTGCGGAAGTGACTGCGAACACGTTCTAGTCGTTCTATTTCAATAGCATTGAAACCTTTATTTAAATGCTCTTTCATAAATGCAATGTCTGCATCTATGTAATGTACAAAGTCTGGAGGTAGTATTCCTATGCTCCAGTGGTCGGGCTCTTTAAGGTGCGGTGTAATAAACTCTACACGATTGCCGTAGAGCTGTCGCCATTCTAATATCTTTTTCAGTAACTGATTAAAGCTAGGCAATACCATGTTGTTGTATGTAACCATAATTTCAACACTGGCATTGATGTCCTTAAAGTTATCCATTATAGTTTTAAAGTTCTGTTCCCATACGGCACAGTCTAATCCATAACGAATGTATTCAGCAGGCTTGCCCCAAGTATCTAAACTAACATGCATACGATAATTCTTAATTGCACGTTTGCTTAACAATGTTTTAACACGTTCGCTTAATCGTTCTATTAACGCAGGCTTGACGCCCAAGTTACTATTGATTAGCAATGTAAGATGCGGAGCAGGTTCTGCTTCTAACTTGTCTAACAGTTGCCATGTGTTTTGATTAAGCATGGGCTCACCGCCGGTAATGCGTAAAGTCTGTAAGTCTTTAATCAGTGTAGGCCACCAAGCCCAAAATGCTTTTACGTAAGGATTGTTTTCATCATCGCTTTCGTAGTATTCTCTGTCCTTGATAAAATCGATGCTGTATTGTTTTGTTAGTACAGGAAAGTTGCCATTGGTCTTAATGTCGTTGATCCAACTGTTGCTAACTGTGGGAGTGCAATAACCACACATAAAGTTACAAACATTACCAAAGTTAACTTCGATGAACTTGGGGTTAAAATCATCAGTAGGACCTAAGCTACGCACAATGTCATAGACGTCCATGTCATTGGCACTGTTAATAATCCTATCACTGATGTGTCCATTGTCTTCTACTTGCCAGCAAAAGTTACATTCTTCTGGACGCTTACCCGATAGCATTTGCTGTCTACGTTCTTGCTTGTGTGCAGTATTATGTAGGCCAGAAGGGCTACGCTTGATATCCTTAATATCAATCTTATGTGGGTGTGGATGATAACAACTATGGTTATCTCCTGTTTGCAAATACAATGTTTGCTGAGTCCATTTAAGTAAACAGAATCCTTGTCCTACTTGATCCAGTTTGGCTTTAACGGACTTTAGTCTATCTAGCTCATCCATTTGTTTGTGTCTTGTGATGTTGGCTTCCCAGCTCACCGTTGTCTAGTTTGTTCCACTCTTTACCACAGCAAGTACTACATTGACGACTACGCATATTGTGTCCTTTGTATATACTGCGTGGCAGGAACCTATCAAAGAACTGTCCTTTAAGAACTTGGGCCAATGTGTTCTGGTGCAAGCTCAATGTATCCATACCGCCAGCAAGTTCAATCATTTGAATACTTGCATCATCGCTGATGTTCTTAAATGCCGCACCTTGCTTGGCAACTTCCCACGGTCTGTCGTCACTGATATGACGCCATGGCTCGCCACCAATAAAGCAACATGGGAATACATGTCCGCTGGCACTGACAAAGATTTCGTTTAGTTGATTATTGCCGCCCTTTTCGTGATGCTGTGCTCTGCAACTAACTTCGATGTCATTGTGTTTGAACTTGACCCATTCGTTCTTTTCGTTGTCCCATTCTCTGTGCTCCAAACTAATTTGTTGCATCTTATCAAACTCTTGATTAGTAATGTACATAGGAACAATACCAATAGTCTTTAGTTCTTTAAAGTTACTATCCCTAAAGTTTTCGTTGTCTGGTTGTTCTAATTTGTATAGCACTTGCTTGTCTTTGTTAAGCACTTCGTAGAACCCGCGGCCAGCATCGTCCCACTTGTGCCAACGAGTAGTACGCTTAACGTTAAAGAACTCAAAGCCCAATTCATCTGCTAGTGCTCGTGCTTGTTCGACTTGATGTTCGTTATGTTTGAATACAATAAAGTCCCACTTGGCAACCCCACCAGCAGCCTTAAATGCTTTCATGTTAGCAAGGATCTTACTGAACTTAGTATTACGGCGATACAAGTGATTAGTGTCTTCTAACCCGTCCACACTAAACACGCAAAAGTCTCCACGCTCAAAGTTATTAACCACTTTACCTAGTTCAGTCCACCAAGCAGGTGTACGTGCGCTGGCATTGGTATGTAACGTAAGAGCCATGTCAGGATTATGTTCTCTCATGTACTTGAAGATTTCTAAACTGTCTTTGGCAACAATAGGGTCTCCGTAATTACCACATGCATACACACGCTTTAACTGCTTGACAAAGGCAGGTGGGAACCATGTTTTAAATTGTTCCAGGGTAATTTCAGTTTCTTGCACCTTAGGATTCATCTCTGCGCCGTTGTTAATATAACGTGGACACATAGGACAACCGGCATTACACTTGTCTGTTAGTTCTAAGTGCATACCTGTAATTTCGCCCGGGCCGTACAAGGCTGGCACATCATAGTTCATTAATCTCATTTCCAATTCCTATATACTTGTTCACACATATAAAAGAAGTCTGTGTATTCTGGGAAGGTAGCTAATAAGTTAGTACCTCTACGTTTGTCATGTTCTGTAAAGAACGTATAAAAATCTCTGCGCCCTTGTCTTATAACATCTGCATTTACTGGATTCTCTGCCATGTAATCAACTACACGCTTGAACTTTTCAATTTCTACTTTATCAAACCCATGCTTAAAGTCTGGCCTGCGTTCTCGATACTTCATATGACGCAAGTGGTCATACATATTGTCCAAGAAGTTCTTAGTTAAAATGTTAATCATCCAGTGAGGCGGTTCTTTTAAGTAAGGAGTATCAAAGCCAATGCGTTGGGTATACATGTTTTCCAGTGTACCGTATTCTTCTCTTAACGCTAGTATTTTGTCCAGTAACAATCTAAACTTAACTACACTAAGGACGTTAAATGTAATCATCAAATTGATTTTACTGTTTGGTACAGTGTCTAAGAATATACGTACATTCTTTTCCCATAGCGCACAGTCTAAGCCATTACGCATATACTCTGCACGTTCACCCCAACTGTCAATGCTGGTAAACAGTCTAAAGTCTTTAATCTTTCCTTCTGCTAGCAACTTACTTACTTTCTCGCTCAGTTTCTCTACTAGGCTAGATTTCATGCCCAAGTTACTGTTGATATGTAATTGTAGCTCTGGCGCAGGATCTTCATCTAACATGTCTAACAGTTTAAACGTATTGCTATTAAGCAATGGCTCACCACCGGTGATCCGGAATACTTTTAAGTCCTTCTTTAGACTTGGCCACCACTCCCACCATGCATCCACATAAGGGTTCGGCATATCAGGTTCGTAAAATACTCCGGCCTTTAAGAAGTCAATGCTGTACTGTTTGGTAGTAATGTCATAGTCGCCTTTGCGTTTGATTTCTTCCATCCATGCGCTACTAGCCTGTGGACAGCAGTATCCACATTTAAGTTGGCAAGCATTACCAAAGCTAACTTCAATGTGTCTGGGATTCCAATCTGCATCAGCATCTAAGTTTCTAATAGTGTCGTAGTCTTCGATAGCATAGTCACTGGTACTGTGTACAAATCTATCACTGATGTGGTCACCTTGCAAGTCTTCGACGTTCCAACAGTAATAACATTCACTGGGACGTTCGCCTTCTAGCATTAGTTTGCGTTGTTGCTTTTTGTACTCTGTATTGTGTAGTCCACTAGGGCTTCTTTGTATATCTTCTATTTTAATCTTGTGTGGACGTGGATGGTAACAACTGTGGTTGTCGCCCATGTGCAAATACAATGTTTCCGTTTGCCATTTCATCAAGCAAAAGCCCTTGCCCACTGCATTGAGCTTTTCTTTTGTTTCTAATAGTTTGTCGTAATAGCTTTTAGGCTCTTGCATTATAACTGTTCTCGCATTGTTTCCAATAGAGCTGTAGCTCTGGGAATGTCTTAACAAAGTTTGTACCTTTGCGATAATCATACTCTCTAAAGAAAGCATAAAAATCTCTACGCAATAATGCACGTTCGTTGTCAGTGTATGTACAACTCTTCATCCATGCAATGTTGCGTTTTAGTTTGTCTATTTCAAAATCTGCAAAGCCAATTAGTTCGCCGTGTACTGCTACACTGTTTGCTTCCATAAACTCAACTGCTTTATCTAAGATGCTGTGCATGTTAGCGGGCAAGTTTTGTATAGTTAACCAAACAGGAGTGCGTAGTGTAGGAATGTCAAACCATACACGTTGTCGGTCCCAGTAGTTATTAAACTCGGGATTCTTTTCTGGAATGTCCTTGAGACTGTTAACATACTTACGCATGTCTAAAATCATCTCTAAGTATTTTTGCAATCCAGGAACGCTTAATAGATTGAATGTGTTAATAAAATTAACAGTGGTCATATGAGTATCATATAACACACGCTTAGTATTAGTTATCAGTGTATCATAGTTCATTCCATTGCGAATGTACTCTGCTTGTGCGCCATGACTGTCCACGCTTACATAAATGCCAATGTGTCTACACGCTTTTGTTCTAGTTAACTCGTAGCTAAAGCTACCGTCTGCGGGAACATGGTCAATGGTTGGCAAGCCATGTATCTGCAATCTATGTAGTGTGTCTACATTAACTTGTGACTTGTTTAACACATGGCGCGGCCATTTAGTGTGACTTTTCTTTCCATTGTTAACTGCTATAACTGTGGCACTGGCACTGTAGTTTTCGATGGCTTGTACGCTATTAACAAACTTGTCTAGTAAGTCTTGCGATGGCGGGCACATGTTGGTAGTAATACCAATCTCTAAATCACCCTTAGGGTTCGCCGCAATGTAATCTAAAACCTTAAACGTGTTCTTATCCATGAGTGGTTCGCCACCAGTCATACGGAATACAAGTAGTGTTTCATACAACTCAGGCCACCACTTCCAAAATGCCTCTACGTAAGGATTATCTCTGTTAGCTACCTTTAAGGGCATTAAGCCGTTGGCTTCTAATGCAGGGATAGCATTGTGTGGTGTACTAGTAGGATAAGGCCCGTACTCTTTAATTTCTTCTTCCCATGCAGTGCTTAAATGCGGACTGCAATAAGCGCATTTAAAGTTACAACTTTGATTAAAGTTAACTTCTACATAAGTGGGGTTAGGTTCTAGATTACTGATACTATCGCGATAAGGCAACGCCCAGTGTTCGCTACTACGATAATGTCTATCGCTGGCACTGCCTTGTGCTTCTAAACTCCAGCAGTACGAACAACCTGCAGGCTTTTTACCCGCAAGCATTTGTTTTCGTTCTTCTATCTTTTGGTCAGTATTATGTAATGCGCTAGGCCTGCGCTGTATTTGATCAATGCTAATTGCGTGAGTAGGCGGATGATAGCAACTGTGAGTTCTGCCATTGGTTAAATGTAGGCTGACGTGGTACCATTTAGCCAAACACATGCTGTCACTTTGACTGTTAAGCCATTCAGTGCTAGACTCTCTTAGTTTGGCTACCTCAGTAGCGGTAAGTGGATTTGTGTGTACGTATGGTCGCATAATTAACTGCGTAGATTATTTATTCTACGCTAGTTAACTGAAAATGTCAAGACGTAACTTTAGGTGGATGTTGAGTTTTATTTGAACTCATCATGTTCGAACTAGTAGGATGTTGCTTCCAATGTTCGCTGTGTAATTCACTAGCAATATTAGGCTTGTGTGCAACTAGCCATTTCTTAATAACAGGAATACAGTCAGCTTTGGGATCCTTCTTTTCTTTGTAAAAATCAAGAAGTTCTTGATGTAAGTCAGGATAAGTCAGGCCTACTCTGCTCAACGCTTTGATGCTATCATAAGCATCTTTACCAACAGCAACAGTTCCAAACAGAACCAAATGGCCCAAGCCGATAATATCAATTTTAGCACGTTCGACATCCCATAAGTCACCAGAAGGTTTCCATACTCCTTCTTGTTCATTTAAAAATTCATGTGCTCTCATAATATACTCCAGTATACTATTTAATCAATTTTATCATTAAGCCTGCAAAGTCAAATTCCCACCACTTTTCTTTGGTTGTGTAGCTAATGGGATTGTCGTGGTGATTGGCATGCCATCCCTCCCCAAAGAACAGTATAGCAGTAATAGGGTTATTGTAAGCATGATGTTTAGGGTTATCCCTGTTTCTGTAGCCAAACCAGTGGTTAATAGTGTTTACACTGCCGCCTATTTCCCATAGCAATGCCATTGGGGCTAGATATGCACAAATAAACAATGCAGGGCTAATCAGCAACCATGTAATGCCAATGATAATGTGTAGCTTGAAATAGTTTCTATTCAGCTTAGTTTGGAACTTGTCCTTGAGCATGTCTATAATATGCTCTCCGCCGGCTTGCCCAAACATGCCTAAGAACTGGACTCTAGCTAGGCCCAAGTGCTCAGGTCCATGTGGGTCACGTTCCGTATCTACAAACTTGTGATGTGCTCTGTGTACTGCGGTCCATACCATGGGACTACCAATGCCCGCATAAGCACCTAGCAAACTGCCAATCTTCCTGTATCTGTCACTGGCTGGCCAACTGTTGTGTGCTAGCAGTCTGTGGTAAGTCATTACTAGGCCAAAGCATCCGCACAGAACAAATACAACCAGTGTAACTAACCACGCAAGGGTAGTGCCGTAGACAATTTGGTATACCAGGCCCATGTGTGCAAGTATTTGTAAGTACAAGACTTTCCAGCTGGTAGTGAGATATTTTTTCATAGGAATAAGTTACAAAGGAGAATCTTACGAGTTTGTTGTACTAGTGGTACACAGTGCCAAGTGACTTCAGTGTTAAGCCAAAAGGTTCCTGTCCACTTTTTATTTCTACCACGATGTATAATCTTTTCAGGATACTCGTGTTCTACTTGCTCAGGCATCCAACGCATAATACGTTCACGAGCAAATGTAGTTTGCGTTTCGTTGTCCTGCAAATTAATAATACCCGACAGCAAAACAAATCTGTTATCTAAATGCCAGCCTTGATGAAACCCCGGCTTGTCTATTACACGGCTAAAAGCAACTTTAGTTCTGCTAGCATAACGCTTTGTATACCATACATCAAAGTTAGGACTATCGAACAGTGGATAACGCAATGGATCTAGGGCCATTAAACGTTGTGTAATTGTTTTAAGTGGATCATACATTTCCTTAGACAACTTGCTGAACTCGTCATTAACATCGTCTCTGGGAAATATACTTAAACGCTGTGGCTCAACTTCTAGATTACCATAATCAATTCTGCCAGGTTCGGCAGCAAATAGCAAATCAGTATCAAACCTTTCAAACTCTGGAAACTCAACATCCAATATAGCTGGTTCTTTGGAAATTTCGAAGATATTCATTAGCACAGTATACACTAAGAACAAGTGTACAGTCAATAGTTCCGGTTACTTTATCCGGAGCACACTACGCGGTGCAGTTCAATTGCGCGGACGCCTATATCCGTAGACGACAACGGCCCTAAGGTGGGTTCTGTTACTTGTCTAGCAAGTCTTTGTATACTGTATTTAATCTTGTGGTGATCCAAATGCCAGGACTTCCGTGTACGCTTTTTGTAACGTCTGGCATCTTAGCGTGATAAAAGTCGTATAGTCTATCTTGGATATCGTCTGTAACTTCGGTGCTATTGTAGTCTAGATTATTGCTGGCTAACCGTTTTAGTATTTCTATCTCTTGCTCAGTAAATTGCTTACTTAATTGATGAGCTTCGTTTGCTGGTACAGGTATATGCGGCTTCCGTGGCGGTTTATACCTTTGCTTTTTTAAATTGTTCATAACCGTTATAATGAAAAAGGCTACTGACGTAGCCTTGTGAAACTGATTAGTTTCTACGTAGAATACTTCTTAACATCCACGCATGTTTTTTGTGTACATCCACACGGTCTTGGATAAAGTTGCTTAGTCCAAGTTCTTGTGCGCCTTCTGCAAATTCGTACACTCTGTACAATAGTCCTAAGATCTTTTCGTTGTCGTCATGAATCTTAGCTATCATATCTAATGCAGTAGGAATTTTTAATTCGTCTTCGATGATTGTTAGTTCTGCAAAACGACTTAAACTGCCAGGTGCAAACGAACCTAACTTACGAATGTTTTCAGCAATAGGATCTACTGCTTCCCATAGTTCAGTATACAAGTCTTCAAAGAATTTGTGGAACTGAGGAAAGTGAACTCCTTCTACGTTCCAGTGATAGTTGTGTGTTTTAAGATATAATGCAAAAGTGCTGGCGTGCAACACTTTCATTTCGTGTACTAGTTGTTCCATATTATACTCCGCCTCCTACTAGCTTACCGTTGAATGGATGTTTAGTTCCCCATTTAGCAACAGGAATCTTTTTAGCTTTATCGGTGGCTTTAACTTGGTCCGAAAACACCTTGTCTTTAGTGTAATCAGAACCAAGTTTACTTTTCGATTCTACTAGTTCGTAGAATCTCATAGCATACGTGCCGCAGTAACAGCCTTGCTTACAGATTCATGAAGCTTCTGTACAACTTCTGCTACCTTAGGATTGTTGCGTTGACTTTCGCTCAAGCTGTCAATCTTACGTAGTGTTTCTTTAACTTGCTTCTTAAGAACAGACAAGCTAGCTTGTGCTTCTTTAACTTTCTTAGGACGACCGCGGCCACGTTTTGGAGCATTAGGATCTGGCAGTGGACGAGTACGCGGACGACCGCGGCCACGCTTCTCACCAGTACTAGTGTCCTTGCCGTCTGCTGTAGTTGTTTCTTCGCTATCAGCTCCGCCGTAGTCTTTTCTTGCACGGTGGATCATACCAGTTTTAGTATACTCTACTTCACCTTTGCTTGTACGCTTCTTCTCGCCTGCTTTTGGCTTGTCGTCGTCCTTGCGGTTTTTCCAGTCGAAGGCATTACCACTGCTGGCTTCCTTCATTTTCTTTTTGCCTTCGTTAATCATACTTACTCCGATTGTATATTGGAACATTTCATCCAATTCGTCAAATTGTGCTCGTGTCTCAGACACTAGCGTTTGTACATATTTTGTAGCACCTTTGATACTATCAAAAGTATCTGCTACGTTTTCGCCTACATACACTTTAAATGCACCAGCCGCGTTCTGACGAACAGAAATTTGCGTTGGGTCTGGCATACTTACTTCAGCTTCTACTAGGGTATCTTCTTCTAAGGTACCAACTTTAACAATGTACTCTCCGTTGCTTTCTACAAAGAAAGGAATAAAGTCATTGCTAAACTGTTGCAATGTTTCTACAATGTCCATTGCAGTTTGTTTATTAGTAGTCTTAATAGCACCGTCGACGTAAAAGTCTACACCATTCTCTAGTAAATGGTCATGCAGTGTTCCTACAATCGCATCTTCTAATGTAGGGAACGATGTTTCATGAAATTGTGCTACACGGTCTTGATATGTCATAGCGTTGTCCTCTTTAACTTCTATAGCTTGTGCAACTGTGCCCATTGGTGCGCCCATTTGCTGATATTTTGCTTTAGCTTCCATTTCGTTTTTAGCGAATACATGGAATGATCCATTTGGATCTTTTTGTGTTTTTAAACTGTATGCTTTCTCGCCAGGACCTTTAACCAACTCTTGTGCATTTTGTTGATTAGGATCGTTGGGATTCTGTTGACCTGGCTGTTGCTGAGCTTGCTGACCAGGTGCAACTGGACCTTGCGGCTTTGTAACACCAGGTGTTACCGGTTTAGTCGGGGTCATTGGAGTAGGTGTTGGCATTATTTTTTACCTGCAAACATCTTTGCTACACGGGCTAGTGCTTCTGCATCTACGGATTCGTTGCTAGTAGAACGGGTTGTAGATAACTTGTACTGACTCCATTCGTCCATTAGCGATGAAGTTTCGCCTAGCTTGGCTTCTGTTTCTTTTACGTGATCTGGCAAGCCTTTGTGCGTGGTCTTAGCATAGTCTTTGGCTGCTTTCTTAGGCATGTCTTTTGCTACTTTAGCAACTTCCTTGCTAGCAGGCTTTTCGCCTTTTTGTGCGGCATGGACCATGCCCATAAAACGTTGTTGTGCTTTGCTAACAGCCTTTTCCATTACAGCACTTTCTTTAACATCGTCGAAGATGAAGTTTGCAATGTGTTCAGCATTTTGTGGAGTAGTGCCTTCAATCTTTTTAGTGATTAGTTTAACTAATTTTTCCTTATCGAACTCAGGATCTAAGTCGCCGCGATTCTTAGCATACTTTTGAATAGCTTTGATACCGCTTAATACTGTGCTTAGGTCTTGTTCAGTTGGAGCAGGAGTTGCTGGCTCAACAGCTAATGCACCATCTTGTGGTGCTGGGGCAGGTGCCTGAGCAGGAGCCGCTTGATTTTGTGTTGGATCTTGTGCGGCGTTAGGATCTTGTTGCTCACCGTCTTCACTTAATGCGCTTTCTTCGTATTCGTGGTGGCCATGGCCCGCACGATATTCGCCGTTAAGTTGAAATTCATTGCTATGTAAACTACGATATTCTACATAGTCTTTTACTGTATCAATATAGTCGGCGGCTAGTGCAATCTTTTCTAAGATCCATGGTTCTAAGCTATCAGTATCTTTGATAATTCTATGTAGTTGGATCGCATTTTTAATGGCATCGTATAAATTACTTTTTGCCATGAATCCAGCATCATCGGAATCGTCTAATACGCTTTCGATTAACTGTTCTTGGATAGATTTTTTACTCATATATGTTAGCTCGCAGAATTCTTACCCAATAAATGGGATTTTCATGTATTATTTAGCAGAAAATGAAATTAAATGATTAAGCCAATCGACTCTCGGCAACTTGCTTAACTGCTTGAATTGCAGGTTGTACTTGGTTCTTTTTCAGTGTAACCGGGTAAGATTTGCCATTATGTTCGAATTCATCTTTACCAGACGCCGCGGCCCTGATGTGTGCAAATGCAAAATCTTCTTCGCTGCCGCCTAGCTTTTTTGCAGCCCAGTCCCATAATTGGTCAGCGCCCGCCATGGCAAACTTACTGGCATTATAAGCACCGGCGGCACCCATTCCGATGCCTAAAATTGGACCTAGTATTCCTATTAATGCCGGCGTGCCTGCGGCAGCAATGCCGCCAACAGCTAGTCCAGCCGCGCCGCGTACTAATGCTGGAGCCGCCTCATCGGTTTTCTTTTTAGATACTCTACGTTGCATAGAGCCCATGGGCGTTGCTACTGCGGCAACGGCACCTGACGTGCATTCAACTAGTTCGTGTAATCTCATAATTATATTTATACGGGGCTATAAGGGTTACGGAACCTATCGTAGCCATCGTCCTCTGGAAAAACTGGATATTCGTTATCACATGACATAAACATTACCCTCTGCGTTCCCTAATACATCACTAAACATCATGCCCATATCGTTGGCTAGTCTTGCAGTTGCTTCTTCTCTACTAAGTTCATCTGCATAGTCTTGCTTGATACGCATACCGTTAGTTGCATTACCCCATGCTTTACGGCCGTAGCTTAATGCCACTGGCAATGGGTTAAGGGTTACATGTCCAGTCTTGATATACTGGGCAAATAATTCGTACAAGAATTCATATGGACGTTTAATTTGTCCTGTTCTACTACTACGTTGGGTGCCAATGGCATTAAACAGTGCGTTGTATTCAGCTGACATATCCCAGTTAACGCTGGAATTATATGAGCTTCTTGTGTTCTTGCCATAGTACTCTTGCAATATTCCATTGACGGTATTAAAGAATAGCTTTTCTGTTTCAGTCCATGCATTAGTTACATTACCCATGCGGCGATTAGTGGCTTGGATAGCATGTCCAAACCTATGTGCCATGATCCATGGGGTCATCATAACTCTACCAGTGCCACTGTTACCCACAAACACAATAGTAATTGCCGATTCGTGCCCTTGCATGATTTGATTTACTTGCTCGGGACTAAACATTTGAGCCAATGTATCTTGTTTAACTAAACCTGTTTCAGCTTTCTTACCAGTTCCAGTAACATTACTGAAAAATAGTCTAAAGTCGTAGGGAGTGTTTTCTAAAAACTGTGCAGTCTTTAACTTGTTAGTGTCGTGGGTAATAAGTTTTCTATCAACTTCATGACGAAATGGACCACTTTTGTCAAAGTCGCCTAATGTGTCGTAGCTTGCCAATGGCATTTCGCTGATTAAATCACGTAATCTCATAGTGTTGGGTTTCCAAATACAGTTTCTCTAACAACCTTACCGCCGGGCAGTCTACGGTCGTATGTATCATTGTCTACCATTTCTAAAAATGGATCATTGAACAATGCTTGCAGTGTTTTTAAATCTTCTACAGCCGGTATGCTGAGCTTTTTCAATATATGACGCATAGCGTCACTGGACTCTAACCATACACCTGGCTTAGTTAGCATTTGTTGTATCTTATTAATAGCTTTATCTTTGCTAGTTCTAGATCCATCATGCCCGATGCCTTGAATTTTAAAACCATGCCATGGTTCGCCTGCTCTATTGCGTCTATAAAATACACAAGCATCTACATCTGGATCATGATCCCAGTCTATTACGTTCCAGTCACTGGGTATAACATCTTTAAGACTGTTAACAAAACTTCCTTGCGGAGTATTACTATATGCAACCTGCACTAAGCCCACAAGGTCATCGCTTACTTCATGCTTGTCTGCATTAGATATGTCAATGACCCATTGGTTCTTAGGAAGGTCTAGTTCAAATAATCTCATTAATGGAATAGTAAGTAACTGCCCACAACATCATTGCGGTTAGCAGAGTTATCGCCATCACCTGGCATAACAATAACGTTCCACTTTGGCTTATCGCCTACTGGAAGTTTCATCATTTGATCGTATGTTAAAATGCTGTCTTTATCAATGTGATACTTTTGTGCCAGACGATCCTTAAAGCCTTCTAAGTTATTTGCACTTGCAAATTGCATACGTCCTTTAGAATCCTTTTTCAACTCGTTACCATCACGTGCAATCAAGTCAAAGAACATGTCCTTAGGGACAACCTTACTATGCTTGGTACGTACTAAATCAACTTTCTTTTCTTGTCCACGTTTAGCACCTTGGGAAAAGTTCATGTTAAAGTTCTTTGGACGAGCGGCATTGGCAACATCACCCATCTTAGTGTAAGCATAGAAGCCAACGTCTGGGTTAGCTTCAGCAACAGCGTAGGCCATGTCCATGTACTCTGGGCTAAAGAAGTCGCCAGCATCATGCCACCGCACAACAATCTTCGCACCTTTTTTAGCATACTTGACTTTAGCGGCCGCAATTTCTGCGTTTAACTTTTCTGTAAAACCTTCTGGGTCGTTTAACAAGAAGTTAAGCATACGGGCCAAGCCCATGCTAACTGCTTTGAACATCACATAGCTACCTTTCATAGCATAGCAATAAGTTTGGCAAGCACCAGCGCCCGGGCAAGTGTCTACAACCACGAACTCACCGGTCTTTTCATTTACAGCAAGACCCTTTAAGGCTGGCAAGCCAATATCAAAGATTGCTTCAGTACCAGTTTCGCTGTGTTGCATTTTAGCATTTTGTCCAAGAATGCTCTTTGGACGAACCATAATAGCGGCTTTTAGTTTTTCAGTATCAAATGTTTTACCGGACTCGTCTTTAACTTCAATGTTGCTACCGTGGATATATGGATAATCATATTTGTCACGCTTGGTTTTTTGTTTGTTTTTACTGCGGCCCATTAGAGCTTGCATTTCATCGTCGGGTATTGAACGATAGTTTGCGCCTAGGCCAAAGTCGGCTTCGTCAAGATCTTCGTCGGGGTCAACAAATTGACCTAAGGACATTACAGTAAGACCGTTTAACTTACTTTCCGTTAGTGTTGTTTTAGATTCGAATAGTTCGTAAAATCTCATTGTATATCCTTACTTTACAGTTTCAACAGCATCAGCAAATGCTTGTGGTATAAGTTTTTGTAGCAATGCGCTAAGTTCGCCTTCAATGGTCATAGCACATTCAAACTCTGCTTCTTCGTCTTCAATATCTTCTAGCACTTCTTGAATGTAGAACCATATTTCACGGCCGCGAACAAAGTCAGTAATAGGTCCACTTATCTCGTCGTACAAGGCATCGTCGTCGTTAACTAGTTCAGGAGCCTCTTGAATCAGTTGTACGATTGATCTAGTAAGATCATTGATGCCACGCTTACTCATCATGTCTTCTGCTAGTTCATAAATTTCTTCCATGCCGTTAAAGAACTTTACAGCCCTGCCCATTTCTTTAAAGATTTCTTTAGCTAGCGTTGTTCTATTTTGTTCAAGTAAGTGTCTTAGGGATTCACCAAACACTGGCATAGCTCTAATCATCAATGCTGGTAAGTCGGTGATTTCTGGATCTAATGCAAGGATGTGATTTTCTTTTGCTTGTCGAGCAAAGATAGTTGCTAGTTGTGGGTAGCGGTTTCTTAGTTCAGTTAAGTTAACACGATGGTCCTTTTCATTCATGAACTGTTTTGTTTGGAAGTGGAACTGATACTTCTCACCGGCATATGAAGGCTTCTTAGGAAGGATAATATACATTTCGCCTTCTTTGTTATAGCGATTGAACATGTTATTCTCTTTACCCGCTGTACACCACTTAGTACCCTGTCCATAATAACAAGCGGCTGTTTGGTCTTCGGGAATAAGAACACGAATATCTGCATCTTGATAGTAAGGCTTAGCCTGCCCACGGTCAACATCTTTTGGCTCATCTACTACATCTGGATGTTGGTCAACAACTTGTACTAGTCCTGCTAGGTCTTTGATACGGCCAATGTCGTTGTTTGGTGCTGGAATTTGTTTTTTGTTTACTAACTTGAAGAACTTTTGTAGGGGCTCTGTTACTTTAGTGATAGCGTCTTCAAACTTTAAGGATGGGTTGTTAACGTAGTTGCGAATAATCCATGGCACATATTGTTTGTTCTTTGTTGGATCAGCTAGTTCAATGCGTCCTAGTAAATGATCTAAGACTACTTGGTCTTCTGCGCCAGCATTAACAATGCGTTGTTGCCACTGTGGCGGCTCTTTTTGGAACTTTGCTAGCAGGCCGGCACCCAGTTTTTGCGCTGTAACGTCGCGGCTGTACTCTAGTAAAGTTGATGTATTAGTAAAAAGTTCAAATAATCTCATAATAAATGGCTCAATTCATGTATTTATTGAATTTAAGCCATTTAATTTTGTTACAGAATGTTGGGGTTTACACCCACTTGAACTAGCCTGTTGCGTATGGTTTCTTCCATGCTGGCAGCGATTTCATCATCTTCGCGCCACATGTCGTCGAAGTTTAAGTCAGCATTTTCTAGAATTCCTAACTTGGCAAATGTCTTAGTGATTCTAGGAGTTAACAAGCCAATGTCCTTGATGATAGGAACAATGCGGCTCATCATGTGCTTTTTGACTTTGTGGTAAGCAACGTTTTCTTTAATCTGACGGCCAACATCTTTCATGTCCAAGTGATGGTCCAGGATTTCGTTAAAGTCTAAACGTGCATACAGCCACATAACACAAGCAATCAAATAGTCCTCGCGGTCCATTAGTTCTTGCGGGGTTAGGCTCTTATAAAAGTCTTTAAGAATGTAACGTCCAAATGCAATATGTCTGGCTTCGTCCTGCATGATATAAGCTAACATACTTTTAGCCAATGGGTTAGAAGCATTGTCACGCATTAGTTGCATACTACCGATACCCCACCCTTCTGCTACAACGTGACTATTAAGGAACACTAAGTCCCACTTGTCGCTTTTAAACGCAATTTCATACATCTTCATCAAGCTACGCTGTACAGGACGTACCATGTCAATGCGGTGTGCAAACTTACCAAACGCTTCGATGTGACGACTTTCGTCAATGGCCTGTGTAGTAGCTAGCCACTTAGCATCATGATCTGGTGCGCTTTCGATAATCTTAGCCGCACTAATCATAGCACCTTGCTCACCGTGAATAAAGGCCCCAATCAAGTAAGCATTATAATCGTAGACAATATCGTCTCTAGTCTTTTGACTTAGCTTGCCCCATAGCTCAGTGCCATATAAAGGAACAATAGTTTCGTCAATACCCATTGGATTGCGTGGGTCTGTTTCAATGGACCAATCAATTCTAGTTTGTGCGTCCCACTGCTCTCGCTTACTTTTTTCGTACAGTGCTAGCAGTTCTTTTCTATGGTCGTTGTATTCCCAGCTGAAGTTGGTGGGACAGCCATTGGCAATTTCCCAGTTCATTTGATAGCCAGCAGGTAGCTGGCTTTGTGTTGTGTGTGGACCCAATGGGTGCTGTCTGTTTGTCATAGTGTTTAGTCGGGTAAAATTTGATCAGGTGGTAGTGTAACAGCCACAGGGCACATTGGACGATTCATATGCTCGATTACTGTATTGCCGTGTCTGGCTCCCCACATTTGTTGGCTAAGGAAATTAATAGCTACGTACCATGAACCCGCAGGATTGTTAACTACAGTCTTGATTTTCAAGTCGTCGTTTAGCATAATGCAAGTGGTAAATGGTAAAGTTTCCACTAATTCGTCGGCATCGTTGTATAACTCCAGCACCATGTCATCGCAGCCTGCAACAGGAATAAACAATGTTACACGTAAATGATGCCAAATCCTTAATTGCAGATTTGCACGTTGATTAGCTACATGTTGTTTAGTTTCTTTTGAAATTTCAACAATGGGGTAATCTTGCTGTGGTAATCCAAATATTTGGAAATATGCAGGATGGATAGTATTGTTGCCGGCTAGTAACTGTGCAGGTTCCCAGGATGTAAGAGAATAGTAAAATTCTTCAGGCTGGCGTGTTTTAAACACTGGCACTTCACTAAAGGTATTAGTTTCGATAGGCGTATGTACGTACAAATCAGCCATCATTTGCTGAAATTCTGCTAATTTGTGTAAGGCAATTCTTCTATAGTTATTCTGCATGTTAAAATCCCATTATATAGTATTTACCTGGATTCGTCAACTCTTTTTGGGCATTGGGTCTTCGCCTGTCATGTCCTGGCGTGCAAACCATAACTTGAACCATTCATCTGTACCTGGACGAATGTTATGTTGTTGTTGATACTGTGCTTTGTTTGGTATTTTAGGTATGCTTGCAGAATCGCGTTTTTCTGTAAGTTTGTCCATGATGCCTAACGTGTCAATGCCTGCGGATTTTTTAAGTTCTGCTAGCACACTAGGGTCAACATAAGCATCTGGAATAGAAGGATCGTCGCCTTGCAAACGGAAAGTATCACTGGTAATTTTGTATTGTTTCATAGTCATATTTAAGTTACCATTGGCCTTTGGTGGTATACCTGTACACAAAACTAAAGTCCATATTCTTACGTTGCTCGAGTAACTCTAAATGTCGATCCCGTTCCTTGTCATCGTAGATAACTTGTCCTGTACTACCAGGCACTGCTAAACGCCTAGCCCTGCTAGCCGCGACGCTGGTTGCAGTGGAAAAATCGTTGAAACTCCAAGCATTGTCTGCTTGCGTAAACTTATAAGAAAAGTCAGCGGTCCACTGCCCTTGTTCGTCGATATCAAACTGTATGTTGGAAATAAAATTACTGCTCAAGTTCCAACCGAACTCCATGGAATCTTGTTGTGGATCAAACATTAAGTTTAACTTAAACGCACCCCTAGTTCTCCACAGTATACGCAATAATGGCCATACTTCATTGACTACCGAGTCGGCAAACGCACCTTGCCCTGTGCTACAGATATTAAAGTCAAACTGCTCAAATTCTATTTCTTTTACACTGTCATTGGCAAACGATAGTGTGTAAGACTTTTTAATGTTAGGGCGGCTAGTGTAATCGTGTTGATCCTTGTTTACTAAGTGTATAAGCAATATGTTAAAAATCTTTAAACGTATTAGCCTATGTACTTTACTGTTAGCATAATCGTTGGTGATCCAGTTGTTTTCAAAATAGTTTTTGGCAACATCAAATTTGCCCACTGCCTGCGCTATAATAGTGTCGGGCGGAATAATAAATCCCATGCCTGGTGCAATACTACTAATCTTGTTGTTTCTGTTACGCCATGCTAGTTGCATACTGTCATACAAGTCTTGTGGGCGTTCGGTAGGAAAACCAATAATCCAGTTAGTAAATGCTTCTACGCCTACGCTGGCACCGTCACGTAAGTTTTGCTCTATTTCGTCTACAGTAACACCCTTGTCCATGTCCCGCAGTACTTTATTGGAACCCGACTCGATACCATAGTTTAAACTAAAACATCCGGAGTCCGCTAAGTCCTTGTAATAGTCCAAGTCCATTCGGCCATCGCAACGAGCATATCCTGTCCAGTGTAGCTTCATACCACGTGCTACTACACCTTTGGCAAATGCTCTAAGCTCTTTAAGGTTGCCGTTAACTAGACTGTCAATGAACCATATAACATCTGTGCCACGATTGTAGTATAAGTCTACTAGCTCTTCTATAATGTTCCTAGCCATTCTGCCGCGATATTTCCAGTAATGTGTTTCGCTACAGAACACACATTTGGCTGTACACCCCCTGCTAATTTCAGCATTAACGCCATTGGGCATTGTATAATCAGTAACTGGGAAATGGCTATAATCTGGGCTAGGCAAGCTGTCTAAGTCTAGTCGCTGGCCGTCAGTTTGTTTAAACCATACTGGACGAGGTTTGGCCACACCTGCTTCGATTTCTCCTAAGGCTTCCAATAACATTTTCTCGCCTTCACCGGATACAATGTAATCGTATTCCTTGGGTGGTTCCCAGTAGCTTTGGTGGCAACTAGGTCCACCAACCATTATAATGACATCGGGCAGTCTGCGTTTAAGTTCTTGTGCCATCCACAAGCTGGCTTGTTCATTGCAGTAGTAAAGTGTAAGCCCTACTACAGTTGGATTAATTGCAACAATTTTATCTACATATTGTTGCAGGAATGGTTCTACATGCGGTTTTAGTTCTTGCTCATAGTGTGGTGTGCGCCACTTCCAATCTCTATTACCGGCCCATGGATTATAATCAAGTCCCCATGAGCTATGGTCTTGGTAGGCTTTGGCATTCAAATCAAATGCATGAGTTTCAAAACCTGCGGCTTTGGTAATTGCAGCCAAACGTGCAACATTATATGGGGGAAAGTTGTGTGCCCATTCTGGTAACAGTAAAAATACTATACTAGTTTTTCTACTAATATAATTAATGTCTACTGGAGTTAAGTTACTTTGTGGGACTGCCCTAGCATAGGGCATGATAGCTTCTAGTGCAAGCCTATGCTTTTCGTCATAGTCTTCTTCTACTCGTTTAACGGGATTTAGGTTTCGAATCTCAAAGAGTTTTTTCATAGTGATACATTATATATCACTATAATCACTTGCGAATTGTACGAACCTTACTAACTTTCTTAACCGGATCTTTATGAACAACTTTCTTTACCTTGTGCGTAATTGGATCACGTTGGTAAACAAAGTAATGCTCGCCATGTTTAACAGGAACACCCAGTGTTACGTCTCTGCCCATATACTTGGCTTCGTCTAAGCCCTCTTCTTTTTCTACGAAATGATTACCGTCACCGTCTAGTTGAATAATCTCGTCAATGAAGTCTTTTGCATTAGTAATAAACTCATCATAGTCAGTGACATTAGTCATGTCTGTCTTGGTATACACCATACCGTCTAAGGAATATTCTACATCAGTAAATTCGCCAGGGAATATGAATACTGAACCTTTACGGACACGCCCTTTGTCATGGAATACAAAGTGAGCTTGCCTTGCACCGCTGTCCCCGTCATCTTCGTCCCCGTCATCACCTGGGGCAAATTCATTTAATGAACTTTCTGCACCTTCATCGAACACACGGCCACCAAAACCTCTAGCAGGTTCACGAGTGTCAGGCACACCTGCTCTGCTTGGTCGTTTACCTGGATTAGCATCCTTCCACTTCTGGACTCGTTGTTTTTGTGCAGGAGTAAGTTCGTCAGGTGATACACGGGTACCATCGTCCCACTCCCATTTACCACGCTTGTTATTGAAGCTAAGACCTTCCGCCACACCTTTTTTGGCAAAGCCGCTATTGTGGAAACTACCTTCAATAAACCATTCGCAGTCGTCATCGTTTACTTTGACATTAAGCACGTGAACACTGTAGCCTTGATCTTCTAACCATGATTGCGCTTCTTGGATCATGTGTTGTTTAGACACAGCACCGCTGACATCTAAATCGTTCCACCAGCCATCGCCTACTAAGTCAGTCATTTGGTCGTCAGTGTACCAACGTCCTGATTCACCGTTACCCGGTGCAAATTCGTTTAAGTTTCGTTTTTGTGAAAATTCTCTATAGCGCATATGAAAAAACCCTTGATATTTTATTTATCAAGGGTTAAGGGGTGAGCAGTTAGCTATTACTTGCTGAATACTGCACGGGCGCTTTGCATAGCAAGGTCTTGCCAAGGCTTGTAAAAAGCATTTACTTTGTCTTGGTCATAGTGCTTGGTGAATTCGCCAGCTACACGCTTGGCAACTGTAGATTGAGCTTCTACGATAGTTTTTGTGAATTCGAAAGCAGCCTTGTTAACGTCTGTAACGAAAGCGGTTGTTGTTTCTTTGAATAAGTCTTGCATAATATTTCTCCTAAAAAGCGAGGTTAATTTGGAACCCTATCATTAGGCGTTCCGTGTACTAGCAGTACATTCTGTAGTATAACATTATTTATGTTGCAGTGCAACAAGATTTCACATCTTTTTCTAGTGAGTTGATACTAATCCAATTTTTTAGGTAAATATTGGAATAGGAGAATAACATGGCAGATATACCATTAACCAATTTAGACAATACACTTTATTACGATGCCAATGGCCTGATCTGCCAACGTGTGGGCATTAGCGGCGGGTCAGTAAGCATCACCGGCCCCGTGACAATTCCAGGAACTGTAACCGTACAAAGCTCACCTTCTGATCCTGTGCATGTTCACTTAACTGAAATGGGTGCAGTTGATTTAACAGCCGCAACAGCATTACCTATTAGCAGAACAACAGCACCAAACAGCACAACAAATAGACTTTACGTTAGTCAAGAAACAGATGCAGTTCTAGCAGATAGTAACTATTTCTTCAACGTTGCAAGGAACAAGATTCCGGGACATAAAGTCGTTGTACGCAATGCGTTTAACCCTAGTGTGCCACAAGACACTGAAACATCAGTTTGGGTAGAAGGCGGCATCTACCCTCACGGTGCTTGGACAACAGCACAGAAACTATACGTAATTTCCACAAGTGCCGCAGACACAGGACAAAGCATTTATATCGAAGGCTTAGATGCCAACTACAATATTCAAACAGAAATTGTCACTACCAGTGGCTTAACTGCGGTATCTACTACTAAAAACTTCTTAAGAATCTACACTGCTACTGTGGTTAGTGCAAGTAGCAACAGTGCTAATGCAGGCGAAATTACATTCCGTTTAGGTAGCGGTACCGGCACTGTGGTAGCACATATACGCACAGGCTTTGGTGTTACTAAGCTAAGTCAATATACTGTACCTGCAGGAAAGACTGCTTATATTATCTACGGTGCGGCAACTAGCTTCCGCGGCGGCTCAGGCAACATTGGTAGCCAAATCCGTATGATGGTTAGACCATACGGCGGCTCGTTTATTATGGCTTATATTGCTGAAGTAGTTAACGGGCAGTATCGTGATGACTTTACTGCACCAATGGAAGTACCTGCAAAGGCTGACATTGATGTTCGTTGTATGGCTGACAGCAACGGCAGTGTGTTCAGCGCAACCTACGAAATCATTCTTATAGACAATTGATCAGCGACTGGACAGCAAGGTTCTTACCCTTGCTTTCGCACATAATATCAAATTGCTCATTAAAGCTCAGAGCCCAGCGGTTAACTGCATTGTTCCAGTAAAAGTCGCTGTGTGCTCTGAGCTTTTGCTTTTTGTAACCTTGTGCCAGCAATGACGCATGGTCGGGCAGTGTTTCTGCACAATGGTCTACAAGATAATCTTCCCTACTAACACTATAATGGCAAGTAGGCCGAACGCCACGCCACGAATCAATAACCCGTTGAACCCGAATATCGTCCGGCTGTATGTATTCCCCTTCTCTAACCCAGTGGTGATGTACATCCATGACAATAGGGAGAATATCACTAAGCTCAAGGCAGTCTGAAAGTCCATAACTTATTTCTTCGTTTTCGATTGTAATACAGTTTCTTGCTTCTGGCGATAGTTGTTGGTAGGCACGGCGGATACCTTCTGTACCGGCTCGACCCGAGATGTGGACGTTGATTTTGAAATCCTGAAAGGATTTGCCGTAACCCATGTAACGGGCCATATCCGCATGATACTCAAACTCCTCAATACTACGTTGTACAATTACATCAGATGCGCTAGCCAAGACACAAAATTGACCGGGATGAAAACTAAGGCGTAGATTATTAGCCCTAGCACTGCTACCAATGTTATGAAAAACTCGCTCAAGATAATCCACAACATCAGGACGGCGCCAAAAATAGCACCAGCTAGGCTCGGTATAAGCAGGCAGGATATCACTGCTAAGGCGCACCATACGAAGGTTCGGTTCAAGACTGCCTACTCTTTCTACTAGAAGTTTAGTTGCATTGAGGTTCTGGACCATCAGGTCCCAGAGCTTTTGTTCAGCCACTGACTTAGTTTGTCTATTTAACCAACTGATTGTAGTTGTGCCAGTATTATATTTTTTAGCATCATCCTTGGGCTTGATGCCATCAACTTGGCCTGCATGGTCAATCCACTTGCAGGCAAAACCGATTTTATTTTGTGTCATTTTTTGTAACAACTTTCCAAGAGCCCCAACAATGTTTGACGCCCTCACTCTTAACAATCCAATCAATAGTAACAATAGCCAACTTTACGTTATCGCAATTGAACTCAATGGTAAGTGGCACGTTGACTTTTACAGGCCGACTAAACTTCAAATCCATTTTTGCACTTAATGCATACTTGATGTCTTTAAAGTATTCTTGTTCTGTAAATTTGCTCCACACTAACCATTGGGGTAGTTTGCTGATAATAAAGCCGCCTTGCACTACACCGTGAACTACGTGAATTTCCTGGTCGTCACCGCTGATACGTGCAAAGTCCTGCACTTGCTCTAGCGTAAAACAGTCCGTGGCAATAAATGTAGTCATGCTGTATTATACACTATTTTTGAATATTAGTCAATAATGGTAATAGCTGTAACATTCATAATTTTGAAACTACGCCATTCCAATTTATCAGTACACCAAACGCTGAACACATTTGGATTTTTGGCTTTCGTTCCCTTGCTTTCCACAATGGGAAAACTACCTTCTTTTAGAGTACAAGGCATTACTCGTTGTGTACCGTCTACTTTGGTAAAAGTAACTTCGCAGTGGTTAACTCTTAGCAAGTCGCCAATGGTTTCGGTACGTTGTTCTAGTGTGTCTGCTTCTGTAAATTCAATGGTAATCATTTGGTATGGTCCTTGGCTAGTTCGTAAATCAAATCAAGTTCTCGTTTAGCTTGATCGACGTTGTCTAAGGCAGCTTGAACACTGGCGTGCTTTTGTGCCATTTCTTTCATTGCAGATTCCTTGGCCATTTGTTCCATGACCCAGTTAATTGCAGTTTGTACAATGGGACTGAGTTCAATGCTACTGTATCCGCCGCCGATTGTCATCCACGACACTCCGTCATAGACTTCTGCTTGTTGGGTGTTGGTGTTAAAGCGCAACATGCCAGCACTTTGACTTCCAGGGCTGATATAAGGTTTGTTGCCTTGATATGTTTGTACGTTTATGTACGGAGAATTTGAAGTGATATTGTTGATAAACATGCCATAGTATAGCTAAGTTTAACTTAAATGTCAAACGCTAGTACTGGCTTCAATGGTAAAATCAAAGGGTAATTTTGCCAATAGCTTTTTGGATATTACATCGCCGTCAATTTTACTTAGGTCACTGCTCAGTGGTATATCATAGCAATGTTCCATGTCACGTTCGTGATAAACCATTACAGCACCGTCTGCTTGCTGACTAATTAACTTGCCCACAGGACTGTCAAATACAATTTTGAAAAATGACTTTAGTGTGTCTTTGTCTAGTTCTTGATCCGATACTAGTCTAATAAAATGGTTAAATTCTTCTGCTATCATTGTGAGTCCTTAGTATCGTAAGCCGCAGGGTTTATTAAATAGAAGCCCGCTTGTCCGCCTGTTAATCTTGTATGGAAGTCCCAGGTAGGAAGTAATCTCTTTACCATTCTTGCGTATAGCTTTGTACGTGAAGGTTCTGCAGAAGTAAACTGTATCTCTTCTACTTTATCTCCATAGCTCGTTAAAAACGTGCGAGTAATATCGACCACAGTGGACATAACCTCTGCAGAGTTTCCTGTGCCTGCTAGGCCAAATTCTTTGTCGTAATCGAACTCGCTATCTCGTTGCTTAAATCCAATGGTCCATTGCTTAGGTCTGGATGTTCTCATTACCCTAGCATACCAAAGGTATTCTATGTCGCCAATCTTAAAACTAGCAAACGCTTCTTCACTGCCACGGAATTCCCAGTTCCAAGTCTTGCCAGATTTGAATAGCTCAGTTAGTGATTCGCTTTCAGTTACTTGAATAAGTCTGCTACTGCCAATTGGCTTAACTGGGAATATGTCGGCTATTTGTTGCTCCATGGTATGGATGCCCACATCAACACTAAGAGCACGTTCCCAGCGAGGATCTTGCGCTTCTTTTTCATTTTTAGGAATGTATCCACTACACTCTAGAAGTTCTTGTAATCTCATTGGCCTCTCCACACTGCATAAAGTCCAGTATCGGAATTATAGTTGCCATATACTTTGCTTAGGTTTGTATCAACATAGGCCTGTAGTTCTTTTTTAGTAGTGTTAGGTTGTACATCAAACGCAAAATATTGGTAGCCTTCGCGACCTTTGCCGAGATATTGACCACCTAGCTTGCCCATAATTGTATCTATTCTATTTTCAGCAGCTTTGTTTTTGCTAGCAATATACCTTTTATCACTTGCTCCTCTTGCATCAGCGGGATCATCAGTCTCTAAGTCCCAGTTATCAACCTTGAAAAACCCTTTCATTTCAACTCCTGGGATTTGACTTAGACTCATCCAGTTACGACGACCACCTGGTGTTTGACTAGCTCCAGCAAGTAATGGACGTTTCATAATAGTTAAGACAATGCCATATAAGGCTTTAGCTAGACCAACACCGCGATATTGTTCATCTACTGTAATAGTTCCAACTTGTAAGGCGCCACTAAGTGGAAACCTAAGTGGAAACCCGGGCCCTACGTTATGTAAACTTAATTTACCCACTAGTCTACCTGGCGCCTTGTCAAACTCTTCTTTGCGCCTTTCGTTTCGTTGTTTCCAGTATTCTACTCTGCTAGCATGTTCGCGACTATTATACCATGAAAGTTTCTTTGGTTCGGGTGTAAACTCGTACTCGCCTTTGTTTATTTTGTCCCATAGCTTAACTTCAATGTCTCCGCTATCATTTGTTATAGAATAAAGTAACCCACTACCACCAGGTAATGGCTTAATTGTTTTAGTAGAACCGTATTCTACGTCTAAGTATTCCTTGCCGCCTTCGAACCCGCTCTTGCCTAAGCGTTCGATTTCAGTTAAGTTGGCACTTTCTACATTGTATCTAGGATCAGTTTTCTGACGATCCTCAGTTTGTTTTTTAAATAGTTCTCTTAATCTCATATTAGAAAGTCACGGTTGTTACGGATGCAAAAGCAGTCCATTTAATTGTGTTGCTGGCCATACCAGTTGCTGTAATAGTTAGCACATCGCCAGACACAGATACATCTGCGGCCAGTGTCGAACCAGTACTGGCTAGTATTTCGTTTACTGTTGCACCTACTAGTGTAACAACTCCGCCGTTATTAATCAATAAGCCTTTAACTATGCTAGCATAACGCTGTAGTGCATTGGCACCTACAAACTTAACTTCAAAGCTAGCACTTGCCCCTACTGGTACATGGATCTTGTTAGTGCCCACAATAGTAAGCTCAGTTGGGATAGAATCAGTTGTTGTGCAAGTAAGAACATAGTTGCTGGTATTTACAGTTGGATCAGCATCACTGATTAAGACTTGTTGATTGTTTACTGTTGTCTTGCTATAAGTTGTCAGCCAACGATTTGTAACGCTACCGATATTGTAAGTGTCGGTACTTAATGGAACAATGTCACTGTTAATTTCTGCGGCAAATGTTACAGTGTCAGTTGCGGCATTACCCAATTGAATGTTACCGTCTGCTGTAATGCTACCAGTTGCATGAATGTTACCTGCAACGTTTAAGTTGCCGCCACCGATAGTTGTATCACCTTGAATGTTAACACTACCTGCACCTTCAGTAATAAGGCTAATACTAGTATTGCCTCCGGTAGAGTTAGTACTAATAGGACCACTGCCAGTGCCGTCTTCGATATGTGTTACGCGGCCATAACTATCAACAGTAACGTTAGCATAAGCATAAACACCTGCAACAACACCACTAGCAGGAACATCAATTAAACCTGTTTGGTTGTTGTACAGCAATGGACCTTGTACGCTTAGACTTTCTCTGGCACGAATTTCAGTAAAGTAACGATTAACGCCTTCTGAAATGTCAGTGGTATTTCTAGGAATTGTAATTAAACCAGTACTGGGATTATAGTTTGCAACACCTGTAGTATAGCTTAAACTGGCTTGTGCTCTAGCTTCTGTAAAGAATCTAGCAGTAGGTACTTCGATTAATCTATCGGTTCTTGGATTGTATCTAATCAAACCAGCAGTACCGTCGTAGGTCAAGAAAGTTGGTTGAATATCATCGCCGACTACGTTGATACTATCGCGGGCCCTACTTGTTAAGAAGTATAAGTTGTTAGAGCCTTCTTCGATAAAATCAGTTGTTTGCTCATTTAGCTTGTATTCTACCCACTGTTTAGTTGTCGCCTCTAAGGGTAACAGCGGATCGCGGGACATAACTAGCGGACCAGTCATAGTGTCCCCGGCCCTACTAACTGCGGAGTTAGCCAAGCTAGTAATATTTGTTATAAAATCGGGGTCATTGCCAATAGCAGTAGAAATCTCACCCAGGGTGTCTAATACACCTGGAGCACCGTTTATTAACTCGGCAACGGCGGTACGAACCCAACGAGTAGTGGCGACAACATTACTGTTTTCGCTTTGCGGCGGATCTTGTACTTCTACTGAATGAACAATAAGTTGACCTGTTGGGTCTAACTGTAAATTGCCCCTTGATTTTATAATTGTTGTCATTTTTATTCTTTGATAATTTCTACAACTACGCCGTTACCAACTAACTCTTGTACAAGCACTTCTAGGTTAGTTACAACATCGTGCCCAGCTAGTGGAACTACATCTGCTTCGCTATCCTTAGTTAATCTGCTTAGTTTGATAACAACTAGTTCTTCGTGTATTTTTGCCATATCTCTCTCCAATATAGTATTTATTTGGATTGTATCGTAGTGATACTGTAAATATTTATGAATAAATACTCATATAATTTTAGGGACACACATGAGCTTCTTCAGCCAATATCCAGAATTTGTAGAGCAAGACTCTCGCAAAGACCGCGGTTTCAGCCAAGTTACAATAGAAACATTAGACAACAGGCATCAAGTATCTGCACCATCGTGGTTAGTAGACGGAATGACGGTATTGGATTTGGGAAGTTGCCTTGGAGCAACAGGGCATTGGGTCCTTAGTCACGGCTGTACACATTACACAGGCGTTGAAGTGCAGCCAGAATTGGCTGCTACAAGCAGAACGTTATTGTCTAAATATTGGAAAGACACGCAATATTCTATTGTAGAACAAGACTTGCGAAGCTTCTTGGATCAAGAAATTGCCGCAGGTAAGAAGTATGATGTTATTGTTATGGTAGGAGTCATTTATGCTTTCCTTGATACATATAACATCCTGAGTAAGTTGGCAGAAATATGTGACTATTCCATGGTCATTGACAGCATTTATCCATGGAACATGACAACGCCCGATGTACCTATCATTGATGTAATACGCTGGCAACATATTAACAGTTCTGATTCCAATACTGCATTTCAAGGCGCAGGCAGTCGACCAGCACCTAACGCACTACGCATCATGATGGAAACTCTGGGCTATGAAAACAAAGAAGGCCTGTTATATCCAAAACCAGTAGAAAATAAAGACGTACATGATAGCTATATTACTCCCATTGAGCGTCCAGGTTCTAAATCTTATAAATTACCTGCACGTTACATGATGCGTTTTTACAAAACAGAACAAACATCTATCAAGCAAGTTGGCGATTATGTTGTATCGAACAACAAAGACAAAAAAGTAGAAATGGCCAAGGCGCCGCCTGTAGCAGTTGCAGATACCTGGGTGTTCGACGAAACGGTTGCTAAACGATTCCAGCAAGAAGCAGAAACACATATTCCCGATTATGCTAGAGTTATTAAAATGTGCATGGAGTACACTAACCAAGTCTACAACACTAATAAATCAATAAACATAATCGACGTTGGTAGTGCGTTAGGTAACACTATGGATTCTTTTATATCACAAGGATATACTAACGTAACAGGGGTAGATAACAGTCAATCGATGATTGCGTCTAGTAAGTATCCTGATCAAGTAACATTGTCTAATACATTCCCGCAAGGACAATACGATGTAGTGTTAGCTAACTGGACCTTACACTTTGTCACTGAACGCAAACAGTATATCCAAGACATATATGATTCAATGACACACAATGGTATGCTTATACTAAGTGACAAAATGGACCATAGTCTGGAAACAGAAAATTTATACTACGACTTTAAACGTGCAAACGGCGTGCCCGAAGATGTAATTCAAAAGAAGAAGACTGCACTAGTAGGCGTATTAGTAACCAAGCCTTTGCAATGGTACTTAGACACGCTAAAGGAAATAGGATTTACTGATATCCAAGTTATAAATTCACGCTTTATGTTCTCAACAATCTATGCAAGAAAACTATAATTTTATTCAAGGTAAAGGTGTACAGTTGTATGTTAGGTGCATACCGTCTATAACACCAACGAACAAAGCAGTACTACTATTCAATAGCCGTAGCCTTTGCGTCGAATCTAGCATGGGCATCTCAATGAGCAGTATCAGTTACGGTGATTACTTAGCCAGTAAAGGTATTGAAGTGTTTTTAGTTGATCTACGAGGATACGGACAAAGTACTATCATTCAAGAGCAACTTGCATCCACAAAAGCGCAAGTTACAGACCCAATGTCGTTACAAAAGTACTACGATGATTTGTTATCCAGCGTCACCTATGTAAAACAAACCATGGGTGCAGATACGGAAGTGACCTTAATGGGATTTAGTTTCTTGGGTACATTAGTTGTCACGTTTGCTCATTTATATCCCGATGCCGTTAAGAATGTTATTAGCTTGAATCCAACCTGGCTTAGGGAGGAGCAAGACCCTACCAACGATTCATTTAATTTTACTACAAATGTAGATAACAATGCTCCTTATGTAGAAGTTAATATGGCTAATATTAAGCATAGGTTAGAAGTTGCACAGCCTGAAGGAAAAAACTTTATTGACCAAACATGGTTTGACCAAGCAAACACGGCATTGGCTATGCACCACAAGACATTTGACAGTAGCACACAGTCGTGGAAAATTCACAAAAAGATTAGTTGGATCAAACATCTAACATCGTTGAATAGTATGAAGAATGTAAAGGCAAACGTATTGTTTATTACAGCACAGTATGATACTGAAAATCCTTTTTATCTTGTTAGGCGTATGTTTAACAGATTAGGAATTCATAATAAGTATCTTAGAATTTTACCTAATGCCACCCATCTTTGTATATGGGAAACGGCAAGGCACACACTTTACGAATGGACAGCGGAGTTTATATTATGATGCCCGATATGAAATATTTGATTTTAAGCACTGAGAATTTTTGTGTTTATACTATGAGTCCCCGACACTTAACTGCAAATGCATTAGTAGCAGGAGAAGGCGACAGCATGATTCGTGGTATTACTTGGAGCAATAGCGTTGAGTACAATCGTGTTACTAACCGAGACTTTTTCTACGATAAAATATACACAGTAGACACAGCACGAAATGCTTTTATTGAAGTAGATCCTGCTAATGTGTCCGATACATGGAAGCAAACTAGGGAAATTCTTCGATTAAGGCAAGATGCGTTTTTTAATTGGGAAACACATTTATCAAATAGTCTTGCAAGAGTTATGCGACATGGATGGGAACATTTTGATGTAGTGGCAGAACAAGAAATTGCCAAGTCCGATCCTGCTAATAATAGCTACACATGGGTGTTAGAAGAATATGCTCGTACTATGGAAGTATCAGTACAGCAGGCCTACAAAGAATTAAAGTTACGCATCGAATCTGACAACATTACCAAATTTAGAATTCAAGCCCTTGGAGAAAAATGGCGAAATAAAATAAATCAATGTAATACATTCAACGACATTGAAGCCGCAAGAAAAGAAATGGTACGAGAGTTTTGGCTTAACAGTTTAATATGAAATCACTTTACTATTTTAATCCTATGACTGTTACTAACAGCCTTTTTAGGAAGGATGCTATTGCATGGGGCAAGGTATATAATCTAATAGGCCGTGCAGTGGGTATGAATGATAGGTCGGGAACGTTAAGCCAGCCCATATCATTGGCCACCTATGATAGATGTAAACTGCCAGTCCTTAGTTCCAACTATGTTTCTTATGATGAAGCCGCAGACCAAAGGGTAAAAGAAATATATGAATCTAGTGTAAGGCTAGGTAAACCTATAGGCATTATGTGGAGTGGCGGCATTGATAGTACAACCATTGTTGTTGCCTTTCTAAGAAACTACAGTGTGGCAGAACTTAAACAACGAGTCAAAATTATTCTAAGTACAGAAGCTACGTTAGAAAATCCTACATTTTATTTGAATCACATTTTACCTAACTTTGAATTTGTTAACAGTGAATACACGCCATGGCTATTTGACGGATCTATGTTAATTGTTACTGGGGAATTTAACGACCAACTGTTTGGTAGTGATTTAATTAAATTTTACTTAACTACATGCGGAGCAGAAACAGTCAATGCAAAATTTTCACGCGATGATATTTTTAGTTATATCAACAGCAAAATAAAAGATAGTAAAATATCAAACATTTTAATTGATGCAGTTATTGAGTCTAGTACCAAGTACGGCGTCAGCTTAGAAAAGAATAGTGATTTCTTTTGGTGGTACAATTTCTGCTTTAAATGGCAGTGCGTACATTTTAGATTTTATGCATTAACGTTTCCTAGATTAATCCCAACAATTAATGAAGAGTGGGACAGAACGTACATGATACATTTTTTCCAAACAGATGCATTTCAGTTATGGAGCATTAATAGTCCGCAAGTAAGGTACATCGATGATTGGAAGAACTATAAATTTAAGGCCAAGGAAAGTATCTATAGATTTGATAAGAACTATGAGTACTTCAGAAACAAAATCAAACGCCCTAGCTTACAAACAGTATTTTATCAGCGAATACTATCCGAAGCAGTAACTAGTGATTTTCAAATATTGCCTACATTTGATCCGCATGAATATTATAACTCAGAAAATTCATTCAAATAAAAAGCCCCGTTAGGGGCTTTTTAATTAGCAGTTAGTTAAACTGCTGAGTGAGTTGAAACAATGTTATTTGCAATCAAATATGCTTTTCTAGCTTGGAAGTCTGCGTGGTTAGCAAGACTTGCTTGGAATGCTTGTTGTGCGGCTTTATTTTCAAAAACCACAGCAGATTCCCACACATTTGCGTCAGTAGAACTTTGCGCTCCAGTTGACGAAACTACGCCCGGGAACGAGCTAACATAACTCGACCAGCGTGTAGCTCCGGCGGCATCAACCTGATTCCACCATTGTACATTTGCAGGTTTAACTGTTCTTGTTGTAACTGTATATGCCATATAAATCTCCTATAGGATAGCTAACTATAGTTATTTATCTGTTTCCAAAAGTTCTCTATGTAAGATTACTTTGTAGACATCCATTTCGCTGGCACCAATCATTAGCTTGAGCATAAGCAAGTCGCTTTCGTCATTAAAGTACATACTTAATGAATTCCACCAACTAAGCATATCTTGCTTCTTAGGATTTTTATGCAACAAAAGCTCTGCATTTCTGCTTAGTTTATAGTCTTTTGAGTCTAAGTTCGCAAAGAAATTAGCTAGATTATCCCTTAAAGATTTAATCTCTGTCGTACCCCTTACTTGTACCTTATAACGATATCCTGCACACATGCCCGATTGTTCGAACAATTTGGCTCTGAACAAGGGCGTAGCCATCATATCGCTATCGGCAATTTTAATTTGCTCAATGCTATACGGTACGTGTACTTCAACAATGTTATCTTTGAACTTTTTCAAGACTGCCCTGGCGTGTGATTCTTCTTCTAGGAAGATACTGATTTTGGAATTTTCAGTACGGCACCTAATTTTAGTTTCCAATTCCTTTTTACAGAATTTAGAAATGTCGCCGGCCAAATTCCTAGCCTTGTACCAAAGCGAGCGCCTAGAGCTAGGAGACATTGCCCATACATTCAGCTTTTCATCTTCTTTGGTTTTAACATCATATACTAACTTAAAGCACATGGTTCCAAAGTAAGGGCGTTGCACATAATTGTGCGGTACGTTTACGCCCAAGTGGATTACTTTATTTTCGTTTTGACTCATTGAATTTCCAACCAGTTTTAGTGCGAGATAGTTTAATGTTTAGATTTTTATAATCTGGACTAAACAGGATCTTCTTACTCAGCGGTTGTTTAATTTCAGAAGAAATCAAACGCTTCATAGGTCTCGCACCCATAGCTTCATTATAGCCATTTTCGATCAGCCAGTCAACTGCCGTGTCGTCCAGTGCAATAGACAAGTTACGTTCCGCAAGTTGTGCGTTCATTTCATTAATAAATTTGCCGACAATGTTAACGATAATCTTCTTGTCCAGTTTGTTGAACTTGATAATAGCATCCAAGCGGTTACGAAATTCCGGAGTAAAGAACTTCTTCACAGCGGCATCTTCTGCACCTTGTACCTTACCAGCACCAAAGCCAATTGCGTTCTTTTCAGCATCGGCGGCACCTAAGTTAGATGTCATAATCAATACAATGTTACGTCCGTTAACAGTTTTACCGTCACTGCCAGTAACAATACCTGCATCCATTAACTGTAAGAACACGTTGATAACACTAGGGTGAGCTTTTTCAATTTCGTCTAGCAACAGAACGCAGTTAGGGTTCTTTTCAATCTCGTTGATAAGTTTACCCGAACCTGCTTGTCCGTCACTATAACCAACATAACCTGGAGGGCTACCAATCAAGCTAGCTACCTTGTGTTGTTCTTGGTATTCGCTCATGTCAAACCTAATTAGGCTTTGTCCCATTGCTTGTGCCAGTTGTGTTGCCAGTTCAGTTTTACCTGTACCAGTTGGGCCCAAGAACAAGAAGCTACCTAGTGGCTTGTTAGGATCTTTCAATCCAGCTTGTGCAATGTACAAGGCATTTAACAGTTCCTCGATAGCATGATCCTGTCCATAAACACCTGACTTGAGTTTACCTTCGTAGTCAATCTTGCCCGCTTCTTTGTCATTAACAGTTGTCAGTCGATCCAAGGGAATCTTTGTAATACTGCTAATTTCAAATTGAATCTCGGGAACATCAATTACAAGTTTTCTATCTGCTTGAGACTTGATGCGCTGACGTGCGGCACTAGCGTCAATAACGTCAATGGCCTTGTCTGGCAGTTGCTTGTCCAGCATGTACTTGCTACTAAGTTCAACCGCGGCATCTAAGGCATCAGCAGTAAACTTAATGTTGTGGAACTTTTCGTAGCTACCAATCAAGCCACGCAGAATTTCTTTACACTGAGCAACAGTAGGTTCTGTAACGTCTAGCTTATAAAAGCGACGATTCATTGCACGATCCTTTTCAAAGATCTTGCGATACTCTTCGTGTGTTGTGCTACCAATACAACGGATCTTGCCACTGTTCAATGCTGGCTTAATCAAGTTAGCCATATCAGCAGAGTTATTACCGCCTGATCCTGCACCCATAATCATGTGGATCTCGTCGATGAACAAAATGGCATTGTCGCGTGTTTCTAGGATATCAAGAATGTTTTTCAAACGTTCTTCAAAGTCGCCGCGGTACTTAGTACCGGCAAGCAATGCTCCAATATCCAAGCTGAACACTTCGTGACCTTTGAGAAGGTCTGGCACTTGGTCATGTACAATCTTATAAGCCAGACCTTCTGCAATAGCAGTTTTACCTACGCCAGGATCGCCTACTAGGACAACGTTGTTTTTCTTACGACGTGCAACAACTTGCACAAGGTTTTCAATTAGTCCATCGCGTCCAATGACAGCGTCGACTTTGTCTTCCATTGCGGCATCGCACAAGTTTTTGCAATACTTGGCAAGGAACTTGTCTTCATCTTTGCGATTGCCTTTAGCGCCTGCTTTAGTGGTAGGTGCAGTTTCTTCCTCGACTTCGTTTTGTGACTTGATATAGTCAATCAAACTTTCTTTTGTAATACCCTGCATGGCCAAGTAGTAAGCGGCATGGCTTTGCTTTTCGCTAAGGATACTTAACAGCACATCTGTTACAGCAATAAAATTGCGGCCATTGAACAGGGCTTGTGTAAATGCACGATTGAAGCTACGTTCCAGTGTACTTGTTTTGCGTGGCTTGGCACCTTCTGCCTGCATCTTTTCTTGTACAGCTAAAAATGTAACTAGCTCTGAGTGTAGCGCAATGGGGTCGCCGCCTAGCTTAGACAACAAGTCTTTAGCAGTGTCGTCTTCTAAAATAGCAAACAGTAAATGTTCCAGAGTCACATACTCGTGCTTGTTATCAGAGGCTAAGTTAAAAGCCTTGCTAATCATTTCGTGGATCTTATCCTGATCGCTCATACCGTTCCTTTAAGTTGGTTAATTGTTTTGTTGGAATCTTCTTCCGAGACTGCTGGAATTGAAATGTTCAATTTGACCAACATATCGCCTTTTAATCCATTTGCACCGTAGGGCATTCCGTAACCTTTAAGGCGCATGAATGTTCCGTGTTGTGTACCTGGGTTAATCTTCACTTCTAGTATTTTATTATCTATTGTATTAATTTGCAAGTCTCCGCCTGTCATTGCCGTCCAAACGGAAACTTTTTCAATTATAATCAAATCATTGCCATCACGTTCAAAACGAACATGTGGGCGTTGTCTAATAGTTACATATAAGTCTCCCGGCGCCGCGGCACCTACTGCCTTGCTACCCAAACCAGTGTATCTAATTTTGGTTCCGTCTTTGTAATCGTGTGACAGTTTCAATTCCAAATCCTGCATGGACATTGACGGAAGCCTCAGTCCTACTGACATTGTTTCACTGTTATACAGTTGCTCTAGGTCTACAGTAATGTCTACATGATAGTCTTGGTTCCTTGGACGTCCTGGATTTCTGAAGATATGTTCGAATGTGTCAAAGCCCGTGTGAGCTTGTCGTTGTCCAAAAACGCTGGCTAAGTCTTCCCAATTGAATGGGCTGTCCCCAGGCCAAGATTGTTGTCCGGCAGACTGTTGATGATTTGGATTGGTAAGGGCTTCGTAGGCCGCTTGAATCTCTTGGAATTTGGCTGTATCGCCGCCCTTGTCGGGATGATGCTTGCTAGCCAATTTACGGTAGGCTTTTTTAATTTCATCATCGCTAGCGCCAGGCTGAATGCCTAAAACTTTGTAGTAGTCCATGTTCTTATATTCTACTACTTATTGGCATTAATGTCAATTTTCGATGTTGTCAAAAATCAAACAGTCCTTTTCGCTTTTCGGTTTCAATGATGAACTCTTTGGCGATTCGTGATCCTTCAAGACGTACACTTGGATCTGGACTGCCTAGCATTTCGTTTATCAATGCAATTTTGGCCATCTTCTCCATAGTGCGGTCTCTGGAAATGGATTTGTCAGTGTCAGTTGTAGAGCAACCAACTAATAAGAGTACAGTTAGTGCAACAATGTAACTTTTCATTTTACGCTTTCGTAAATCTTTTTCTGTTCGTTGTACCATTCTTGCCAACCATCAACTTTGGTTGAGCATTCGTAATACAATGTATAATTTTGGACAATGACTTTGAGCATTTCGGTTATCGCAACACTATCGCCGTCAATCTTTTTTAAACGTTCGCAACGTTCCTTTAGAACTTCAGGAGCATCTGGAAACTTTTGCTTAATGGGAGCAGTGCCAAAGCACCCGGTTAGTAGTAGTGCTGTGAGTAATACTGCGTATTTCATTTCTTACCCTCCGCGGCACGGTTAACTTCGTTTATAAAATCCGGAGGAGTTGTAGCCTTGTTATGCTCATCAATGATAAGTTTAGGCACTGGACAGTGTTCTACGTATTTGACAATTTCTTTGTCCTGAGTTACAACACGGTCAATGTATTCGATTTGTGTCTTAGCACGTTCTTTAACTACTTTGACTTTTTCGACTACACGCTCTTGTATCTCTACATTCTTCTCGCCAGATTTTTCTTCTGCTAGTTTTAATTGCTCTTCTAGGTTGCGTACTTTATCACGCCAAGCCATTTCTACATCAATGCCGCCGCGGAACCAAACACCTGCAACTAGTAAAACAATACCAAGGGGTTTTAGAACTTCGACATATTTGCCGTAGAAAGGAATCCATCGACCTAGCCAGCCTGCAAATAGGCCAGTTAGTCCTGCAATAATTGTAACCCAGCAGATAATGCTTAACGCACTATCAGGGATTAAGCTGATCATCCATTGAATCTGCCACATGTTATCTCCGTCTGTATGTGATGCGCCCTTTACTTAAATCGTAAGGACTAATCTCAACAGTAACCTTGTCGTTAAGGCTAACATTGATATTATTTTTACGCATCCTACCATTTATTGTAGCTAGTAGTAAATGGCCATTTTCTAATTTTACTCTAAACATTGCGTTTGGTAAAACTTCTACTACTTGTCCGTCTGCCTGTATTAAATCTTCTTTACTCATTAGTAGTTAAGCAAAAACTTAATTCTCTTTCTAAGTTTTTCTCTCTCTGCTTCATCTAAGTTGTGTCCATATAAGTGAGGCATTTGCGGCACCGTTGCTTCAAATTTTTCACGTTCCCACTTATACTTTTGGCTATGCGTATACGGTATAAACTCCCAGTCGGTAATGTTCGTAATATTACCGGCGTCACGGAGAATGTTGTCTACAGTATCAAACATATTGCGATTACGCTTCAATTCGATGAACACAATAAAGTTACCGGTTTCATCTGGAGCTGGACTGTAATCGCAGTCATGAATACTATAATTGCCTTTGTCGATAAAGTCAACTAAATCACTGGCTGCACCTTCTTCTTTGGCGGTCAAACTAACAACAACTGTTCGTTTCTCGTCGCCAAATTTTGGTTGGTAAGCATCTACTAGTAAAGTAGGGAAAATCATTTTGTGTAAATCGCCCTCGAATAAACTTTCGTTTAACTGACGGATTTTATTACGCAATTTATAAAGTAAGCTGTTATTGTTCATAATTATTGTTGCGGGGCTTGTTCGGGAGCCGGTGCTTGAGCTTGTGTGGCAGCACCTTGACCTTGTTGGCCTGCTTGTTCTGCACCTTGCTCTTCAGCATTGCCTTTAACGGCTTCTTCTCCGTCCAGGCCTTGATCGTATGCATCGTCTACGGCATCTTCGTCGATTTCATCAGTGTCGACAGCACCAGTGTTGAATGTTTCTTCGTCGATAAATCTACGAGGCATTTCAATGGTAATTAACCATACTTTTTGAGTGTCAGTTTTTGGGATTCGCTTGCCTTCACCATTTTCTTCCAGGTCCTGGGGGGTTTTGATTTTCCTAGGAACTAGGTATTCTGCTTTTTTATATTCTACATGGCAGTCGTATTTTGTCAGGCGGTCGGCACCGCTTGGGTCAGGCATCAATTTGTAAGGGTACATTAGTGTGCAAGTTACCCAATATCTGCTTAGTTTTGGACCTTCGACAATCTCGCCGTATTTCCAGTTTTTAAACCCATATAGGTTAACAGTGTCTAGCATGTTCTCAAATTCCATAAGAACATCTAGCACCGTTTTGCTACCTAAAATGTAGTCTAAATTTTTATCAATTTCTTTTTGATGTGGCATGTTAATCCGTAATAATATACATTTCTATTTATCCTACTCGATTACATGCCTAGTTAGATAAACAGAAATCGAGTTAAATACTTTTGGGTGCTTGCATCCTATAGTAAGCATCCTTTACTAAAATTGGAGGTCGACATTGGCTAAACGTAATAGAAAACCTGTTCTCGAACAACAGGGTGTAATTGAGTTAGACGTTTATCGCAGAGAGCGTAACAGAGAAGTAGAAATCCTCCCAAGAAACTTAAAGCAAGAGCAATACGTAGATCTATTAGAAAATCGCAAAAAGCCCATTGTAATCGCACTAGGGCCAGCAGGAACGGGCAAAACCTTACTAGCCTGCTTATATGCAATTCAAGAACTAAAAGCAGGACGTTGTAAAAAACTAGTTATAACTCGTCCAGCAGTTAGCGTTGATGAACAGCACGGTTTTCTCCCAGGCACTTTGGAACAAAAGATGGATCCTTGGACCCGTCCTATATTCGACGTCTTCGAAGAATATTGGTCAATCAAAACTATCGCTTACATGTTAGAGGAAAAAACAATAGAAATTTGTCCACTAGCATATATGCGCGGTCGTACATTTAAAGATGCAATCATCATTGCTGACGAAATGCAAAACGCAACACAAAGTCAGATGAAGATGTTACTAACCCGCATTGGTGACAGAAGTAAAATTATCGCCACAGGAGATTTGGCACAACACGACAGAGGCTACGAAGAAAACGGCCTTTGGGACTTTGTTCAACGAATGGAACAAACTCGTAGTGATATGATTGGCAGTGTACAGTTCGGACACAAGGAAATCGAACGTCACCCTGCCGTAGCAGAAATTCTAAGGATTTACGACGAAGAATAAATCGCTTTGAGGTTAGTCTTTTCTAACCACTCATCACTAAAGACGCCATCCACTCTTAAGCTAAAAGCCGCAAGTGGGTGGCTGTCACTTCCATGCCAGTTACTAGTATCAAACATTGCAGTTTGATTTTTAATGTAATGCTTATCTCCAGTTTGCCCGTCTAATATATAAAACTGTTTGCGTTCAGGAAACAAATTAATCCAAATAAACTGATCTGGCTTAGCAGGCTTTTTATCTGGACTCCAGTCTCTGTGCAAGCCACATCCTTGTCCTTCATCGTTGTAAAAGATAATAATGCGACCTTGATCTTTAAAGATACCTTGTGCATTAACCCAATCTAAAATAGGTTGAAAGTCTTTTGCCCACGGAGTAAATGCAGTTGCTTCGCCTTTATCTTTATCAATATATCTGTTACCCACAATGTATCTCAGCATCATGCAGTTGCCTAGACCCATACTAGGTGTAACTAGTTTCATATAAGCATAGGCCAAGGGATAGTTTTCTTTGGCCAAGGGATTAGCAGTAGGCCATAATGGGCTTAGTTTGTTAGTAGCATGGTCCTTTAAGGCATCGCTTAACTCTCTATAAGGATGCTTGGGCACATACGGTTCGCTACCATCAGGCCAGTTAAGTGGATCGCCTGCTGTTGCTGGTAACAGTCTACCATAGTTTCTTGCAAAGGCCAAGCAAGTGGCTTCTTTGAGTTTGTTCAGGCCTGTAATGTCAACATGCTGATCAAATCCAGCATAGGCGTGTCCGTTAATTGTCTGTATCATTGGTGATAATTTCGTAAATCTGTTTCCAGTTTTTAACCCTAGGGATAGCTGGATCTTCGTAGTCCATATTATGGCCATGCTCTACAAGCAAACTATTTAATCCTAAGCTGGTACCTACTTGACAGTTTACAATTTTATCTTCGATCCACCACAAGCCGCTACCTCGGTAAGGTTCAAGGGCTTCGTCCTTGTCTGCACCTGTGTCTAAGTATACAAACTTTTCAAAAGCAGTTGGGCCAAATAACTTTTGCAAGTTCATTTTTCTAAGCTCTTGTGCAGCCGGATCCTTGCTCAAGCTGGTAATGCAATGAAACACATATCCGTGTTCTTCATGCAGTCGTTTAACATAGTACATACTGTCTCGCAGTGCTGGCAAGAAGCCAATACTAGCCGACTCATTAAAAATCTTAATTAGTTTCTTGCCTTGGTCTCGGTCAATGCCATATCGTTTGCCAATGTCGTATTTGAAAGCGCCACCTTCGACTTTGTTAAAGCCATGTGTACGCATCCAAACATCAAATGCGTACTCCCAGTCAAGTAGTACACCGTCTGCGTCTGTAAGGATAATTTTGTTCATAAGTAATTGTAACATGAATTCTGAAATATCGCAACCAGCTTACAATTCAATCTGCTTGTACTATGTAGTTTACAAATTGGATTGGCCTAATTTGTACATGAGTCTGCGCGGCCTAGCTAAACATTGGCAAGGACCAAAAGCAGTGGCATTTATTGCCGAAGACAATGATTATGGATTCATGAAATTTGTTAAAGAGATTTTGTACGATTGGACACTATATCAAGTTCCTCCAGTTGACACCAGCTTAGAAGGTTATTATGATATAGGTTGGTACCGGCAACAAATTCAAAAACTATACTTGCCCACACAAATAAAACATATCGATTGGTTCATTAGCTTGGACTGCAAAAACATTTTTGTACGCAACGCTAATCCTAGTAGCTTTTTAAATTTCAATCTAACTACGGGCAAAACAGAAATCAATATAGCTGGTGCATACCTAGAGTCACATATAAAAGAAGGTATAGAAGCAGATCCATGGCAAAGTCAAATATATAGGGAAGGTAGAGAAGTAGTAGGAGGTTTTGATATTCATGTTGTACCTTATACTATTAGCCCTTGGATCTTTAATGGGGGAGTTGTCCGTGGAATGTGGGAAAGACTGCGTCCAGACTTATGGACAGATATGAAGTCTACTGAATATATTTTGTATTGGTATACTGTAAATCACATATACACGTGGCGGCCTGATTTACAAATCATGGGCACTTGGAAGGACGAACAAGGCAAAGGCAGTCAAATAGATCAAATACAAGATAACATAACACTAATTTACAATAGTCACATTTATCAGTTAGTCAAATACGCTCAAGAAATTGTCAGCGGTCTAGTACAACGCGGTATACTAGAGTTCGCTGACATTGACCCTATTTTTAAACTAATAATAGACTGTGAAGTATATAGAATTACTGTGGAGAAACCTCGGTAACTTCAAAGTCGTCTGCGTCAAAGAATGTTACGTGATATTCTTTGTCGCCGTACTTAAAGTAATCAGTGATAAATCTTTGGTTGTTAGTTTGCTTATAAGGCTCTAGCAAGCTAAGAATCAAAAACATACTGTGCTTTTCTTCGCCTTCCAGTGTACGTTCGTTGGGACGAATGATACCAGCCTTGACAAGAAAGTCGTATGCTTCTTCCTTGGTTTTATACACGGGCAATTCTTTCTAGTTCAACCAGTGTGGCACTTAGATTAATCTCAGGATCTGCACACATACTGTGGTTTACAAGACCTTCCCTAATCTTAAGAATACTCATGTCTCTTTGGTCATCGCTAGCTCCCCAGAAGTCCAAGTTACGATACAAGAAGCGATACATGTCTTCATATTCGTCTAGGCTAATTTGACTGCAAATAAGTGCTCTTGCTTCTTTGAGTTTACCTTGTCTAAACAGTGCAACCATTTCCAGTCTGTAGTCTTTGCCAGAGTCTTCTTCTACTGCTGGCAGGATCAATGTGCCTGTTGTGCTGTGCTGTTGAATAGCGTTAATTGTTTTACGCAAGTCTGGATAGTGTGCTTTGATAAATGCACGAATAGTATCTTCTTCTGCAACAACTTGTTCGGCAACTAAAATTTTAAGCACATAAACAAAGAATTCGTCTTCGTTCAAGCTCTTAAAGTTAAATGTTTGGCAACGACTGTGTAGCGCAGGAATAATTTTTTGCGGATAGTTACAAGTGATAATAAAACGCACAACATTAGCATACTGTTCCATAACCCCACGAAGCGCGGCCTGTGCGTTAGGACTCAAGTAATCTGCTTCGTCTAATAGGATAATTTTAAAATCACCAAAAGGCATTGTTTGACCAAAGTTGGTAATCTTATTGCGTACTGTGTCGACGTTGTTGTCGCGACTGGCGTTGATAACCATTACGTCTGCAGGTTCTACATTAAGTGCATTGATTAGGACTTTGGCCAATGTAGTCTTACCAGTACCTGCCGCACCACTGAGCAATAATTGCGGAAGATAGCGTTCCTTGATCCAAGAATCAATCATCTTCTTTTGATTATTGTCGATCCATACATAATCGTCCATTGTGCTAGGACGATATTTCTCTACCCATAGTTGTTTAAGTTGTTCAGTTGTCATTGCTGTGCCCGTAAAAAAGTGTCTAGTACAATTATACATACTAGACACTTTAAAGTCAACGCAAATTTTATCGAATGTAATCTAAATTGGTGCCGCCGTCAGTACTGTTGCTCAATGTAGCAGTGGATCCAAACGAGTATTTGGTTTCTTGGCTAAATGGATCTTGATAAATTTCTGTGCTAACCAATTCCTTATTGACAAAACGCATACCGATAACTTTGTTTTGGTGTACACGAGCAGTTGGGCGCCCGTACAAGATAAAGTAAACGTCTTTGCCTTCTGCAATCAGTTTGGTAATGCATTTGATTGCGCTGTAAGTAGTATCGATCCAAGTTTTATTGTCGACACTGCTTACAGTACTAGTAGCAAAACCAAAGCTGGTAATAAAGTAACTGTCGTACTGATTATTGATACTGCTTAAAAACACATCAAACTGTTCCCATTTTTGCTGATCCAGCAAGTCTAAATACTGAAGTGTGTCAATTTCAAAATAAGGATCTACGCTGAGAACAACATTGTCAGTTCTGGCAGTCTTAGGATCTAATAAGTCTAAGCTAGTTAGTTTTTTCCTAAACTGCATGGACAATGCAGGAGTGCAATAGCCGCCGCCCAAATCATACGCGGCCTCTGCATTGGCAATAACATCAGTTAAAACATTAAAGTCGCCGCTGGTAGTTAGCCAAGTATAGATACTGGTATTAGTAGCAGTTTCGCCAGAGATTTTCTTTAGGCCGCCTAGTGTAACACTGGCTTTGACTACGTTGTCGATTAGGTCTGTGCGAGACATTAAATCGCGAAGGTCTTGTTCTGTTTCTAACTTTCTGCTAAACATGTTTTTGAATAATGTCTTCAACAGAATATGAATGTAGGGAACTTTGTCACGAGACTGTAGGCCGTTAACATAGTTTACTAGTAGTCTTGTGTTGGCAAAATTTTCTTCGTACAAAGTAATAACCCATTGGTTGATAGGACTTTTATCAATCATCTTAACAGTGTTGGCCATAGCACTGGATTTAGTGTCAATGGCATTGCTTTTCATATACTGCATCCATGCTGTTTTGTTACTTAATTTAACTTGGGGAACAAGGATAGGCTTTTTAGTTGCTAGCAGTGCTAAAAGTCTTGTTAGTAATTCATGATAGTCTTCGCTATCTTTGTCTAAGTTATTAATTTGTTCCAGCAATTCTGCATTAGAGTACGCTGTACCCTTGCTAACCTGTTTAACAAATTGTTGGTAAGTTTCATTAACTGCCATCAGCACACCTCATATTTAAAATTCTCGTCGATAGAACATTTAACTGGTCCTATCTTTAAACTGCCTACTTTTAGTTTATTATCTCTGTAATTTTCATCTTTGGTATACTCGAAGATATAATCTTTTGCAGGCCACTTGTAGCTTTCCAATGTGTCTCGTATCTTGTTGTCAGGATTATTCATACTCCACAACTGGAAGTACTCAGTATCAAAGTAATGTGTAATGCCGCCCCATGGTAACATAACACTAGGATAGATGCGTAACTGTACGTTTTGGTACTTCATGCTAAAGTTAATCCACCACATAACGTCTTTGGTTTGCTTTAGTTCGTAAGGTGCATGTACCATTTGTGGTTCCAATGCTGTCCATAGTTCAGGACTAAAATAATCTTGCGGATTGCTGAATAACTTGCCCACTTTCCAAGCATCAAAGAAAGCGGCACTACCAAACAACTGGTCGCCGATTTCACCTGTAATGTTAATATCAGCAAGAGTTAACAGTTTTTTGGCATCTTGCACTAGCTTGCAAGGAATACCTTCACGTTGTAACAACTCATAAAACGCAGGGTACTCGCCAATGCTTTTGTCTTGTAATAAGATTACTAATCTACTACGTGCTTTATTATTTTTTAAAAAGCTAACTGCGGCAGTGGTACTATCGATACCACCACTCCACATTAAGTTTATCTTGCAATTACGCTGTTCGGCTAAAGCACCTAATTCTTCTGCACGTAAGTCACATAAATCTGCAAAAGACGTATTCATAACAGTCATTGCAGGAATAGGAGTTAGAGTCTTGTAGGCAAAGTCCCCAAATGTTAATGTGTTTGTACGGTCAAGTATGTTACCTCCGTATAAGTTACACAGAGATTTCCAAAACGGAGTGTAATCACATCTACAAGGCAAGTAATATGTTTTCATTATTGACCGGCAGGAATAGGATCTGATTCATTACCAGCCGGGTCAGTTGGTGCGGCCGCAGGTGGTGTATACGGTGCATTTGTCTGCACAACGATTTCGTAACCAATGTCGCTTAGTTTACCGTAGATTAAGTCTACTAAACTGCTGTCGGAAATATCTAATACTCCGTCTAGCTGAATTACAAATGTATCGCGTAAACGCTGGATACCACTCAATACTTCAAAAATGTCAACTGTTGCTACAGTGATTTTATTAATGAAGTCGTTTTCAATTTTTCTAATTTCAATCATGAAATACTCCTAATTAGGTTTCTTTAACTTTGCATACTAACACATTGTACTCAAATGTATATGAATGAACATTACTGGCATCGTCACTGTACTGTGAACGTTGAAAGCGGAAGAACGCTTGATTGCCTGATGTGTATATAGTTATCTGACTAGCTCTTTCTAGTTTGCCGTTGCTCTGTACGGCTTGATCAACTAGCAAGCTACCATTGGCCGCATACCAGCGGTTAGTTGGCATTCTCCAATAGTTATATGTATTTGGTGTGCCAGCCGCATTGCTACTAGTTAGTCTAACAGAACTTATGCAAAAGTCAACTGTTACACCAGCCGGGGCTGTGTAAATTGTAGTGAGACTGTCGATACCAGATGCGCTGTAACGTGTTTCGCTACCCGATCCTTCTCTACTAGGAATACTAAATGTATAACTAGACACAGTGTTAGACACATTAATAGTTCCGTTGACCCTACTGTAAACAATAGGATGCGGCTCGTAAGTGTCATATTTAACTACTGCGTTGGCGCCAGATCCACTAGAAATATAAATTCTATCAGTTTGTGTAATAAATGTCATATCAGTTTGGCTCCAAAAACAGTATTAGTTGGATACCCTACTGTGTCGCCATAGTTATTTTTAATACCGTCATAATAAAATGCAACACCGGTACTAACTCCGCCTGGGGTATTGACCAAGTTGATAGTCGGTCCGTTAACAAATGCCGCACCTGCACGTCCCGTGTTAACTGGAACGCTTCTACTACGGTAAACTGCATATCCTCGAGTCATGGTACCCAAGTCGGTAATAGATTTTAGTCTATAAGCAAATGCGCGGCCTGCGTTAACACCGCTTACTGCAATACACTGGAATGGTCTTCCATTGGCAAGTCTAAAATCTGTACCGTTTGTTTGTCCGTATGTAGCACTCGCCGCGGCACATACACTAGGTGGACCATAGGCTACAGCATTAGTACCAACTTTCCAGTCTATGTCTTCGATGCCTAGCTTGCTACTACGAGTATATGTTTTAGAAAATACCCAGTTGCCTTCTACTGCGGGGTCAAAATACACACCAGTGGTGGTATTTCTTTTTAAATACCACATGTCATATGTGTAATCAAAGTCGTGTACATCTTCCTGTTGTGTGCCTCTATAATAGGTCCAACCGTCATCTGGGTTATACCACGATGTTTGATTTTCTAGCGTAGCGGCCGCAGTAGTTATATCCTTGTACCACAAACCCTCTTTAACTCCGTCGTAACGTTCGAAAGCGTCCCAGCCGATATTAAGTTCGTTTTGTTTTTTGTTGTACTTCCATACTCGGCGCAGTGACCCTACTTCTTCGTAATAACTGTTACTGGTTTCTGTATAACTTGTAGTAGTACCTCCTAGGCTATATCCTGATTTAACTTTTACATAGCCTAAGTCGCTGTTGAATACACCGTTGTTAACTTTAACCACACTGGGCTCAATGCGTACAGCACGGCCTGGGTCTGTTTGTGCTACTGGGTTTGTAATAACATAAACTTTAAGGGTAATAGTAATAGACGGAAGCGATGCACTATAAGCAAAATATTGCTCGTCTACATAAATGCCAGATGCATCAGCACCAACAGTGATGTAGCGTATAGTGTCGCCATTGGGCTGTTGGAGTACAGTTGTTCCGGTGATCGTTCTATTCAAGTTTGTTTCAACGGCAATAATATTAGGAGGAAAACCTCCAGCGGTATAATCAGTGGTAGTCAGAGTGTACTGTGCAGAACCATAGCTAGGTCTTGTAACAGTACGTCCTTTTTTCTTACCGCTTACTTGCGTCGATGTTCTAACCGGCAGTGTAACAGTATATGTACCGCTGGTATTTGATTTTAAGTAACCAAAGCTACTGTGAAAGAAAACTTCGTTGATCCTATTTAAAGGATTGGCAATAAGGTCCTGTGTACCAGTACCGTTTGTTCCAGAATAGATAACTGTGTAAACATTACCGTCGGTATGCTTACCCATGAAAAGCGTTTTAGCCATTTTGTACTGCTAAGTCCCTATGTCTAAAGTAACCAAACATCATTCTCATATATGCTGGGCGAATTTCTTCTATGCAACTAAACTTTCCGCCTAAGTGATGTAAAATCTTATTGTCGCCTAAGTAAATTGCGCTGTGGTTGAATACATGACTGCCTACACGCATAGCAATAACATCATACTTTTGTAGTGTAGTAACCGGATAAAAGCCTGCAACGCCACTGGTATTCAAATAAAAGTTTTCGCCTTTGTTCCACCATTCGTCAAAGTACTCAACTGGAGGCATTTCAATGTTTAGTTCCCGTTTATAGAAATCGCGCAACAATGTAAAACAGTCCCATTTACGATGTATGAACGGACGCCCGGTATACGGAGCTTCCAACTGGTATTCGATAGGAATACTAAAATCATACATTGTGGTACCTTTACAGTAAATCACAATTGGTTTGTTTTCGATGTAATTTGTTTCGTCGCCGGTTACATTGGTAATAGACCCAGGATGCAGTGCATCGACTGGGTATACAGTAGCAATCAAGTCATCTGCGGCTGGTTGCTGTTCTACTACTTCAGCATCGCCGTTGACGTTTTTTAAGTAGACCTTGTCTCTAGCAGAGTACTTGGTTGCTACTTCGTTAATTAAGTCATTTACTAATTCAATATTCATTGGTTACCTTAAACTGTAATGTTAATGTACTTATTAGTAAAATCAATTACAAAACTGCCGTCTGGGCTTTGAATTTTACCAGAAGTTAGTGTACCCATTGCGGCGCTTACTGCGCTTAGGTTTGTAACACTCATCTTATCTGCGGTAATTGCACCGGCAGTAATTTTGGCCGCTGTAATAGCACCTGCACTAATCTTATCGGCAGTGATAGCATCTGTGGCAATCTTTTCTGCTGTAATAGCGTTAGCACTAATTTTGGCTGCACCAATCGTACCTGTTACTAATAAGTTACCGTCAATAACTTGGCCTGGTGCTACCCATGCACTACCGTTCCAGAATCTGTTTTCACTCCAACCGCCGTTGCTGTTATATTGTGTAACAGTATCGTTTACTTTGTTTCCACCATAAGCAGTAGTAGCGTTGTTCGCTTGTGTATCACTCCAGCTACTTGCACCCGCAATAGGAATGTAGAACTGCATAGTACCACGAGCACCTGCCGCGCCAGATGTACCAGTAGCACCCTGAGCACCCTGAACACCTTGAGCACCTTGTTTGCTCTTGCTTAGTGTAAACAACTTGCTTAGTGTAGGATAACCGCTACGAGTAGCAGTAATAGTAACACCGTGTGTATCGACTGTGTTACTAAAGCTGTTAATAGTCAATTGATTGCCACTTAGCGTCCATTGTGCAGAGCTTGCACTACTTGCAGGACTTGCACTAAACGTCCAGTTTGCAGTATCATCAGTCGTGCCGTTGATAACTTTCATTGTTGTTACTGCATTGGCCAATGCACCGCTTAGTGTATTACCGCTAGCATCACAACTTACAGTTACGCTTTCGTTAGTCAAATAACTTGTAACTGCTGGAGCACCGCTGGCACCTGTTGCACCAGTGGCACCTGCCGCGCCTGCAGATCCTGCGGCACCTGTCTTAGATTTGGACAGTGTAAATCTCTTCGTTACCGTGGTTGTGCTCTTTGTAGCAGTAATATCTACATAGCCGCTGTCTACGGACATAGCTGTGATTGCAACGTTAGCACCAGATAATGTACTTGTAACGCCTGTACTGTTTGTTCTAGAAACAGTCCAGTTCGAAGTATCATCAGTTAAACCAACATAGACTTTAATATCAGTAGCAATACCACTGAACGATCCAACTGTTCCGTCAGCTGATGCAGAGATCGTTGCGGCTTCGTTTGTTAGGAAAGCAGTAACACCTGCTTGGCCAGCGGCACCGTTTGCACCATCACTACCTTCGCGAACTTTAACAATGGTAATAGTGTCAGTATAAGTTCCGCTGCCATCAGTGATGCTTGCTTGAAGTGTTACGGCATCAGTACTCATGTTAGCATAAGTTAATGTGCGAGTATTACCTACACCTGTTAATGTAGCTGTACCACTAGTTACGGTCCATGTTGCAGTACCAGTTAATGCACCAGCTGGGCTAGCAGTAAATGTTACACTAGATGGACTGTTTGCACCTGCTTTGGTTACTTGGAATACTTGGCTTGTGCTAGTTACAAACAATGCTTTGGCGTTTGTACCTGCTGTACCAGCTGGACCTTGAGCACCAGTGGCACCTGTCGCACCTGTCGCACCTGTCGCACCTGTGGCACCGTCACTGCCCTTAGTTAAGTATACAGTCCAGCTGAATACACCACTGTTGCTTACTAGGATGTAGCTGTTGCCGTCTGTTGTATTCTTATAAACGCTGTTAACACTATATTGGTTAACGTTTGGAGCACTACTAAATGCGCCAATGTAGTTAATAGCTGGAACTGCCGCGTTAGTTGCTAACGTACCCAATGGTACACTGCTACCCTGAACAGTAATGTCAGAGCCTAGTTGGCCACCACTGGTAATAATTGTCTTACCAGTGTTGTCTTTAATTTGAATACCGTATACGTTGGCGCTGATTTGACCAATAACAACACGGTCGTATGTTCCATCGTTAACAACAATCTTTCTATTAGGACCATCAAGCTGAACGTTGTTGCTACCTAGGCCAATAACGTCTCCTAAGTTACCTGCAATAATCTTATCGGCAGTTAATACGCCGTTGAACTTCATACGTGCAGGGGTTGTTGTTAAGTCAATTGTAAATGGAGCAATTGGACTTGACGCACCAGCTTTGTATAAACTAAATGTATCAGCTTGAATAACAAACGCACTAGTCGGTACACCGTTAGCACTTGTGCTGGCCAAGCCAAAGCCGCTGATGTAACCGTTGTTATCAACTTTAATAGCGTACTGTGCGCTTAGGCCGTCTGTGGTGCTGGCCAATGTTTGAATACTTGTGCTATGTCCGTTAACAGTGCTAGTCAATGTTGTAATTTGACTGCTTAATGCGCTGTCAGCAGTTGTACGAGCTGTTTGTTCTGTTACTAAACCTGCGGCAGTTGCAGAAATACGTGTATCGTCAGTTACCACCCATTGGTTAGTACCACTGTTAAAGTAGTATGCCTTATTGCCGTTGGAAGTATCAAACCACAAGTCACCCTCTTTGGCAATGCCTGTATTAGGACTCGAACTTTGACGATAAATCTTGCTACCTGAACTAGCAACCAGGCTACTCACGCTAGTAGCCAAACTACTAATAGCATCTGTACGAGCAGTTTGTTCAGCTTGGATAGCTGCCGTGTTACTATCTACTACACTGCCTAACAAGTTAATGCTTTGTGTTAGAGCGGTGTCAGCAGTTGTACGAGCAGTTACTTCATTCTGAATGGCAGTTTGTGCATCGCCTAGACTTGCACTTAATGTAGTTACTTGACTAGCTAATGCCAAACGGTCATTAGTTTCGGTTTGAAGGTTAGTATTAACTTGCGCCAAGCTAGTGTTTGTACTAGATGTTAGCGTTGTAATTTGTTGTGTCAAACTACTGTCAGCATCGGCTCTGGCAGTTGCCTCAGTCTGGATTGCCGCAAATGCGTCATCTACACTGGCACTCAGTGTTGTAATTTGTGTGCTTAACGCATTGTCTGCTCCGGCACGAGTCGCCGCTTCTGTAGTAATACCAGCTAACGCATTATCTGCTTTGGCTACTACACTATCAATCCTTGTACTTAACGAGCTATCAGCTGTAGCACGAGTTGTAGACTCCGTGGTAATTGCCGCAGTGTTACCTGCAACAGTCGACTGCAACGTACTAATTTGTGTACCCAATGCGCTGTCTGCGTTTGCTCTAGCAGTTGCTTCGGTTGTGATAGCAGTGGCATTGTCATTCACGCCAGCAGTTAATGTATTAAGTTGTGACACTAAGCTAGTATCGCTACCAGTCATAGTGTTAATTTGTGTTTGTAGTTCAGCAATACTATCACCAAAGCTAGAACTAATTGTAGTAATCTGGTTAGCTAAACTTGTGTCAGCACTGGCGCGAGTTGTTGCTTCAGTTTGAATTGCCGCATTAGCAGTTCCTACGCTGGCAGTTAATGTTTGTATGTCACTGGCCAATGCGTTCATGTCACTAGCTTGGCTAGTTTGTGTGCTTTGAATGCCAGCTAGACTTGTATTAAATGTAGCTGCTTGGTTGTTAATTTGTGTTGTTAGTGTTTGCACCGCATTGCTACGAGCAGTTGCTTCAGTTTGAATAGCCGCAGTGTTACCAGCTGTAGTGGCACTTAGCGTATTGATTTGGTTAGTTAAGCTACTGTCGGCATTTGTTCTTGCACTTTGTTCGTTGGTAATAGCACTAGTATTGGCCGCAGTTTGTGCAACTAGTGTTTGAACAGTTTGTACTAAGCTACTATCGCCGCCAGTTACGGCAGTGATTTGATCCTGTAGTTGTGCAATACTACCGTCGGTACTAGCACTTAATGTAGTAATCTGTTCAGCTAGACTTTCGACAGCACTGGCTCTTGCGCTTTGTTCGGTTTGAATTGCAGCCGCATTGGAACCTACGCTAGCTGTTAAGGTAGTAATTTGCTCACTTAAACTTTCTACGTCACTGGTTCTAGCTGTTTGTTCGGCTATAATGTTAGCTTCTGCGGCGCCAGTTCTAGCAGTTAATTGTGTAATCTGCTGGGCTTGTGCGCTGATTGCAGTGGCTTGTGTATTTTGTGTAGTTTGTAAACCAGCAACACTATTGTTAACACTGGCGGTTAATGTAGTAATCTGTTGGCTTAGGCTGCTATCGCCTGCTTGGCGAGTTTGTTGTTCAGTGGTAATGGCCGCACCACGTGCTTGAGCTTCTGCGGCCAAAGCCGCATTAAAAGTACTTGCTTGTTGGGTAATGGCAGTATTACGTGCTTGAGCTTCTGCGGCTAAATCTGCCGCACGGTTTGCCGATTCTTGTGTTAGACCCGCAATACGTGCGTTGGCTTCTGTTGTAATTGCTTGGTTACGTGCTTGTGCTTCAGTGACTAAACCTTGTGCTCTTGCTTGAGCTTCTGCGGCAATAGCGTTATTACGAGCTGTAGTTTCAGCTTGTAGCGCAGAGTTACGAGCAGCCGCTTCTGCGTTAATGTCAGCAACACGAGCAGCCGCTTCAGCAGCCAGTTGTGCAACTCTGTTGTTAGCTTCGTCGGCAAACTTTTGATTTAATTCCTGGATAAAGCTGTCGGCAAGTTGGTTCTCAGAAATAGCACCGTCTAACAATGTTAGTAGTGTAGGAAGGTCAACACCGCCGCCTCCGCCACCGCCACCTCCGCCTCCGGCGCCACCTACTAAGTGATAGTTAGTAACACCGTCCTGGGTAAAGTATGCATATAAGTTACCTGTGTTTGGACTGAACCACATGTCGCCTTCAACTGGAACATATCCTGGTTCGTCTGTAGGCAAACTGTTGCTAACTGTAATTTTACCAAACGTTCTCCAAGATCCTCTATCATAGACTTTAAGTCCGTTTAATTTAGGATCGTTGACGTCCTTTCTGAACCATAGTTGTCCTACTAGTGGATTAGACGGGGCAACATCGCTAGCGAAATTCTCCAACATGTGAACGGTATTTTCCATTACCTTTTCACCATAGTTAGGAGCATTTCTACCAACAATCGCAATACTTGTAGATTCGTCGATTGCTGTGTCAGCTACTGTTGCTAGGATACTTCCGTCTGTTAAGTTAATAATATATGCCATATGCGTTTGAACCCAATCAATATCTTGTATTTATTCGAAGTTTGGATACAGGTATCTAACCAAAATGCAAAGAAATAAATACTGTTTTTAAACACACTATGGAAAATCAAATATCAAACGAATTTGTCCATGAGCTAGACATTGGCTTAGACACAGAGCGCATACTTCAACTTTATTTTAGGAAAAGAACTCCTGGCCAGCCTTTTCTTAGCTTGCCCTATATAGCGGATCCTTATTTGATTTACCTACACGAACGGCTTCCTGGCCTGGCCAAGTATGTAAGTTTCTTTTGGACTACCACCAGTAAGTATTGGCCTATCCATTGGGACACACCCAGTAAGACAAACTTTGACAGGAAATGTGCTTTAAACATTCCCTTGCAAAATTGCACATCTAACACTGATACTATCTTTTATGCTGACCCCGATGATGATGTTAACGAGTACACACATATTCCGCAAAACAACATTGTTGTTATAACTGGACCACTAGAGGAAAAGTTCAGGTTTCAGTTTACCCGTCCTTGTATTCTAAACGTGCTCAAACCCCACGCTGTATTAAACAAGGGTAGTACAAACAGACTGTTAATGAGTTGGAGCATTGAAACCGATTATGAACAAACAGTTAAAACTTATAAGAGCTTGACTAAGTTAGATTACCGTGAACAAGAACCAACCAATCAATCCGCACATTGATACTAAGAACATCCAGTGCCAATACGATGTTTATTATCACGAAGTCCCGGACTTTTACATAAGTCCTAGCGAGCAGGATCGCATATACAATAAATTCTTCAATAACATAACGCACTATGTGGGCAACAATGTTGATTACACAGAAGACGAATTCTTTATTAAAACCAGGGAAAAATACCCCTTTTTAAGCGAACGAGTTACGTTTTCTGTCACTAAAGCAGGCACTATTCCGCTGACGCATATAGATGCACCACGCAACTGTACATTCAATTTTCCTATACATAATTGCGGAGAAGGTGCGCCAACTGTTTGGTTTGACTTGCCCGGCTCATACTATGTTAATTTTATGGGAGAAGGAATCTACGGATATTACACAATCATGGGCAAGAAAGTGCCTATAGATTCTTATACATTGGACAGCGAAAAAGGCAAGGCCTGTTTGTTTAGAACGACCTTGCCTCATTGTGTGGTTAATAAAACCAGGGACCGCAGAGTTATAGTAACTTGGAGTGTTGACGACTATAAATTACTAGACGATGTTATTGCTGAAATTAAAAATCAGTAATATCTTCCATGATGTCTTCGGGCTTGCCGTCCTCTGATACCATCATAATGCATTTTGGATCAATGCGGTGAAATTCGAATTCCTTGCCAACTCCAGCAAGGTCAATCTTGCTAACAAAACTCCAACGTCCGTGTTCAACTAAGACCCAGTCACCTGGCTTAACGTCTGTTACGTTTGTGCCAACTTTCCAAATCTTTGCCCAACGTGGACGGATACCGTGATCCTTGCCGTTGTCGTCTCGTAGTACAATACCACCAGCAGTAGTTTGTTCACCGAACAATACTCTACCTAGGATAGTATCTGGTAACGGATGTAAATCTTTAATTGTCATGTCTGTCTCTCTTGTGTGTTATTTCTTTTTAGCTTTAATTGGCTTTTCTTCAACTTCAACGCTACCGTCTGCAAAAGTTCTTTCAACAACTTCTACACCAGCTTCGTTGACGTATTCTTTAATTTCCGCTACAGAGTCTTGTGGGACTACTTCTTCTACGACATCAACTGAAGGCAATGTGCCATCTTCTTTGATGCTGACTTTCTTAACTGCATTAGGGTTTCTGTTGTAGTATGCTTCCTGGATTTCTTTTGCAGATTTTACAACCTTGCCATACTTGTCAACTACGTCGCCCCTTGCATTACGTAGAGTGTTGCCCACAGCAATCGTATCTCCCTGTTGTGCAGAAAACGCGGCCATGTTAAATTCACGACCTCTTGCTGTTTTGTGTCTATTCATTTCAAAAACTCCTTAATATCTAGTTGGTATTTAATACTGTCTATTTTGTGTAAGCCTGTCAGGTACAAACAATAGCTAGCAATACTACTTCCACGGCCTACACCCCAAACAATATTATGTTTTCGCATAGTATCAACTAGATAAACTATAAAACGTAGAACAATCAATAGTCCACGTTCTTCATACATTGCTAGCTCTTGGCTTACTCGTTCAGCTTGTTCTACAGTTGTAATCTTGCTGGCAAAATACTTATCCAAGTCTAACGTGGTATAACTTTCGGGCATAGCCCAATTAGACACACAGTAATCAACGTATTCGTCGTTGGTCATGTCTGTGGTGTCTTTAATTGTGTAGTTGAAAGTTACACCGTAATCTTTACACAATTGGCCAAACTTTACAATTTCGGCGTCCGGCTTAACAGTCAAGTGGTGACTGTTACCTTGATAAATGAGCTCGAAGAGTTCGTTGTTGCCGATGCTTACACGGCCTACGCTGTCGCGTTTAACCGATGCTAAGGCTGTCATCAAAGTCGTCCTTTTTTCCAGATTCTTCTCTCTGGAACTTTTCCAGCATCATTTTCTCGCTCATTGCTAATCTAATGTCTTCTAGGATCATTTCAAACTGTCCCAGGATATGTGGATTAGCTCCAGCGTTTTGTGCAGTCATTAGTTTCTTTCTAAACTCAACTTCTTTTTGCATGAGTTCTTCTATAGACATGTTACCTGCACTGAAATGCATTCCGTAGCTCATTGGCTTTCTCCTGTGTGTAAAACTATGCCTTGCGCCGTGAGCTCAATACCGGTAACTGCTTCAAGCCCGCGGGCTGTCTTAACATATACAGGTTCTACTTTATTAATTTTAGCAATGGAGGCGGCATTGTTATTACCTAATGCAACTTCTCTCCATAGTGCAATTAATTCGTAGCTGAGGTCACGGGCATCAATCATAGGTCGCCTTCTTTACGATTTTCGCTGTAGAAAGCATCAAAGCTACCACCAGGGTAACGTGCTTCTAACTTGCGAACGTTTTCGGCAATGACGTCATTGGGGTCTAAGTGCAATGCTCTGCAAGCATTAATCCAGTACCACATGACATCACCTAGTTCACGCTTCATGTGAAATACGTTTTCTTCGTTAAGTGGTTTACCTTGGAAGAACATCTTTTTAGGGATTTCACAGAACTCGCCTGTTTCAGCGGCAAGGCCCAGCGCGGCGGTTAGTAACAATGGAACGTTGATATCCGGTCCATGTGCTCCGTCTGTGTAGTTTGCATCAAGCTCATCACAACGATTCATAAACGTTGTGAGGTCATTGCTTGGTTGACTAGTTACTGCTTCAACGAAGTCTTGATATTTGTTAAGATCGATTTGTTTCATTGTTAAATTATACTGTGTTTGTGTGTTAATGTCAAACAATTAGGCAAGACCTAATTGAGTTATTGTCCAACTATACGCTTTACCAATGCAGCCTTACCCATCCTAGGGCTTACTTTAATGCCTTTTGATTTAGCAACAGTTAGCAATTCTGCTTTAGTCTTGCCTTCTAAGCTAGCAGGATCAACCTTAGCTTTTATTACTATTGGTGTTACCTTTACTGCTTCTGCCTTTTTTTTTGGAGCAGGAGTTTTTGCCGCAGTTTTAGCAGGAGCCTTTTTAGCTGGCGCTTTCATAGCCGCTGGCTTTTTCTTGGCAGGTGCTTTAACTTCTTCGGTTACAGCAGGTGCTGGTCCAGGTACAATAATGCCTGTCATAGGATCTTGTTGAACTGGTGCTGGCTTAACAACTGGTTGTTCTACAACTTCAGTTTTGCCGCTGATAATGCCTTTAAGAAAGGCGGAGATTTTTGATAGCATTGTGTGCCTCCGTTATGTATGTATTTTATTTATTAATCAATCACTTAGTGCTTTTTGCACTGGTATTTTTTGTTTCAACTACTTTGAGTTTTCGCTGACGCAATCGATTATTAATATCCAATACGTTCGACCTTTTAGTGCTCTGGTCTTGAGTTTTTGAACCCTGTATTACTCTCAACATGAAAATATTTATTAAGTGTAGTCAGAGTCCCCACCTATGCCTACACCGCATAGTATGTGGTTAGGGTATTTGAGTTTGTAAATTAACTCATCATTTGGACTGTCAAAGTCTGCAAATATTTCCAGTTTGATGCCATAATGTTGTGGTACTGTTTTTACGTTATAGCTTAGTTTGCTATTGGCCAAGTCATCTAGACGTTCCCTGGTAACAAACTTTTCCAGTAACAAATGGATGAGTATATCAAACTCATCGGGTATGTCACTCATATAATGTTCGGCTATTAACATGTCAAAACTCTGTACGGCTCATGGCGCTTAAATCTGTAATTTTAGTAACAGTATCCGGACAACTCATTCTAAATAGAAATAAGTCTATGCTATTGGAAAATCCAACATAAGCTACCTGCTTAGTTAAATCGGCGTACTCGCAGGCAGCTCTGTCAAACCAATAACCCCAGTAGCCAAGAACATGTTTATTGCACCAGTCTATAGTAGCGGCATTAATGGCATTGCCTTGTAAACAATGCCAAAATGGTAGCTGGGTAGGATACACTATAGTATCGCAAGCACTATAAACCTTGTCAACTTTCAATGTTCTCGTGTACCTTGGAACACGCAGACAAAATACAATTCGTCTTCGCTGTCATTGCGTACTCTATGGAATACGCCATCTTCAACTAAAACAATGTCGCCTGGATAAACATTGAATACATCTTTGCCTAATTCCATAACTCCATGACCATGTACAAACTGATATACTTCTTCTTGTCCTGGGTGACTGTGTCCAGTCGTACTTTTACCCGGATGCAATCTAGTAGAGCTAACTACTAGATTTTTCAAAGTAGTATTGTCTTTGACTTCATAGCGGTCATCGCGTTTAACGACTTTGCCGCCGACATCATAATTTCCGTATTTCATTTTAGTCTAGTAAGTTTTCGTTCCACTCACGGTGCCCTTCACGGAAAGCCATATTGCTTTGCGTTTCTCGAACTTCAACACGATAGCACCATAGGCGTTCTGCTTCTGCAGGACCCCACATTTCAGGAATGTAAACACCGTTAACATACTTGTAAAGCATATCGCTGAGACCTTCGCAACCTAGTTTAGGTAGCACAACAATCTTGGCCATTTTCTTTTCTTGTAGTAGTTTGAATGTTTCCATTTGTGGATCATCTGCCGCTACAATAAGCGTATGGTCAAATTGGTCTTCTAGTGTTTTCTTAAGTTCTTTAAGTCCGCCATAGTCAGCGGCCCAGTTACGAACATCTAAGTCGTTTGTGCCAAAGTAGAACTTCATTGAAAAACTGTAACCGTGAATTAGGTTACAATGACTGTCAGCACGCCATTGACGATAAGCGCAAGGGAAAGCGTCGTGATATTCTTTTGTACTAGTGTACTTGTATGTGATAGGTTGATTTGCCATTGTTTTATCTCCTTAGATTAGCAATGACATGCAGAATTTTTAAAGAGGGATGAATGCCTAAGTCCTCTGACATATTTACTCGGGTCTCGGAATATTTAGACTACGAATAATGTTTTGTACAGTTACAAGCTGTACCCAACAGTCCCAAAGCGCATGGTGCTTCATGCTCAATGCTTGTTCGGGCATAAATTGTTTATGGTCTTTAACTAAACCAAATATTGTTCTAGTGTCTTTGGCTTGCCAGTATTTCCATGGAATGCCTTTTTCTTGTGCTCTATATGCCCACTCTAACATAACAATGTCAAAGGTGGCGCCGTTGCTCCATACACTATCAAACTTACCTAGCCATTTATAAAATTCAGTTAGTGTAGTTCTAATAGGGATTCGGTTTTCTTCAGCAAAAGCTTCGTGTCGCACATCTTCATTTTGTGAGGCCCACCAAGCCAACGTTCCGTTATCAATTTTAGCATCAGGTCCAAAACTCTCAGGATCGATGCGATGATAAAAACATTCCATGTTGATGTTTTCTTTTGCAGTCAATGTGCTAGAATCATCCCATGGGTCAAACTTAATTGCGCCAATAGTTAGAATCACTGAGTCCGGTGTCACACCCAATGTTTCTAAGTCAATCATTACATGGTTCTTCATGGGCTAGTCTTTACAATGCTAATAGTGTTATCTGGATTGATTGTCCACTTTAATGTGTCGCCTTCTTTCCATCCTGCTTGGTCTAACAAGTCATCTGGAAAAGGCAACATCAAGTCTCCTGATTCAGGATCTTCTTCTACAATAACTGTCCAGTGTGTTGTGGGTGTATTCATATGTAACTAGTATACGCAATGTAGCAGGTAAAGTCAATCACTTAATTCTTCAACATGGATACCTGACTTTCGCAAGAAGTCTACTCCCGCCACGTCCCTATAACTATTGCGATAGTAGACACTAGATATACCGCTTTGGTAAATGAGTTTGGCACAATCCATACAAGGAGCATGAGTAACAAATAAACTAGCATCAAGACCACTTTCGCTTGATTTGGCCAACTTCGCAATCGCATTGGATTCAGCATGTAATACCTCTGGTTTAGTTTTTAAACGATAACGTCTTGTGTATTCGTAGTAAGGACCTTGTTCCTCATCAGTAAACGGCCACTTCTCTTCGATTTCATCTGGGTTGAGCCAGCCACCTGCGTCCCTGCTCATATAATCTTTGTCTTCGCAGTTATTGTCCCAGCCGGCCGGCATACCATTGTAGCCCATGCTAATAACCCTGTCGTCTTTGACAATTACTGCACCTACTTGCAATCTCTTGGCATGACTCATCTTTGACACTTCGTGGGCAATGTTGTTGTATAGTGTTTTAAACTTTGGTTTCATCTGTATATAATTTCGTTCCGAACTTCATCCCAGAATCTGATACGTGCTTGAATAGCATCTAATGCCGCTTGTTCAGCTTCTGCAAGTTTAACTGGATCGTTGTCGCATAGTGTTTCAATTAACTTAACACTTGCAGGGCCGTGCTCGCCGCCGTCTACTTCAATGTGCCTACGCAAGTAGTAAAAGAATCCCGGAGCTTGTTCATCAGTAATACCCAAGTGGTCCAGGATGCCAGTAAACATGTCGGGTATAACTGTTTCCCTGCCAAAGCAAAATGCCGCGGCAACAACGTGTGGTTTGTCAGTGTTGATAAAGTCAAAGGTACTGCGAACAAAGTTAAAACAACTTTCAGGAATGTCACCTTTGTCTAGACTCCATTCAATACCAAACTCTCTGACAAGTTCTTCAAAGCCAATAATGACATCAGGGTCTGCACCTACTTCGCGCATGGCTTGTATGTACAAGTCATAGTGACTAATGTACTCTCCCTCTACTAAGCTGATGTCGCTTTCTTCGCCTAGGATAATTTCATTGACGAATCTACTAGCTTTGCGTTGCATAGGACTAGGAAGCCATACATTGGTGCTAGGACAAATTTGGTGTTGTAGAGTTTTAATCAAACTCATAAAGTCAAACACTGCAAAGATATGACACTCCATAAAGTGATGCAGGTCGTCTTTATTGTTAATAAGTTTTTCAGTCAGCAAGGGATGACTGTTAAGTTTATTTCTTAGTTCGTTGATTTTTTCAAGTGGGAAAGTCATAATGTTAAATAGTATTATATTATCTACTTATAGAATTGTCAATATGCAAAAAATTATATTCATCCACGGCGCCAACTGTAGTCCAGTTATTTGGAATTATCTCGCTCCAAAAATTAAAGGTAAGCGAGACTTTGTTGCCTACGATACGGCCATTCCATTTGAGAAGAATTTGGAAGAGATGAAACAGGACTTGGCTAAGTTCAAAGATGCGGTTATTGTTGCACATAGTATGGGTGGATTATATGCCGCGCACCTAGTTCATGCAGTAGGACAGTATGGAGTAAGAGCAGTAGTAACAATCAGTACTCCATTCAATGGAAGTGAGAAAGCCAACCAATTGGCACTGATGTTCCCGGACTATCAAATGCTACACGACATTGCTAGTAACTCCAAACCTGTAAGAAAGAGCCAAGAAGTATTAGCAAACATTTACATTCCATGGCTACAAGTTGTTTCTACTAAAGGACATGTTCCATTAATATCTCGTCCCAATGACGGCGTAGTCAGTATTGACAGTCAAAAGTACATTAAGAATATGAACTGTGTTGAGTTACCGTTTAACCACTTTGAAATTTTACTAAACGAGGACACTGCTTCTGTTGTTAATGAATTTATTTCTGGACTCAAGTAACCAGCAATAGTGCAAGTACACTTTCTTAAAGAACTTTTTCCATGTCTTGCTAGTAACTGGGAAATGCTTTGCGTAGTCCCATAATGTCATACTACAGTCTTGTATGGGCACTGGCTGTGATCGGTATACTTGCACCAGTGCATCAAAGTTTATCCTGGTAGCACCGTAGCAGTCGATTAACTCGTATGCGGCATTTACTGCATGAGCATCCAATTCATGACTGTCCATGTAATATTCTATATCGTCGCCTAGTGGTGCAGTAAAATCAGCACCACTAAGGTGCTGTAAATGATGAACGTATTCGTGCGTCAAGCTGTCTGCGATTTCATTCTTGATATAGCGCCACGTTTTTGTATATTTGCGTACTGTGTTCTTTTTGTAAAATATCAAGTATAGTTCGTAGGGCTTGTCTTCATCGTCGGGGTCGTAGAACGAACTAGTAATAAATCTGTCGGGCTCTGCGCTGTTGCTGTAATGACGCTTTACAGTTATCTGTGGATCTTTAAGAACACGCCTGATTATTTTGGCAGCTTCTACATCATCTACAAAGCCTCCAAAGTAAAAGTCAGCAAGATTGAGTTTGTTAATTAACTGCTTACGATATGCATCAATTTGCAGATAACGAACAGATTCAACCATACTACTCCCTTAACATATTATTGGTATTTACTGCCTGCGTCAATAAATCCATATTAGCAGATACTTGTTGTGCTAGCTTTAATATGGCACTGACATCTTTAGGGAAACACATTCCACCGTAGCCGAACTCACCGTCGGGTCCTGGAACTTGTAAGTGACTAGCGCCTATCCTACTATCAGAAGCTAACATAAATGCAATTTGATCCCAGTCAACACCTAATGCTTGTGCAAGTCCATGATACTGATTCATAGCTACAACTTTAAGAGCTAGGTAACTATTAACCACGTACTTAAACAAACTAGCCGTGGCAATGTCAGTTTTGAACACACTTGAATGCTGTACTGCTTTTTTGATAACTGCATGAGCTTTAGTGCAATACCATGCATCGCCGCCGAGCACTAATAGTTTGCCGTTAATAAAGTCTTCACTGGCATTGTTCTGTGTTAGAAACTCTGGGCTGTGTACTAGGTTAGGATACTGTTTTTGCAATCTAACATAAATGTCAGGCGTAGCTGTTGTCTTACTGATAATTACACCCGGATACTCTGCGAGCATTTCTAATGCTGATTCTAGCACAGTACTGTCACAGCTACCATCCGCCAGACTAGGACTAGGAACGCAGACAAATACTGCGTCACATCCTCTAACTTCGTTTTCATAGCCTAGCATAGGATCATAAATTTCTAAATCACAATCCGCTTGTTCAAAAGCATTAGCCACTGCTGAACCTACTATCCCATATCCTACAATACCAATTTTCATTGTCCCCACCTTAAAGCAAATTTAAAAGCATCTTCTTCGTGCATGAATGCAAAGAATATATAGTCTCCAGTGCCGCCCAAATCACATATATGCCAGTTAGTGTCTTCCTCGCCATTTAAGCCTAAGCCTGTTTGTTGATACACACGCAACCAATCATGGCGCCATTTATGTTCTAAGTTAGTTTCGCACCATTCTTGCATTTCGTGCCAGCCATATCTATATCCAGCTGGGCCATAATCGTAGAGTAGCTTATAGGCATAGTGAGTGGGATTAGACGTAATCTGATGTACGTATTTGTATTTCCAGTAATAGTCTTTAACTATGCTTGCCCTGGGATTGTGATCCGGATCACGCTGTCTATAGTATTGCTTCCATGACTCACAGCCGTTGGCTTTTAGAAAACGTTGATCCTGCCACGTCTTGTACTTGTTTTTAATTTTTTCTATTAGACTTATTATCATAGGCTAGTAATTCAAATAAGGTTGCATATTGCGTTTCGGGTTCCATATGAAATCCCGTGCCCCACACTACCCATACTTTGCGTTTAAAGAGTTTCTCTCTCCAAACAATTTTACCTGTTACAGTTTTAACTGGTAGCCAAGCATAGACTTCGTGCCATGGGTAGCAGCCGGCTCCGTCTTCGACGATATGGTAGTCCATTCCTTCTTTCTTCAGTGATAGGAAATCAAGGTTCCAACCTATACTTCTGCTCCATACTAACTTCATTCCCCGCCCCAGGTCAGCTTAAACATAACTGCTGGTTCATATCTTTCAAACTGAATTTCTCTACAACCATCTTCCCTAGTTGATAGCCAGTTAATATAAAATCTATCAAAGTATTCCAGTCCCGGGTATTCTTGTAGCCATTGATATGCCTCTGAACTAGGACCTTTGATCCATACTGTGTATCTAAAACGCGGATTCTGTGCGCCGCCACCGCCATAATATAATTCCATTAGTATCCGTATTTTAGTTTATGCATCATAAGCTCATTGCTATCAACCCAATAGATTTCGCGTATTGGTCTGGCCGGGCCAATAATAGTACGAACACCCCGCATAGCAGGGCGCAACCATATTATCTTTTGTGATAGCCAGCACCGCCTGGGCAGTAGTGGCCTTGTTAATCGCCACTGTGCCATCTTAAAGTAAATTACATTGTGTTCTTGCCAATATTCGTCCATCACATGCCTTTTTTCAGTATTGCAACAAAATACAACTTATGAAGCATGTCCTTGAATTGTTCAGCAAGTTCTTCAGTGTCAAAGAATATTCCACCTAGCACAAAATTAGATAGTACACTGCGTGGGCTAGACTCTTCAGTTCTACTCCACCATTCAATGGAATACACTGTATACGGATCTATGTCCCCGCTGTTCAACAGTACACCAAACGTTGCCCTGTCAAGTTTCATCTCATCAAATAGCAAGTACATAAGCCCTAGTCGTGTTTGGTCGTCCTGTACGTAGTTGTCTTCTGTCCACGTTACAGAACAACGGCCGTCCGCTAAGTGATTTATTTTAAGACCTAATTCCATGGTGCAACTTGTCCCACATATCCCATTTGTTCTCTGCTTCTTTTCTAAGTTCGCGCTCACGGTCAGCAACCTTACGTGCTTCGTTGAGTCCCCACTTAGCAGTATGCAACTCTTGCTTAACTTGTGCAATAAAGTCAATTAGCGTTGTAGCTTTAAGCTCATGCAGTTCGTCTTGCAGTTGGTTTCGTTCGTTGGCTAGATAGTCAATTTCTTCTTCTAAGTACCTAATGTATTGCCCTGGGCTACGATTACCTTCAAACGTGCAAGTGTCAGGGCACATGCCTGCATCTTCTAAGTCGTCTAAGATACAGCCTGGCATTTCGTCCATAATCCTGGCTAGTCGAAGCCGAATAGGATCAGTCTCAAACTTAAGAGTGTAGTTAATTAGTTCAGTGTCAGTTAAATGTCTGTTCATGCTTTACCCCATCGTAGTACAAATATCATATAATCCTCTCGGTCCCTGATAAAAATTTGGTGCTCATATCTATGTTGCCAACGACTCCAAGCATTGGGAAACTTATCCTCTGGACCGAAGTGCTCGGTACACCATTCGCGGACAGCATAGTAGTCTTCATCTCTAATGTCGGCAACATACCAGTTTCTACTGAACTTATACTTGGATTCGTCTTCTTTTACTTTAAAGAACCCTTGCTTCATTTCGTTGATCATTCGAACAACATCATCTGTTTTCATGCATATCTCAATACGAAAATTGTATATAGTTCGTGGTCGTGCCACTTTACGTTCATTAGGTAATGTTTGTTTTTGCTTTTTGCTATAGTGGCCTTGTACAATTTCAATTCTTTTTCTATCGTATTTTCGGGATCATGTGCCATGATAAAATTATCAAAGTAGCCCGCTTGTCCTCTGCGATATTGTCTTCTAATCATGACCACTTTAGCATCCATAACATAAATGCTTCCTCGTCTACAATCTCTACGCTGTTAATTTTGTAGCCTGCTCGATTAAAGCGAACTTCTGTTTCAAAATCTAATTTAACCCCAGCAGTATATTCTAAGTAATACTTAAAGCCGTTACGCTGACGTGCGGATCCTACATCATCTTGCCAATGTGGCTCATATGATTCGAAACAGTTGTTAAGCTGATTTTTAATTTCTTTAGGATTAATTGTTCTCATGACCATTTCAATACAAATATAGCGTAGTCGTGCTCGTCGTTGAAAAATACTCTAAACTTATATCCGCGTTCAGTGTTAACGAATGTTGCACCAACTTGTTCAAGTTCTTCGTCAAGGATTGTTTCTAGGAAACCCGGTGGGGCAGTGGACGTACCAATGCGCCTGCGCCAAACATCTGCATACCACTTTTCAAAGTAGTTTTTGGGTATGTTGCAGTTAATGTTTGCATAATATTCTTTTACAATCATGACCACCTCAATACAAACAATACCATATCCTTTTTATCTGTAAACAACACTTCGCCGTATATGATTTGATCCAACCAACGCTCTCCGGGTTCTCCGAATGCCTCGCGACACCACGCTTTCATTTCACGAACTTGTTCGATTCTTGGCGTCGGAAATGCAGCCACAGCATGACCTTCGTTCCAATATTCATCATAGGTGTGAATAAACATTACGTCCACCTCAATGCAAACAACATAGCATCTTCTTTTCGTTTGAATACAAACTGATTGCGATAACTATTCCAATTGCGGCTTTTAAAGTTACTGTAGCACCAACGCTCGGTATCCCAACGATCCTCACGGCCGACATTGTATTGATAAGGCCAATACTTTTTGTTAAATTGTTTATCAAAGAACTGGTTAAAGATGCCAGGGTACATTGAGTTTACATCTGAGTCCATTGGTTGTACTCCCACAATGTGGTTCGCCATAACCGTTGGCATTACGTTCCTAATCATAGGAATTATAACCTTGGGATCAATCATGACCATTTCAATGCACAAATAAGCGCATGCCTTTCGTCAGCTAACCATGCAACACATTGACTTCCGGAACTGTGAAACCTCAATTCGTACATATCTTCTTGCCACTCTGTAATTTCATCCAACCAAGCACGAAGCTGATTAATTTCCTTCAGTCGGCTTTCTACGTCCCAAATGTCATTGGTTTGTAATCGTATCTTAACCGGATGATTACAGTTGTCTGTCATGCAAATCTCAGCTTAAACATTAGGGCATCTTCTGCTTGTTCAAATGCAAACTTTGTGGGCATAAACGAACTAACATAACGTCCAGTTTTATTTCTGTCTGCCCATATTTGCAAACCTAGATAGCTAGTATTTGCTCGCTGTGCATAGTTAGCTTCAGACAAGTCAACCAAATGCCAGCCTCTGCGTATTGCTGACCTAATGTTTCTGGGTTTGGTTTTAATTGTTTTCACAGTAATCCCGTTAGCTTTGCCAAAAAGTATTTTTCTTTATCTTCGACGATGTAACCATCAGTGAAGTTTCCGCTAGCGTCCATTATACATTTAATTCCATATTGTGTCAATATGTATTCAGTAATTGTAACTATAGTATACAATTCTGGATTCCGTTCAAACTCGCCTTTTACCCTGCGTAAAAAAGCCCAAAAGGCATTTCGCTTCTTTCGGGCTTCGGTACTATCAAACGCTGTAACTTGCATTTTCATTATCCGCTCCACTTTAATACAAACATCATTAGGTCATCTTGTTCCCTAAACCAAAACTTAGCATTGTTAGCATACCAACGTTGATTGGGAGTCATTACACCGTCCTTGGCACTTGCTCCATACGTTTCAACACACCATTCTATCATGTCTCGCCAAGTGTTGTTTTGTAGCCCACCTGGAAGCCACCAATCAAATTCAGGGTGTACTGTGTAGTATCTAGCACCGTATACGCGGCCTTCGCCTAACTTTAACTCCATTGCAGTGCAAACATAAATGCTTCTTCGTCACATTCAAACTGAATGAACTTTTCTTTCATGTAACCAGGACTGTGATAGTATGCATGTTTACAGTTCGCTTTAAGCCATTCGTCTACTAGGTAATCTTTATAACTGCGCTGGTGCCTGGCCATTACGTCGTCTACAGTTTTAGCATAAACAACTTTATGTAAAATAGGAATTTGGATGTTGGGAAACATCGTCATTGGTTTATACGTTATCATGTGCCCAAGTTAGTTCAAACATTAGTGCCTCTTCGGCACTTTCAAATGCCCATGTGTGTCCACGGCTTTTAACATTATGTGTACATCTAGTTTTAAGCCATAGTTTAACACGCTCGGCATCTCCGTTATTAAACCATGGACTGCGTTTAACAATAGTCCAACCACATTCTTTGAGCATGTCACACATTATGCTCCAGTCGATTTCTTCCTGGATTTCTTTGGCTAAGTGTTCATGAACTTCCGTTTCGATTGGATGCTCGTTTCTGAATAAAGTGTCTTTCATTCGCCCCATGTTAGTTTCACCATTAGTAAAAGTTCTTCAGTAATGTCAAATAAGCCGCCGCCAATGTAGCCGCGGCTATCGATGTGTTCATACCATTCTTTGTCTTCGTTAGGTTGTTCACGCATCCATGCACTTGCTGGTTTGCTAAGTTTAACTGTATACCACATGCCTTCGTCGCAAGGATATCTATCAACAATTTTGTATGGTGTCATATTTTTAAGCATCTCCATGTATTGGACATACTCGCTTACAATAGATTTACCTGTGCGTCTACCACTGTATATAAGATTCAATGCTACTTTTGTATCAAAAATAGTTGAATTCGACAATGGTTTCAATAACGGGTGTTGGTTCTGGTCTCGCTTCAATTGGTATATCCAGTAATCCTGTAGCTAACTTGCTACGTTCGTTTATGTTCTTTGTTCCCAGGACTGCTACTGCAAACAGTGTGCCTTTCTTTTCAACTAACATGATAACACAACGGCCCGCGGCGTTAGTTGTACCTGTTTTGCTGATAAGAATGTTATCGTAGGTAAACAGTTGTGGATTAGTGTTTTTAAAGTTAATTGTTATCTGTCTCTTACCACGTGGCATTGTAATTAAGGCATTACGTTCTGCGGCAATGCCACGAATAACAGGCTCGTTTCTGATATCATACAAAAAGTCAATTAGGTCATTGACATTACTAACATTACCAGGCAACAATCCGCTAGCATCAACAATAGCTGTTTCTCTTAGTTTAAGAACGTTAGTGATATAATTGTTAGCATCAATGATGAATTGCTTGAATCCACCAGGATGTGCATTTGCTAAACTTTCAGCCGCTAAGTTATCGCTACTAATCAACATAGCACGAAGTAAATCACGGCGGCTTATCTTAGTACTACGTGGGAAATGTCCACGGCTAGAGCCCACGACTTTTACTTTTTCATCTAAGTCTGCGCCACTGCGTATAACAGTCATTGCAGTAAACAGTTTTGTAATGCTGGCAATACTGCGTACTTGGTCCACGTTTTCTTTTGCAATAAACTCATGTGCATCGTAATCATAGAGCGCATAAGCGGCGGCAAACACACTTGACGAAAATGCCATTGATATGACTAAAATTAACTTACGTAGCATTAAATTACCTTTCCCAATGCAACATAGATAAGTTCGTCAAGTTCTGCTTGATAGTCTCGACCAGTCCTGCGCTTTTCCCATATCTTAGTAACAAGCTCTGTGGGCGTTTTGCTGTTAACTTCGAAGCCTTTACCACGACGTACAAGTTCGTCAACTAACTCGTAGTCGTCAAAGTCATCTAAGTCAACGTCTACTTCGACTTCTGTGTATATTTTTGGCATTAGTGATATCCGTCCTCTTCGGTGTAAATCTTCCAGCGACCTTCTTCTTCGTTCCAATGACGATTATCGTAGACAGTAAAGTGTACACAATAACCTAGCAAGCCTAGCTCAATGTTAAAACCAGCATGGTCCTGCCGAGTTGTTACTTCAAACTCAATGCGAAACAGTTCAGGTCCTTTAGTAATCTGAGCTTCCCAGAACTTATTCTTAAATGGTGTATCGCCCATCCACACTTTAATGTTCTTAAAGCGATCCCACCAGTATGGGTTACGGAGATTGATGTTAAAGTAAATCATAAGTTATTCTTTTCAATGCAGTGTTTTACATATTCATAGCTAGGATTGCCCAAGAAGCGCATGGATAAGATCCACCGATCCTCTTCGTCATTGGCCACTGCCATGTGCGGTACATCCACTCTAACTAGGTGTGCAGAAGTTAGCTCTAGGCTTTCTTTTAGTACGGGTTCTCCATACCACTCGGGTTCAAACCACTTTAGTCCTTTTGCTAATTTAGGCACAATAGCATAGTCACCGCCGTAGTATTCGAACCTACTGTTAGTTGTGCCTTTGAGTGGAATGTTAATAGCACAAAACAAAGGAAAGTCGTGCCCATCTACATGCAGATATTGTTTAGAAGCTCTACGACGAACATAACTGTCTGCGTACATAACGCCTGGGATACCATAGCTGTTAAGTTCTGCGTTTACTACAGATAACAATTCTTCGGGAAACTCATGCGATGCCCGGTACTGAGTTTTAATTATAAGTTGAGTCGTGGCTTTCTTGGCCTCTAAATCTTTTAGTGCCCAGTCGCGGATTAACTGCTCGCACTGTAGTTTAATAGGCGTAGAAAATTCCATTACTCTTCGTCGGTGATTTGAGACTTAAAGAACTCTAGCTGGTCGATGAGATTTTGCACGCCAGCCTTGTTCATAGTAATCTCGCCATAGTACATACTAAAGGCAAGACGATTGTTGTCAGTGACACCAAACCTATAAAAGATCTTTGCAGGTTCTTCTTTGGGCGGAATAGTTTCTGGCACTGGCGGAATGGGTTGTGTTAGTTTGGGAAACTTAACTACATTAGAGTCGTCCACTTTAGGTTTCCTTGTAAAAAAGTCAAATAGTTTCATTTCTGCACCTCATCGACTACAGTTACACTATTGCGTTTTTTTGTTTTACCACTCTGAACGTCATAGTTAGTAGTAGTAGAACTATTAGGGCAACGTATAATTCTTATATCATCAATTTTGATATAAGAGCAATCAGATAGTTCTGGAATCCCAGTCAGTGACCTAATAGAATATTCTCGTTGGTCAATGGGACGATTGTCACAGCCAGCAAGTGCAACTAAAATTGAAAGTAGTAAGATTTTCTTCATAGTATATTATAGCATTATTGGGATTTTTTGTCAGCAGAGTCTTTAACCAATTCAGACACAAACAAGAAATGTTCGTAGGCTTCTTTGACACTGGGATGACTCATTAAGAAATTGGCTTCTTCAATGATCGCTTTTACTGCGGCTTCTGCGGCTTCCCTGGCACTGGGCCATTCCAATTGTTTGGCATCGTCTCCAAATTCTTTTACCAAATTCTCCCATGCGGCTTTTTGGCTAGGTGTTAGCGGACGTTCGGTGCCTCTTGTGTTACGACGAATCTCAGTAGCATCCATAATCTTTTTGCTAATTACATCTTCTGCTACACGCCCTGCGGCAATTAGTGCGGCATAGTTAGGGTCGACGCAGTAGCGACGACTTGAACCGCCCGGATAGCAAATAACCAAATGCGATCCTTTTGGAAATGCATCCATTAGTTCTTGGTCGTATTCATAGACAGGCTCATACTTGCGGCCAACCTTTTTATAAAAAATTGTCTTCTTCATTAAATTCCCCATGTCATTCTAAATAACAATGCTGTTTCATGATCCGGAAAGTCTAGTATCATGCCTACTAATGCTACGTTGTTTGCCTCGCACCACTCTTCTAATCCTTCTGCTACCATATCAAAGTAAACATCTGGATGGGTCATTATCCCGTGTATAGTTCCGTCTAGTTCTGTTATTATAACACGCTCTTTGTCCTTAGACGGAAACACTTCAGCCATTTGATGGAACGGCCTCTGGTTTGGATAGCTCTAGGACCATGCGTTGATAGTTGTCGTATATTTTTGAATACACTGCCACTTCGTAGTTATTTGATTTGTAGTCGTATTGAAATGCAATTTCGATCTTTAACTTGTTTTCCAGTGCCCATTCAATAACATTAGGTGCTTCCTTGTAAAGAATCTCTCGTACATAAGAGTACCCGGGATTAGTGGACCATGGAGGTTTAGGATTGCCACCATCAGGCAGTGGCACATCTTCGGGTGCGATGTATGTTCTATAAAGGATCAGTAATGCCATTAACTAGTCCAAGTAATTTTAAAAATCATGCTTTCGCTGTCGTCACTGATGTATACTGTATACATAGGATCACCGCTGTTAAATCTATGTGTAACATCGGCGGTAGGGCAGTTAACTTCCATCCATGCTTCAAACTCGCGGTCATTGGATGGATAGCACCAGCAGTACCAACCACGTGGCGGCGGATCCATCGGATATGGAGTACCAGGATTCGGACATGTTTTGCCGTCCTCAAATCGCCAGTGATGCACGTTTACGTTCATATCGCCGACACTCTACCAATCAATGAAACAAACGTATACAGGCCCAAACCTGTAAGTGCCACACTCCAAAAGAAAGCATTTTTAATTCTGGTCCTATGAAACTCTGCAAAGTGCATACCTGCCACAAACATAATGGTCATGCCCACAATTAAATGAATTAGGATCATGTTATCTCCCAATGGTTTCAATTCGTACACGCTGAGCATGTAACTGTGTTTGCACACTGATAAGTTCTGTCAGTGCTTTAGTAAAATGTCCGTTAGGATGTTTGTCATGTCCTAGCTTACGGTCAACACCCATGGCCATTTTAACATTTGCAATCGCTGTATCTACTGCTTCAATCCTAGCTAGGATTTTTTCTAAATCAGTCACCAGTATCTCCGTTCATATTCTGTAAGGTTATCTTCTTGCACTGCGGCTTTCATTAAACGTTGAAAGTCCATGCGCCAGCGGCGTTCGGATTCAATGCAAGACTCTAGATGTTTCTTTTCTTCTTCTAGCTCTTTAATAGTGTTTTTATATTTCTCAACATCGCGTTCCAGCTTGGTAATACGTTTAGCTTCCGGCGACTTTTCGAGAATACTTTTTATTTTATCATTCACGATTGGCCTTTCTTTGTTCGCGTTCTTCGTAGTGTACATCGCATACTGTTTTAATCCAACCCTTAGTCTGTTTAGTAGCTACTGCACCACAGTCTTCACAAGTACGACTTGCCCAAAGTTCTGCCATGGTAACTAGACCACGAACATAGTCATCACCGCCATCGTAGTAAAAACGTAGTCCGCCGAACTTTTCTTTAATCTGTGCGATAACTACCTGTGGAACTTCTTCGGGGATTTCCTCTTTATATGGGTTTGGCTTTTCCATATAGTGCTTGCGAGTGTTATTCTTCCACTCAACGTATGCATGAATCTGTCCGCATAGTGCTTCTAGAATAGGCCACCATCCTTCACCTACGCAAATGCCGCCGTAAGGTTGTGAGAACATCACAGGATACTTTTCCTTGAGACGCTGTTCAAACTTGTCGTATTTTTCCATGTCCATGATTACATGACTGCCAGTAAAAAGATTAAAAATGCCCAACCAGGATATCCCATTAGCAAGGCCATCAAGGCTAGGATAGTTCCAAAAAATGCTTTATCGTCATTCATTTGTCGTCCCTAATTATACAATATTTGTGAATAAACCACAAGACATATCCAAAGCCTGCGGCAACAATGCCTGCACAAATATAATTCAAAACTGGATCATTAGTCATCTTCGTCCTCTCTGTAATATACTTTTGTATGGTCAGTTACAGTGTAATCTTTAAGACTTAGTCTGCTACGCACAGGTAAGTCGCCGCGAACATATTCGTATTTTACATACCTACCCAGGCCCGCGTCAATTTCTTTGACCGTACATCCATGCCATGGCTTGCCAAGAATGTATTTTACTTTGACCCACTTAACATTGTTTTCAGGTGCACCAGTGTACTGACTTTGAAAACTGTAATAGTCACTGTGCCCACCTGACATAGATGTAATGCTCAACGGACGACACCAATCTTCCGGATGTACTGCATCGTCTGCTTCTAGTAATTGTAGCGTAATCATCGTGTAATCCTAAATCCCACACACCACAAATCTAGGCGTAGGAACCAACGACCTTCATTCTTACCAAACCCTATGCGTAGCATACGGTTCTGCTTGTCTAAGTTGATTTTAGTTAAAGTCATACATACCATCCTCTTGGGTGATTCTTTGTATCATGTTCCCATTGCTTTCGTACCATATCGTTCCATTCGTTAACACTCTTGCCCTGCAACTCACGAATGACGTGCCCGCCACCTGCCTTAACCAGGATAGGATACCACAAATGATCTTCATAGCGTGGAACGATTCGATATGTCACTTAAACAATCCTTTACGGTCAACACCGGTTTCATAATATTCACGGGCCGCACCACTGTAATACATAACTAGGCCGCATTGTGTACACTTATAACGATGAAGGTCGATATCAACAGTAGTAGAAACAGTGTTGTATTCCCAATGTCCAGTTGACCCGCCGTCTTGCGGCGACCAATCATCTTCTTCAACCCAATGTGATGTGCGACGTTCGTGATTGCAAGCCATATTAGTATCCTTGGGTGTTGTCAATTTCCTGGCGCACGATACCAAACCGTTGCGCTTGTTTTGCTACCCACGGAACATCTTCCCAGCCCTTGTTAATTTTACGCTGGATCTCTGCTCGTTGTTCTTCTTCAGTTTGTCGATAGAATCCTTTACGTGGATATTCTGGATCTGAGTCAAAAAAGCAATCACTCATTGTTCAATTCTCCCCCATACAATTAATAGTTTCCACAATGTGAATTCGTAACAAGTTAAGCCATCCATTGAACGACAACGCCCAATACGAAAGTAATGCGTAAGTTCTTTTTCCTTGTCTGTGATATTAGTCCAGCACTCAGTAGCCCAATTGAAACTAAACAAGTAACCAAACAAAGTCAGGTACTTTGGCTCACGCTTGCATTTAAAAGTACCAAAGTATTCGCGGGCACGTTCACTCATGTTCTACTCCAAAATGTTCTTGTACTGCATCTACGGCATCTTCTTTTAAACGAAATGCGGCAAACAACGCGGCACTGGTTACGTTACCTTGCCCTTCGGGCGGATTCTTTGCAAACTCGTGCCACTTGTTGCCTTCTTGGATTAATACATTGCAACATTCCTTGACAATCAACTCGGCGAACTTTTCCAAATCAACACCGTCTTCATTGTGCTTGTCTTTGGCAAAGAACATACCAAACTTATCGTCAGTCATACCAGCCTGTTCAGCAAGTTGTTTAATTCGTTCGTTCATTCTTATCTCCCAACAACCTCGATACGCCCAAGATAGGCTCGGGCACCTGTAAGTTTCACATCTAACCGATCCAATGCTTCCACATAGTATTGGTCAATGTGTTTGTTGTGTGTAATCTTTCGTTCTTCTTCGGCGGCAAACTTCACATTGAAAATAGCATGTTCCACCAACAGAACTTGCTTCTGGGCTTTTTCTAGTTCGTTCATAGTTCAACCCAAAAATGTTCTGCCAATTTATTGCGAAGGGTAGCATTATACAGATTCCAATTGATTTTGGAGCCAGGTGTTTGAATGCTTTCGTCCGCCTTTAACTCATTACAAGTTTCTTTGTTTATTTTATTACATTCTGCAACAATCAACTCGGCGAACTTTTCAGCATCCATGTTTTTTGTATCAAGCACATCGTCCGATGCCCATTCCCAGACATTGACTGCACCAGCCTTGATAGCAAGTTCTTTAATTCGTTCGTTCATTCTTTGGTCCTTAACAACGCAATCAGTTCTCGCCCAAGTTTCGCTTCGAACTCTTCCTCTGTGCGACACAATGCATCCATTGCAAATTCCATCGGCAATGCCAATACAATTTCCATTTCCGGAGCAAAGGTATCGGGATTCATCTTTATATGTCTACTGATTAATTTCATATTAAACCTCAAATGTAAAGTTAACGTCAAAGCCACTTTCTTCGTAGCCAGCATATCCACGAGCATTACATAGCACACGAGTATCGCCCATCATGTAATCGCAACGTTGATGAGTATGTCCATGCGTCCACACTTTAATCTGCGGATGCTCGATGATGAAGTCGCTCAGGTTACTAAAGTAACCGCCGTTCATGTGATATTCGTCTTTGTAAAACTCGTCACAACTCAAAGGAGTAGGTGCATGGTGCGTTAGCACAACAACCTTGGCATCTTCTTTGTCCTTGAGATATTGCTTAAGAGTTTCTACAGTCTTGTGATAGATACCTTTAGTATAGCTGGGCGTGAACTTACTAGTCCAGTAATGGTCGCCGTAAGGCAAAGGAATCTTTACACTGTCCTTAAAACGAATAACTCTATAGTCAGCCATGTTCTGTGCTAACGTATGCAACGTGATGGGGTCACCTTTGTTGCAGTCAGTCCACAATGTACTGCCAAAGAAATGTACACCTTCGTATTCAACACCTTCGGCTTCCAGCATACTTACGTTGGCAGGAAGTTCGCGTCGGATACGCTCATGGGTATCATCGTAGCTGTTATGATAGTGCTCGTGATTACCGGCAACGTAAAATACCTTGCGATACTTTACTAGTTCTTCGTTGACAAACCTGCGGTAACGATCCGCAATAAACGTGTCTTTCTTTGCATTATCTGCTAGGCGCAGATGCCCGGCCTCCATGATGTCCCCTGACAAAATAAGAACATCTCCGCCAGGCAGAGTTAAGTCTGCAAAATTCAAATGCAAGTCACTGACTAAATTAATCTTCATAATCTTCTACAATATGTTCGTGGGCTACAAACCCTTTACCGCCTAGAGCTTTCATCAGCTCATACTTGTTCATTTCATCTTTGCAGTGTTGTGACTGTCCAATGCTACCTACCACTGCCATGCATGTCCAACAACGATAGCTAAAGTCTCCGTCGAATACTGCAATACCGCCACAGGGTAGTTTGATGTCGGGTAACTTGTGCATTATGTTATTTTAACATGATTAGGTTGTACACGGTCACTGTGCAAGCTAATACCACGTTCCCTTACTAAGTCAGCAGAGCCCTGCGGATCGGTGTCAAACATGCTACGCCAATCTTCTTCAGTTATGCTAGTGTCACAATCAATGGCATAAACTTCGTAATGACGTTGGCTGTTGAATCGAGCCCGCATTAGGATAGCTGTTAGGATATGCCCCAAGGGATTAGTTTTGATACTGAGCCCTGCTAACACATCAAGCATGGATTGGTGTTCCCAATCTTCATACTTAGAAATAGGAACGACAGCTTCTAAACCTGTCATATCCCAACTAAGAATGTATGCGTTGATTGTCATATGTGCTCCTTATTAATGCTATTATACATTTAATTGGATTTATTGTCAAGCAAAAAATAACCCTACACGAAGTAGGGTTATTGGGAATAAAAACACGGAAAAAAGGTAAGTGGCAAACTGGACAAATGACAATGGTCTAGACCAACGACAATGTACAACATGCAACCAACAGGGGCCTAAATATCTCTTACTACAAATGACAAAGTTTTAATCAGTAAGAACACTTTGGCGCGGACAGTTTTCAAGGCTGTTTGGATTAGTAGATTTCAGCATCTTTATAGGACGTTGAAAGATCCAATTTGGATCGTGTTTACCCTAATCTCCTGATCCCCGTGGGTAACTTTTTACGAAAAGCTACCAGAAAAAATTAAGCTAGGCCTTCGGCAACAAGAACCTTTTCAGCGTCGCCGCCTACTTCGATTTCTGTGCGAACGTTAAGCTCAAGGATCTCGTCCTGTAGCTTTTGCTTGGCCTTTTTAAGTTGCAACAATGCGCCTTTGAAGCCTGTAATGTCCTCTTGTTTGAGAACACTGGTAGCTACATTAGATTCGTAGCCGTAGATGGTTCGTGCATCTTCTTTGCGGTTCTTGATTTTATCAAGTTTGCCTTTGATGACATCCATGCTTTCCTGGGCCTTCTTGCCACCCAAGGTGTTAAATTGTCCGATACGCTTATCGAACATCGCCACTTCGCCCAACTTCAAGTTGATGCCGGATGTAGCGTTGGCGGTTGCGACCGCATTTCGTACAGTGTACAACACTGTGTTCAAGTTTTGAACACGAGCCATGTTGTTCAACAGTGTTTGGCGAGTTTCAGCCAAGACCGTTTCTGGATCTTGGAACTCGTTAAGGGAAACTTCAGTTTCCAGTTCGATGCCTTTGATTGCATCGTTAATTGCTGTTTGAAGCTGGCTAGCTTTACGTAGACTGATTTTCATTGTGTGTCCTTTTCTAAAATGACTACTGCACATGCCGTAGTCTTAGTATCTGTAATTGAAATTAAACCTTTGCGGTTATGCGTATTTTTAAGTACAGGGGCTCCTAGTGCGTCATGCTCGACCCACACCTTTTGCCAATCTCTTAAACTTTGGATGCCCGTTCCCAGTGCTTTGAAATACGCTTCTTTAACTGCAATGCGTTTTGTTAAGTATGTTATTATAGCAGATCCTTGCAATTTGTCTAGCTCTAATTTCTCCAAATCGCTACAAACAAACTCAACTAGTCTCTTTGGGTTTCGGGAGAACATGCGTTCAACACGTTCTCTTTCCACCATATCAACTGCAAAGCCAGCAATTTGCATTAGTCGTCTTTGCTAGGTGCTACACCAAAGAGCTGTAGCAAGTTAACAAACAAGTTGATAAAGTCCAAGTACAAAGTCAACGCACCGCAAACTTCAATGGCCACACTGGTATCATTACTGACCATCTCACGGATTTGCTGTGTATCGTAAGCAGTGAATGCCAAGAAGATTACAATAGCAATCGCTGAAATTACCATTTGTAGCACACTTGAGCCAATAAAGATATTGATAACACTGGCAATGATAATTGCAATCAGTGCAACCAGCAAGTAAGCGCCCAAGTTATCTAGACTGCGTTTGGTAAAGTATCCGTAGAAACTCATTACGCCAAACAACACTGCGGCACCCATGAAGGCTGTAAAAATACTGCCCATGCTGTAAACTACAAAGATAGCACTTAGGCTTAGACCCATTAAAGCCGCAAAACCATGCAGTAGACCAACTGCAACAGGAGCAGGAGGATTAGCGTTAAGTGCCGGCATCATAATGAAAACTGCAACCAAAGGTGCAAACAATACGACCCACTTCATCACACCAGTGAAGAAGAATGCCATTGCGGCTGGACTAGTGCCAACTACAAAACTAACCAACATGCTTGTTACTACGGCAAGCATCATGTGCATGTACACACGACCCATTGCAGAGTTAACTTCACCTGCTGTACGATAGGGCTGGTTGCCCGAATAAACTGTTCCAAACATAAAGTTCTCCTTGTTACCAATTACCTTTGTCATTGTCGGATAGTCCGTCAATGGCTTTTACTACACACACTACCACAACTGCGGCGATAATAATAAACAACAATCCTTCTACTAGAATCGATAGTCCCTTATCGCTTGTCAACAACTTGATCAGCCAATCCATAGTCCACTGCCTCCTGAGCACTCATAAAGTAGTCACGTTCCATGTCAGCGGATAGCTGTTTAAAGCTCTTGCGTTTGCTATTGTGCTTGACGTAGATTTCCGTCAAATTTTGTTTCATAGCCAAAATCTCTTTGACTTGAATTTCCATGTCCGTTGCTTGGCCACGGGCACCACCGCTGGGTTGGTGAATCATGTGTCGTGCGTTGGGTAAGATACTGCGTTTACCTTTGGCGCCTGCTTGTGCCAATAAACTACCCATAGAACATGCTTGTCCCATTACAATCGTCGCAACATCACACTTGATAAACTGCATGGTATCGTAAATTGCAAGCCCTGCGGTAACTACCCCGCCTGGACTATTTATAAACAGTGTAATGTCCTTGCCAGGATCTTCGCTTTCCAGGAAAAGCAATTGGGCAACAATCAAATTGGCCATTTGATCATGCACTTCGCCTTCTAGCAAGACGATTCGATCCTTGAGCAAACGGCTATAAATGTCATAGCTACGTTCGCCGCGGCTGGTTTGTTCAACAACAATAGGTACTAAACTCATATTTCCTCTTTGGTTTTATAAATATCAGTAGAAACACTAATATGGTTTCTACTAATGGAGTTAAAAATGCTAGACACAATCAAAACATTTCTAAAAACTCTTTTCACTACGTCTAATTATAGCACAGAGCTAGAAAAATTCATAGTTTCAAAAAGTCCAAAAGACACATACGATGTGGAATATTGGACAAAAGAGTTTGATAAAAGGAGCACATCATGCTTTCAATAATTAAAAAAATCGGTAACTTTATCTTTACAGTTGCACAAGCAATTCACGATGCAAAGAAAACCAAAGGTTACGTTGCACTTTATTAATTCAAGTGCCTACTGAAAAACTCGCGAGTACGTTGTTCTGCTAATTTAGTAGCAGTGGGATTGTACCCCAAGCGGTGAAGTTTTTCAGTATGCCCTTTTGCTACCCTGTCAGGGGCAGGTCTATCAAAACTGTGATAGGCATTATCGTAAAAATACATGTCATAATTAGCAATGTCCTTCATGGGCTCACATTGTTCTGCCGGAGTCCAATCATCTTCTTTACCAATATGAACCTGCGTGGGCACTAAGGGCTTACTTTGAAAACGAGCATCGCACCATGGATAGTATGCAACCATTGCCGCAATCTTATTTGTCAACGGACGATTGCTAGCTTCCATAACCAACCAGCCGCCATTGCTGAAACCGATTAGGCCAATTTTACCCTTGTGCCAGTCCTGCTTTTCAATCCACTCGACTACAGCCGCAATGTCTTCGTTACGTTGTCGCATACTTACGGCCCTGGGCTGTGTACACGTTTGTTGATAACCACGCGGCTTAAAGCTGTCTGGAATAACAACATTGTAACCCCAGCCACGCATTGTCATTGCCCAGTTGGTATCCATTGGACGTAACACGCCAGCGCAGGTGTGCGCCAAAATGATTGTAGGGCTAGGGGTAAACTTTGTGTACTTGTCAATGGTAATGCTTACTCGTCCCAACTTAGTGTCATTGACTTCGACTGAATCCCCAAACAAAAATGCATGGGCATTTAGGCTAGCTGTTGCCGCCAGGACCAGTAATAGTTTACGCATTACCATGAGCTGTTATAAAAGACTTGTAGGCCATTGGTAATAGCAATACGTGCCCGACCAATGAATTGCAAATCTTGTTCCTTATAATGTTCGTCGCTGTCATCACCAAAGAAGAATCCACTAGTAGAAGGAAGCTCTTTGTTATTAACTGCATCTTCAAGTAGGTCCAAGTCGTCCCATGTTAGCTCTAGCTCGACACCATTAAAGCTACTGCCCCAGCCATCGCTTGCTGGAACTGGATGCTCACTGGCCTTTAGTTTCCGTTCCCACAGATGTTCCATCCATCCTTGCAGGTTAGGATGCTTGCGCCAGTACATAATTTCTTCGGGCTTGGTTATCCTGGGATTAACGTACTCGCCCCGGTCTTGGTCATAGACGGCTTCTTCGTAAAACTCTTCTCGTTGGCCTTTGCGGCCGATGTATGCGTATTGATCTAGTCCCATAATTAACTCGCAAATTCCACGTTAACTTTTACTTTAAAGCCAGCTTCGATATGCTCTGCGGCTTCATGCTCAGTGTCAACATAATACAAAAACAAATCACCATCCCACACTTGATACATATTAGTCCTTATTCAAACGAAACTTGCTGAGCACTGCATTGGCTTCGGAGAAGTCTTCACCTTGCTCTGCACGTTCCTCTTCTTCCAACTGCATGACTTGCACAATGAGTTCTGCTTGGGCAGTACGAACGATTTCGATAGCATACAAGAAGTCATCGTCCTCGCAGTACTTGGCCCACTCTTCCCAATCCTCTTTTGTTTTGAGACTTAGTAGGAATTCCAAATTGCTTTTATCCCAGTCATTCATACTGTATCCTTACATCAATACAATCGCCAGCTCGGCCGCGGCCAGTACAACACTGATAAAACCAAACACACGGCTTTGGACGTTGCTACCAAACAAGGTAAAGGCCAAACCTACAACCATGAACCAAATAGGTGCAACGATGTGAACGAAACGAGCAAAATCAGACATTATACAGCCTCCACTTCAGGTTCAACCAAAGAATGTTCTTCAAAAATAATGTTGTCAAAAATGTTTTGAGCACGAACTCGTTCGCGTTCTGGGATTACCAACTCGGGGTCAGTGGTCACCAAAAGAGTTTCAAAAGCGTCACGACCTTGTTCGTCGTAAAACACACCAATCAAAACATAAACAGTCTTCATACAGCCTCCAACATGTTAGCGGGCACGTTCCAGTTGGTGTTGCCTTCGCGAACAGTAACGTTCTTAATTTTAACTTTGGCAACAACACCAATGTGAGTGCGGCCAGTCTTGGGATGAACGAACTTAACTTGGTCGCCATTCCAGAAACTACGAACATTGGTTTTAGTGATTTGTGCGCGGCGATACTTAACCGCCATAATCACGCTGTCCAGTTGTTCGTTAGTAAGGCCACCGAACATAATACCAGAATTAATTTCTTGAATCGTTACCATTGCAGTTACTCCTTAAACGTATTGCAAGTCAGACAAAATATCGGCACATGCGGCCAGTTCGTATTGCTCAATCAAGTTGCTGGTTGGGCTAGTGCTTTGGGCAGGGTACTTGCTTTTGTGCAACACACGGTCCATCATAGTAGAACGAATGTTTTCCAAGTTGCCAGTACCTTCTTCCAGTGCCGCAACAATTTGCTTGAGCACTCGCAAACGAGCAGCCTTAGCAAACGTATCGTTGCCCCAGCTCAGAGCGTAAGCAGGATCTTTTGCAAAGTCCACAGCAAACTTATCCAGGCTAGCTTGGCAAGATTCTGCTTGGCTTTGGAAACGCTTGAGTAGTTTGTCGGACATTTTTGAACTCCTGTTTTGTTACGCTATGATGTTATTATACAATAAATTGGATTTATTGTCAAGCACCAGTCCAACGAACTTTCACAGTGTCCAGGGCAAACAGGTTACCACGTGCAAAGTTAGTAGCAGGGGTAGACCACGTTGCGGCTTTAAGGATATCGCCCTTTTTAAAGCCAAATTTGGGGTTATCTTCGATAACGATGAAGCTGTGTACGCTGGAGCCAGCAATCACTTTGATGTATTTGCGGCCAGCTTCGGCACGCACACTGGCTTGGAACTCTTTAGTCATTTCCTCGCGGACCTTGGCTTCGCCGCCCCACTGGGCATAGTCGTTTTTGATAGCGTCCAAGTATTGTTCCATTTGCTCTTGCATTTTGGCTTCCTTTTGCGTTACAGTACAAGTATTATACATTTAATTGGATTTAATGTCAACCATTGGATTTGTGGTATGCGCTAGCATACAGTTCGGGCGCAATTTCCTTGAAACTGTCCAGAAATTCTTTTCCCACATCCAAGCTCACATAGTCTTCACCTTGCATACCTTGCTCACTGTAGCTGACATCGGCACCAGCAAGACCTGCTTCGTTGAGTGCTTGACGAAGCTCTTTGATGAATTGGGGGTCGGTGTAAATCAGTCCGTCTTTGTTAACGTCCCAAGTAGACAAATCAAAGCCCACAGTGAGTTCGCCGAAGTCTTTGTCTTCGCTGATATAGTTAACATTGATGCCCACACACTTGACAGCTTTGGCCTTGTTGCTCCAATAACCAACACCGCTGGTATTAAGGGTAGTACCAAATTTAATCATCTTTTGCTCCGTTTGCGTTACAATACAAGTATTATACATTAAATTGGATTTAATGTCAAGCCAAATCAACTTGCACAGGAACAACAAACTTTTCGTTGCCGTCTGGGGTATAGTTGTAGTTGAAGCCAAATCCAACAGGAATATCGCGGTGCATGGATGTGGCCATTGAGCGATTGTATGCAAGATTCATTAGGGCAGTTTGAACGGCAACACGATGACGATGTGTTACAATTTCCGAAGTACCTGCGACTGTAGTGTTAAAACCTACGCCGTCGACGATAACACGGATTTTTTGGCTGTTTTTGAACCCGTCGATAAAAGTTGGTGTACGCATACAAACTCCTTTTTGCTTACTATGCCATTATTATACAATAAATTGGATTTAATGTCAACCAACTGTAACCACCCAAAGCCCACTAAACCATGTCATGGGGTTGTACCAACGAAAGGGTTTAAGCCCAAATTTGACAGCCATGTCGTATGCATCCGCAAGGGTACGATCCTTGAGCATTAGCTCAGTTTCATTGCGGTAGCCCCAACCAATGTAAATCTTCGGGTAAACCTTAGTATTATCTTTAAAGACGTTCATTGTTTACTCCTCTTCATAGTTGTAGCTCTTGATACCGTAGTGCCCACGGCAGGATTCATCGTAGGGCTGGATGATGGTGTATGCTTTAGTATTATCTTTTTGATACGCTTCGTAGGCAAAGCCGTGTGCATGGCCCAGGTTATCGTGCTCAAACAGGCACTCGTCAGTATCGTAGTCAAACATGCCGCCGCGGCACTCATAAACACGATACAGGCTCTTGGGGAATTGGGTATTGGCCATTACAGTTCCTTACGCAGGTTAGTCACGTTGCCAAAGTCTGCAATGTATTGCTTCAGACCCTTGCTGGCGTTTTCGATTGTTTCTTGGCTGTGGAACATGCAACGAACAAAACCATAAGCATAGTGAACGGGATTGTACTTACGTTCCCAAAATGTTTCACGGAGTGCAATGTGCTCTTTGATTGCTTCAACTTTGGTCATTGTCTGTTCCTTTTTGCTTACTATGTCATTATTATACAATAAATTGGATTTATTGTCAATCCAAAAAAGGTAGTACTTTTAGTTACATTCTGTATGCACGAAAGCATCAAAGATAGGACCAGCTGTTTCAGTTTTCTTACAAGTGGCAGGGACGCTAGCATAAGCCTTACAAACTGTATGTTTAACACTATAGTTGTACTCATGACGAGTGCAAACGGACTTGGTTCCAGGGAAAGTGTCTAGCACCGTTTTGGTAGCCATTGCATCGTTGACAGCACACAGAAACAATGTGCCCGCAACCAGCAGAGCAAGTCCACCAAACAAGTAGATAATGAACGCTGGTGTAAAACTGTACATTTTTCGCATACTGCCCTTTCTGCTTACTATGCCATTATTATACAATAAATTGGATTTATTGTCAATATTGGATTAGGTGCTTAAGGTGTGGATAAATGCAATCTGCTCGTCAACTTTCATAACGTCTTTGGGGTAGACGCTAGTGGTATCCCAATTTACCCATTGTCCGTCAACATAGCTACGCACCCAACTTGCAGTATATTTGACCCTAATCATTTTAGGGCTAAAGCTAACAACCTGTCCGGTGACTAAGCCCTTGTATCGCGGAGGGTTAAAGACAACCATGTTGCCAACGGCCAATTCCTGATTGAGAATATCCTTCATGCTGTTTCCTTAAGAGCAGTAAACACCATGGCCATAAGGTCCAGGACATCGTCGTGCTCAACATAAAAGTCCGTAGTAGGATCCCAGTACTTGCCTTCTTTGGGGTCATAGTACAAGACCTGCCCGTTAGGATAAGTGAACGGACCTTCAAGTCCTTTGCGGGGCTGAAACTTGTCGTTTTTGGAAAATGTCCTGTAACCCATTTCGGCTCCGTTTTGTTGCAGTAGCCATAATTGTACAATAAATTGGTTTTATTGTCAAGCGCCTTTTTTCCAGCGTCTTTTTCTAGTAATAACTTGATGCAAGTGTTCTGTTTCAAACCTTGCCAGAATGTCACGTTGCACGTACACAGGTAGCTCGTAGATAGCATCAACTAAAACGCCCTGCAAGTAGCCCAAGGAATAAATCAATCCCTGTGACTTTCTATCTGAGTATGTGCCAGCTTGTAGGCGTAGGACTTCATCGATGAACTCGTCTATTTTTTCTTGTATCTGCTTCTTAGTAGGCATCGTCAGCTCGTTTAGGGTGCTTTTCCCTGCGGCTGTACTGTAGTTTGCTCTGTACTACTTTGGGTTTAAACGGGCTATTTTCGTCAAACAGAACCCTGTGAGCGCGGGTACGCTGACGTGGTAATTTGATTTGAATAGTGTTTTTCATAACTCGTAATTATACTGCCGTATTATTTAACTGTCAACCGAAATTTTGGATACTTTTTGGTAAATATTGGATAATAACAATTATAAGGAGACCAGAGATGGCAGACGAAAACAAAGACAAAGAAGTCGAAACAGTATCAGGGAAACCTGCTGAAGACTGGATGGCCCGCAAGTGGCGTCCAATGATGGGATGGACATACATGCTAATATGTTTCTTAGACATGGCAATCTTCCCAGTACTATGGTCATTACTGCAAGCAGTTCTACACCAACCCGTAACACAATGGAACCCGCTAACGCTACAAGGCGCAGGCTTGTTCCACATTAGTATGGGTGCTGTTCTTGGTATTGCCGCATATGGTCGTACACAAGAAAAACTAGGCGGTGCAAGTACCGCAACAACTACAGTGGCAGCTCCTGCTCCGGCATTTGGCGCACCAGCTAGCCCAGCACCAAGTTTCGGTGCACCAGCTACACCAGTATTTGGTGGTTCAACAGGCACTGTTGCTCCAGGCTTTGGCGCTGTTCCTCCAGCACCAGCACAACCAGATCCTGCTTATGCACAAAGTCCGTTCGGTGGTCCTAGCAAGATGCGAGCACCTAAGTCGCAAGACAATCCAGACGCATAATAAAAAAGCCCCGCAAGGGGCTTTTTAGTCTTTGGTAAAACCTAACTGCTCATACATATCATGAGCTAGACATTTATACCAACCGTCCTTGGCATATAAGTCTCCGGGCTTGCCAGACACTTCACAAATCTTAGTTGATACATTACAGGCCATATCAACCACTCCTCGAACGTAGCTGTCTCCCCCGTCCCAGTAAACACGTAACCCGCCAATCTTTTCCCGTATAAGAGTAAACACTACAGGTTCAACGGGTTCATTTGTATAATTGTTTTTGTAATTGGTATAGTGCTTGATAGTCCAACACATTTGATTGATAATGTCAAACCAACCATCATCACAAATTACCCTTGCAGGCCTAATAAAACCCTCGTGGTCCTTGCTGATCCTAAACATGTCAGGATAGTTGTTATAAAGTTGTTTGACTAATTCTTCTTTCATTTGTATTTCAAGTACATCATAAATGCATCGTGCTCACATTCAAATGCAAAGCATTTATATCCGTCGATGGTATATCCTAACATGGCTACAGATTTTTCATAGCCTTTATAATTGTAAAATTCGTCAACTAAAGCAGGGTCTTTAACTGCTATATACTTAACAGGTTTAAATTGAAAGCCTAGTACGTCGGACAATTCGTGTAAGTTAATCCAATGGATTTCAGTAGTAGTCGTCAATATCGTCTCGTGTTATGCTCTTATCGATGTTTTCAGGAGTGAACTCATCTTCGTAAAATTTAATAAACTCTAGGATTTCTTTTTTGATATTGTGAAGATCCCGTTTGTTCATTACAATTCTAATGTCTTTGTCTTGTCCTTTAAATTGTAAAATGGGCAGTGTTCCTGTTGCCCACTTTACTGTACACTCTAACTCAGGAAACTCTAACTTCTTCATACTATCTTTGCTCCTGCCCTAAGTTTACGACAACCTTCTTTAACGGCAACAGGATAGTCTGGTGCGAACTCTGCTATGCTACAGTCGTAGACCCTTTCATGCGGTAACTTATTGATATAGACGATTATAGTCATCATACCCGCTAACGCAAGCAAGGACATTACTATCATTACTGCTCCGTAGATTCGATTACTGTTCATTTTTAGGCTTCCCACAATCACATCTACGACCTTGATTGCAATCTTGATTGCAAGCATTAATTTCTTGATTACTGCGTACTGCTTCTTTTAACAAGAAAAACACTATCCATATAAGTGTAATAGCAATGACAGCTTTGATTATAAACATAGTTTACCTCGACAAACATTCCATCATGACCAGTTTTCCTAGTTCACTTGAAAAGTCGTCCTGGTCATTTATTATATATAAGCCGCCAGTGGTTCTATCAGTTTTTTCGTCGTAGTGCCTAAACTCTACAACATGTCCGCCATGTGCTTTTAACACTGTAAAGTGAATAGGCTGGTGCGTAGTTTCCCTACCAATAAGCGAACGCTTGTTTATGTTTAAGCCTCCGCCTATTGTAGCAGGTGCCGCCACCATTGTACGGTGATCGCTAACTTCATAGCGATCCTTTAGTTTAGCGTACAACCACTTTAACACAATTAGCCCTGTGTAGGAGTTGCCGCATTACCACCATGGTTGGTGTAACTTGTGCCCTGTGCAGGACGATTGTTGTTGCGCTTTTCGCGCTTGTCCTTAGCCAGGTGTGCAGTTGCTTCTGCATAACGAATGGCTTCAATCATCATCTTCATGAAGTCACGGCCGCGGCCTTTGTAACGCTTGGGTAGTTTAATGATAGATTTTTTCATGATTAACTTTCTTATAAAAAATGTGGCGCCCCACACGGGCAACACGTTTGAAATCTTTATGCTTACTCCAAAATGGTTTCACATAAGTTGCGTGATAAAATGTAGCACCGTTAGTAAAGTCCTTAACATCACCACGCAGGATCTTCATACTCTTTGCAACAATGTTATTATACGCTTCTTGCTCTTTAATTGCAACCTTTGTACATGTCCAACTAAACTGGCATCCTGGTTTACGTTCATGTACAATTTCACAAACTGTTTTGCCAGATTGGTTAACACGATTCATTGTAACCAATCCAACTGCCATTTGTCCTTGTTCGTTTTCACCACGTGCTTCATGGTAAATGTTGTTGGCTAGACAAATGACTTGTTGTCTATTATGACTAAGAAGTTTTGCTTGAACATCGCCTTGATCCTGGGGATTGATAACTAGTACGCACCCCAGAATCAAAGCAATATAAGCTAATATCCTTTTCATATTAGAAACGAGCTTGATAGCCAGCGAACACAACAGGAGTTACGGATGAACTGCCTGCGTTGTCAAACACTGTACTAAAGCTCAGGAAAGCCCTGTCATTGGCAACCAGTTTAACTGGAGCACCATAGCTTACAGTTGCCGCAAACTGTCTGTAGCTAGTACGCAAGCTAACATTCTGTGTTGAGCTAATTGGGCTTGCAGTAGTGTTACCGTCTGTATCAGTTGCATAGTTGTAGCCAGTAACTGCGTTAACAGTTGCAGTACCGCTAGTCACGAAAGGCAGGACAGTAAACTTAACATCCAGCATGTCTTTGTTAACAAAGTTCAAAGGAGTCTTATAACCTGCGTGGTAGCTCATTGTTTGAATGTTACTGTATCCAGTAATCATACCGTCAGCAGATGCATTGGCACGAGTATGACCCATTGTTACACCGCCATATACTTCGTCATTGTTCTGCAAGGAATAGCCTGCGCTAAGACCTGCAAACGTTGTACTAGCTGTACCTGGGTTAAATGCGCCAGCGCCTTGACTGCCCAGCACACCGTTGGCTTCCATAACTTGTCCAGTTTCAATACCTACCCAGCCAAACTTAGTATCAAGTTTTTGACGGCTAGCAAAGCCATCTCTGCTTTGTGAGAACTCGTAGTATACATTGCCTGCTTTAAAGCCTGCATACTGTGCCGGCGTTTGACTCAGGCCCATGTAAGTAAAGTTTTGGTTAAAGTTAGACAAGTTATTAACCATAACCTTAGTCATATCCATTTGATAGTTGCGACCATAGCTGTCAACAAACTGTGCCGAGTTCATAATAGAACTAGTGCTCAATGCGCCCAATGCACCACTGACCATACCTGTGGACACTGCTGTAGTGCTTTGTGTCATGCCAGTTTTGCCTGCTAGTGCCAGTGTACCTTGTGGCATAGTTGCTTTATTAAGGTCCATCAAGCCAGCGCCGTGTGTGTTGACACTGTAGCCAGGAATGTTCTTGTTTGCTGTAGTTGTAAGCAATTGAACAATTTGCTCTGGCTTCAAAGTAGGCCA